CGTACCAATGCCCGAACTTCCAGACCCAAATAAACTATTATAAGAATAGTAGTTATTTGGAATAAAAATAATGCGACCGTTAACAACCCATTTCAGCCATGTATCCATTGTACCGATTTGGTTTATAACCGCCTGAACCTTAGCAGTGATATCACTATAAAGGAACAATTGACTGGCAGGAATTTCACCAAAGAATCCGAACTCCCAATCACCACGAGTTAATGTGGTGGGCCCTGGACCTGTGTCAGGATAGAAGCCTAACGGGAATTCAATTGAGTCGGAAAACTGTTCACCTTTAATAAAACGAACAGTATAGAAGTAAGTTGCGTTAGATGTTACGTTCTCATCTAAGTAACCCAGTGTATCTTTATCTAAGGTGGCGATAAGCGCTTTAACACCCCCTCTGGTTGCTGTACGATAAATTTCAATGGAATCCATAACTACATCATTAGGATTTATCCAGCTCACTTGTATGGTCATTTGGAAGCCTTAGAGTTGAAGTTCAAAAATGGGGAATAGAGTAGAATTTACTGTGATCTGATTAGCCACTAACCCCATAGGCGTACCAGCCGGTTTATAAGCAACAGAGCGATTACTTGCCAAATATGTATTGGTTATAATCTGTTCAACACTCGCATCATACATATAAAGTGCTTGGTCATTTACACTATTAAAAGATAATAATGGATCACGACTTGTTGCATTAAAACTTGCCAATAATGCCGCCAATTCAGATTTATTTAAAGTAGAATCCATTTGAGACATTGTTCGATAAGACCCATTATAATAAATATCGGCTAATTCATTATTAGGGTTTTGTTCTGTAGTAAATTTAGTTGTAGCGTATGGAGCACGAACTAAATAACTGTTGGAATCTTTGGTCATAAACAAACCATATGTTATTCTGTCTCGACCTGGAGGGTAAACAAACATTTTACCCATTCCATCATACGTCCGGACATTGCGAACAAACATAGTCCCGCTAATAAAAATAATCCGCCCACCCACAATCCATTTGTGGTAATACTGTAATGTGGCTTGGTTTTGTTTAGTTATACCAGATGCTGTAGCAATTTCGTCTTGATTAAAAAATAATGAGGCACTTATACTTCCGAAATAACCAAATTCCCAATCGCCTTTATTAATGGTAGTTGGTCCTGGTCCAGTATTAGGAAAATCTGCAAAAGGAATAATCTGCGATTGCCCGGTATCCGTTCCGACTACAGTGTCGATCCGATAAAAATAAAGGGTATTGATATCCGTCGTTGTATCGGTATATGTTAATTGATCACCAGCAATTGTGTCAATTAAAACAAATGTACCAGTTCTACTGTTTGATCGCAGTATTTGAATTTGATCTGGCACAATACCATGGAAATTAGCCCAGCTCAAAACGATTGACATAAATGTACCTTGCTTTGGAAGTAGCAGTGAGCGCTAGCCCACCGCTACGATTATTTACGGTTATGTTACAGCAGTAATTCCAATACAGGAACAACGTAAATCGTACCAGTTGTAATAGAAGTAATCACCCCTGTTGCGCTGTATACCGCCATAGAGTTCGCATTAGCTGCTAATCCTAAACCAATGGCGGTGTTAGCTTGGACAGTGGTGTCACCCAAATGGTAATACACGCCAGGTAATGACGAATCGTTTTGTGCAGTTAAGCCTGGTTTAACTGCCGTGGTGTTACCCAGAGACGAGATCATTGCAGCTTCTGATTTAAGGAAGTCCAATGAAGTCGTGTCAACAGTTTGCGCCGTCAAGTAATTCGCGTCAACCAAAGACAGTGCCGGTAAGCGATAATGGAAATCATAACCATTTTTGCTTAATGTCAAACCAGCACTGATAGGCGGAGCAAAGCCAAGACCCGCCAACACTGGTAATTGCGCAACGTTACTGATCCCGATATTTTGACGATAGGAATCAGGAATGAACAAAATACGTCCATTACAAACCACTTTGAAATACTTACCAATTTCGGTAGCATTCTTTGAACCAGTCACGTTAGCTGTGGTCAGCATGACGTTAATTTCTGATGCTGAGAACAAACTCGCGATAGGAACTTCACCAAAGAACCCGAACTCCCAGTCGCCACGTAACAATGATGTAGGACCGGGACCCGTGTCAGGGAAATAACCGACAGTAAAGACATTACCGTAAGTTTCAATGCCGCCGGAATCGACAGAAGAGATCATAAAGAAATATACTGTATTACTTACCACGTCAGTAAATTCTTTACTTACCGCAGGCGCAGCAACCGTAGTTGGGCTTGCAGGCAGATTCCCTTTATTAAACGTTGTGGTGGAACGGTAGATCTTGTAATTAGCTGCGCCATTGGCGGCATTCCAATTCAGAGTTAAAGACATTTATTAATTCTCCACCAGTTCTAACACAGGCCACCAAAGGTTTGTAGCTGCCGCAGTCGCAATGGCAACATGAGAACCAGCAACTAAACCTGCACGCGCAGTAATGTTACCCAGCCCACGAGCTTGACCGTATGCCGCGTTACTGGTTAACTCGGCAGTTAAAACGGTTTGGTTGGCAGAACCCATTGCCATTTGTGCACCGGTCTGTTGTACGATGTTTGGTAGTTTCTGACCATTTGGCGTCCAAATAGATAACGGATAAACCAGATCATTGAATTCACAGGTATTGGCCAACACATCAGAGTCAGTAGCCGTAGCACTGTAAGTAGGTACTGCGCCAGTGTCACTGAAACCAGACATCAAACGAACTTTGTATGCGTTACCGTTGTAGTTATATACCAACGTGCCATCAATCGCACCAGCGTTAGCTAATTGCGAACGGTTCAGTGTTGTGCCCACTGCGGAGTTCGGGACAAACAGAACTTTACCTTTACGGCTGAATTTATGCCAGAACGTAGGGACTGCAGAAGAAGCCACGATACCAGTAGCTTGGCTAGAAACCAATGAACGTAAACCAGCAGCATTGATTAAACCATCAATAACGACGCTACCGAAGTAACCGAGGTTATCGTCACCCATCTGAAGGTTGTTAGGACCTTCACCGCGTGTACGAGTTGCTTGGGTATAAAAGTTACGACTGATTTGACGGTCTTTAGAACCGATGGTTTCAAAGACGTAGTAATACCAGGCATCTTGAACAGCAGTGGTATCATTGAATACCAGAGTAGATGCAGTCTGCTGGGTCAGCGTACCAATTGGGGTTCCCAAGTTAGTACGATCGATTACCGTGGCAGAACGATAGATATTAACATCCACCGCCTCGGTATTCGTGTTTTGCATCTGTAACTGTACAGTCATGTTAAATCCTTAATGAAGTAAACTTAATGGAATAGGGATTGGGAAAGCAGAAGGTTTTCTGATTGTTTTAACCGTGGCCATCGTGTAACCGGTATAAACAACTTTGTCAGGCACGCCAACTGTTTTAAAGTTGATAGACTTAATCGTCTTAACAACATTAAAGGTTGTAGGAAGCACAACAACTGGAGTAGAACTACCACCAGGATAGGCGTGCAATAAACGAACCCCTTTAACCGTATTAGTTAAGGCATAAGTTGCAGACGTAATTTGACGCGGAATAACATCAACTTTAAATTGCAGAATTTTCTTTAAAGCATTCTGAATAGTTGAATAACTGAATACCGGAGCTAAAGCGGCACCGCCTTGATACAGCGAACCAGTCGCACGCACGGCCCTTACAACATCTGTTAAGGCAAACGTAGCTGATGTGACTTTATCAGGGCTTAGTGACGCTTTGATGCCCATCATTTTACGCACCGCGCCTTGTGTTAACGACGTGTGGTTAATGACTGGAACCGGATGACCTAATTCTAAATTCACTACATTTAATGAATTTAAATTCTTAACACCAATTAGAATCAATAAAGGACGCCATGCAACGTAGTTGTCAACACCTCCCGCGCCAATGACTTCTTTTGATGTTAAAGCAGTAGCGCCACGACTGTAGATCAATCCATCGGTATCTGAAACAATCGTCTGGTCACCAATGATCGGGTCACCGTTACCGTCTAACCCAATGTTCATGTTCGCATTAGTAAAGACTTCCCAATGCGTATTTGTTGGGTCATCACGATGCACACGATAAATCAGATCTTCCCACTCATTACTACCCAGGTCACCCAATCCCCTCGGTGTCCCAACATAATAACGGCTTTTCCCGATGGTTGCTAACTTAGTACGGTTAATTAAACCCGCTGTGACTAAGTTATTATAACTGATTTGGTTAACAACAGTTTTCTGAGCAATATACATGATCTGCCCATAATAACTAAACTTTAACCAAATGCTATCAGGTGTAATAGTGTGTGCTGTACCTAATCCGACTAATGAAGCCAATGACCCTGTCGTGATAAGATCTTTACCCAACACTTGTCCAAGGTAACCTAACGTCCAATTACCTTTAATAATTTTAGATTCGTCAAAACGAACAAGTAACATTTCGCCGGATAAATAGTTACTGTTAATCTTTACAACCCAACCATTGTCAGTTGTATCGACTAAAGAAACATCATCTGCGCTAATTCGGTAGTTAGAAATGTCCTCGAGTTGGTCTAACGCGGCATTCAAAACCCCAGTGTAATCTACAAAGTTAGTTAAAACAATTTGTGCAACTTTAACGTTCTCGCCGTCATTATACTTGTAAACACCCTTAGCATTAAGATTCAATAATGTCGTTAGGTCTTCAATCGTATCATCAACGGTAAAATTCAGAACAACCGGGCCTAACAACGTTGCGCATTCCCATTCCTGGTCTACTGCATCGATCTTTAAAGATTGTGATTCTAAACGTGCAATACGTTTATTCTCATTTTCCGGAACGATATCAATAGAAACGACTTCGATGTTATCCACAGTAACTTGATCTAAGCGTTCTACCGCCGAAGGACGATCTTGATAAGTTACTTTGTTAATTGCTATGAATTTGTCGAGTAACAGTTGCATGGCGTTAGGACCCATATCTTTGTTCCTCTTAGTGTTAAGCATAAAATCAGAAATAAAAAATAAAGCATACATATAGCAGACCTAGAGGGTTTCCCCTCTAAGTCCGCAAGTATCATTGTTTGAGTTGTTTTTGTTTAAATTAAACGGGCCTGTGTTAACCCAATCGTTGGAACGAAAGAACACCGATATCGAGTATCGATCTTTTAATTTGTAACTTTGTTTATTCTTCCGTATATACTATTATTTATAGTAAATAAAAAAATAAAGAAATAGCTGGCAAGGAGCCGAAGCTCCTCACCATATAGGTTAAAAGATCAGTTGACCTAAACGAATGATTTCATCATAATCCATGATAACCGTTTGGCGATTGTCAATAGACACTTTGAAAGAGTGTTTGTTCACTAATCCGTTGTAATGGATGGCAATAGGTGTTTCACCGATGACACCGGTAGCGATACCCGTTACACCGATAAACATAGTTGATAATTCCGAGTCTTGCCCGTGGATAGTGCCTTTACGAATGGTAGCACCATGAGAAGGAATACCGTCGACCTGGGTTAACGACAAGAAATGTTTCAGTGTTTGTTCTAACAAGTTGTCATCCATTTGCTTACCTCATCGGTTTATGTTCTAAAGGTTCGGTAAGAACCGTCAATAATTTCTTCATGACTTACTAAACGATAACCCGCCGCTTCCATGCTGACATTAATATACCGTGTATCGGGTATGATCTTTTCGTGTAAATGGCCGTGAATGTTTAGTCGTTGACGTAACGCCATTTCGTGTACCGGAAAGTGACTTACTAAGAAGGGATGACGAGGCCAACGCCAACTCCCTTCAATGTGATCTAAGATCCCATCAAAGTCTCTGTAATGAAGCTTTCTTTCAAAGTCATGGTTACCCACAACTAAACGTTTCTTAAAAGAAAACTTTCTTAATATATCCGGACACTCTGCACCAACAAAACAATCCCCAACAAAAGTGACTTCATCGTTTGCTTTAACATCAGCTAATAGGTTCCACATGAACTCGTCATGGTATCCCAATGTCACAAATTGGGGACGTTGTTTCAAGATGCTTTTATCGCCGTTGTGCATGTCTGCACAGAAATAATGCATAATAACCTCTAGTCTAAAAATACGTTTATATACATAGAGATCACATAGAGGTTAAAAAATAATAGACAAAAATTAAAGGGCAGATCGGTAGAGAGCGAAAGCTCTCTACCATAAAATATATGTAATATGTTATTTAAATGCTAATAACTTACGATAATCAATTGTTTCTGCTTCTAAACTAATCAAAGCTCGCTTATAATCTTCGATTTGTTTAGGGTTGGTTTCGTGGTCTGCTCTCTTTTGAAGTGCAGTTAATGAAACGGCAAAAGCGTTGTATTGCGCTTGTAACCAGGATTCATTAAGTTGGTTAGTTTCTTTCTTACGATCCAGTAGACGTTGTTTGAACGTGTTACTTTCAGCAAGATCTTTACTGCTTGTCATTACACCGTCTACGACCATAATAAGCCACCTTATTGGTAAATAGCAATACCTGTAGGATTGCGGGCTAATAAAACTTTGTTTGTTTCAAAACACAATCGAGCGTCATCATAAGAATCGCTAACACGCAAGACCATAATAGGTGGCATGTGCTCATCCGGAACTGTGCCGTTTTTCATTTGTAATAAAGATTCGGATTCTTGGAATCGACGACTAAACATATCAGAGACAACATTGATTTCCAATGAATCTATAAACTCTTTACTTAATCCTTCTAAATACGTTCTTTTCCAGATGGTTAATTTTGAAAGAATAACGTCACCGAATGCTTCAGGTGAAAGAGATGGAGAAACATTATTAGTCAATTCTTCCATTAAGTTTGCATAGTTTATTTTGTTAGCATTAATAAAGAAATGCTTACTTAAAACTAATGAACATTCTTTACGTTCTTCTTCGGACAACGGTGGAACATATTGTTTAATATTAACGATACCCATAATTACATCCACCCTAATACTTTACCGATGATGATACCAATACCTGCAATACCAAAAGAGGCAAGGATAACAAAAACCCAAAATAATGCTTTAATGCCGTCTTCAAATGCTTTAGTTACAGGGTTGCTCATTACGCGTCCTTAAACTTGTTATCGAAAATAGATTGTATTTCAGATATCCAGTTATTGATAATATCACGGTCAGTTTCGCTAAATTTATTAACATCCAACGGGAATGTCGGCAATTTATAAACTGCCGGCGCAGATGAAGGATGAACAATTTCTGTAGCGCGAGCAAGCAATAATTCATCTGGAATATTTTTGTAATATGCCGGATAAATGATAGTATCTAATTCACCTAACAAAAGTTTATTAGTAAAGGAATTAAAACAGATTTTCCACAATTGTTCATCATTGGTATCTTGAATCTCGAAATTTAATTTATTTACGAAATCAAGAGAACAAAGATTAAAATATTGTGTTTTCCAATTATTAAATACTTCGGATACCGCATGAGCATAATAAATTTTCATTGCGTGAATTGATAAATTGTTGGCGTCTGACATTTTGATTTGTGCAAGCGCTTTAGTTAATGCCTTACCAGCTCTGAGTTGATCTTGTTTATTCCCTGCGGTTGATACCAACCAATAGCACTGTTCGCGTTCATGTGGAGTTAACGGTAAAGTGCATAAATTAAATTTAGACGTATCCATAGGTCACCTTATTTTAAACAATATTCAAAAAAAGTATTGTTATTACTAAACAGTTTATTAATGGCGTGTTGATAACGAATACCATGTTCAGCAGTCAATGGAGGGAAAAATTGATTAACATTAATCGATACTTTAGACATTACATATTCCTTATTAACTAGAGTAAATTAAGATGGGATTAATCTACTCTAGTAATGTAGGGTTGAGATCTTTTGTATTACAACGTTTTAATTATTTTGAATAAGGAAAATCATTCTTTTTGATTTTAACCATACGGCCATCGGGATGATGCCAAACGATACCTTCGATGTCACTATCTTTAAGGTATTCCATTATACCTTCGTAATCACGCGGACCGTGCATTAACCAATGAGCGCCATGACGATAAAGAACATGCTCAGTTAAGTTTTCAGGATTAGGACCATGCCGCGTACCAATTTTTGGGCCGCATACTTCATACGTTCCATCTTCCGGATAATCGGACAGAGCTGCGATAGCTTCTTTAATAAACTTATCTTGACCTTTGGTAGGTAACACCCAGCCAGGCCAATGCCCAGTAACTGGATCTGGTTCAGGTTGCGCAGGAATAAAATCAGGTGGTGGTGTGCGACCAGTTTTTGCATCATAACGAATATAGACAATACCTTTTTCTATCAATATCGCCATACCATCGTATTTGCGCGTGGCAGTTCCTTCCCCGGCAATAACCCACTCGGCACCTTCACTGATTTCGTTATAAACTTTACGATTACCTTCATAACTTCTTTTAAATAAAGATAAAATCTTTTTCATAACTGGCCCTTAAATAGCTACTGGTGCTTTGATAGGATCGTGATGGTTATAATTGATCAACTCAAAATCATCAATCGTGTAATCGAAGATAGAATCCTTTTTCTTAATATACATAAGCGGCTTTGCATATGGTTCACGAGTTAATTGCAACTTAACTTGTTCCAGATGGTTTTGATAGATGTGCACATCAACACCATTGTAAACAAGTTCACCTGGCACCATGTTAACTTGCTGGGCAATCATTTGCGTAAGCAAAGCATATGAAGCGATGTTAAACGGTAAACCTAAGAAAGTGTCCGAACTACGCATGAGGAAGAAGCAGTTTAGTCGACGAGTGGGGATACCAGCGTCATCAAACTGTTTCTTTAATTTCTCAGGTTCTGCTATCTCGCCGTTTTCTGGATTAAGAAGCAACATGTGAACCACACCGAATTGATATTTTTTATGACGAAACAGTTCAAAACGTTCGTACAATGACAATTCGGTAGTAGTGAACTGGAAATAGTTGTGACAAGGTTCTAATGCCATTTGATCTAACTGACCCACATTAATAGCACTGACATAAATACGACGGTTATCGGGATCGTTCTTTAACAAGTCAATTACTTTTTGAATCTGATTAGTGGAACGACGATAAACACACGCAGGAGGGTTGCCATTATCTTTCTGCATGTAACCTTCAAAATGGTAACCTTTGGATTCCAAATGGCATCTGATACGGTGTCCGGTATCATGTGTTATATAAGTGTCAACCCAATCGGTCCATTGTTTACCATAGACTGGACCCAAGTCACCATTTTTATCAGCCCATTCTCGCCAGATCTTAACCCCATTATCTTCCAGGTACTCAATGTTGGTTTCGCCTTTAAGGAACCAAAGCAGTTCATGGATGATTGAACGCAAATGAGTTTTCTTGGTAGTAACCAAAGGGAAACCATCTGCCAGATTAAAACGTAACATACGACCAAATACAGATAACGTGCCAGTACCAGTACGATCTGATTTAGGAGTACCGCTCGTTAATACATCTTCGAGTAATGCCAAATAGTTTTTCATTTTAAAGGTTTCCTTAATTAAGCAATCATTGTTCCGAGAATATCTTTACGCAAACCCGTGGTGATTTTAAATTCACTCAGCTCATCTTTTTCTTGGTCGTAAACAAATTGTACTACTTTGATCAAAGCGTTAGGCGGGAATTTGCGTAACACATTATCAGAAATGAATTTATAATTTAAACATTTGGTTTTGGGTGTTGCTCTAAAGCGTTGGCTTATATTAACTCCTTTTGTATCTCGGATGATGATACCGGCCATATCCTTGGTAACAGAAAGATCTAATATAAGCTCAATTTCCATTTTCTTTTTAAACATGATCACCTTAAAAGATTAAATTATTGCCTGGAGTGGGTTCGGGTGTCGCATCTTTAAACCCTTCCATACCTTTATTAAACAATAGTTCATTATAGGCAGTGATCTTTTGTTGGATGGATGGATAGATTTCATCCAGGTTAATGTCCATGTAAAGTTTGCCTTCCTGCAAAGCGATTAACGTTGGACCTAATTCCATATCAATCAACAATTGGCCTTTTGGTGTACCATCGTGGTTTTTAGACGAACCCGTAGTAATTTTAACAAAGACACCTTCAATTTGTTCTGGTGTCAATTGAACTGTTTTTAAGAAATCATCAACAAGGTTATCAGCTCCTGCTTGAACTTTAGCAATGCTTTCCTCAATACGCATTACGTCAAAATCATTATGAATGCCAAAACCCAAACACGTTGCTAAAGTAAATTCATTATTAAACTTTTTAAATGAATCTTTATTAAGTTCTAACAATTCATGTTCTGCAAGTTCAACATTCATTTGCTCGATTTCTTCGGGTGTTAACGGCAGGGCAACCTGCCGTATTAAACGTTTCTTAGTTACCATATTAACTTAACCACCTTTCAAGGTCACTTTCTTTGCGACAAACTAGCGTCTCAAAGATTTCAATTTCGTTGTAATAGTCTTCACTATCAACGCCGTGTTTACAACGATCGTAAATAGAGCCTTCGCTCATTTCTTCCCACGGAGTCCAAGGGTGTTTGGTTCCCCACTTGGGTTTGGTGTGAGTACGAGCCATGATGTTTTTATCGTGCTTACGAGCAAAAAGAACTTTAGTAATCAGCTCTTTGGTTTTCTCATCAGCAGTAATAAACAGAACTTCAAGCTGTTCATCACTCATGTATTCTTTATCATTTAGTTTCATAATGATCACCTAAGGTTTAATCATACGCTGCATTATTTTTACAGCCAATTGTTTATTGATAAGAGAATCCGACCCAGTATTTGAATGAGCCGTGAATTCTACTACGATATTTTTTTGTGGATTAGGGTTAGGGTTACGTTGGACCTTTGCGCCTAAAACAATATCGGCATTTATAATCTCGTCGCCATCAACAGTGACTTTTAAGAAATTAACGTGTCGTTCACCAGTTGTCAAAAGATGAATATCTTCAAAAGTAACGGGAGGAAGATTATTAGTGCCGCTAAATTGATCGCTAATACAGTGACCGTCTTTATCGATATACAACACACCGGCGAGCTGAACACTAGCGTCAACACCTTTATATGCGCCAGCAATATCGATATCAGGTATCCCGCTTAAGTCTAAAGTTTTCATATTAACGCTCGATGATTTGTTCAGTGGTGAGTTTGGCATTAGGGTCAGTAATGAACGCAAGTTGCAATCCATCACGTTGACAATCACCCAATGCATTATGGTTAGCGAACTCCATACCGGTTTTAATGTAACCTTTGATTTCACCCGTTGCTTGGAAAATAGCAGTAGGGACGTCAAGGATTTCATTATAACCAATTGGGTTCTTGATCTTTAATAACTTGCACGCATTATTCGTCCAAACATAATCAGCATGTGTACGACGACAGAACACGATAGGTTTGTTCGACATAAGCCATTTAAAGAACTCAGGTAATGACTTAGAAATACTGGTCGGGTTTTTTAATACTTCTGCAATTTGAGAAGCATTACGTTCACGCCACCACTTGCCTGTTGCTTTGTCAATATCAAACCCTAAGAAAAACTGCTCAGTTAAATCCAGATTAACATAGAAGTTAAGGTCAGGAATTTCCATCGCCAATTTAGTTTCTTCCACACTGAAACGGTTAAACTTAAACCCGCCAAAGCTTAACAGACCAGCATCAGGTTGTAGAGATGCAGATTCGTAATCGATCACAGCAGTGTTCGCATTAGCAATAACTTGTTCTGTAGAAATAGACATAAAGATCCTTAATAAAAGAAAGTTGCACCATATTAATAATAATACAGTGTAAAAGTGTTAAAATAAAGTTTATACTAATACTCCTACCGTGAGGTAGGAGTATTAAAGTATGATCAATTATTCAAAACGAGCTTTACTGTCACTCGTGTAGATTGTACCGAATTTGGTAAGCAATTCCGTAATAGCATGAAACACATCCATGTTATCTTTGAAATTCCATTTATTGTGTTTTGCAAAATACATTACAAAGTTATCGACGTTATGGACATCATAAGTGCCGCAAATATGCCTAACGGTTTGTTCAATAACCTTTTTAACTGTGTCACGATAACCGTACACATGGTTCTTCACTTTTAAGTATTCAGAAACCAAGCACGTAATAATAGTCGGAAGACAACGCAAATCCATGTTGTCATTTTTAACTTTATCAAAGATGGTAACAATACGATCATCATTGATAGGGATATTTAATTCCATTTTGTTATTGTAATAACGGAACTTAAATTTAAAGTTGTGTAATTTACTCATAAAGCTTAACCCCATGAAAATAAAAGGGTAGGAAAGTCTACCCTTATTATCTGTTACTTATTACATGTGTTTGGTAATAAAACATAACTTGTTTGTGAATCAGTCTTAGCGATAAATGAACACCCCGTTAACTTATCATTAACTAAAACAAGATTAACATTATTACCTTTAATTTCTTCAAAACGCTGATCAACCAAATTGTCAGTTTGTTGTCGAGCTTTGTTTTCCATCGAAATTGGGTCATTACCTTGAGACGCCCATAATACACCCATAATGATCATCGCAACCATAGTAAACATTACAATTGCTTGACGACGTACGATTAACAATCTTGCAATCCATTTCATAGAACGATAAAATACAGACATTTAAAACCTACTTAGCAAAGTTAGGAGCAAACCCATCAACCAGTTTAAAGGTCACTGCAACGACTGCTGCAATAACTGCCATAGTCACCAGAAAGTCTTGGTTTTCTTTTGGTGTTTTATTAAGTGAATTAATAATATCTTTATCGAACATGTACAATTCTCCCTACGCCTTGTTCATAAAGGAAATCTTCAATACGCGCATTTAGTGATTCAATCTTTTCTAAATAAGCGCCATGATCTTTAACGCGATAAATAAACCCGAATTCCCAAACTGGATAAACTTGGAATCCTGGTGGCGCATTAAAGTTTGGTGAACCATCTTCATTAAAACACCAGTTAAGCGTTTTGGCGGCTAATGAATAACCATGGAATCCACTTTCTTTTAATAACTTACTTAAGAAATTAAAGAATGGATCGGCATTTCTCCCAGCTGCAAAGATAAAGTAAAAAGCATCATTGCGAGGTTCTAGAAACTCTTCTCTTTTATTATTTGCTGGCGCGTTCAACCATTTTTGATATTGCTCAACGATAGTGTGTCCAGAACAACTCCAAACGGTCTGAATTCCATCAATGTTATTTAATAAACGTAAAGTGTTAATCATGCGTTCATCAATACCACGATAACCACCATCGATGATCTTTTGATTACGTAACTTTAAAATACGATACTTTTTATCACTTACTGTATGAAACATTAAGGGCGCTCCATTTTAAAACAAGTCCATGAATTAATAATGTGTTTGCGTACTTTATTTAATTCTTTATCTACTGATTTCCAAGAAACACCATTAGCTAATGGTTCTTGAGGAGCACCCCAGATTGTTCCCTGCGTATTATTTTGAAAAATAATATCAAAATGTTCGCAACGGTCTTCATTGGAGCGTATGATGGGTTCAATCATAACAATACTACCAAGATCAATAACAATTTCACCAATAACCGTATCGAATCCTTTAATTTGATTCATAGCTTAATATCCTTTCTTTGCAGGAGGAACCGGTAATGAAGAATCGAAGTTTACTGTTCTTTTACCAGCAGGCATTTCACCATCGGTATTAAACTTAACAGTATCGTTATCAGTCGGTGGTGTGACGTTATAAGTAATACTAATATAACGTTTGTATTCCGTATCCAGGAACTTATTCAGGTCACCGGTATATGGGACAGTCACGTCTACGTTTTCATACTTAGCGAGACGCCCACGCGCTACGGAGAGCAACTTTAAAACAGTAGTGAGTGATCTGCTCAACCAACGAATGCGGTCCTTACCGGCCGTTAAGAGCGCAATAGTGGATACGCCGCGCATGTAACCATCACCACCCATAAACAATGCATTGGCCATTGCGTCATCTGACAGATTACCATAAGCAATACGTGCACGTTCTTCATTGTACATTTCTTTGTGGGGATCGGATTCACCTTCACCAAACCAATTGTTAGCCGGCGTCCACGGACGGTTAAAGGTAAAGTTCCTTAAAGTAAATGCCAGCAATTGACGACACTCGGTGTTATCCAGGTCATTCAAATTTGTTAAGATACTTTTAGCGCCATCGTAAGTAATGATTTCGCTTTCTAATTCTTTCATGCTTTTAGTTGACATATCGATACCCCATTATTTGTTTGCGGTATTGACCATTAACATGGTGCTTACCAAAAGTGCAATAAACCAGCACATGATTTTAAACTTATATTTAGAACGACTCTTTTCTGCCGTCAAAGCGGTTTCTAAAGAAAACCAAAAAGAAATCATCCAACAAACAAACCAGACAATAAACATATTTGCCCCAATTAAAAAATCAAACTACGTTTAATACGTTGGATGTCTTTATAGATAGTCCCGCTAGACATTTTAAACAGTTCCTGAAACACCGCAGGCTCAAACCGTGGGATATTACGAGTAACCAACAACTCGTTATAAAAGTCCGCACGTTCTTTTTGAGTAGGTGCTTTCCTTAGCTTTAACAATTTAAGTTCACGTGTTGTTTTATCATACAACTCGAATTGAACATAGATATGATGCACACCAGTTCGAAATACTTTAACCTTACTTTGAACGGGCTGCGTACAGATATCTAAACGTATGCTCGTTAATAACTTTAATAAATCGTAATTCATACTGCCCCCAATTTATTGTAAACATTTCTCAAAATAACTTAGTAAATCTTTTTTCCAACCCAATTGATGTGGGTCAACATGTTGTTCAATAGATAGTCCCGACTTTCCGTATTTATTTCTACTTATATCCAAACAAAAGTGAGTCAATAAATCTTGACTTACTGTCATTTCAACTTGACAAGAAAGTTCTGTATTAGAAATAAATCTTTTGTCACTTAAAAGTAATGCACGATATTTAGTGCGGGACGATTTAACAATGGTAGTAAACAATCCATCTTTTTCTGGCAAAGACAGAGAATTGAAAGTAGGGTCTTCTTCCCAATGTTTACTTAAATTAGGAACCGATTCAATTAATTGCTTAATTGCAGCAAGCAATGCTTCTTTGTAGTTCTCTGCATTTAACATAGTAATACCTCGACAGTTAAGTTATTTGTTTTCTTTCCATGCAAGCTTAGCCAACAAAATGGCAACAGATTTATTGTGGCCTGCAGCACGGAATGTTCTAACCTTATTTTTCATAAAGTCAGCTTTCTTTTGTTTAGCCGAACGGATGTCAATAGCAAATTTGGTGCGATCAACATTATCGAGCGTTTGGGTAGTTTTTTCGTTCATAACAAAATCCTATGCTGAATAACAAAATGGAAATACAGAAAATGATTGAGAAGTTTTTAAGCCGTTTCTTTAAAACACAGCTTACACCGTTTGACTATCCCGACATGCCGTTACAATTCTTAGTAAAGGAAGATAAGTTTCAGTTTACGGAAGATTATACGACGCCCGATACTGTTATCCCAAAAGGCTTTATAACAGACGGTGCGAGTACTCCACGTTTACTGCAAGGATTGTATCCAGGTTATTACAAATACTTTCCAGCAGCTGCTGTGCATGATTTCTTGTACGGTGAAGGTGAACTGTCCAGAAAAGATTGTGATGCAGCTTTACGTGACATCATTCGTTGCCGTTTAAAGATGGGATGGGAATACTGGTTTATTATGTGGCTAGTGGTTCGCATGTTTGGTGCAAGTCATTATATCAAACGTAATGATCAAGGTAACACAATTAAGCCAGTTTAAAATATACAAAAGCAATATATACTAAAACAAATACAAAAATAATAAGGGAGCGCAAGCTCCCTTATTAGATGTGTTTATTAAAACCGATCTTGGTATTTACCAACTGCAATACGAGCAACTGCATCACTTAATTGATCGTGTTCCAACAACACCGGATTGTAGATCACTTTGTTAACAATATCACCACAAGTGATTACAACATCTTTCCAACCTTCTGGAGTAGGTTCACTTGGAAGTACGACATTAAACACAAATACTTCCGAACCACCAGACGTTGACACACCGTAAACACCACCTGATCTTTCGACCAGACCGGCAAACTGAACTAAATCAAAGACTTTGTATTTCAAGTCAAAGTTAGTTAAAAACATATGGGTGTTTTCGGCTTTTAATAATGCTAAGCGTTTGCCCATACGTTTCTTTAGTTCGATTTGAATATAACGATCAATAAACTCTTGCACCGTTTCCATGCGTTGACGCGTTAATGGAATGTCCGCAATAAACTGTTTGATATCTTCCAGGTTAAAGCGGTAATCCATACTTTGAGCGATACTTGACATGGACCAAAGTGCAATCATGTCATGGGTAAGTTTATAAGAAGCTTCAACACGAGAACCTTTCTTATAATAGCTAACATCTAAAACATGTGTTGATTTAACCATTATTCAATTACCCCCGGTCAAAGTTATTTATGTTGTGTTATTGTATTCAAAAGAGCATTGCCTACAGTCATCTTAACGGCACGAACTGTTTCAGCCATTTTACGAAGAACCGCTGCTGACAAGTATTTATGGTTATAAGTAACATACCCAATGTTATCGCCATGACGTAATGTAATATCACGATGACCTGCGCGACCACAATACTGATGCGAAACATCCATAATGAACTCTTTCTTGTTTCCGCTAAGGATGCCATAACAACCTAACGGCTGAACAACGATTTGTTCAAACTTGCCCGGGAATTTCTTATTAATGTGCGCTGTGACCAGATCTTTGAAATTAGACGTGTCCAGCGCCAGGAACCCTTCCGCATAACGCGCGTTTTGGAAACGGTAGTTAAGCTCAACAAACATATAACGGTCGATGTATTCCTGCGGGGATTCTTTACGACGGTTATAAACTTGAACGGATTCAACAAAACGTTTTACTTCCTGGATTGCCATCATGTGCGTGACGTTACGAGGAAGTGAACTGGTTTTCCAAAGTTCCAGGATTTCTGGACGAATCAAATAGCTAACGTCTTTACCTGTTTCAATTTCGACAATGGATGCTGCGTGTGTTGCTTTGATCATTGAATATACCTTTTAAATAAAGTTGCTAATTTAAGTGGTTTGTTGGTAGTCAATAGTAAGTGCGTTACTATTGACCAAATGGAACTTATCAATATTTAACGCATTATGCAAACGTTCTAATGTGATAGTTATTGTATCGGGGCGAATCTCTTCTAACGATCGAGTAGTTTTCAAGAAAGTTTCAGCTAACTGATTTTCCACACTATCGATATTAAGATCTTTGCCGTAGGTCAGGTAATAACCATAAAACGCAAGCTCATCACGTTGTAGGGTTGAGTCTTCCTTACATACTTGTTCGGCCATACTTTTAATGTATGATTCACCACATGTCCCGAAGTGCTCCAACGTAACATCTTCTTTTACGGTTACGGCTATGGAGACTTCGACTTTATCGTCGGATTTAAAATAATAAATCCCCATCATTGTCCAGGGTTGTTTCTTTTCTAACAAAAATTCCCTGGCGTATTCTTGTGCGATTTTAAGGTCGCCTCCCTTTAGGTGTAAGCTCAGGTCAGCGTAGTGGAAAGCAGTTGGTAGATGATTCATATCCCCGATAATGTGAAACTTAGCTAAGCAACGTTCAAGTACTGCATTGATATGATTAGCCTTGTTACGGATAAGACTGATTTTCTTCCGTGGCTTTTTATTCTGTCCCACAATTTACCCCTTTTAAAAAATGTTTAAGTTAGTCGCGTGAATAAGGAGAATTAATATCATAAGGATGTTGATATTGTGGTCTGTTATAATTTGGCCCTTGCATTTGTTGGTTGGGTTGACCACCGCCATAAACATTTTGCGCAAACCCTGGTCCCATTGGCGCACCTTGATACGCTTGCTCTGTTTGTTGACCCCATACAACCATGTCACGAATTACAAAAGCAGAAATTTCAACCAGAGGCTCATCTACTTTGCCAGATGTGAATTCAAAATTAAATGAATTGATATAAGCTTCAACATCGACTTTATTAAAGAACCAATGAATCCTTTTGAATTCGACAACTCGGTCAAACTTTTCTTCGAGTGCGGTAAAAATATTACGAGTTGTTAACGGCTCGCCAAACATATTTTGGTCTATAATCAAGAAAGACGACATTAATTTAACCGGTGGCATATATGTCGGAAGTGGCGAGTGTAAACAAATTGCTGACAAGGTTGAAACTACCTCAACACCTGTTAACAATTCAAGAATACGTTTGTCATCCCAACCCATATTTGCATCAAGCTCTGCAACACAATATATGGCATCTTTACGGTTATCGATATCTGCGAATTCCATTACCAAAGTTTTGTTTAATTGGAGATTTAGATCACCCAACTCGGGAACAGTACCCCATGAATTATTGTCAGTCATTTTTAATAAACTCCTTTAATGCTAAGTTAAATTGATTGAAGTCCCATTTGTTTGCAATAACCAATTCTTGTAATTCACCACCGGTAATCTTCACACCGGCAGGTAATTCGAATTGTGCATCTGGGTACATCATGGTAATGTATTCTTTAATTTCAACATCAGTAAAGGCAGGGATAAAGATTTTCTTATCCACACGACCCGGACGTGTTAATGCTTTAGACAATTTATCGGCGATGTTAGTAGTAATGAAAATGATTTCACCACTCAATTCTTTTAACCCGTCTAATGTATTTAAAATAGTAACGATAGACACTTCATCGGTATCTACAGGTTTTTCATCTTCAACTTTTTGTGCTCGAGTTTGTGCCCCCTTACAACTTTCAATATCTTCCAAGGTAATAATACTGTTCTTGGGTGCGCTGTAAAACGCTGCAGCGAATGTAAGATTAGTCATGGTAGATATATTTAACATAGCAATTTCACGATCGTATTCGTGCGCTACGGCTTTAATAATACTGGTCTTACCCGTTCCAGGAGGCCCATACAAAAGAATCGTCAATTTGTATGGGATGCCGCGATCAACGTACCATTGTTTATTATTTAAAAACTTATCAATAGTTTCGATGATTTCAGCTTTAGCTGTTTTGTTAATAATAACGGAACTTAATTTACGTTTAGGCGCGGCACCTAATAAACTCCAACACACGTCTTTACCTGCAAAGGTAAATATTTCACGTTCATCGGGTAAACGCTTTTCACTAAACTCATTAAAGAAATTAACCATGATTCTTTTATTTAAAGAAACGGTTGATATGGTGATCTTTAATTTTTCTTTTGTAGATGCTTGTGATTCTAATCGACTTATGACAACACGGTACAAACGCTTTTTATAAATCATCCAATGGGTGCCTACTCCTGGGCCTAGTGCGCCAAAAGCTGACCAAGAACTATTCACTAAGCCAACGGATTTTGTAAACTTAAAACATTCTACTTTTTCAAACCATTCTAAAAAGTTCTTAAAGTTTTTGTCTGAATTACCTTCCCCGCTATTATCCATAGAAAGACGAACAACAAACATATCTTCAAATCTATTTTGAAGATATTTCGGACCTTTCCAAAAAGCACCTACAACACCAGCAGCCAACGTGATACTAATTGTGCTACCTATTAATGGTAGTTCTTTAGCAAGTTCGTTAAACTTAGTAAACATATCAAGCAACAACATGATTTATCCTTTAAATAGAGTGGTTAACTACTTAAGTAATATAGGTTTAAAAATATATACTACTATCTCCTAACGGAGATAGTAGTAGCTTATTATGTTTTATTTTTTACCAGACATCCAGAATATTAAATGCAGCACTATCTCTATGCCGACCACATAGGCTAATGCTTCTAAATAATTCGGGAATAGGAATGAATCATTTAAGAACGACATACATGAGAAAAATAACACTGCATCGAACAATCGTTCTCTATGATCAAACCACGGATTAACTTTTAGCTTAAAGGCATACATAATTGCCATAGCTAATCCACCAGAAACAATAGCAAGTGCTAAAGAAAAAACGAAATAGCTGATTTTGTTACTGTTTGACACGTCAAGTAAAATATAAGTTTCTACTACGGTAGCAAACAAAATAATTATGCTGGTGTAAAATTTATTGTAACTTGATACCTTTTCCACTTTTCGTCTCCTGTTTAGGAAGCGGTTGTAATTGTTCTAACATAATAGGGTAATGCGCAGGACACCCCATACGAGCAGTGCAGTTGTCCAATACATCCAATTCACCATTAATTTTAACAATTGCTAAATTAACGGGATAAGGAACATTAATGTCATTAACTGAATTAATACGAGTGTAACCTTCAGCACTGACTTTTGCAGACTTGCGAACGGGTTTTAATCTTTCGCCTACAAAGATAACAAAGTTCTCATATTCTTTTACCATTTTAAAAAATACCTCAAATTAACATAATAATAGATGTGCTACTTATTTTTTATTGTGGGGATCGCTCCCCACAACTTATTTAATCTTCAAAAATATTGCGGAGTAAAATACTCACACTCGCAAGTTTAATAAATAATTCTACCAAAAAGGGAATAACCAATATGAAACCAAACAAGCATAATAATTTATCTTCTACGGACATTTACTTTTAATACCCCTAATAAAAATAACAAACAATAAGTATAAGATCTACACGGTACTGTACAAGCGGACATAGTCTAATGATTTTAACAAATAAGGAATTTCTTTGGTCAAAGTCCCTACCATTTTAACATTGATTGGGTAATCAGAATCCGCGAACATATATTTAACTACCCGTTCTTTTTTACCTTTAGGAATGATACGCGCATAGATGCCATCTTTCTTTTCGTACACTTCAATAATTTCTGCGCATTTGTTTGAAGCGATTGTTTCATCGCTCATACACGGTGTTGCCAATAAAGGAACATCCTTGTTTTTAAACATGTTAAGCAACTTTGCTTTTAAGGCAGCAGTAACTAATAACGTACTGTAATCTACAACTTTTAATTCTAACGAACCTCCAGACCCGATACCTGTCAAGACTTTGGGAATGGAGATTGCGTTATTGTTGGTATATTGTTTCTTAGACATTTCTTTTCCTGAATACTAATACGGGTGATTGAGTTAACGCCGGAATAAACAACGGCGGGCCTACAAGTGCACTATAGTCATCGCGTAAGTGTATGTTGCTAACAAATACAGCAATACGTTTACCCTTGGTCATAGCGCGTTTAATTTGGTAAATCATTTCTGTTTCACGAATCACTGTAGAATGTACTTGATTAATCCCCGGTGTATCACAACTATGGATATTAGGTTGCCACGTATCCATTCCGATAAAAGGAATACGTTTGGTTTCGCACAACACTAATACACGTCTTTGTAAAAATACCATTTCATTAACCGTAGTTGGGTTAATCATTTCTTTATCGTCGTAACGATAAGGATTAGCAATTTCAACAAAGATCTGGTCAAACTTTTTTATTTCGTGGTGTTTTAAAAACAAAGTACGTGATTGCTGCATATTGCGAAGTACATCATCGACGCCGTAAATAATACAATTGTAGCCTTTTACATCAATATTTTTATTATCTCTTTGACCATAAGCTGCAAGGTGAAATGGTAAAGCCGTCATAATGTTTCCTTAGAAACGAAAATCAACATTATCCTTATTAATTAAAGGCAATGCATCGATAATCGCCTGGCGGTTAAATAATTGATAGCTGACGCCAATACGTGCGACAGCTGCCCGGTTTAAAAAGTCTTGTACAGTGCATTTGTTTTTAGCAAAGTCTGCACGCAACAAATAAGCAAAGTGTTGATCCCAATCATTGTACCCATGACAAAAGCTTGGTGTTACTAATGGCAATGGATAAAATTCTTTAAGGTTCCCACTTTCTACTATTACATTTACAGGACGATTAGATTTCCCGATCATGACATAGTTTTGTTGCATTAGCTCCGGGGATTCATCCACAAGAAACCCATAAACAAAATCTTTACGGAATTGCATTTTGATCATGCTATCTTGAATTTCGTACGTTCTGGAGCGCCTTGCTATTTTAACGCACGCCAAATGACCAGGGTCAAGAATTATCATTTCTTTTTCCTTTTAGAGATCAATGTTAAAGAACGCCGATCAAAAGCGATACTTTCATTGTTTATATGATATTGTTTGTTTATCGCCAAGCAATCAAAGATTTCTTGTGCAGACAAATTAATACAATCGTAGAATTCAAAAGAAGTATCAGGGGAAACATACGTTAAATCACGATGGATTATAATTTCAAATGTTTCCCCATCTCCTATAACCGTATATGCGTTACGCTTAGTTAAAAACAATGCTTTGAATTTCTCAGTTGTCTTTTCACCAATGTTAAGGAATTCCCCTTTCATACCGCCCAATTCAAACAACGTTATGACCAAGCACAATGGCTCGGTCATGATTACCGATTGATCATTGTCATAGATCCACGCGATTGTGTTGTCCGCATTGACATGATGTTTAGGTTCTTTTAGTTCGTGGTAAATTTCTGCAAATACCCCTACTTTAGGTTTCTTTACAACTACTCGTGTATCTGCTACTAACACGTTATCACGGTAAACAATTAAAGTCATATCCATTCCTACATGAATGGAGCCGAAGCCCCATTCATTATTTTAATTTAAACGATTACAGACTAGGCCACATGCCTGCGCGCGGCGATGTTGCTGGATTAGATTTAGTATCTTTGCTAACTTTAACAGGCTTGGTAGTTAATACATTACCATCGACCAACAAAGTGTTACCCATTTTGAATTCACCCACCTGAGTAGGTTCCAGCAACACTTTGACGATAGTAGTACCGTGACCAGCATACAGTGTGTTACCGTTAACACCAGTAACAACAACTTGATCTACGCCTTCCAGGTCTTTAGCTTGCTGGTCGCTCAATTGTAATACGGTCATTTCATTTCCTTAGTTGCAATATAGTGTTTAGTTGAAAGGTCCGGTTTAAAAGAAGCCCAATCAAATTCAACCGGTGTTCTTTTAAATCCACGGTTACTGCGACGGACATACCATTTATTCAATAACTGTCCAGCGTAACATAACTCGTAATTGGAATAAAGATCAGGGCTGTTATACAGCTCGACCGATAATTCATTGGTTTTGTTGTGTTTCTTTAACTGCAGCTTAGTGACTTTACCAACTGGTTGATGAACATTCGGGGCATAGGTATCGTAAACTGCTAACGTACCTTCGCTAATCATCTTATCCAAATTACGGATAACTGATTTGGTCAAACGATTGATCATGTAGCCTAAACGCATTACACCTTTAGACTGATAAACATTGTTAGGTGTAAACCCTACAATTACGGCATCTACAATTTCGTTTTCCATCGTATTACCTTAATAGATCCAAACGTACCATTTATGAGGAGCATCGTAAGCCGTATTTCGTTCTAAGTTGAACGATGGTTTCCAACCAGGATGACGGTCTAATTCCATCCCTAGTGTGTTCGTGTTCTTATGGAGACGTAGGGTTTTTACTTTCCCAACAACGTCGTGTTCAACACCCCAACCTGCGTGCACTAATAATGTGCCTGCATCAATTTGTTCTTGGAGTTCTTTTGTCACAGACCGTTTAAGTTTGTGTGGACCAACGAACAATACGTTTTTGTAACTGATTACTTCTTTACCGGACATTTTACTACCCCTATGAAAATATATCGTGAGCTATACTTATAGATAATGTAGAACTAAAATACTTTATACATTAACATTATACTACTAGGGTTGCCCCTAGTAGTATATGTATTTTTTATTATGGCGCTGTGGTAGTCTTTGCTTTAGAGCTTTTTGTACGTGGAACGACTTTCTTCTTAGCTTTGATGGCTTCGAGTTCAGCCGGAAGTTTTCCTAATTCAACTTTAATTTGTTTCAGCAAAGAGCTGTTACTAAAGTCTAGGTCTTCCTGTACCTTTGTTGTGAGCTTAGTACTTTGATTGTCGATATCATCCAAAATGAAGCGGATGTTTTCATTAAGTCGGTCAATCTTTTCATCAGTTGCAACTGATTGGGTATCAATGGCACTCAAATAGATTTCCAATTGATCCAAACGTGTTGCGATACTTCCAAACTTGCGTTCAAACATCCTTTCAAAATCATAAGGCGTCATGAACATACAGACGTACTTATTCCAAAGTACAAACAAGATGAGTACTGACAAACCCCCCGTTAAAACTTGTAAATAAATCATACAATACTCCATGCTCGGTTATAAACATAATATTAGTTAGATGAGCTGGTTGTATATACAATACGATAAAGTACTTCAAACATTTCTAAACTTAAATGAGGAAGAAATACTGGTACGCTATTAATGTTAAAAGTATAATCTCTAACTTGTGATACTACATTACACATCAATGTTGGACCAAAGACACATATCGGTAATTTTTTATTATTCATTATTTTAACCAAAAAATAAAAGAAGGAGGTCATCCCTCCTTTCGGAGGGGTATTAAAGTGATTGACAGTTAACGTGTGTGACATAAGTTAACTTAGATTGGTCGGCAATTGTTTTCAATTCAAAGGTACGATTACAAGTAGGTCCTCTTAATGCGTACAACATCCTTGGAGCGTAGTTAGGTTCTGGAGTTAAGATAGCACAGACTTTTCCATGATAACCGTCAGCACCGTTTGATGTCGTTACGCGTACGTTTTTAAAGCGACCACAGACTAATGACTCATCCGGGATCTGACATTGTAATAAAGGACCTTCTTCATTTAACGTAACCCAACCTGCATTGCGTATAAATCTATTGAATACTTTATTTACATTCTGGTTTAATTTTACATTACAGTCTTTACCTATTTTGGTGTTATCAAAGATAGTAACGTGAAAAGCTTTGGGATCGTCTAGACATCTCCCGTCTATTTGAATATACATTGGTTCTTTCCTTTAAGTTAAATCATTAAGAATAATTTTCTTTATTATTAATGACTCATAAATTAGGCAAAAAATAAAGCACATAAAAAAGAACCCCTCCGGTTAAGGAGAGGTGGGGCAATAACTTCCCCGGGGGTAATTTATCCCTTTCTTATTTATGCGCTTTAATAACCGGTAGTGTTACCTACCGGTTTGATGATGATTACATCCAGGCAGTCAGTTCAGCAGTCGCCGCAGGAATAGCTGACACTTCGGCATCAGCAATATCTACGTTACCATTGTTTGACCAGCTTTTGTAGAACGCCGCACCCTGAGTTGCACCGACACCAACGCCCATACCCAGGGCAGAAGCAACCACGTTAGCGATCAACGGGTTCAGTGTTTTCAGGAACGCAACTTTGTCGAACAGGTAATCGGTACCGAAGTACGCCACAGCGACGCCACCAATACCAGCGCCTACAGTTTCATACGATACACCCGCAGATGTATAGATAGAAATACCGGCACCCAGCGCAGCAGAAACAGATGCGATAACTTTAGGTTGCAGCCAGTTGTTTTCTTCACCAGTGAAGGTTTCAGTTGGAGCTTCTACATTGGAGATTGCGTGTTTGCTACTGTTGAGGCCCAGCGCGTTCAGCAGACGGATTTCTGCTTCGGTACGTGAGGTGCCAGCTTTCAGATCTTTTTCGTATTGGGAAAATTGTGTATTCAGCATATCGACGCTCTGCATTTCTTCAGGAGTTAAGACTTCGCCATTGGCGATGCGATTATTAATTGAAGCTTGACCGGAACGAAGCGCTTTAACTTGCGCCGATGATGTTGACGTTGCTTCTTTGGCATAAAGTGCTTTCAGCGCTTTAACTGTATATTTGGTGCCCAACGCCGAATTGATTTTGTTGATGAATTCGCCATGGTGCTGAGTTTCAACATCTTCGACTAATGATGTTGCGACACTGGTATCAATAGATGCGTCGTCGATATTTTCAGCGCGCATACGAGTTACTACTGCAACAGTTTCGTTGATGATCAGTTCGAGTGGAGTTGTCATTACAATATCCTTAAAAAAGTGAAATAAGTTAATTGATAAATAAAGATAAATACTGCATCTTTATACACCTAAGTAATGTAGATCTGAAAATAACTATAATCTAATTTTAAACAAATATAATAAGACGTTTATTATCCCTATCCTCACGGATAGGGATAATAGTAAGTTAAAATTTAAAGATCTATGTCGACAATCAAAGCCATAACCCTTTTGGGAGACAACGGCCCATATTTGTTATCCCGGTCACCCAAATAATAAACCGCTTCTGTTTGACGCAACCAATTACTATCAAATTTCTCAATAGTGATTCGCAAGTTGTGAAGTTTAGATGTTTTAGCAATACTTAAATGTGCGTGATTATTTTTATCGATATATTTAAATGAACCATCTTCAAAACATGTTTCATGATAGATCATGGCACCGGGTGTAGTTGGGTGCTCGTCATCATGATAAACTGAAAGATACTGTTGACCGCCAATGCCGCGTAACAAATGATTAAGATTATCTTTTAGATTATTGTCGGCTTTAAGCATATCAGGAATAGCTAAAGCATCTAATTCTAAATGATTTAAGAAATGCTCTAATAGTGTGCTGAGTAACCCATTCCTTAATCCAGTTTCAATAAAGATTCTTGAAGCGGGATGCTCTTGCAGGTAAATATAAGCTTTATCATCGTCAGCCGAAATAATGTATTGACGACCATTAACTTTTGCATTCCAAAGACCTGCGCTATTGAATTTTAATTCAATCATTGTGTTAACCTTTAATTAATTGTTGGAAACGTGTTGAGATAATTGCATAATACAAATAAGGTGGGACGTTCTCATAAGCGCCTAATGAGAAACCTTCATTAACTTCTACCAACCCCCACTGACCGTTGATTAATCCCATATCAAAACTTCCTACGGTATAACCCCTTACCCGTAATAACGTCATGATATCTTTAATAATAGGAATTAATTCTTTTGATCCATCAGAACAATAAAACGTATCGTTTTTGTAATACACTCGGCACTCGTCGGTAATGCTAGCTACGGCAGCAGAATAGATTTCAACCTTTGGACTAAATGCATCAAAGTAAAGGTTAGAAGTCGAATGCGCAATGTAACCGGTAAACAGTTTTAACACTTTCACTGGCTTAATAAAACGAGGCAAAGTGGATTCGTCTAACTTACCCATCGTTGTTTTAATGATATCGCGGTGTAAATATTGCTTGAGGTAATCGGGATAGTCGTTAGGGATAGGTAAATCTTTCTTATACTTTCTTAACGTGTGTTTAACAAAGTCAATATCGCCTGCCGCAAAAGCTAATTTATCAGGCAAAGACTTCCGAATGATTTCTTTACTCCCCACTAATTCAACAATAAGTTTTAATTCAGCAACATGAGCTTGGATATAATCCTTTAGTATTTGTTCTTCTTTATCTAACTTACCTGTACCATGTTGTTCTAACCAAACCATTTTCCACATACATAACTCCTTACCTTACCCACTTAGGGTAAGGTAATATGTTTATTCGCAATCACGAACGTGTTCGTAAGTAAAGATGACTTCTTTACCAAGCCAATTAGCCAACTCAGTATTAATCTTAATTAAATCAAAACGAGTAGGGTCGTACACCAAAGACATGTGCAATAACAACGTAGAATAAGAATGAGTATAACCTGCGTCTGTTAAGCGTCTGAATTCCTGTTGTAAGCCCACGCTATGCAGTTCTGCTACAATTGCATCGCCCAGTTCTTTAAACCCAATGATGGTGGCTTTAAAGAGCACGTGCGAGTTAATATCACAACGTGGTTCATCACATTCTGATTTATCATACATCAGCGTAATATGAAACGGATAAGTGGTAGCGGGCTGTATGCTCAGATCGGTTAATGCTGTTTTTAATTGCTTTTCGGTTTCTTCAAGTAGGTTAACCGATATGTACCCCAGCTTTGGCATGTTGGTTCCTCAAATGTTTAATGGTCTTATACATAACATTTTGATTACGCTTTTGCTTACGGTACTTTGAACTTACCTTTAAATACTTACGCAATCCAACAGGTAACACCAGGCCATGTTTCTTTAACACATAGTCAATAAAGATGGATCTTGACGGAGCATTATTAAAGTAACCTGTTAAACTTAAATAAGAATTAAAAGGATTACCCGAATAAAAGGTGGGCTCTTCATCAGCCACTTTATTAACTTTCAGTTCCTCAACATCAAATGCAGTAATGCCGTCGGGGAAATAAGCATCGTGTATGTAACCATCGTCAGTAATATACACGTGGAAAGGACCCACATTAATCGTGGGCGTTAATCCATAGCCAATCGCAATACGTTCTACTAATAAAGCCATGACATGACAATCCCCACTGTTAATGATTCCAGGGATTGAAAGTTTCGACTTATTACCCTCAGCGATATACAATAATTCAAATTCTTGAATTAAGCTATCAATGATCGATTTGTATAACTTTCTTTTAGGGCTCATATCCTGCGTCAATCTCCGTTACACCAACACTTGCCGCTTTAGCAAGAACGTCAACCATTTCATTATACTTATCGCCTGTGTGTGCTTTGACTTTGTGGAAATAGATTTTGTTTTCCTTAATCAAAGGATAAGCACGTTGCCACAAGTCCAAGTTCTTGATAGGTTTCTCTGCACCTGTTTCCCAATCAACACGTACCCAATTCTTACGCTTCCATCCATGAATCCATTTCATCAATCCATCTTTGGCGTAATTGGAATCAATATAGATGTCAAAGGTTTTGTTAGGACCAAATTCCTCTAAAGCTTTAATAACAGCTAAAAGCTCCATACGGTTATTGGTTGTCTTAATAAACCCACCGCTTAATTTAAGTTCGGTGTTTTCATCGATAGGGATAACACAGCCCCAACCACCAGGCCCAGGATTAGGTGAAGCACTACCATCGGTATAAACTACGATAGACTTATCTTTAGCAGGCTCTTCATATTTAGCCGTCATAACGATCCTTATAGTTTAGGGGGCTTTCACCCCCTAAGTTTATTGATTAAAAATCAAAACCATCTTCGCTATATGGGTGACAAACAGAATTTGCCATATGCGCAAAACGATTTTCAGGTGGTAACATCAAACGGATTTGGCGAGCATGTTCTGAAATATCAAAACGACGACCAATTGTTGAAACAACATCATCCAGAATTTGATCAGCCATCGTACCTTGAATACGGCCTTTAAACAAATCTATATTGAGGTTCTCAATAATTTGTGTGCGTAAAGTATAAAAATCGCTAGCTGGGCGAGAAGCTAATGGGGGTGGAGTCATAAATGGTCGTGGACCATTGTTGTATGGGTGATTAATGCCCGACCCGTTATCTGGTTTATAAACAAAGATTTTGTCACCTGGGGTGTAATTAGATTTCATTACAAACCCTTCGGTACTGCGAACCGCGGTAATTTCTTGGTTATCCGTTACGCGGAATAAGTTGATGTCAAACATAGATTGAATATCGAAATCGTACGCACCATTTAAATAAATGGCACTGTTATCAGCGGTACGATAAGACGTGTCTTTAACCGTCAAACTTTTCGCGTCTGAATTTAACGTAATCCCTTTAAGAGAAGAATTTTGAACATCAAATAAATTCAAGAACCCTTGATAGTTAAAATAGTTAAAATTGACCACATTAGAACCAATAACGCGGAACTGATGCGTATTGATATTCACGTTTTCTAATACTGAATTTTTAATAGTGCCTTGGTGTCTTGAGTTTTCAATATTACACCCAAACAGCATACTGTTAATGATATTCAAATTCTTTACAGTATGCATTGTGTGACCAAAACGGAAATTATTTTCTTTTGGTAAACGCAAGCTGCTGTTAACTAAAAGACATTTATTTACTTTCTGATGTTCGATTGAGTTATTGCCTTTAAATGCGACGTTAACCAATTCACTATTAACTGCCCACGTTATATTAGCAATACGGCCAGCCAACAAATCGACATCAAAATAATTCCATTTATCATGACCTTCGGTGTCAATAGTCATGGACGAGTCATTGTCTAATAAAAGAATCTGATAAACAACTTTTTGGTCGCCATCAATTTTTTGTTTTAGATTATCAACCAGAGCCGACCCTGTGTCTCTGCCGATACCTGGAATGGTAATGGAATAGACGTACAGATCAAATTTGCATTTGAGCGGTTGTGTGTCTTTTGGGGAATATTTTTCCCGAGCGGTTTTACTGTTTGCCAGGGATTCAAATGTCCCGAACAATCTAATAAAACTGTAGAATTCCATTCCCATCTCAATGCCGCTAACAATTGGGGTAATGGTTGCACCATTGATGACAAGTTTACTTGATTTTTCATTTTCATTCAAACGTTTTTTACGCATCCAGCCTTCGGGCATTCTGAATGATAACACTTTATCCAGTTCGAGTTCGGAAATAGCTTTGAAATTGAGTTTAGCTGTTTTGATTGACTCTTCAATAACGCCCATATCGGCTATTTTATTTTCACCAAACTTTGGTTCTGCGGTTACTTTAATTTCAGTAACAGTTTCAGCAGCAACTACTTCAACTACTGGTGAGTCAATAGTAACCTTAACTTCTTTGTCAGCAACTTTAACGATTTCTTTAGACTTAGCCATTTAAAAACATCCTATAAAAGTATAGTGGGTAATAGGCAAGAGGTTACCCTCCCACCTATAATTTTGGGTTATTAGTTTATTAAAACTACGCGAAATCGCCCAGGCGCAAACCGGCATTTAGATTAGGACTTTGAAGGAAGATGTATACCTTTTCATCACCCACGGTGCGGTAATCGTGAGGGATTTCATCCAACCATTTCATTTCCGCTCTGCTTGAAACAACAACCAAACGGGTCAATGTTTCAAAGGTAATGAATTTAGCCACAGTACCCAACTTAGAACGAACTAAATTGATATCGGCTTCTTTACCAACAAAATGAACTTCAAAATGACTACCCATTGATCTTCCTTACTATATCGTTGATGGAGATTTCATTGTTTACATAATAAACAGGAATATTTAACTTTAATGCCTGCGTAGTGGATGCAGTTTCTGTGTCACTAAACCCTACAATAACACACTCTACACCTTTAACTACTCGAGGCAGTACTTCGATATCACTTTTCAGTAACTGCTCTGCAATGAAGTTACGCGGCGCTTCAAACTTACCCGTTAATACGACTTTCTTATAACCACGAATGAACGTATCAGGACGAATCACTAAAGCTGTCGCAAAGCGTTCAATATAACGCACACGCTTTTTATCTGTAAATGCTTTTAACAGATACATTGTTTTAGCAGGAGTGAATGTTTTCTTAATAAGTTCATGGTCTTTAATGAACTCTAAGAACTTTTCGATATTAACACAAAGATGACTGATTTCGTCTGCGGTTGATTTGCCCACTTCTTCGATATTTAACGCGTAGATAAATTGACTCAACGTCTTTTTACGGTTTTGACGAATGATCTCGTAAAAACGTGGACCGACTTGTTCCAATTCTAAACTATAAATATCTAAAGCAGTTTTAATGAACCCACGACCAGCCCACTCGGTAATGGTTTCACGACCTACGTCTTTAATATCCAACCCTTCTTTGCCTGTTGCACGAACAATGTCATTAATGAATTGATCCGCACAATCAGCGGTATTGTTACAGGTTAATGTTGGACCAATCAAAGACACCGGACCACCACAACACGGACATACTTCAGGTAAACGCATGCGTGGTGTGTCGGTACGATCAATGACTTCATCCAGATGCGGAACAGAGTCGCCAGACATAACAATACGGATACGATCACCTGCACCAATCTGCAAGCCTAACAACTTACCTGCGTTAAATCCATTGGCACGTTGGCATTTAGACCCAGCAATCATTACTGGTTCGTAAATAAGAGTAGGGGTAATGCGACAACGGGTTACAGACCATTCAACATCTTTAAACCGCGTTACACCAAACAACGTATTGTATTTAAAAGCAATAGACCATTTCATTTCATCGCCCAAACGCTGACGAGTAGACAGTTTGTTTGCTTTCATGACATAACCATCAAAAGGTTCAACCGTATTGGGTGCTTGAGTTAACAATTCTTTTTCTGTTACCAGGCGAGGAATGTCAAACCCTTGATCGGCAAACCAATTACGAAGTTGTACACCGCTTTCAATTTTCAATAGCGGTAACACTTTAGGGTCGATCGCATAAACACTGCACGTAATCTTACCCTTAACGCTAAAACGATTATTTAAACTACTGCGTAACCAGCCACTGATTTGATTACGTTGTTTAAAGTCTGGAGTATTCGTTGATTCTTTAAGATCTTCGATATCCAGATAAGTAAGGTGTGCTTCTGCACGAATATCAAACTTATCTACATCTTTAAGTTGTTCAATAAAAGGCGGGATATGTTTGAAGTAACTTAACTGATGCGTGATGTTTTCACCTTCAGTTAATGTACCTTTGGTGACCAGGTGTTTTAACTTACCGAATTCATATTGAAGTTCAAGAGCCATACCGTCTAACTTTGTTTCAATATAAACATCATTGTCAAAAGAAGCTTTTAATTCATCGTAAGCACCAAAGTCGTACGTACGATTCAAAGAAGGAAAAGGTCTAAAATGCGGAACTCTTTTCAATTCTGCTTTATTGGAAAACACAACGGTCGCTTTTTGATCTAAGTTGTATTCCCAATTAGGGTGTTCGGCCGCTAACGTATCAAAGCGGTTCTTTAACAGATCGTATTCGGAATCACTGATGATGCTTTTGTTCTCACCCCAAAACAATCCATTGTGGTAATCCAATTGCTCTTTTAAATCTGCTAATGTGGTAAATGTGCTCATGCCAACCCCTAGACTAACTTTTTAATATAATTATTAATATGTTCATTCAGTTTTAAAACATCTCTTGCAATGTTTTGCAAATAGAACTGAGGGAACTGATGATGCTTATCCCAAACAATCAAGTGGTCATTTTTAGGGATGACTTCTGTTTGATGGATTGGAAAGTCGTCTACCAACACATAATGTTTATACCCTTGTGCATTCAGGTAGTCTACTTTACTTGGGTGTTCTTTAGAATTAATAACGTGAATAGATTTCCAATCAATGTCATTAAAATGTTTATCTAAAGAATGCTTCGTGTAACGCTCACCATTGATACTGTATCCTCGATGGGTGCATACGTTCAGATTAAAGCGTGGGTCCTTGTTAATAGCCCGTAGCCATGGCTTAAGTGCCTCATCTGGTTCTACAGTCAACATAAAGCGATCGTATTGTAAACCGTGTTCAAATACGCGCGCTTCTACTAATTTGGCGTCTTTCCCTTCAAGTGTTTTAACCGCTTTCAGGAAAGTAACATCACGGTTCATTGCGATGCCAAGAATCAAATGGTCAATCGAATCCCAAGAACTTTTGTGTTCGAGGTAATTCAACATATTGTTTCTAACATGCTTATGTGTTAAAAAAGTAAAATCATCCAGATCACAAAAGATATCAATGGGTTTCATAAAAAGTCCTTAAATAAAAAGACAGCATAATAAGTAAAGGGGCGGCCGCCCCTTTACTTAGTGCTTAACGTTATTTGATTTGTTTTAACAAAGCAGGCATAATGTTTTCAACTGATGTTTGGTAGTCTATTAAAGTATTGGTAGACAGCAGACGGTAACTTACATCGTCTGGTTTAACAATAATGGAAGCAAAAATAGAGCCCATGTGTTTTAAAGAATAAACAACCGAACCATCACCGGTGTCTTTATTTTTATAACCGGTGACCAAAGTTGTTTGACCTTCTACTAAATTCAGAGAGTCGTCTTTAAAATAGCATAGCAGTTTCAGTTCTGGCATGAGTATTACCTACTTGAAGCTTAAAGATAAGGTTGTCCATCTTAGACTGGTTCACTAAGTATGAAACTTTCTTTTTGTTGTTGTTTACCAATTGGTTCATTTTGTTACGGAATTGTTTGACAGTAGCCACTTTCCCGTTAACAGTGTACATGTTCCAATTGCCTTTGGTAAGCTTAACGTATTTGCTAATTTTTGCGTTGTCGTTACCTTTCAATATCTTTTCGGCACCATACAAGCCAACGAACCAACTCATATACACATCGCCGTCTGATACTGCCCTTTTGGTTTTCCTTTCAAGGTAACTGCGATTTTCTGCTAAACCTGCTGCTCCGATTAATATATTGGCTCGCTTATCGTGAACAGAACTCTTAGCAGACAATCCTAAGCGCTTAGCGTGTAATTGCACATCGTTACGCCATTGGCGGTTTGTGTATTGCATTGCCCCTTTAACATTAGAATGAGGATTAATAGTGTTTTGCCCAAAACGAGATTCTTTAAGCAAAACTGCACTTACAAGTTCGGCGGATTCACCGGTGAGACTTTCGGCCTCAATAACATATTTTTCTATTTTTGCATAAGCCTTTGCATCGGCTTTTGAAAGTGGTTGAACAGAATAGCTGGCTAGTGCAGCGCCCATCCCCACCATCATTATTAACATTCCCAAAATAAAAGATTTGATCGTAGACATACGTCCTCCGTTGTTTGACCAGGTGTAACATCATAACTACTGTTACACCTAGATAATATAGGTTTATTAATGTATTGACGTATTCGTATTCACTTCTCCACTAATAGTAAGACCGTCATAACGAATACCAATGATGTTCGGGTTAGGGAACATATTGGTCTGTGATGCATAATGCGAAACCATGATTAACTGTTGATGGTCTTTATTAACCATTAACTGTTGCACGTAATTAAAGAAACGACTGCGGTTAATTTCATCTAAGTAAACACCCACTTCGTCCATAATTAAAGGGAACCAGTCAGGTTTATAACGCATGCCAACTTTACGGCTTACGAAATTGATTATCTCGGATTCACCCGCACTACATTCTGATGCATCGCTGTTAGAGGTATTCAAACCATTAATGACAGGAAACTTGTACGTCAGATCGCCATTGGCCTTATTACAGGGTTTGAGTAATAAGGGTATGTTGCTGAATTCCTTAATGTTAGCGTTAACATTACCGCAAAAAGTTTTAATGAAATCTAGCATGAGTTTTCCGATTAGCCCTTTATTCGGACAAAGCCCATCCATTGATAATTTCACCACTTTAATACGACGTTTTAAACGTTTGATATCCGCATCGATTGACTCAACAACACTGGTCAATGATTTGTTACGGATGATCTCCGACATGATGTTATTCTTTTCTTTGGTACGTTCACTCACACCTATGTTGATGTGGTTTTTCAAACGGTAACGGTATTGGTCTTTAACGCACACACGGTAATTATTTAACAGCGCCTGGATCGAAGTACGTGTTTGTTCGTATTGTTCGATTTGTGTTAACAATAATTTTTGACGTGTAAGTTTACGTGTAAATAGACGTAAAGATTCGTTGTACCATATAACCTTACCTTCGGTGTGTTTAATCTTTTCGATTATCCCACCCATATAATTTTGGTTTATAACGTTTAAGCGTTCTAACAAACCTTCCTTTTCATCCATTAAAGGATTGATTGCTTGTAAAGTTTGGTTATAAGTTAACAGTAAATTGATACCATTCATTAACCCACTTGATTCAACTTTACCAATTTCGTACTCTTTAACAATATCAAACAGGGGTGCCGATGTACTACGTTGTTGTCTAATAAACGACATGATAGACTGCATCGTATTAAACCATTCGGCATCGTTCTCAATTAACTTGGTATACTTTTCAATGTCAGTATCGTATTGTTCCATTGAACGAGTTAATCCAGTGATATCAATTTGTAGATCTTTGATATCTTTAGGACTGATGCCCACTTTAAAGACGTGTGTGCAATCAGGACACGTTATATCAGTAGCCCCCAAGTAATGCTTCAACTTATGTTGCTTGGCTTCTAACAGCGCGCGAGTCTTGTGTTGTTCGTTAGACAACTTATCACGTAACTCGATATACTTGGTATAAGCGCCCCCAGTTAATTCAGGTGTTGAAGATATTTCTACACGGTACAAGTATTGTTTGAATTCATCCAATGCATTGACGTAACCTTTATAAAGATTAAATTGCTCCATCAACACGGGGTGTTCTGCTAACAGTGACTTTAACTGGTCGGCTTTGGTATTGTGACGTTTAAGTTCAGACATAATCAAACTGAGACGTTTTTCAATTTGTTTAGGGTCTTGCTTAATATCTTGCATTGAAACATGTTCACTCAATTCAGCCATTAAGCCGGAATAGTAAGATTGCTTTTCTTTAACAATCACTAATGAACGTTCATTAATTTCAATGGTTTGACGTAATGAACTTAACGTGTAGCCTTCTGGGTTAGCGATAGATGTTTTTAATGCAGAGCCTAACAACGTTAACAGTTGTTGACGCATATCCAATAATCCAGGTTGCTCTAATGAACTTGACAGTTCGCCCAACAATACCAGCCCTTGGCGTATTTCGTCATCAAGTTTGTTTGCATTAAGTAACAAATCAGTTTCACTCATGGATTGTAAATTTTCTAAATTAACCTTTTCCATTGTGTAACGACCAATCTGATTTTTCAATGCTCCACGTAAAGAGTTATACTCGTCTTTTAGTTTATAGAACACTCCCATAACGTAATCGACATTATTTGGGTACAATGACATAATGTATTCTTTACGACGAGCTGGAGACATATTTGTAAACAAATCAATAGGGAACATGCCACTCAAAGTACGACACGTTGTTTGGTCAACACCAAAATGTGTTTCTGCTAACATCTTTTGTGCTGTTGCGGTTCCGCCCTTATTAAGGTTCTCGCCGTCTATCTCAAATTTGTGAATAGCTTCTTTACCCATAATAGAAGTCATCACGTATTCTTTACCTTGCCACCGTATCGTAATTTGTTTACGACCACCGTCTTCAAACTTACTGGTTTCTGGTGGGAACGGATGCATTTCTTTAATTGTTGTACTTTTACCGCTTCCGTTTGTACTGATGAATAAATTAACATCAGTAAGCTTTTTAAGTTCTAATAAGTGCACACCTGACGTTTTTAAAGGAATAAATCCTTCGAGTAAAAATGATGTAATCATCTGCTCGCCTAATCGTATGTAAATTTAATTAACTGGACTATTAAATAGTCGCTGCAGTATCAAATTATGGTGGGGCCTTATGAACGTTTTACAATGTGTCGGTACGGGTACTGTTTCGAATACTAAGAATACAAACACAAAAGAAATATTTGTGTATTTACCTTTAAATAACCCAACTGCCGAAGGGGGTGTTCAACTCGATGTTAAACAAGTTGAAAACACCGCTCAAGACTCGGAAGGTAAACCTGTTACTACCAATGTACTCAAATCTAACAAAATGGTACCAGCTACTTGGATAGCATTAGGTGAACCTAACCGCTTAACACCCCCAGACGTTCGTGAAGGTACACAGGTCGCACTGTATAACGTTACCGGGTCTTCTGACTACTACTGGACTACTTTTGGTTTTGCTGCCGAAACCATGCGTTTAGAAACAGTTATATTCGGTTGGAACGGTGACCCTAATATCAGTAAAGATTCTACCTTTGATATTAGTAAGTATTATCAGTTTACAATTGATACTCGTAGTGGCGTAGTGAGTTTCCGTAACAGTAATGCTAATGGTGAAGCAACTATTTTAGATTTGACCTTTAACTATATGGCGGGTCATCTTTCTTTGTCAGGTGCTCAGAAAAGTCAATTAATCTTTGATGATGTGGAACATTCAATAACTTACATCAATGCCGAAGAATCCATATTTTCAATCAATAAAGAAAAAGCATTAATTTACACCAAAGATTCAATTGTGATGCATGCAGAAAAGCTTATGCAATTTGAGACAAAGCAATTCTTTTTAACAGCAGAGCAAACAGTCATTGAATCTACTGTCGGTACTCGCATTACAAGTCCAATCACAGAGCACATTGGGGATTTTAATGTAACTGGTGGCATTACTGCCAGTAAAGATATTGAAGCAAAAGGGATGGTCAAAGGTCTTAAAGGCGTTGGAAGTTCTACCATTGATCTGGATAAACACGTCCATGGTAATGGTAACGATGGTAACGATACAAACATTCCACACATGTAAATATAACTACTACTCCCGCAAGGGAGTAGTAGTTAGTATTATTAATAAGCGTTTGTATTGATGTTAAACGTATAGTTAGCCGCGCCACTTGCTTTCTCACGAATATGTACAATAACAGTAAAGTCATTTGCAGCAGATGGCATTTGAGTAATAGAAACAGTCCCACGTCCTACTACATTGGACAATGATGCTGTAACCGTACCCGCTTGAGCAATGTTGGCATTTGCTTGGTTAGGGAATGTTTGTGTTGCACTAATATAAGTATTAATGTCACCACCGCCACCAACCCACGCTAAGCCAGTATCCCATTGTTCCCCACCTACGTAGAATGTACCCGCTGATGAGTTTTGGCCTGTATTCACACGAACAGTACATTGACCTGTACGCATGTTGTAATACACGTCACCTTGGTCATCTGGTGTCACGTTACATTGAACTACAACCGCTTTAACATAAGGCACTTGAGATACGACAGCACCATAAGGAATACTGGTTTGTTGCCCCAAGTTAGTGCCGCTGACCAAGAGCTGAGCAGTAACACGTCTTACACCACTTTGGTTATCATTAAAGCGAACGTACACACGAGCAGATGTTACATTACTAATGCTAAGGTTGTCCTGCCAGTTTGCATTATCAAAACTGTACTGGAAGAAGTTCCCATTGTTTGATGAAGGTTCGGCATCACTGATATTAAACGTATTATTCGGTGATGAATCACTAATAGGTAACGTTAAATCAATGAACCCAATGGTGTAGTTATTAATGAGATAACCACGTTCAGTACCGGTATTATCATAATAACGGAAACCAAATCCTTGGGATATATTCGCGCCGTATACTGCCGAAGTTAAACTACGCGCTTGTCCTGCAATAGAACCGTTTGTAACCAACTGAGACGTTACACGCCGCCAACCTGCGCCCGTGTCATTAAAGCGCACATAGACACGTACGGCTGAACCGTTTTGAACAGTACCGGGATTCCATGTTAATGAATCGGCCCAACTGGCGTTATCAAAACTGTATTGGAAATAATTACCGCCATTAGACCCGGGTTCGGCGTCACTAATGTTAAAACTGGCATTAGGGAAACTAAATGGAAGATCCAATACAAGATCGATGAAACCGATACGGTAATTATTAATATCTCCTGCTGAACGTTCGACACCATTAGAATCATAATAACGATAACGTAACGCATTGGCAGGAACTGCATACAAATCATAACCGTAAGTCGTTGAAGTCCAAGTCGGTGGATTCCATTGCCCAACAGGTGTTAGAACGAATTTAGCTTTGACGTGTTTGGTTTCATTATAGTTATCCACACACTTGATATAAACACGGATTGTTCCATTGGCTGGAATTGACACGTAATCAAATGTTAATGAATTGCTATAAGTTCCGTTTTGGGTAGTAGAATAAGTGAAATAATTACCTCCGTTACCGCCGTCTTCCACATCAGTTAACGTAAAGAACAAATAGTTAACGTCCTTCGTATTAAACTTAATATCCATCGATTTAATACGACCGGTTGAAGACGTGTCTTGTGGAAGATCGTTAACGTTGTATTGTGCGTAACTCAGACTACCATTTAAGAGAGTCTGAATCCATCCATAATCAACTATCATACTGAATCCTTATCGATCACGAATAACGTCAACGTACTGGAAGAAGTCCGTAGAACCACGAACTGACCCGTCATCCACCACCATCGGAATCGTACGACCATGACGTTCACTGGAAATCAAATGTTTATCCAACACGATATAACTACGCGTATAAACAACACCAGTACCGTCCAAGTCTTGAGCAATCAATAACGCATTGTTGTCCGGAGGCAACATCACGTTGGAAGCAGTTAACTCAACCACACCAAAGTTTTCTTCTAAATAGAAGTAAGCTGGAGATGTAGTATAACTGACTTCCATAGCTTCTGCTATTTTAATCGCTAATCCGTTAATGACACAACGATAACCTTCCGGGATAATAACAAACTTTGCAGCCGCTGGCCGGTATGGGTCAAAATATGGTGCGGCGTTTGGAGAAGTCATCAGTGTTTCGGTAATGGAATTAGAACGGTTTTGGAAGATACCCACTTTAGGGATGACTACAGGCGGATATAATTCCTTGGCTACATCGAATGAAGCACTACCATTATAAAGCTGAGCTGGAATGGTGTAAGTCCGATTAAACCCTGGAGCAGTGGCAGTGTAATCAGATAACCAAAACGAAACATCACCAGCCACTTTACCAAATGCTCGGTTCAGTACAAATTTCATTCCGTTACCCGCTTGGTAAACTAACAAATCAGAATGATAAGAATAAAGATTATCATTTGATTTAGAAGTACGGGTTCCTGAATTAATTTGAGTTGCGTTACTGATGGTGTAACGAGTATCCGAACTTGACAAATTCAATGTAAATACATTTGCCGCTAACGTATAAGTGGTGAGAGCCGCCTCTAAATAAACCAGACCGTCAGACCAAATACACAAAGCTCGGTTGTTAGGAAGTGCAAATATAGATTGACTAAATTCACGAGGATAATTATCCGCATTCCCGCCGTAAAGTCCAAGCGCGCTACTGTTACGCTTAAAGGAAGCCATATGCAAATTCATAACCAATTGCGATACAGCATCCAATGTGACTTTAGCGCCTAAAACCCAAGCACCGTTATTGTACGCGACAGACGCATAACCGGTAAACTGATTAGCATCTGTAAAGCACAACCCATTCAAACTGACTTCACCTGTCATTTGTGAAATAGACACTAATGACTTAGGTGTAGTAACCGAAATGTCTCGCTCAGTAATACTGTCTGGTGTATTCACACCATAACGTGTAGCCGGGTTCCCCACAACGGTATGAATCAGTGAATTGTTCCAATTCAATTCCTTATAGATATAACTGCCTTTATCATTTGCCAAACAATAACTTAACATTACTGTACGGTTTGCAGTTCCACTGATAGGAATAACGCGTTCTGACAAATCACCAAAACTAAAGTGACGAGTTGGTGTAAAGATTTGGGTATTCGCATCAGAAGCAGGGTAAGTGATCGTAGGGTCTTCCAATAAAGGAATAACACCTTCGTATTCTGTTTGGATTAATTTCATCCGCAAAGAGTTACGAGTAGCAAAAGCATTGACGACCAAACCGTTTTCATTGATAACGCCAGGCGCGCTAACCAAGTCTAACAAGTTATCGTCCACCACATCCACTAACCATTTGCAATTAGCCAGATCATCAACCGTAGTGATGCTATCAACAGTAAATGGAATTAGTGATGCAATTGACCCGACGTCATTAATAACCAATTTGCCCGGATGGACAGATTCGGTAAACGTTAAGATTTTGTTTACTACTGTTGTTCCAATCGTAATCTTAACAGGTAAAGAAACGCTCATTAAGAACTCTTTATCCTGTACGCGCCAATCTGCCGTAATGGTTGGATTATCACCTGCTGCTAAAGCAGACTCAATAATGACACCAGGACCCGTTGTGAAGAAATCCAGTAAACGAATAGAACGTGTTTTCTGGATAGCATCGGTAACGTTAGACATATTAACCGTGTTGTACACAGCTTTATAAGCAGTGGTTACAATCTGGGATAATGTTGGATTGTTTTCAGGGTCGTTAACACCAAAGAAATAATGACCTAAAGACAACACGTTGTTAGCAATGCTGCAACTGATCAAACAACCTTTATGTGTAATGTCACCAAAAGTCGAAGACAGCACCACGTACGTGTTACCACTGGACGGAATAGTAGAAGCATAGTCGTACACCCCTTTATTCGCCAATGGTCTGAAAATGCCAATTTGACCAGCAGAATTCATCGCTCCCTTCATGTTCCAACCGGTGCCAGTATAATAATTCGCAATCATGCGTTCTTCACTTAAAGATAATGCATTGAGCGACTTAACCGTATCTGAATAGAACATCGAGTACGGTCCGGCAAAAGATGATTCATAACCAGGAGAAACAATCACGCGGTCAGAGTTCATGATTAACGTACAAGGACCCGGTTTAAAATAAGGAACCGTCCATGGGTCTTTAGCCGCACGTTTGAATTGATCGATGTGATGTAAGAATGCAAAAGGTAACCGCACGTTCTGCTGATAAATAGACGTGTCATATCCAATCAAAGAAGTTTGGATTTTGCTTTTCATCCCAGCTGGGGTAACAAAAGCATTAGATACGTTATTATTGTAATCAGTAGGAATAACCGCAGTACGGAAGTTATCAACTTTTTCCAGTTTAACTGTTTGAGTTGTTTCACCGTGTACCAATCCTACTTGTGCGATATGTTGGTCTGTGGGTGTTTGGTGTAATGTTACCCATGAAGCTATTACGCCGGCTAAGTAATTTAAGTTATCTTGGATAACGCCATTATCTTCATTAATAGTGTTTTCCAATTTATAACGTAATGCATTCAAAGAACTCAATAAACCCCCAAGGTGGGGGTCTTTGTTTTCTTCTACAGGAGGCTCTCCGCCCAAAATGATCATGGTTGCTCCTAGAGATTGGAACCCGTCGGTAAATCTGATTGATAGATGTAATCCAATACACCTGCATCCATTGGTAGACCGATAGACACTGGGACTGAACCCGCAATACGTGCTGTAGACAATATTGCGTCACCAATCATAAACGTTGATTTCCGATTGATTAACAGAATTTGCAAAGCATTGGTAATAACTTCAGCAGCAGGAATTAAAGACAGATTATGTCTGATCTTTTTACCCGATACAATAAAGTAAGCTTTGTCACCGTAACACGTTGCATAAACATAAAACGTTTTGTTACCCGGGGATGGATCGATATCACGTAAATCAACTGTGCCTGTTGGGGCGTCGTATTGAGTTCCGTTGATAACTAACTTAGTCCCTGCTTTGAAATAGATAATCCAACCTGAGTCAGGATAGCAACTGGATAACAAATAAGGGCCATCAGTTGTGTTAGCGATACAACATGCTTGTCCTGTATAGGTTTGGTCGTACAAAGCAGCAAAACCTACTTTAGGAATCATTGCAATAGAACCACTTGGTGTATAGCTTCCTGAGGTAACCACACTACGGGTAAACTTATTCGTACTCAGATTATAATCGTAATCCGGATAGAATGCCGTACTACCACCTGAAACTTTACCCAGTAAACCAGAACTTCCTTTTACAGTAATAACGTTTCCATTTTTGTAACTTTGGAAATGTCCTGTTGTCCCACCTACTTGAACATAGAAACTAGGACTTGCTGTGTCCCCGCCACCCATTGTTAAAATAGTAGAAGCATCAAGGAAAACTGGAGCAGTGATTGGGTATACACCATTGACAGGCGCGCCTACAGTAAAGTTAATTGCCAACACTTGAAGACGGATAGTTGACGGGCTGCTCGGCGAGTACCAATGAACATTAACAAACATTGGTTGGTTAGCTGATAGCCCGGCGTTGGAGATATCCCGCTGAGGAATACTAACACGTAATCCCATAACAGTAGCGGTAGATCCATCTGACTGCACCATAGACTTGATTTGGTTCAGTACGCTTGCCGTCATACCGTAATAATTATTAGCGACAACATTTAACGTCATGTCATCATCTTTAAATGTTTTAGTCACTGACCGTGGGCAAACATAATAATTATCCAAAACGGTAGCCATATTACCGACTTGACGTGAAACATTATTCCATGCACCATTAACCAACAACAGTCCCATTCCTGACAATGTTGTTACGCCCATCTCGACACCAGCTGCTGCTAATTCGGCTGCTGTTCCGCTATATGCGTTAAACAATTGCCCGTTATGAAGGTTACTACGATAAACGGTATTTACTAAAGGGCGCGCTTTCATATTACTAAGTTTAATGTTAGTAATGCCCGCTCTCAAAGCAAAAGCACCGGTTACTTTGCGGAAACCCATAATGGAGTTTTGTGCATTAATGTCTAACCCAGGAATCCATTCTCCATCGATATCATTGGCTGGAACGTTAGAACCTCCACCAATTTGTAAAGGCGCTGGAGTTTTAATTGCGATGTTAAATGAAGTCCAATTATTCGCCGCAAGTGTTGCATTAGCTGTTGATTTTAACAAAGCGTCAGCTGCAGTGGTATTACCGCCTTTAAGCCCTATGAACCCGGTAGGCACATAAACGTGGTCACCGTTATCACGAAGTACCAACAAGTCACCAGTACGCGTTACAATCCCGCCATAAGGTCCCCAGTTATATCCCGCCACGTTAGCCGCAAAATCGCTCAATACAAATTTACTTGAACCCGACAAACCATCATTCGCATTTAACGCATTAATGGGTTGTTGCGCCGCAATAGTAATTGCCCCACTGATACAATTTATACGAATAGTCATTTCAAAACTGACGTATTGGAACCAGTTCAAATCAGCATTACGATACAAAGGACGATGCACAACTTTCATCAACATGACGTCAGGTGATTCTTCGGCAAAGAAAATAGCCGCATTATAACGTCTAACAATGTCGGTTGCATAAGGTGTGATTGTATTAATAAAACGAGTAATGTGACCTTGCGCATCTGTTACCGTAGCATCAGGAATCCAATATGCCGAATTAGTATATTGATTACCTGTCAGATCTTTAAAGGTCACCGGCACCGCTGTAAAAGTCACAACAGTTTTAGTCGTCAAATCACTGACTAATGCGCGATAGAAATAAACTTTAAGATCGTCTGGCTGGCTTACAATGTAAATGTAAGTTTTTGTCTTAAAGCAATGACAAAACGTTGGGTCGGTTAAAGAAGCGCCAGGGATATTACTTAAATCAAATTCTTTATAGTTGTGTGTGTCAGGATTTAACGTGCCGTTAGTTAAAGCACCAAACCATTTCCCTTTAACTGAGTCACCCGCAACCATAACCCCAGGGCCTGAGCCTAACATAACTGTATCTAAAGCATATCCCTGAGCTGTTAAAGCAGCGTTGGCATATTTAAACCCGGTAAAATAATAAGGTTTAGTCGCGTCTTTATAATCGTCAATAAAACTAAAGTACAAACCTTTTACACGACCGTCATAATGACGTTTAACGGAAACCAAACGACCATTGTTTTCAAGACACATAGCAGCGCAGTTGTTGTCAGTCCCTAAACCTTCAAAAGAGCCATCGATGACAGGTGGCAAATAATCATCAGCTGTTAAAGAAGAAATTGGTAGTAGACCGTTATTTAATAAACCTGATGTATCAGGAACAGCTGCTTTAATGGCTGCTAATGCACCGGCGCTGGTAGAAAACAAATTAGTTGTTGTACCTAGAACATCTTGCGCTACAGTAGCAGTAGCAAAGTTATCGATGTTTTGTAATAACAACATGGCTGCTGTAACTTTGTGGGGGTTACCACTATTCCGACCATGATTAATTAAATTGGTATTAACTAGATTATATTTAGCAATCAAGTTTTTAAGTGTTGTATCAACCAACGCAAAGATTTGAGTAATAGTTTGGCTTTTACTTACTTTGTTCTGATAAACACCTACCAGGTATTTAACGTACAGAACCAGTTCAGACCAATCCATTAATTCTTCTTTTGAATGCCAGTGATAAGAAGATGGCAACGTTGGAGGAATTTGAATTACCTTAGACCATGGGATAGGTTCAGACCCATGCGAAATAGCATCGAGTTGGTCTTCCAAGCTACTACGCGGAATAAAGGAAGCGCCGACTGAATGATAGCTAATGGTCAACTCGTCGTAAGACTGTAATAAAACGTCATCCAATTCGATAAACGTATTAATGTCCAATCCGGTCATTTCAATTAATGGCATGGGTTTAAAGACTTCTTTCCAACCCGTTTTAATTGATTGCCCACTGGCGTCTTTGATCTTAACTGAACCTGCTTTAAAGGGCGCGCCGTTAGGAACAATCCAAGGACACTGTTTATCGCTCAGTTTTTGTACTTCGTCTTTAATGTCGTTAACGGGGTTAGTCCCTGCCGGATCAAACTGCAAAGCCGGCCACATTTCAATTAACATAAAAAACTCCTAATGGGGGAGGTAACTACCTCCCCACATGGTTTAGCTTTGTATAATTTCAGATGGATATGCCCAATGCATTACACCGGTTTCATCAATGTTACCCGTGACCGCAGGAATAGCTCCACCACGTTTTGTTTCTGATACACGTTTGCCGTTTAACAAAAGAACATTTGAACGGGCAATGTTTAATATTTGGTTAGCATTCGTTGTCACTGTCCCAATCCAAATATTAAATGAAGTATCATAACGTTTTGATTCTGAGATTTCGTAACCCGCTATACCGTCTGTTACTGACGCGTAAATATAGAAAGTCGAATTACCCGGGTTTGCCTTAACTGTACGCAAATCAATAACACCCGCTGGAATGGTGTAAGTCTTACCATTGAACATTGGATACGTTGTTGATTGGAAGAACACAGACCAAGCCGGGTCAGGATAACAAGAGCTTAACCCAACTGCCTGAGAGCCCACTTTAACTAAGTTAGCGGCACCACCTGAATATTGCTGGTCATACTTCAACCCTTTACCCACTTTAGGTACGTACGATATATTGTTAACACCTAAAATATTTTGCATATAAACAGAAGTACGTTTAATCAGTTTATCACTAATGCCTACATCCCAATCAGAACCACAATGAGAAGCATTGCCAGTGTATGAGGTACGTAAATAACTGTTAAACGCGATAGACATCAAAGATCCGTTAAAATAGATATTTGATACGTTTTCAACCAAATTATTTATAGCATAAGTGAAAGGATAAGCAGTGGCAGTCAGTGCGTTTTGACGAGTCATATCGTTGATGTCACTTTTCGATATAACGGTATATCCTGTTACTGTGCGGTCATTACCACTCGTACTGTAAGTAACAGACAACACGCCCAATGCCGTACGACGTGTACGGTTTGCAACATCACCATAAGACACTTGAACCAATACAGGTTTAGACGTGATCGCTGCATTAGGAACAAATGTTAAATCAATAATGATCGCTGCATAGTTTGGTGTATTTTGATATTGCGCTGGAATTAATTCTGCTGCAATCGCGTCGACAATTGCTTTCGGGTAAGTAATATAACCCGACGGGGTAATGTTTAATACGTTATTTGACCCATTTGATAACGTAACACCAATCGGCATTAAAATGGATTCATCTTTAACCGGAACACGCCATCCCGGATTACCTCCGGCATAATACTTGCCTTGTAGCCCAATAGACCACACTGTCAATCCTAAACCAGTAATCCCGAAAGCACTAATTGCCGCGGCATCGCCTGTCAAGTTAACGCGTGGAGTCAATGGAGAAATATTTGTTTTACGCACATTATTAGACAAAGGTCGTGATAATACCGATGCAAAATTAATGTTCTTAAAACTATCCCTTACCGCATAATCACCTGTTACGTCACGATGGAATACACCTAATGCTGAATTAGACGACTGTCCAATTGCATTATAAAACTCACCTGAAATATCGTACGATACAGATGAGCTAAAAGTTGAACTCAATATTGGTGATACAATAACTTCAACACTTGATTTGTAATTGAAGTTAGGGTAATTCACTTTATTAAAGTTCTTAGCAATTGCATCGTAAGGTGATGTAGCGCCGGTAGTAATCAACTGAACGTAATGTGGTGTGTTGGTATTGTTAACTGTAGCTGTTATCAGCATATTGCCGTCAGGCATTAAAGACCAACCGTTCTCATTACGTGCGCCGTTAGACCAAGGTAAGTTAGCCCCACCATTCGGACGATTATAATACGCATTTAACACTGCACCGGGATTAGCAGAACTACTAGGATCAATAGTTGGGGGTTCCAAGTAATCAACCATAGTCATAATGCCTGTTGCAGGGTCAAACTTATAATTATTTTCAGGTGTAAATGCAAATGATGAGTTGTCAGTGTCGTTCACAATGTTGACGTTAAGAAACCCAAATATTTTAATCAACCATGTGTTTGTATCGCCTTCTGTTTTGGTACAAAAGTTAAGCATTGCACGATAAAACGTTTGCATCGTTAACGTGTTAACGAGCGGTGGATTAAATTTAACATATGAACTTAAATAATTACCGTTTGCATCAGTTTTATTTTTAGCCCAAAGGAACGTATCACTGTTTGTAAAGGAATCTCCGTCCGCATTGGTATAAGTCAGGTTCATTCGTGTAGGAATAACTTTCGCACCTGTTACTAATGCCGAAGTTGGCATGCGATAAAATGCACGCGCATTAACACCTGTATTATCTGCTGCAAAAGCCTGGATAATAACAACGTAAGCTCCCATTAAGTGAATGCTCATTACTTGGCCAGTTAAATTGGCTTGAATTAATGCACTTAAATCAACTTCCACCACGGTGTGGTAGGCTGGGTTCAACGTTCCGTTAGTAAATACAACGAACCATCTGGAACCCGACCCAATGAGCATAATGTCTCGCCCTTCGGATTGAGCAATTGTATCAACCACTACACCTGCTGCGGTTAATACTGGGTGCGTGTAACGATAAGACTGATAATTAACCGTTAGTGTGTTGGGGTAACCTGTGATGATCGAGAAAAACAAACCTGATGTTTGTCCGTCAAAATGGTTACTCAACATACTGATCGTGCCGTCTGTTTCGGTACAAAAAACCGCACACTCAGATAATGAACCCAGCCCTTCAAATGAACCACCAATAGTTGGTGGAATAAATGAAGTGTTACCGTAAAAGGATATTGGCAATACGTCGGCTTTAAGATAAGCATCACCATTGAATCCGTAACGCTCAATCAGTTTGTCTAATCCGTTTGGCGTAAGGCGTTGGTTAGGAACACCCCGTAATACTTCAGCAATGGAGGACGTTGGGATGTTATCAACTAAACCTTTACCGATTTGTGCTTTAGTTAATCCATGCGCATCAATAGCTGTTTTATGGCGCGCTAAAGCATAATCAATGAAAGCACCATTACGTTCAAAATACTTACGGACTAATGCAGTTTGTGTTTCAACTGCTATGCGTCCATAGTTCTGTTCGGTTTGTTGCAACATGGATGACCATTCATTAATCATGTCTACGACATCACCAAAAGTCGTGATTTCGTAAGTCAATGAATGTGTGTGCCAAATCGGATCAAACACAACGGGCTTGTTTTTAATATTGGACCATTTAATTAAACGCTGATCATTTGCTGCGTTATTAATCAGTTCAATAAAGGAAGCATCAAACAAAGTAGAAGAACCTGTTTGATGATAATCCATAACGACTTGTTTAATATCAGGGTTGGTCATTTCAATTAAACAAGCGACAGGTGCAGCGCACAATGCAGATAACGACCCCATCATGCGATAAATACGATAATCGTTTTTGGTTAACAGATTACCATCAAGATCATAGACCTTAAGAGACTCTACGAAAAAAGGCGCATAACGAGGTACGAATACGTTTTGGTTATCGTCTAATACGTATGACTCGTCATAGACTTTGTTTTCGGTAAACTCTTGATACAGATCAAGTTTAAAACCAGGAATGATGGGATAGTTCATGTCATGACCTTTATTTAAGAATTAACGTCCCGTTAACCAACTGAGTCAATATTGTTTTCAATACACCAATCGTAACAAACATGTTGGGGTTGGTACCCGTAATATCTGTAGCGGCGGCAGTTGGGAAGTTATCGACGTTGTTTAACCCAACCATGGATTTATCTGCTGAGTGTGCATGTGCCAGATCAGCCAACAAGTGAGCAGCCAACAATGCCGATGCTTGGTTAGGGTCGGTGACTTTGGTTAACAGTAATTGACGGATTTGTACCATCAGGTCTGTAACGTTATAAACCATGTTCACAGGGTGATCATGCGGGTCAGAAGGCCATTCTGTAGGAACATTGATAAAGTCTTCCCAGAACGCTTCACGGTCGTGATTTAAGATGTTTGCTACGAGTGTTGCATAAGCAGCGTCATCTAAAACGAACGGACCACCAACTGTGTTGTAACGTACAACGTAATTACCAGTACCAGGATCAGGAACAACAAGGCTACTGAAAATGTTTTTATTATATTTTTGAGTAAAGACATCAAAAGTATTTGCCAACGCATATTGCTGTCCTGCGTTTATTAATGTCCCCGTAATGGTTTTATCTGCATTAATAACAGCATTACGGTACAACTGAATTCCATCAAAAAAGAAAGGTGTAGCGCGAGGGAAATAAACGGTATTACCACCGCTGAATTTGAAAGATTCCGTAACGACACAATTAAGATTATCGTTAAACGGGTTAAACGGATATACAGGCTGAGCCATAATTGTAGTCCTTAATAAATTCTATGTTACTATGACTAAAGGGGTGAGTTCATAAAATCTCACTTTGGGAGCCAATACATGTACACTTATGTAAGAGGTATTGTCCGTTGGGCTACTGGTCCTACGGGTTATAAGCCTTATGATGTTTCTAATATTCCGCTGAATGCTTTCTATAAATATTTTAAAGAAGCACTTATTGTCATTGAAGATTCATTATATCAGACGAAAGTCGCGATTAAGTTCCAAGATTACCAAGCGGTCTTTGGTTCTTATACCGGAACAATTCAACAATGGTTAAATGACAACGCTGCCAACCCATTGATAACCTATAGCGAATACCCTTCTGATGTTTATCGTTCTGCGACATTACACGATATCCAATATGAATGGTTTACGTTGTTACCAGGTGATCTGCGCAAGTCTTCTGCGGATCAAGATAAAATACGTGTAGGTAATGGTCCTGACATCCGTGTACATAAAACGGATAACAGTTCAGTTGACTATAACAAACTGAATGCTTGTACTTTGTGGTTAGTCAATAATCATTTTGTACGACATATCACGGACGGGACTGACATCTACTTAATTAATGCCGGTAAGCATTATGCGGTAAATAGTCGTACTCATGCGTGTTGCATTAACTTTAACGGTATTGGAACTATTCAAACAGCTCCTATATTAAAAGACGATATCCATTATACCATCGATGGTTCATCGCCCCACGTTAAAGTCAAGACTACCATGGATTTAAATAACCAAACGGTATGGATGGTTATTGGTGGTCGCTTATACATGGATGATGTTGTACGTGTTACCGGGGACAATACTGTAACGTTAAATGTTACACAGGTAGATTGGTTCGATAAGATCTTTACCAGTCGTAACTTCATTGATCTTACAAATGTTATTGGTTCGGAAGTTAAGATGGTAGCAAGTGATTTCTTCAGTAATGAAGCATTCTTTACTAACTTATTAACTGACCCTTCTTCTTTCTTTGTATTGATCGACAACACCACTTTAGTTGTTTCTTTGATACCGACAACGGAATACTTATATCCGTTCACGTACCATACAGAACGTATCGAAAAATTACCACTGCTCTTGAACAATGGGCTTATGCCTAAGTACTTCACTCGTAAATTCAACAATCGACGTTTATTGGACATTGATGCCGGTACGCATAAACGTTATGTCTATCCTTCTGCTGGGAGTAATAATGGTGGTGGAATTTTTCATGGGGAAATTAACCTTGGTTTTCCTGAAAGATATAATCGTGGATATCTTCTCGAAATTAAAGCCCTGGTCTAAAGGAGTACATACTGTGACTGATATTAAATCAACTGCTGAAGCAGCACCCGAAGAAGTCAGAACTGTAATTGAAAGTAAACTGTCTACTTTTCATTATGTCATTTGGGCTGCTGTAATTATTTTGACTATCGCAAGTGTGTCAATCAGCTACGTTGCATTGAAACGCAGTACACTTGATAACGAGTCCATCCGATCTCTTAATGAAATATCATTAAGAATGAAAACATCGCTGGACACGCTGACCAAACTCAATAAAGACAACCTTGAGTTTAACGCCAACAAAAATGCGTATATTGCTCAGCAAAATACTCAGACGGATTTTAATTATGATGACTTGGTTAAAAAGTACGGCGCTCCTTCCACTGCTCTTAATCCTGATGACGGCAGTAATAAGTGGCTGTTCTCACAACCCGACGATCAACGAAGCAACAAACCGACTGGAGATAAATAAACAACAAATCGTTATCGGAACATACGTGGACCAAATGACTAACCTTACCGATTCCATGTCGGCAATCCCTGTTCAATTGGATATTGACAATAACCCACCGCCTACTCCGGTTCAAACCGATTTGGATGCCTTTCTAAAAGAGAACGATTGCACGGTAGTACCGACCGATCAAAAGGACGGGTGTTATGTGCGTACGCGTTTAGTGTTAATTAAAATGGCGAGACGTATTGATTATTTGAGTACCAATAATTATGTCGCCAAAGATACCATTAAACATTTACAAACTAACGTTAAATCTATCATCACAGGTTTACAAGATTTAAAGACCGGTGCAGCGTTAGCAAAATAAAAATAAAGCATACATAACCTAATCCTACCCGAAAGGGTAGGATTAGGAATTATGATTTATGCTCTCTTATTTAAGAGAAATCACCCAACTTATATGACGTGGGAGGAATTACTTTACTTCTGCAGTCGTTACCCACATTTGTTCCACAGGATCCCATGTACTGGACTCAGTAGGACGTTTAGAAGGCACACGAACATAACCTGCTGCTGTAAGGTCGGTAGTATCAACAAGTGTTACAAAAGAACCACTGGCGGAATTCCACCAAAAATAACTTGTACCGTCGGCACTCATTCCGCTACCCGAGATCTTTGATAACAACAGATCTTTAGCACGGTCTTTTAATGTAGTCGTAGAAAGAATGGTACTAATGGTTTTGTTGGCATTAGAGAAAGACATAGCGCAAATAGTAACGCCCACAGTCATAATAAAGAAATGCCACTCACTAGGCCACCCAGTTCCACGTTCAATTGAAATACGAACAGTAACCGCATCCATGTAAGCAATGTAACACATTGTAAACACCGATACGACACCGCTGATGTAACGAATGATGTTACCCCAAATACCAAATACGCGAGCTTCAAACCCCGGCTCTCTTGAACTTAAAGGAGCCGTGGGTGAATCGTCAGGTGTGTCTTGTTCAGTTGTCATTATATTCTTAGTCCGGTTTTCCAATCTATAAGGATAATTTCGGCCTGGTATAACCCAATAGCGACTGAGTCAATAGAGTGTTCATCTAACTGAGACAAATCGATTCCATTAGCATCCAGGTTCTCATAAGCCATGACTCCTATTTTTACATCTTCTTTCTGCGTACCAGAGAAATCAGCACCAACAGTTGCTTTAGCTAACTTAGGTAATACGTAGGAAAGATGTAAAGGTCGTTCAGCTTTGTTACAAGCTTCTCTTAATAATGCAACGGCTTGTATAAGTTGCTTAAACGTACCAGGAGATACACCCAGAAAGTTATCTTCACAAATAGCCACATCCGGCTCATAAATGTTAGCAATACTTTTTAATGCACGAGCAAGTCCATAAGTGCGCGCTAAAACTCCAGTACCATTTATAGTGTCGTCAAATTGTTCAGGAATGTCAAATTTAACTTGTTCACCAAAAATGGTATTAGAATAAATCAATTTAGGTTTAACATCTTTAATGACGTCAACATCAATGATGCTAACGCCCATATTAGTGGTAGAAGGGTCAACGCTCATGACCCTTATTTTACCGTCGTTTACTGCATAACGAGAAAACATATCAAGCCTTGATTTTTACCGGCTTGTATATCGACGACTAAACAACGTACACCTGTTTTGCCTAAGCGTAATTCAGCAGGTGCGTCATCTGTTAATCCTTGGTAAACTAACGTAAATGCCGATGTGGAATAATCAGCATAGCTGCTCATTTTCCATGAACCGGTCAACGTGTAGTCATTAAGTAATGTAGCCAGTGTATAAGCCCAATCACCCAGTGATGTCATCGCGTCGTATACAAAACCATTGGATAACACAGCAAATGGATTCAACAATACCTCGTCGGGCAATGTGACTTGTTTTGCCAACCATGTTAATTCTTTTAAAGTCAATGTTTGTAACACAGGCGAATCGGTAGCAGTAACAGTTAATGACGCACGGTTTTTAAATGAAGTCAATGCGTTACGGTTAAGATCTTGTAAGTCAAAGTAAACATATCCGTCATCACCTTTATAAGCTTGTGATTCAAAATAGTTAGCTTTGTCTAAATCATAACCGTAAACGATTGCTACCAAACCGACAACGTCACTTAACAACATACCTTCTTTAATAGGAAGGTGTGGGCTGTTTAACAGATAGTCAGGTAAGGTAGTCATCATTAACTCCCAGTGGTGCTAGAAGCAGGCGCGCCGGCTACCAACATAGGGTCACTGTTACCGTGGTCGAAGCGCAGAGTAACTACACTGTTAGACTGTGCGTTACGGCCGTCACGTTCGCTTAAGAAGTGTGCAATATTCAAAGACAGCGCTTCTTTATAACTGATTGTTGCGTCACCAATACTACCGCGTTGATCGGTGTCAATGCCCCAAAGAATGCCTACTTCATTAATAGCAGTTTTGGAAGCGTCACCTTTAACAATACGTGCAGCATTAACAATTTCAGCCAGATCGTTGGCATCTAAAGAACAGTCCAAAATAGCCGAACCGTTAACGTAAGTATTAGACGCTTGGATAGTGCCATCGGAACCATAAATGACAGGCTCTGGATTAAAGAGATCATCTTTCTGGTGGATCAATGGATCTGGAATTTCGTTGTTGGTGTTAGGATCGCGCACTACAACCAGCTCTTGTGGATTGTAGTTAGTGAAGTCGATAAGCTTCACGTAATAAACAGCATACTGAATACCGTTATAAGTGGCAACAATACGCAGGCGATATTTGGCACGGGTTACATCGTCCAGGTCATTGCTTAACGGACGAGCAATCAGTGGGATCATTGTAAACAGGGATTGGTCGATAGGCTGGTGCGCATTGACACGCATGTTAGAAACACCATCGCCATCAGTACCTGCGCAGTTCGAACCACGAATACCTAAACAGAAGTATTTAAGCTCAAAGTCACGGGCTGCTTTTTGACCCAAAGATTCATCACCAAACAAAGACATCAACTCATTAAGAGTGGTGTACTTAGGAACAGTGATTGGGCGATTGGTCGCCACGCATTTATAAAGTAAACCGCCAAACGAAGTATTCGCGTACACTTGTGCGGGATTATCAGACCTGGCTTGGTCTTGTAATTCCGTGTTGGATAAAGCCATTTAAAACTCCTTAAGCGGTATACATAATGAAATAGTTTGTAAAATACATAGAATCCACAGACATCATCACTTGGTATTTCTTTGACGTGAGTTCGTGTATAAATTCAATGTCATCGTATTTCATTCCAATACCGCTTTTATTATTAATGAAATTGGCAACAGATAATGGGTTTATTGTGACACCGACTGGAAACTTAAATGTTTCATAACCGGCCACATCAATTTTTGTTAATGCCCACGTAATGGGTGTAGCTCCAGGTGAAAGATACACTTCAAAAATAGCTTGGTTCTTTTTATCAATTCCGCTAAATTGCAAATTGATCTTTGCTATTTCTGCTGGGCTAGTAATCTTTTTCTCAATGCAATAAACTTTTTTAGCTAATCCCAAATCGACATTCATAAATCACCTATAACAGTTCGGCGTACATTGCGTTACTAAAGTTTATTGTGGATTTATTAGGTGCGCTAACAAACACAGTACCGTAATACGTAGGAGGGATAATCAGCTCGACAATGTCTTTACCTTGCAATACACCATAATACGTTGGTGGTATTAACAAAGTAGTAGATTGACCGTCTTTACCGATGTTTCCGTAATACGTGCCAGGTAACACTAAACCGTCGCTTGGAACGCTACTAACTTCAGCTGCAATATAACTACTGTTCGGGATTTTGAATACATCTTTAAGTCTATCGTCCGCAGTAATCACACGTCTAAAGTTTGTTGAATCAGGGAGGCGACCAACAATAGTCGTACTGGTTTCAAGACGTAAACGATCACGATGATTAAAGACAACAGTTGTTTCAGTATTGGCGTATAAACGTGGATCCCATTTTTGTTTAAATTGAACCCCGCTAAAGTCCCCTACTTCTCCATGTCCTAATCCTATCCAATCTGAATTACCTATCATGTTGTTAACAGGCATTTCAGTAACGTCTACGCCATCATCAATGGTTTTAACGGTATGAATAGTGTAAGAACTTAACGTCATCATTAAGTCGATTAAATCGGATTGTATCGACCGCATAGTTGGGTTAGAAGCCAAATCCCAACCTGTTGCTGTTTTAAAGATAGTCCAGGCAAAGTCAATCATTTCGCTAGAAGTATATTCAGCAAAATCTAACGCATAACGACCTAAGAAAGTATCGTATGATGTTTCATCGGTTATTTTTGCTAACCCGGTTTGATACATAAGCGTTGTAGCGGTCTTCACGCAACTGCGTTGGGTTACGTCACCGTATTGACTGTAAAGCTTTTTATGCTGCCACATTGCGTTGTAGACGTCAAGAGCATAGGACATCAGTTCTTCCGCAGAAGTTACGGAAGTTACTGTAACAAATTGCTCACGAATAGTTTCAGCAATTTTGTCTGTCACATACTTAACACCCCCACCAATGTCTTGTAGTCCCTTTATAGACGGTGGACTTAAACGCATAACGTTTTGATAATAAGGTGCTTCAATAACAAGCAAATTATTACCTTGTGCAGCTTGTGTCAAATAACGCCACAATACAAAAGCATCATTCGCATTCATACGAAGAACACGACCATCTTTTGGATTGGAGACACTGACACTGATATTGTAGATTCCTTGACTTGCCAAATAAATCCATTCATTAAACGCAACGGTCATAGAAGAATCATTGTGACGGTTAGTAAAGTCAGCAACTTGTGATTCTAATACTTTGGTTGGTATATCCGTGTGAAGTGAATGTGTGGCTTTATAGTCAGCATCGTTTTCGTAAATAGAGAACATTAAACGGTTATCAGTCGCTAATGAAGCTTCTTTAGTAATCAACTGTTCCGTCGAAAAGAATTCAGGTTCGTATTGATTATTATCGTTTAAGTTTTTACGGGTACGACGCCAGGAAGGTGTTGGGTACAAGTCTTTAATTTGAGACTCTGTGTTTAACACCAAATCGTATTCCATGATAGGAATATTACGGGGCGTTAACAAGTTTACTATCATACGTTCTAACGTATAAGACTGTCCCGCATTCCTTGACAGCCATTCAATGTTTTTATGTAACCACATTGTTTGGGTGTTGGTCAAAGAAGACTTATAAATACTAAAGTTCCCGTACGAATCGATATGACTCCAAATATAAAAGTCATGTGCGTATCGTGTTTTAATGGCCTGGAAACGAGTTAAGTGTAAACACTTTAATATCCCTGCTGACAACTCTACCACCATCTGGTGGAGCATGAGGTCTTCAGTAACATGGTACTCGCTTTCAAACATTGCAGGGGCTTCTGCATTAATATATTGCTGCACTGCCGGAATGAGTTGTTCTTCATTCCACAAAACATAATCTTGGTTGTAACGCAGAATCTTATAGTTCTTAGCATTAATGGACACGTCATATGCTATCGGAAACAAAATACCATTAATCAATACTGATTGAGAAGGGTATTGGGCCACGAGTCTTTTATAAAGATCTCCACCCTTTAAGTATCCACGACGCGTTAACAAATGGGTGGTCAAATTTTCTTTATTAAAGACAATGAGTTTCCCAGTGTCCAATGATATAACTGACATTTCGCTATCTGTGGCATGGTAATCGCCAGCCAGATTCATGTAATAGCGCCAAGTCGTTTTATCTAATCCTACTTCATATCCTGCGGCTTCCAAGGTATCGTTATCGCGTTGAGCGATAGCCTCTAGTTTCACCACCATTGTGCGTGCTAACTGAGAAGTCACAGAATAAAAATTGTCTAGATCAATTCTATTCATTTTATTTTTCCATAATCGAGGTTAATAATGGCTCAAACGCGAAGTATGACACGGGGGAATGACCGTGCACAACTTTCCCAACTTCGGGAAAGTATCACATCTACTAACCCCTTGGCTGCAGCTACCCTTCGTAATGCTGTTGCGCGAAATGGTCGTGGACCAGAGTCGGACGAATTAACAGCTGGAAGACAACGTAATAACATATACCCGCATAAGTTGGAGAAGCTGAGTAACATCTTAGCTAACAACATTAATGCGGCTCATGACCTTCGTGCTATTACACCCTACATAGACCGAGCGGAGCTGATTTGGTCGTCTCTGTTACTTTACCCGAATGGTGAACAAACAGATATTTTACGCTACGACACAAAGAAATCTCGTCACAAAAGTACGGCGATGCATAACGCCCTTATAAAAATCTGGAAAGATTATTATACAAACGACTATAAAATCGAGGATGAACTCCGAGATATGATAAATGACATATTGTGGAATACAGGTTCCCACATTACGTTGTCCTTATCTCGTGTAGCAATCGATTATTTGATCAACGGTATGGAAGTGGTTAATCGCGAAGGTAATGAAGCGTTTGATCCAGAAAAAGTTTATCAAGCATCAAACGGTAACATGACATATGATGTTAACAAAAAAGGCTTCCGTGCGATTAACAAAGGCATTTATGTTGCCTCTCCTGTAAAGGAAGAAGTCAGCACTTTAAGCATTAATGGTTTGGAATCATTCTTAACTCGCAAGCAAGGGACTAACCAAACTGAATTTGATATTTTGGCGGGTTCTAAATTAGCGGGTACGGGCTTTGAAATTACAATGACGGATAACCCTGTCATCTTAGCATCCAAGTATATTGAGGATAAACGTAAAACTTTTAACCAGCAGAACTATGCAGGTAATGAATCTTTTTCGAGCATCATTCAAACTACGGTCAGCAATAACCAACAGCGTTCTATTGCTGAAATGGAAGCTGACGATGGTAAGTCTAACCCAGAAGGGAAACACGCTAAAGGGCCTAAAGATCCTAAAGCCAAAACACTTAACTTGGATTTGTCTCAGTTGAATTCAATCCAAAATGAGTTATTCCCGAACCGTCGTGCAAGTAGTCAATTCGTTCAGTTTGTTAAGCAAGACACCGACCTGGGTGTTGAGAACTACGGCGCACCAATTGAATTTAACGTTCCTTCTACCGCGTGTATTCCGATCCATATTAACGGTAACACTAAGAAGAAGAAAGACTACATTCTTTTAATCGACCCAGACACAGGCGAATTCCTAAACTCTGCTCAAGACTATAATTTCTATCAGTCACCTAAATCCCAAGATGATAAAATCCGTAATAAGAATCAACAAGGCAGTACTAACTCCTTGATTGATAATTTACGTACTTTGCAAGAAGGGAAAGAGTGTCAGACGGATATGACTGAATTTGCTGAACTCAGTAGCGGTATCGTTATTGAACAGTTTATGAAATCGATTATCAGTGGTCGTGGTGGCTCTATTTCGATTGAGCTAGATGAAGAAGTTAACAAAATCTTCCTATCTCGTATGTTCCGGGGTCAATCAATTCGTTGTCTGTATGTCCCAGGTGAATGTATTACTTATTCGGCGTTTAAGTACAGTCGTTTAGGTTTGGGTCAATCGCTCACACAAGCTGCTAAAATGCCTATCGCGCGTTTAGCCGCATTAGACTTGGCAGATGCCATGGCTAACATGGAAATGGCTCAGAACACCAACAAAATGCGTGTTGTGATCGATAAGGATGACCCTACGCCAGAAGTCACTATTGCCATGGCTCGTGAGGTCTTCTTCCGTGCTAACCCACGTTTCTATAACGTGTTGGCTTCAAGTCAGATGTCTATTCCGGTATTAGTTGATGCGTTCAAAGAACTGTCATTAACTATGGAAATCGATGCGAGTGATAACCCACACTTACCTGTACCATCGGTAGAAATATCGCCAATGGAAAAACAGACATTCCGTCGTGTGGATCCTGAGTCACGCAATGAAGTGCTGAACAAAATCGCCAACTACTTTATGTTACCTAAGGGTTGGTTGGATGTTGCTGATGAAAACAACAACTTCCAAATTGAAGCATTGACTGAACACCGTTTAGTTTATAACCAAACCATTAACTGGCAGTTGTTGTTGTGTAAGACAGTAATGGAGCGTGAGATTAAACACGTTAAAGGTAACCGTCCACTTTTAACTACTTTAATCCAATGCATCAATGATAATAAAGCACATTGGCAAACCGATTCAAAAGAAGATATTCCGGGTAAGACTGATGCTGAAAAGATTGAATCAATCTTGGAAGACTTCTTAAACAATCTGTTCTGTAATCTTCCTGTTCCTGCTGCAATGGAAAAAGCAGCTAAGATCAAAGAAGGTTTAGCCGCAACTAAAGAATTGGTAGATCAGTGGTATGAGTCAAGTGGTAAGTCCGCATTAATGACAAAAGCCATGCAGGCATTGAATGTTTCTGGCATGTATGAAGACTCCGATATGGAAGGTATGATTAAAGCTTATCTGTACACGCGTGCTCATAAGTTATTGAACATTCCTAGTCCATTTGACGAAGCTGTTGACGACCCTACTAGTGGCGGTATTGCTGGTGCGGTTGAAAGTATTGCTCTTCAGAATGCGGGCGTCTATAAATTCATTTCTGAATTGGTCCAACGTGATCTTAAAGATCGTACGGACATCGTTAAGAAAGCATCACCGAAAATTGAGAAGTTGATGACTAAATATCAATCTGTCGATAACAGTGATAATCCTGACGAGAACGCAAATGAATTTGGGGGTGGTGGCATGCCACCGGATGAATCAGGTGAACAAACTACTGATGAGAACCTGGAAGAAACCAAAACTACTGACGCAGTTACGACCGATGAAAATGGTGAAGAAACTGAAACTGAAACCACTACAGATGAAAATGTAGATGATGACGGCGAGCCTAAAGTAAAAGAAGGCGGGGAAGAAGCTGGAGCAGAACCTAAACCAGGTGATGTTGCATCTGACGCATCTCAAGTTAAAGATCCATTTTAAACAAAAATAAAAAGACAACTTATAACTCCTACCCGCAAGGGTAGGAGTTATAGTTTATTATGTTGTTTATCCGTATAACGGATTCAATAATGTACGACGCGGAATGATAGAACGTAAAGTAACTACATTCGGATCATAGACGCTATTAGAAACTAAGAACAGGCTACCCCCCATATCAAATCGGATAATGATGTTTGTGTCGGTAAGCGTTTTATCTTTCTTATTAAGAACTTTGTCAAGTTCATCCAACAATAAGAACATTTCTGGTTTGTTACTGCGGCGAACAACAATTGGTTCATTGTTCGTTAAGCCAGGCCCACGTTCGTTGCAGATAGTGATGTAATGATAATTTTTACTTCTATCCAGTGTCATGTCATATTCTTTTGCTGTGATTGGGTCAGCGCCATCAGGTAGATCTTTAATGGCATCAAACAAACACAACTGCTGAGTAATCACTAATGATTCGCCAACACGATTCAGCTTATCATAAATGACTTTATCATTTTTCAGTAACCAACCTTTCAAGTCCTGAACATCTTCAATGATATCTCCTACATCAAGATGCGGGCCAGAAATCTCCCGTGGAACATAACCGCAGCTATGAACCAGCCAGTTGTTGAGATCGTTTGTCAGACGATTACGTAAATATGTTTCAAATCTATCATCGCCAGGGCTGTCTTGGTCATCAAAGATTGTACCTGCGAGAATGCGTTTGATTTCTTCAATAGCGTTAAAGTATGAACGTTCTTCTAATAATGAATTACCTGAGAACAAAATAGGGAGCTTGCGAGCTATCAGGTCACGCTTTTCACGATCTGATACCATATAACGATCTTTGATATTAAAGCTACCCATGAGTGCTACAGGACGGTCTGTGTCTTTAGAATATACATTAGCACTGATGATCATACGTTCAATGATTTCTTTAGAATTGGAAGATTCCATTTCATCAGTATCAGTGATCACATGATAGTTATAATACGCTTCGCGTAATTGAGCAAACGCATCGTCCACGTTACGCATGTTTTCTTCATCTTTGTCACGGTTGAAGAAAGCTTTAGCATCTAATACAGAAACCTTTTCAGTACCTTCCTCGATAATTTCATCTTCTAACAAAGGAATCAGTTTAGTAGGATCAGATAAGATCATTTCTTTATCCACATCTTTAAAACGAATTGAACGAGACGTCCAACCAGCAAATGAAGATTCATTATCAAAGTCATATTGCACTAAGCGCACACAACCACTGAATAATGTTTCTTCTGAACGTTGACTTGGATTTCTTTTTAATACATGTTTAATATATTTCCAGTTGGATTCATCAATGGTAAACCAATTAGACAAACACGTTTTACGGAAATAACCTTTGATATTAAACATCTGAACATTATCTGGTTTAATATTTTCCAGATCTTCACGGTAACTACCATTAGGACCATAATACGTTTTAGCATACCCATCATTAACAGGTGGCGCCGCATTATAATCAATAGGCTGATGACGTGATGATTGCGCCATACGTAAAGGAATTTCATACAGCTCTTGGTCACCACGGTATTGTGACTCAGGACTGTCGATTACTTGAGGCATACCAAATGCTACCAGTTCTGGGAACACTTGAGCACCATTGAGTGAACTTTCTCCTTTATTAGTAAAGTCCATACGATCGTACGGAGATTGCTCGTCAAACACAGCCCAGATTGCAGAAGCAATTTCTTTCTTCTGTTGGAACTTAGACAACAGTTGAATGATATCTGGGGTTTGGTTATATAAATAATGCTTGGCCTTACTAAAGCCATGCAACCAGGCAATAATTTCAATATTTAAAATATTGACGACTGCTATGTCTAATGCATTAAACATCTCATTAGGATTGACCGTCATGTTGCCATTCGTTTGGCCTTTCTTTATAATCTCCATCATTAAACGACTGAACCAAAAAGAAGCGTTAGTCATAATGTTGTTTGAAAAGTCAATGCGCTTTAAAATGAATTGCGCAAATTCTTGTTTGGCTTGAGAGTTCTCATTACCCATACGCCCGTAGTTATTTAAGATCTGATAAAAACGGGAATGGAAGCGACCTATACGTGATATCTTAGCTTCTTCTAAGAAAGCAATACCATAACGCGCTGCGTGATCGCGATAATAGTTGGTAGTCTCTTTTGAATTAGCACCACGAGCTTCTTCCAATTGCTGAAGAGTTACGTCTTCATACATATTGTTATATTGTGGATCGTACTCGATAGTTTGCTGCGCCGTGCGACGCAGCTCACCACGTAGAGCATTGGTGTAACTATTTTGTTGGGCCATTCCTTGACCCGGTTCGGCACCCGCTCCCGCATTTGGCTGACCAACTGTTGCGGTGTATTTATTAGGAGCTAACATTATTAATTATTCCTGTGAATCGATGGTTCTTATTTCCCTGAACTTTAATCGCTTCTCCATTGACTCAAGTAACTCAAGTCTTTCCGGCCGCACCCCTGTCAAATTACCGCTGACGGTGTACACACATGGGGCCAGATAACCACTAGCATTCGGGTAAGGTTTGGTTACACGCTGATAGCTATTGATAAAGGCTTGTGTTGCGTTGGTCAAATTGGCTGTGTCATGAACATCGAAATCCCCAGACGACTGCTTCCTTTTACCCGTGAATACTTTATGCTGAGGCATGCAACCCAGCATATATTCCGAAAAAGGATTATCTGTTGGTGTGGGTTCCAATATCATATTCGATATACGCGCGTTATCGATTGACCGCAGCTTAAAGCTATTATTAGTCAAGAACTGTTTAAGTTTGTGGTAACTTAATTCGGAATTATTTTTGATATAATGTTTAAATTGGTTTGCTAATGTGATCATACAGTCGAACGTGAATTCCAACGAAGCAAGCTCTTTATGCAACATTGAACTACGATCGGTAGTTTGAACAATTTCAGAACGGTTGGCAATGATGTAGTTGAATAGTTCAAATATATCTTTGACATAAACCGACTGAGACGCAAAGTTTTTGATTGAATCCTCGTCTAAGTAATCGTTGTTGATGGAATCAAAATGTTCCAGCATTAAACGCATGATGTATTCGTTGGTATCACCAGGACGAACACTGCAACGTCCGATTAATAATTTCCAATAGTCAGGGTTATCGATCTGGTCTAGATCAAAGTAGGATGGCATACAGCTTGCTACGAACAATAAGCCCGCACAATACTGCAAACCGATACTACTGAGTTCTTTACGACGCACATCTTTATTACGTATCGCGATAGCAATATCCAGCGAAACGAATTCACCCAAGAATTTGTTATTTGAAGCACCACTCAATGTAAAGATTTCCCAACGATCTTCGGGTTTACATTGACTGACCAAAACATCCACAGAACCAATTTCGTAATCACATTCGCCATAACGACTGATCGCTTGATCGAAGCCAATGTTACCAAACAAATACCAGGCCAATAAAGGATAAGGTGTTTTCTTGCTAGTAACGTCACGGGTACTTGATGCAGAATAGAAACGGTTAGCGGCTAAGTTAATGTTAAAAGTAGAATGCGGTAGATTTGGAACTTCCGTATGGACTTTATCGAAACGGAAGAACTCTGCACCAATTTTAGTTTTCAGTGACAATACTTTAAAGAAGATAGACTTCTCTTTCGTCACAGACAAACCACGTTCTGCTAATACGATCTGGAGTGAGTACATTGAGTCACGCAAGAACATATCACCATAACGATCACAAAAAGATAGCATTGTGTAAATCGGTGGTAACGGCATTTTTTCACCGGTAGTGGGATTAATCCAGCTGAAGTTAATCGTTACTGGATAATACGACTCACGATGTGTTTCATAAACCTTAGGTTGCTTGTTCTTTAAGTACTGAATAAACTCCTTTGGTTTAACACGTTTGATCCCATCGAACACAACGCCTTTATCTTCGACGCTGCCAAAGATCATACGGTAAATATTGTTTAACCAGCGATGACCACCCTCAAATTGCTTGAGATGAAACCCTTCAGTGATTGCCTTATTAAAACGAGGCATTGTTTCATCTACACGCTTTACTAATCTAGGGTCCATCATAACTCCCACAAGTCAATTATTTAACACATCAACTTGTAAACCGTTAGACCTAACCCTAGCACAGCTGAGATGTTCTTCACCGTAGAACCGAAACCATCGTGTTGACTTTTTAGTTTCAACATATTGAATTCACTCTTTTGCGTCGCTTCCTTTATTGTGTAACTTTCCTTTAACCTTCCAATGCTAGAAGCGTGGTTAGCTAACTTAATTTCAAGTTGAGCAATTTTACCGATTTGTCGTATCGCATCATCTGCATATACTTGGATCGATTTCTTATTTTCTACTGCCTGCTTTTCTAGTTTGATTATTTTCTCTGTATTGCCTCCTTGTAGTTCTGCTTCTCTTTTTGTGGTAAATATACCATACTCTTCCAGTAATTTTTCATTAATATCATTAAACCCAAAGTATTTCTTTAAATAAACATTTCCATCAATATTTGAAACTATGTACAAGCCGGGTACGGCATTTAGTGTACGCTGACTTTCTAACTTAATTGCCCTGCCTAATAAATTAACCCAAAGTGATCCATAACGGTTATCAGGATCCACCAGTTGAATGGAGGTCGTCAAACTATTATCTTTTAACTCTGTGTCTTCTAACTTATCAAGTGCAGCTTGTGGTGTGTTACGCGCGTGTTTATTTGATCGGTTCTCTGATGCAAATAAAGTTATGCCTAACATTTCTGAATGTATTACGTCGTTCTCTACTGTATGCTTTGCTGTTAACTTAATAGTCGTTGCAAAAGCACGATTACCAGAATAGGTGCCCAACATTCTTTTCTTTTCTTCTTCTAACCACACGATCATGTTTTGGATGATTTCTTTATCCAAAGGAGTCAACGCATCGTCAATGTTTAAACGCAACATCGCAATGTCTACATTTAATAATTTTACTTCAATGTTTTGTTCTTTATATACTGACGGCTTTTCAGGACGTGCTACTTCGTAAGACAAGCCACCTTTTACTTTAACCCAGATAGAACTATCTGAAGTGTTATCAATACGATAACTCAACTTAAACCCATTTGTTGACATTACATTTTATCCTAATTTTTTTGGCCAAAAAAATCAACTATGTTCAGTGTTACCAATAGATAATATAGGCTTCAAATATAAACGGCTAAATATAAATAAGGTTAATACTCCTACTCCCTTGCGGGAGTAGGAGTATTATATTTAAGACGACTGTCTTTTATTACAGCAAGTATTCGGTATCACTTAGACTACCATAGTACGTTGCCGGAATACGAAGAGTTAAGGCGCCGTCACGTCTTTGGTAAAAACCGGTTTCACTTCGGTGTTAACCAGTTCTACTTTGCTTACCGCGTCAGGATCAACAGCGCCAGCAGTAGTAGCAACAGACTGACCAGGAGCGGTACGAATGTTAACGCCACCCAGTTTGCTGAAGACACCATTGTCGTCCAGGAAGTCAACAGCGTCGAGGATGTCGAGACGACCCATCAGCACGTTGAGGTTCCATTGACGGTAGCAAGGCATGGTCATCATGACGCCGTAGTCTACGGTACCACGAGTTACGTTGCCGTGCAGAACGATGTTTTCTTTAGCGATGTTAACGCCAACACCGGCCAGTGGGTTGATACGATCTTCGGTAGAGTCATTGGTAGGGATAATGAAGATCTTACCAATCATCAGGTCGAAGTTAGTTGGAACGATTTCGAAGTTCTGCATGGCAGAAATACGGGAATCGCCAACACGCATCAGGAAGCGCGCCAGGTTCTGGTGAGCAATGACGGTCCATTTGGTTTTCTCAACGCCAGAGTACTCGTTGATAGCCGCGATGTTCGATTTGAATTCCAGAGCTGCTGCAATATCCTGGATTTCATAAAGAACCAGCGCACAAATGTTTTCGAACACGTCAACGTTGTCCGGAGAGCTGATATGATCTTGGATACGCAGGGAGCGCAGTACTGCAGCTGGGCGGCAGAACATACGACCTGGCAGATCATTACCACCGGTGTTGTTATCAACAACAGGCTGGCCATCGATGCTACGCAGATAATCGAAGTGATTAAACGCTTCATCGAATGCTTTACGGGAACAGCGAGTCTGAATGGTCACACCCATATAGGAGATCGCATCATCCAGAGATTCTTTGTTCACGTCTTCTGCACGCACAGGGTATTTGACGGAAACAGGAGTCTGACGGTTAGTGGTCAGTTCTTTGTTTGCATCATACACTTCCAGGCGGTAACCGAAGTTGCCGTTGTTGGCGTTGGTCAGGTTCATTTCAGGTGTTGCACCGTTAACGGTAGAACCCTGCAGTTTGCGCATCAGAACTTTCTCTGCATCGGTGCCGTTCACGTGAGTGATACGAGCGCCATCAACCAGACGGGTCAGTGATTCGATAACCACTTTACCGGTAGTCAGAGACAGGGCAGTTGTTTGACGGTTATAACGACCAGTCATACGGATGTGCAGGTTAGGCTCGTAACCAGCAGTATAGAACGCCTGGAACAGAGCTTTAGCAGAAGCGCCTTCATCATCAACGATCTGAGATGCGGCAACATGACGCAGAGAAATATCAACGTCACGGTCGTTCGAGTTCTGACCGATAGACGTTGGCGCCATATTGGTGTTGGTCATTGAGCTAGTGTCAATGAAGAACTGGATTTTAGTACCGTCGAGAGTACCTTCAACGCCGACTTCGGTGATGCGGATAGATGCTGATTCGATATCATCAGTATCAGTCCAACCACGTTGGCCAGGAGCTTGGCAAAGACCGAGCAGTGAAGGAATAGACGCAGGAACCGCCAGCATTTGGGTCAGGTGGTCTTGACGGCCATATGCGTCGCCGGAAGCGTAAGCAGCAGGAGTAGCAGCTTTGATAGTAGGATCCAGGAACAGATCGTAGTTATCATCAGCTTCTTCTTCTGGGAATACCGGGTAGATGCGCAGCAGATCGTCTTTGAACAGATCGCCAGTACGCAGCACACCGAAGATCGGAGTCAGTTCAGTCATTGATTCCCATGCGTTTGCGCCGTTGACATAAGAGCCAACACCCGCAGCACGGACGTTCATGCGAACACCTTCGTCTTCGTATTTGATCTGGATAGTTTTGTACAGCTGCTCAGCAGCGGCAGTTTGCAGACGGGTCTGAGTGTTCAGAACGATGTTAACTGCTTTGGTAGTAGCTGAGCTACCTTCAAAGTTGTTCATCGTAAAGCCTTCAAGACCTTCGCGTTTTGCCATAGACTTTACGTCAGCGTCGGTAATAACGTTTTCAACAGCTTTTGCGTAGTCAGTACGACCCATAGAGGCAGCGACCGCGGAGAAGTTTGAAGCGTTAACGTTTTGTTTCAGACCGCGACCAAAAGCAGAGACACCGGATTCAGCATTGCTAAAACCATTCAGTTGCTGTTCAGCGGCGCCAAAAGATTCCATACCGGATAAGGAGGAGAACTTTTTGTTATCAATCAGATCCAGTGTTTCTTTAACCAGGTTACCGGAAAGGCGAACGCTGGCGCGAACATCTTTTAAAGTCATGTGCTAATCCTTAATTAAGCGAATTTTTTAGTACTCGATATAAATAAACAAATATTTGTTTGCTCAACGCATAAAATACTACTTAGATGGTTTCAGTAACCTTGTTCTAGCGCATAGAATGCGTTGCTCAAAGTGAATTCATCTGGACCTACATTTACTATAGGATTAAAGTGAACGTCCTGATAACCATATACACGGAATAAAACATCAGTGATTGCTAATGAAAGTTTGTCCCCTTCCAATAAAGTCCAGCCGGGATAGTCGATTTCCTTACTGCCTTTGTTAGCAATCATAACTACAATCCCGGAATTACCGTTATGGTAGAAATATGAGTTATGTTGATCTAACAATTCAATAAAATATTGTGTAATGTCTGCGCCGTTCTCAACACGAGCTTTAAGTGGCTTGTGTTCTGGCAAATCACTGCCTTCAAAATAATCGCGATGCTCTTGTTTACCCAAGAGATTCGCCATCACTCGTTGAAGTAAAATGAAACTGGCTGCCTCATCAAATGATAAATTTTTATGAAGTGCTGTGACGTTATCCAGCTCTGAATATCCTATACCTACTTTTTTAATAAGATCATTTAGGTCTTCAGTGACGAGCAAAAAATCGATCTTAGTATTTTTGTTCTTTAAAATAAATTTCATATCTACCACCGGAGTTAAGAAATGGGACATCTGTTAATGTTGGTAAAAGTATTAACGTGCTTTTATCATGCCAAGACTTTAAAAGACAAACTGCTAATGAACGAATTGGCTGATTTGTTAAAGACCATCAAAACGCCGACAACAGATGTATTTGTTCAAGACCGTAAAGTAGATGCCGAAATTCGTTCTACTATAGATTGGGTCATAGAACAACCAGATGATGAAGCAATCATAAAATCAATGCTTTTGCAACGTGTTTATAGCTTTGTAAACAACGCACCGGAACTTAAAGAACTCATTAGTGCAGGATTTGAAGATTATCCGACTAGTGAACGTACTCGTCAAATTATTTATAAACATATCGAAGAAATTCGTAAAGAACAAGAAAATACAAAGATCAATACAGCTTTAAAGAAAAAGTTTAAAGATTTTCACTTTAAAGAATTGCATACCTTGGGTAAAACTGAATGGCTTGACTTGATGGAAGCTATTCAAAATAAAGTTAACCATAACTACAATGAAGAAAAACAAACAGAAATTGTTGAATCGGTAAACAGTGAAGATAAAAACGTATTCTTAGAAATTGTACAACGAGCACAGAACGAAAGTAATGGCAGTGGTATTATCAAGTTAGGCATTCAAGGCATGAACCGTGGGTTAGGTCCAGACCAAGGTCAACGTCGTGGTAAGACTTACTTATGGAACGCATTGACTAACCGTGGTAAGTCTTTAATGATGGGTCATGCAATTGCAAGTTGTGGTTTGTATAACAAAGCTCAACCTATGTTGCGTAACAAAGCTAAGATACCTACAATCGTCCTGGACTCTGCGGAAGATGGCATTGAACTTATCCTAACCCGTATGTACAAACTTATCAGTGTGGCTAAGACAGGCACTGTAGTGCCGTTTGAAGAAGTCACTGCTGAAATTGTTCACAAAACTATTACCGAAGCCTTTATTGAAAATGGTTGGTATTTTGTATTCAACCAAATTGAACCTAACAAAGATAACTTTAATAACTTCTGTTCACGTCTCCGTCGTTTAGAAATGAAAGGTCACGAAATCATTTACTACGTTTATGATTATCTGGCTATGATGGAACTCGATGGCATTATCGGTGACTCCAAGTCTGACCGGTTACAGATGTTATTACGTAAAGCTCGTGCCTTTACTTCTGCTCGTGGTATTTGTTTCAATACACCTCATCAACTTAACCCTGACGCTAAACGATTATTACGAGAATCAGATGATGACTCGGAAATATACTTCGCACAGATGGTTGCCGGTAAGTCAATGACCGAAGGGTCTACTAAATTGACGAACGAAGTTGATGCTGAAATAACTATACATGTTGCCAAAACAACAACCGGTAGTTATTTCACTTACGCCATAGGTAAGATTCGTGGTGAAGCGGGGGAAATAGAATACAGCTTTGGTATTTATGATCTAGACCCTGTGTTAGGGTTAGTGCATGATATCAATGAGAAGAAACCTAAATGTCGTCGTAAGATAAGTCAACGCTTTAATGAGAACGGTGATACCGTAGATGATTGGGATGCCTTAGCGGCATAAAAGCAAACATATAACTACTACTCCCGCAAGGGAGTAGTAGTTAGTATTATGCTGCTGTTGAAGTGACTTCATTTTCAAAAATAAAGAATACTAACAAATCGGTCATTTCACGAAACACAGGTTGTGGGTCACCTGGAGTATTCATCATTAAACGCGATCTTGCTCCTATCACCACTCCTTCACGTTCTACCAAGTTTTCATTGTTAGTCGTGTAGTAGTATTTACAAGGCATACCGGGAACAATCAAAGCAGAGTTAGAAGAATCCCAAGGAATCCTTAATATCTCACCGTCGTATAATGCGTTAGCACTTAAACCTTTCCAAACGTTGGACGTAGGTTCTGCTTCAAAGACAGAGATTTCTTCACCTGATGTACGCTGTGAAGTTTTGTACTCTGTAAGTGTGTCGGTACGCGTAGTAACTGCTGCACCTTTTTCGTAATAGTTACCTGCTTTAGAGATAACTGCATCAGGATTAATGATGCGCTTACCAACCCCTTTGTTTTGTTTGGTAATATCGCTACGGCTGTCATGGTTAGCTTGTCCTGTTGACAAAATGATAGTGTGGGTGCCATTGATGTAATACGTGGTTTCTACGGCTGGTACAGCGTCTTCTGGAAGACGATAGATATCCAACACACGTTTAGCGGTATCATAGCGACCCATTTTAAATAACGGGTAAACATAGAACATACCCTTCCGATAATAACACCCCAGCCCTTTAGAGTACATTCCGTATTTAGTATCGTTTTGTAAATACCCAGGCAAATCCATTAAACGTAACCCGTCTTTCATTTCAATATGTTTAAAGACTTTTGGGTTATCTATTGGAGTGACCATATCTACGCCACGAAACGCATCAGGGCCTGTTAATGTAAGTTCCTGACCTTTCTCTATCAGTTCATTCATTAACACCGTGTCGAGCGTTCCCATGAGGGCTACGTCACCTACCATTTCATTTCTCAGAGCAGCAAAACCTAATTCTTGTAATTGGAATGTTACCCCAACCATGTTTAGGTTATCCATGTTCTTTAAATTACTAAGTTGAGTGTTGTTACCTTCTTTTTCTGGGTCACTACCGATTAACGGAATGGCGCGATACAAACGTGATGTTTGTTTAATCCCTTGTCTAAAAATTAATTCAATTTTTAAATCATCACAATAAGGGACCACATCTTTTAAATATACCCCGGGCTGTACTTGCACTAACAAACGAAAGTCATCTGAACGTGCAGTAGCAAACATTGCATCGCAACTAAATGCAGTCGGGAAATATAAAGGGATGTGTTGTGTTGGGGTAATAACCGAAGCAGTGAGCTTGTAGTAGTCTACAGTGCCTGCTACGGATATCGCCTTAGCTTGTTTTAATAAGTTAAGTAGCGGTCTTGATATTTCCATTTTATCCCCAAACGCCGTATTGTTCCTGAGCTTTGTTTAATGCCGTAATGGAATCACGAGCTTTAAACTCAGGAACGTTAACATAGTTACTTGGAGGTGTTGGGTCACCGAAGGTCGGAATGTGCCGTGAATTCAACAGATCATAATAAGACGTGAATTCTGGAACCGGGGAACGACTAGCTCCACCGCGCACACCAGGCATGGCCATGATACTTAACATATCGGCCAACCCATTGATTTCAAGATCTTTAGTTTTCTTACCAAGTGCACGTTGTTCGCTGTTAATGGCATACAGTTTTAATTTGCGGTAATCGTTATAAAGATAAGCACTCACCGATTCTAATCCTTTAATCTCCGCCATTGGAAGATTACTGTAACCCGAGTGTGTAATCATTAGCTCGTACCACAGTGAATTGTATTCTTGAATCGTTTCGTAGATTTCTACAACGTTTTTCTGAGCTTTGTTAATAGTAACCGGAGAAGAGTCATTAACACGCTCCATAAGGTCTATCAGCGCTGCAACAGTAATACGACGTTCAATAGGGCGTTCGTAAAACTCGTGGTCAGGAACCGTGTTTTCATGCATCTTAAATTCACGGTCACGGATTTCATCGGTTGACATTGTGTGAGTAGGCAATATCCACACCGGATATAAACGTTTAGTTAATATCACCCACAAAACCGATAAACGTTGGCGTATCGCCTTGTGTCTTTCAGGTGTTATCATATCAGTTTACCCATGCGTTTAGATTTGTGTATCATGGCAATTAAAATTACACCGTAATACAGTTGTTCACGAGGAGTAAGATCCCAATACCCTTCTAACGTATCATTAATCTTTCTCAAGTCAATGATGTTATTTTTGAATACATTAACAACTAATGATTCAAAAGGTGTTTGTGGATGACCTTGGTAGAATTCGGGAGTAAACAAATAATCAATTGGTTTAGCCGGGATTGGATTGTCATCACGAATGTTATCATTCCAACTTACCCAACTGGACATATCACGGAAGTTTTCAGGATCCGTTACAACTACACCGTCAAAGTTAGAAGAACGAATGTTACCGTGTAAACGCGTGGAATAAAAAATACGCGTATCCAAAATAGCCGCTTGATTGTTACAACGTCTTAAAAGATTCCAGTCGTTGCGAAATAAGACGTCCCAGATGTTGTAGGTGCCGTGCTGTGCTCCTTTGTTGCCACCGTATTCAAGTGACTGCAACTGAACGCGTGGATACGTTCCTAGGGCTTCTGAACCGACAACTGTAGAGAATACCTTAACTAAGTAAGGGTCGTAATAATGTTTATTCCCGATGGTATAGGATAATGTACGCTCGTCTTCCCAATAGAAAGCTTCATACATGTAATGCACTAAAGTCGGATACCAGCTATTGAGTTTTTGTTTATAATCAAATTCACCCTGGGTAATGATAGGGTTGCCACCGTTAATGTGTTGGTCGCGGGTATAAACTAATTCCTCAATAACAAAGCTATCCAGTTCATCAGCAATGGCTTTACTGACAATACCTTCAAGCACATAGTCAATGGTATAAACTTTGTTGGCTGTCATTTCACCGAATTTAACTTCAGTTACTGTAAACAAGCCAGCGTAGCCATCACCGATATCAGAAATAAACGCATCACCTTTACCCGGGACTAAACCAAAGTTAGTTAATGCGCTACCTGTTTTACCTGACGTCGCATTAGCAACATTAAAATCAAAAGACAGATCGGATTCTTTTAAGATAACTTTGCGGATACGAGTGTATTGTTGATAAACGCCACTACCGGGTTGATATGCGTGAGCTTCAGTTCCGCTTTTAGTAACATTACGATAGTACTCGACTAATCGCGGATGGCCAGGAACCATTGAAAGGATACTGTTTTCGTTCTGATAAACAGAATCTACAATTGGGTGGTGATATTGTTCAGAATAAATCTTTGGTGCTTCCGGTGCCGGTAAGTTGGAGTCGCCTACCGGAGTGATATTTAAAGCCATGTTAATATCCTTTTGGCATTTGAGTTATGTTACCTGCGCATAATCCCAAATACATTTCATAGTTGTTCCAATGACGTGGAGCATCTACAGGCAAGTTATAAGGCGCATCAGTTTCCCAATCGTCTGGCAGTTTATCCCAAGGGAACCAAGGATAGATGCCTGGGATGATTCCTTTATCCCCTGGGTGATCACGTAAGTCATCCCAAATGCTTGGGTCATAGTTGTCAACATCATAATCGATATTGATTAACAGATGATGCATACGGCTAGTGGTTGCTGTACGCGTAATGTAAACATTACCTAATTCATCTAAACGTAATTGGGAAGGTAGCACTTGTAAATCAGCGGCATACACTTCAAACATAAACGGAGTGAAGTGATGGGTGAATGCAAATGCTCTACGACGGATGATATAATTTTTAGTCGTTTCATTCCAGGTAAAACGAGGAATGTCAAAAATATTGCACAACAGTTGTTCACCCGGTACGTCATCCACAGACAACTGAACTTTAATAACAGGAGACAAGTTATTGAAGTTTGGTGACTCCCAAGAATCGTGAGCAGGTAATGACAAATGGAATGGCGCTTGGGTGCTACGATCGTTGTCTGTAAAGGCCGCCCCTGCAACGTATTCAGGGTTAGCACTAGTCGCGTATGGATTAGACGTGTCATAGCGCTCACCTTTGTTAGGGATCCATTTATCGTCAATTTGATCTTGGTGAACGGATAACGGATAATCAATATTCCAACCGGTGAATTCGTTATGGAAGAAAGTATATGAGAACCCTACTTCGTATTGACCAAAGATTTCTGCTTTTTGTGGTAAACGAATTTCAGGATCTTCGAATTCAACAACAACATCACGAACCATGATTGGGAAAGCTAATGTTTTGTAGTTGCCCGCTAAGTTACTAATGATGGTAAATGGATGTTCTTGCATTTCCGTCAAGTAATCCATAAACCCGTCCGTACGAAGTTTATTCTTAACTAACAGATCGTGAATATTTTTGATTAGCTCAACAATGCCATCGTTTACTGGTAAGTGTGCAGTTGGACTAAAAGTAAACATGGTTAAGTCACGTGAACGAATGTTATTAATTCTGTTAACGAACTCTTGTGCTTTTTGACGACTGGTAAAATGGGTGATGACTTCAACAACCACTTGCCGTCCTTCAAATACTGGTGACATGCCTAGTTTAGTTAAAGCGTCTAACCAAAAGTAAGCTTCCGTACGTGAACGACCTTGGTTGTGATAACCCGCATTAAAAGGAGATGGGTTAACTGTAGCGTCCACATATACTTTATTACGGAAAGTGCCATTCGTATAGAGGGAGTCGGCTGGGTTAGAACCAAAGTCCGCACCTACTAATTTGGTAATCTCTGATTCACCACGAAAATAGATGTTCATGCTGTTTTGCAAATCAAAGTGTTTCAATACTAAACGAATCGAGTCATAAATGGTGGGCTGGGTAAAAGACCGGTAGATCTCCATGGCGTCGACAAACGTGCTGATCATTGCGCTCATATTGGGTTCCTGTAAAAGTTAACATAAAATTTACTATTACTAGCGGGGTAACCCCGCTAGTAATATATTTATTATTATTCGGTAAGCAATACAGGAAAGCCAGCGCTATCAGTATTTTTGATAGACAACGTAAATAAACGTCCTGCTTGAGTTTTAACAACAAACATTGAACAAGAATCAAATTGCTCAATTCCCATTACTTGACCTGCCGCAATATCGTCAATGACGCCAGGTAATATGGCTGGGTTATCTTTACACGCTATTGTTAAGGCATTAATATATTTGGATGATAATTTATTGCCGGTGAAAACTTTACTTGTCGGATGAACCATGATGAGGCTTAGTGCAGCAGCACAGATATCTTCTTTAAAAGAAGGCACAAGGCTTTTGTTACTTGCACTAGATTTCACATGACTTGCCGCAACAACCTTAATATTACATTTACCAAAATATAACAGAGATTTATCTGATACATTTAACGTCAATGTTTTAAAAGGTTGGTTCATCGCATTCAGGTCCACGGTAGTAGTGTCGTTATCGTAATCCGTATTGCGTATTAAACCTAAACCGGTAGCCTTGCTAAAAGCTTCCCAGACGTCGTTTAACGTGCACAGATCATTAACTGCCACCGTAGGAGGTTCAATGCCAAATAACCCTTCCAGGTTTGTCTTGTTAAGAATAACAGACGCTTGGACACCATTGAGTGAATAAACAATCTTAGCCGTATTGCGATCGATTGCATCTACGTATAAAAGTTTACTTCCTTCTGGTAATGACTGAACGAGTAAAGCTTGGTTAGCGATACTAATGTTTTCTAAAGGGGTCATTTGGTTTCCTCTTTCTTAGGCGCAACAAAAATGCCAGGAGTGATACCTTTGATCGCTTTACTGATTGCATTGATTTCTTTACGTTGGTTAGCAAGCTTGGTCTTCAGTTCATTAAAACGATCTTTAAGTTCTTTAGACTTTTCACTAATAGCCGCTTTTTTCACCTGGATAGCATCTTTGTCTTCATCATCAGGACTGCCGGACGTAGTACTACTTTCCAGTGCTTTTAAATCAGAATCAATTTGATCAAATTCTTTTTGTAATTCAGTTGATGCATTAAAGCTGGTGGTAAACACTATCATCAGCTTGTCAATAACGTTAGAAGCATCAGACACTGTATTCAAACCTGACACTGCAGTAACTGCCGCATCATTACCGGTGTTCTGAGCTAAACGAGTGACACTTGCTTTAACGTTGTCAGGAATAGCCGCATCCTTTTCACTTACTGCATTCAATGCTTTCTTATTGGCATCTGCTGCAGTTTTAGTGGCATCAGCAATTTCTTGCAATGACTTATCAAAATAGTTTTCTTTCATCGCAACTAAACCATCACGAATCATTTGATAAGCTTTCTGCATACCTGTTTTAACTTTATCCCATACCGCACCTTCTTGTCCTGCTAAACGATCAAGATTCAAACCGTTACACATTAAGATGCCTGAAAGATAACGTTGGTCATAGGACTGCTGAGCGTAAGGAGTGTACTGTTCCGCATTAATGAATTGTTCTAATCCACCAATCATTGTACTGTAATGGTCGAGTGTATTAAACGATTCAGTACCTTGGATTTCACCCACAGCAAAGACTTCAGGATCAATAGTTGTTTCTTCACCCAGGTCTGTAGGTCTTTCTTCTACGTTCTGACCAAAGTGTTCACCTACGCCTTTAGCTGAACCATACTTAGCCACCATGAACGTACACAATGCTTGACACAATACACCAATACGATCTAAACGATCAACGATATCGTTTAATTGATCCAGGTCATGTGTTTCATTATCTACACATTCCATGTAGCCTGTCTTAAGCGTACAAATGGATTCTTTCAGATGAGCTAATCCCGCAGGTACATCGTATTCAGTACTGGCATTACCTAACGAACATACCGCTGATGCAATTACCATAGGACTGTATGGTTTGTTATCAGTAAGGAAGTTATCAATGTAATTACTTAATGCCTGGTTAGTATGTGTTAAACAGTCAATGTAATCTAGCCAATAGTCGCATGCTATCATTACTGCTGTATTGATTTGTTTCTTAATATCTTTAACTTCACCAAATGTAACGTATGGAGCTATGCTTTCTCTAATATCTTTAAACTCATCTGAAGTAAAGATAGTCTCCCTTTCATCCTTATTCAGTACCAGTAAAGTATTGAGTAGCTTCAACAAACTAATATCTATCATTCCTTCCTCCCCCTTTCAGGTTTAGCGACATTATATCAAAACCCTAGTGAGAAAATAATTATACCTTGTTGTGGGGTTTCCCCCACAACAGGCATTAGGCTTTATAAGTGATAACCGCTAGGATAACCATTCGTACTATACGGCATTTCACGCACAATACGTTCAGCGCCTACGGTAAAGTCACTTAAGCCTCCTTTTTTCTGAAAGACTTAATGGTCAGTTTATCAACCATTGATTTGATCAGAGAACGGAAAGTTGTTTTCATGTTCTGAATGATTGAATAAGACTTCATCGTTTCTTTCAAAGAAGCCAGGCGTTCTCTTACTTCATCGCTGACTGTTTCACTACCGGACTTAATTTTATCTTCGATCTTTTTGATCATTTCGCTGGTTTTGTTAGCGGCCGCTTTGATGTCAGCAGTAATGATACCGCGGAACTTAACAAAGTAAGCAGCCCACAATTGAGCGCGAATAGAAACAGCTAATGCAATTCCCAGACCTTGTTTACGGGCTGTGGCTTGTACGCTTTCCATAACAGCACCCAGCTTTTCGATAGCCGCTTCCAGTTTTTCTTGGAGGTGCATATCGTCAGCCATGATTTTTGCTTTCACAATACCGGCTTTAGCTTTTTGTACAGCAGACTGACCCAGGGCTTTAGCTTTATCGGCAGCACTAACGATGGCTTCTTTAACAGAAGAAGACATTTCGGCACCGCTATCAGCTTTTTCCAGCTCAGCAGTTTCAGCTTTGATTTCAGCATCTTCTTTGGTATCTTTTTCTTCTGAGTCTTTGCCAAAGAAGAAACCCCAAATGCCCGTAAAGATATTACGGATATACTGAATACTTTTACTGAAACCAGTTTTGACAGTTGACCATACAGACTCATTGCCGTGTACTGCATTACCTGGCAACATACCTGAACCAACCATCGCACCAGCCAGATAACGAACGCAATATGATTCGTTACCGTCCAATGCATCCATTGATCCCTGGATAGACATGGACTCGTGGGTCTGGTCTAAGTCTTCAGGCAACAGTGGTTCGTCTAAAACAATATCATCTTCCATTATAAATCCTTAAAGGGGGTTAATTTGTGTGGTGTAAGCATAAAATCAGAATACGGCTGTTAACGTACCTGTAAACCAAACAGAGCGTGTAATAGCTACTGATAATGTACGATCGACAATAGAAAGATCAACATCATCGATAGAAAGAGACACCAAACCGGTTAACCAGATTAAGAGATTAAACAGACGTGTAGGTTCATCAGAAGACGTTGGGATTACATTAACTAATCCGTTCACTGAGCCGTTTGTAAAGGTCGTAGAGACATCAAAACGTTTATCCAGTAAACTGACCACTGGTTGGGTAAAATCATTACCTGCGTAATCTGAGAGATCTACAGGGTGAAACGTAAGCGCGCTCAAATCTACTTTGTCAATTTTAACCAAGTTAGACTTGTTAGTACGGTCGTAAGCAATAAAACGTTTATCGTCCAGGCCAACCATAACAGGTGATGTTAATGGATTGCCTGTTTTAACGCTGTTTACTGCCTTTAAGATGGTTCCAATGTCAATACGGTTTATATTCATTTAAATGCCTTTTTCATGATGTCATGTGCTGCAGTGTCTGCACGCTGTAATGCACTTAACCCATTCTTAACAAATGAAATATAACTTACCAATGAACCTACGGCAGCAGTCATCGTGTAAGCTTCCGCTGTTGACATCCCTTCCAGATCGTTATCAGTTTTCAGTTTAATCCCAAACAACGCAGATTCTTGTTTAGAAATATCAGCAATCGCCATTAACATGTCGGCGGTCTTAGCGAGTTTCTTCGCCAGATCGTCGTAGCGCGCCTTACTTACTTTAAACTTAGCGTCTTTAACCTCAGTAGGTTTAATCGGCACTACGCTGAACTGGAGCACTTTACGCTTAGGTTCCGTCTGAATATCAAACCACGTAGAACCCACCAGCTTAGCATAACTGAAACGTTTCTTTTCAGCAGCTGTACCTTCGGCTACGGTTGTACCTAGATCACGAGCAATGGTGTTACCAAAGTTAACAACATCAATTAACTTAACTGATTTGTCTTGTACTTTAGCAAACAATGATTTAGCTTCTGGGAATGAATCTTTAATAGACTTCATTTTACCTAAAACAAAATCAAGTTCTTTGGTTAACCAATCCAGGTTTTCAGGATAGGACTTAAGCTTGTGACTATCTAAAATTAATTTAGCATTACCTGGGTAAGCAAGTTCTTTATCGAACTCAATTTCCCCTGCTTTAATCTTAGCTTCCAAACGACCTAAGTCAGTTTTAGATTTCTTACCAAAGCCAAAGAATACTTCGCCCAGCCATTTGAAGAAGTTACCGATCATAGAGAAGAAACGTTTAATCAATGTCCACAGCGTACTAAACAAGCCTTCGCTGCCATCGATTATAGATTGACCCTTAGGTAACAGGTGTTGGCTAAACTTTAAGTACAATGATTCAGTACCCGTCAGTTCGTCTTTATCTTTCTTAGACAATTCGTCATGCTTAACTTTAATAGTTTGCTTGCCATCATCTAAGAAATCATCAACACTTTTCTTATCCATTTCATAAAGCTGTTCAATAGTCGGGGTAGTAACGTAGCGACCATTGATATCCTCGGACTTTACATTATGATCAAAATCTTTAAATAAAGTAGTCATAAATAAAAAAGCTCCGTTAATACTAGCCTGGTTTTACCCAGGCTAGTATAAGGTTTTAGAACGTTAACACTTAAACGTGTGCAGCGATACCGTCGATCACAGCGCCACAGATGTCAGCAGCCAGGCTGTTAACAGTTTTGGTCAGAGTTGCAGCAGAAGATGCTACAGCTTTAACCAGTGCAACTTTCTTGCCTGCATCAGCATCAGCGCCAGCGGCATTGATATAGCCAACCAGTTTGTCGCGTTTTGCAGCTGCGAATTTCTGATCAACTTTAGCAGTTTCCAGAGATTTCAGATGTTTCTCAACACCGGTCAGTGCAGTTTTCAGAGCGCCAACGTTGTTAACTTTAGGAGCCGCTTCACCTTTAGACAGGGTAGCAAACTTCTCAGTTTTAACAGCGCGCAGGCCCAGTGAACGTGCAGCTTTAGCAGCATCTTCCAGGGAATCGGTTTTGCCTTCGCTGGTGAACACCAGGCGCAGACCAGCGAATTCGCCGATGTAGTTGGATTTATCACCTTCTTTCTTCTCTGCAGTTGCAGCGAATTCAGTGATTTTGGATTTCATGGTAGAAACCAATGCGCCGTAAGCGGTATTGAATTCACCCAGGCCGATTTCGCCATCGAGCAGGTTAGCGTAAGCGCCAGTTGCTACTGCAGCGTCAGTCAGTGCCAGAGCTTTCTCGAACAGACCTTTTTCGCCGTAGTTGACGTAGCCGTTCCAGCTGCCGAGTTTGATTTTCTCTTTAACTTTAGCGCCTTCTTTATCCAGCGATACGCGGACGTTAGCGGCTTTCTTCTGCAGACCTTTAACTTTGTTAAACAGGCCAGTGAAGAATGCAACAACACCGTTGAAGATACGACGGATGAATTCCAGGACAGCTGCACCAGCGCCTTTCACTTTATCCATCAGACCTTCCATACCGTCGCGAGCAACAGTTTCGGTAGTAGAAGCATCATAAAGATCTTCTGCGCCGACACGTGATGCGCCTTTAGAAGGTGCGCCGCCCAGGTGACGAGCTGACAGTTTAGAAGCGTTGTTGTACAGGGATGCGAATGCACGGCTGTCGAAGTTACCAGATTTCAGCATGGATTCCATACCTTCAACGGCTTCAACAACTTCTTCGCTTGCTTCTTCAATGGCGTCGATCTGGTCAGCCATTTCTTCGATCACTTCGGACTGTTCCTGAATTTCAGCAGTCGCTTCGGCAACTTCAGCGCGAATTTCTTGCATCACTTCAACAACAGCTTCAGTACCAGCAGCGCCTTCTTCGGACAGACCCAGTTCTTCAGTTCCAGCATACAGTAATGAATTAAACATTGATAACTCCTGATAAATGATTTTGTTTTTACTTAAGTAAAAAAGTTTATTTAATTAAATAACTTTTGAAAAGATACCCAAGACGTCTTGAATATACTTGTCAACGTAGTTCACTACGCGCGGAGTGAATCCACTATAAAATGTAAGTGCAATCGCATCACCCTTTAAAGTGTTTTCCGCCTCGTGTATAATTTGGTTCCCTACGTTCTGGATTTTGCTCAATCCAGTATCTGCTTCTTTAACGACGTCAGACCAGGCTTTAATGAAATCAAGATAAGTGGCATAAGATTCTTTAACTTTTTGGTGCACGCCATTTAACTTATTAATTTGATTTAAGATGTGTTGGACTTCGCTTTTAGAAACCGACAAAGTATGCGATTCACCTGCGGGTTTATCTCCGGACATAGAATACTCGATATTACCATCAGTATCCTTGAACTTAATCACCCGGCCAGCAGGTAATACATGAGATAAAGCCCAACCGTTATTTTTATTGGGTAGTGTTAAAGGAGGGTAAGTAATCCCTTCGAACTCTTTAACAATCGCCATAACAGCGCTGGTGTTTGACGCACTTTTGTATTTGCGAATAGTGACCAGCTGATGACCAAGGTAGTCGTTCACCTTACCCATGTGAGCCGTCAACAGTTCTGCCGTCTTAATCAGTTCTTCCAAGTCACGATCAAAATCTGACCATTGGCCTGTGGATGTGATTGAACCAACTAATACCGTTGAAAGAGTAAAGTCATAATGCTCTTCTTTCAACGCCCCATTAATTTTGCTGGACAACATTTTGTTATCGTCAAAAACTTTGTGCAGTTGTACACCCAGTTTTTTGATGCCGACACTAAACAGGTTAAAGGATTTTCCACCTACCCATTGTGTGACAGATAACAGACCGGTACCCAGGTCTTTCAGGTTGTCCACAAAATCTTCATTACCAACACGTGAGTCAATAGTATTTCTAATACTAGAAGCTAACGTGGTAAGTTCTGCATGATTATTTAAACAAACGATACGGTGTTCACGAATATCATTCATTTTTACCTTCTTTCACAAAATTAATGGTGTCGTTACACAGGCCCGCTACAGCGTTCAAGGTTAACACCAGATAACGCGTGAAATCAGAGGTGATGTTCAGCAGGTCTTGTTGGTTCTTACGTACCAGCATAGAGTACATCGCTAATACGCGTTGTTTCAGAACTGGGTCACATTCTAGTTTCAGAATATTGTCACCAATTTCTTCATAGTCGCGATCATTGATGCGATGCTTGTTTGCTTTTTGACAAACTTGTAACCAGCTTTCCAGTAACTTAACGGAAAGTTGAGAAACGTGTTTAATGGTGTCGCTGCTCAGAGTATCGATTTCTTGTTCGATATCCAGGAAGTCTGCAGTTTCACGTTTGTTCAGACGTACACCAATATCGGTAATACGTGAATCAAACCAATCGTCAATTGCTTTGGTAGAATCAACCTTTAAAGGTGTCTTCCAACGTGTATCAACTAAATGACGATCACCCATTAGATTGACTGAACGCATAACACGCAGCCATGGAACATTGCGAGGTGAAATATCAACCTTGCATTCTTTGAAACCAGGGTTATTCAAAATAACCGAAGTTTTCATCAGCTGAGCGATAACCTGATCATCGGTCTGCAGACCTTCAAAGCCGGAGAACACTGACATAATCTGCGTCAATTCTTTTTCAGAATAGTCGTAGTAGTTAATGGTCAGCGCAGTTGTGGTTTTGTAAAGGTTCAGGATTTGGTTATACCAGTCTTCCTTTACTTCGCCATTAACTTTCAGCAGGTTGTATAAACGAGCCGATAAATTAAAACGTTCCAGACCTTCCGGGAATTGTTTCAATTGCTTAGTTGCGGTATCGATCAAACGAAAACGTTCAACCAAAGACTCGGCATCTTCAGTCACCAGGGTATACGCTTCCTGGAACTTAGCAGCAATGGTCTTAGTGAAAGTCTTGGTAGATTCAACAACGTTGTCTAAAAAGCCCTCACAAGCCGCTACACGAGACGCAATGAATACGCTTGGGCGCAGAGTCAAACCAAAAGCTTCAGCGCCTTCAACGCGGGTAGCATTGAATTCAACATCAGAACCATCGGTAGTGATAACACGCAGTTCGGATAACTGACCGTCAATTTCAATGGCGTCTTCAGGAGACAGCTCGTGGGGTTGCTTGTTTAAAAGCAGATCTTTGATCGCTTCAACTTTGTTAGCAGAACCCAACACTTCGTTTGTGATCAAATTTAAATCACGGGATGACTGCGCAACTTCCAATAACTCAGCGGACTTAACAACTGAGATAGCAGCCAGATCACTATCCAGGTCATTTGACATAACGGTTCTCTCCTAATACGACCAAAATTAAACGTGCCAGGAATTCAACACCAATACCACGTAACAAACGATAGTAATCAAAGTTAGTTACGCTATCTAACAAGATAGGAGACTTTTGTTCAGTACTCCGGGTAATGCTGCGTTTTTCCCATGCATTCATATTGCTGTTGTTATAAATGACGGTGGATTCGCCAATGGAAATATTAGAACCGATACTGCGAGCACTCAGCTGACCGTTTAAATACAGTAAGATAGTGCCCACAATATTTGCACACGGACCTAATCCATTTTTATAGTTAGCCACAAGCCAACCTTTAAAATCTTCCCCAATTAATACACGCGCAGCACGCAGCACTTCTTGATACGAGCGTGAACTCGTTTTCATTTTGTAGTCTTGGGTTGACGAATTTAAGAACGTCCTGATATTGGTACTGGCAGCCGCAATATCCGCGTCTCTGACATTACCATTAACAAACCCATTTTTCACCTGCACATAAGTACCCATTGTGCGTTAACTCCTAAAATAGTGTTAAGGTATAAAGTAAGCATAAAATCTCTTACTAGGAGGGTTTCCCCTCCCAGCAAAGGTATTTATTGGTAGGATTCAACGATACCCGAAATGGTTGCAGAGTTCTTAATGATTTTGCCGCGGTACTTTTCAATACGGTAATCTAAAGCAGCATCTTCCGACCCGTTCTTCAAATTGATCGCTTGAGATATTTTCATTGACAGGTATTCGTTGTTATCTTGTAATTCACGAATACGCCACAAATTAATATCTTTCATTAATGAATCGAACCAGTACTTAGGATTCAATGCATGCAACCCAAAGCCACGGTGCAGTTCAGGACGTTTGTCACCCAGACCTTCCAGCACAGCTGCCGACACTTCATCATCCGCAGCAAGTTCTGGGATAGATTCGATTTCTTTAATCAGAAGAGTAGAACCCTTCAATAAAGAAATACTGATGTTGGCAAACAAAGTACTTGAACCGTTTAAGAACAGCATTTCGTTCTTGGTCAAATATTTGTCAATGCGGAAATTGGTTTCGGTCGACATGGTCAATAAACAGTCTAACAGTTTGTTAGCGTATTTGATCCAGTAATCGAGTTGTTCGATAGTGGAAAGCAGATACGTTTGTTTAACAGTCAGATCAACACCAGACCAAATGGAATCCGAATAATGGTTAATATTTTTCAGCAGTTTATCGTGCAGAGAAACAATAACTTCAGAAACGGTTGACAGCAAAGTCAAAGGCGGAGTGTCGGCGCTGTAAGGCAATGCACGCGAAATCGCATTATTAATGGATTTCAATACTGCCCAGCTACGACCTTCAGACTCCAACGTAATGCCATTGGCTTCCAGGATGTTAATATTATCAATGATATTTTTAGCACCCACATCAACAACACTGAGCAGAGATACTACGCTTTTCTTTTCAATGTTCTTAACGGTACGTGCATAAGCTACAACGTCGGTCATAATTAGCGGCCCATGAGTATGCGCGTTAAAGCTTCCAAGGTATCTGCACCTTCTGCTTTCTTCGCTTTGTTTTCGATATCTTTCATCGTGAACGTTTCAATGGAGAAATCGCCATTGTCGATGAAATGGAATACGCCATTACGTTCTTCATCACAAATAATGATGCGGGACGCTTTAATGGCTTTAAAGATGGCTGGTAAAGAACGTTCGTTCAGGAAACGACGACCTACTTTTAATTCGATTTGTTTTGCAACATCCATACCGATAATGAAAGTGTTAGCCATAGTGTTCAAAGAGAACACGCCAGAACGTAAAGCGGCTGCTTTGTTCAGACGTTCGCGTTTCGACATTTCGTCATAGTAGCCAGTCAGGTCATCGTTACGAATTTTGAATTTCTCTTTAACGACATCACGACCTGTAAAGAATTCAGGATAAGTGATTTCGCCAGAGTTGACCATATCCAAACGCGCAAAGAAACCTTCTTCTACTTTTGCTGCACTGAAAATGTTTTCTAACAACTGTTGGCTAGCGGGCAAAGGGATTTCACGGAATACCAACGGAAAATCTATTTTAACACCAGTTGGTCCAATTGCGGTACTTTTAACAACCTTGCCAATGGCGAGGTTAGTGTGCTCTGTGAGTTCTGGATAAGACTGGCCACCAATAACAATACTAGCATCACCATTACCAACAGCGGGTTGCTCGGCCGCATTAGGTGCTCCTTGTTTATTCGGCACCGGACCTGAAGTCGTTAATGCTTCACAGCCCATTAAGCCTACTAGTCCTGCACGACGCGGCTGTACTTCTCCCAGAATATCATTAATTTTGATACCATTAGCTTCTGCATTCTTAATCGCGAAGTGAGTCAAAATAGCCTGGATGTCGCGAGCCATGACAACTTGCATTAAGCCGTTCATATAAGAAGCGTGAAGGATGCTTTTATCAATTACGACGATCGGTTTGATTAACGCACGGTTTGCACTTTGAGTAATAGAACTGTCATTGAGCAAATTGTATGTATAACCCGCCTTGTCCGCAATGGAGGAAGCGCTATTAATTTCTTTATTATCTGGGAAAACCATTTTGGCTGCATCCAGCAGCAATTTTCCAATTCCTATGATGGTACCTAATGCCATACTAACCTCTTTATTTATGGTCAAATTATGAGTGAAAAATTTGATATCAACAGTTTGGCGGGGTTGACAAAGACACCAGGTCTAATCGTCCCTGAACTATTAAAGAATACTTCAATCGCCGCGAGTACAAAAACACAAACTTCATCAGATATTGTTTTGTCAAGTGATGATAGAAATATTTTGCTGGACTATGCTTTTTCTGAACAAGGTGGACCGGGGTATCAATCCGCTTTGGTTAAATCGTTATCTGGTTTAAGGATGTATGGACCAGGTCACCAACAGATCCCTATAGCAGATGATGCCATAGGATTGGCATTTACTTCTCGCCCTTTGTTGAATTTATCTGATGATAACGTTCAATTGTCCCCAATATTGCAACCGTTCTATCGTTCTAGACCCAACAGTATTATGTCATATGTTCGTGGGTTATTAGACAAACAATGGGGATTGGCAAACAGCGGAACAATTAAATTCTTAGATCCTAAAACGGCTTGGCTGACACCTTTAACCAACTACCTCAAAGTCAGCAGTGGTTTCCCGGATCTCTCCCTTACGATCTCTACATCGTCTCCTGGGTTCAGACAAGAAGTGTATCGTTGGGTATCAGGTATTTTAGAACACAACGGTTCTTATCAAATACGTCAAAGTTATTACATGTCCCAGCCTAAGTTTTTACCTTTCTTATTTGAAGCGTGGCTGAACTATATTAACGAAGTAACATTGGGTGACAATGGATTAGAACCGTATGGCGAAGCATTAAAACAAAGCTACCAAGATTACGATTGTCGTATTTACCATATTATCCTTAACCGTAATATGCGTAATATCGAATGGATCTTCTGTAGCGCTTCATCATTACCTTCTACTTACCCGTCAGGTGCTTTCAGTACTATTGACAGAACACAGAACTCTTTACGTGGTCAAGGTCAAGACGAATTTGATATTCAATTCGACTCTATCGGTTTCCGTTATGGTAACGCATCTGTTGCTAAGATGTTTAACTCCACAACAGAATACTTTAATCCCGATATGAAAGATGACCAGCGTGCAAATAAAATGAGAGCTTTGGAATTTAGTGAATACTACGGTTCGGGCTACAACCAAGTTTATCCTTATATTAATTTGGATAAAATGATTTTACAATATTGGGTGGCGAAATGACAATTCAAAACAGTGATCTCTTAGTTTTACCCGCAAACCCCATGCGTGGTTTAAACTGGTTATTTGATCAAGTGGAGCAAACCTGGTTCGATCAAACGACTGCGATCAATAGCGGAACACATCCCGCTATCTTTTGTGCCGATCTGAGTGTCAGTACGACGTATGCGTTTCTGAACTCATTGAGTGACGCAATCAGTCAAGTGTTTCCTGAACACGCTCGTTCAATCGGTGAACTCAGTCGCAATATGTCAACTGAACAGTATTACGGATTATTTGGCACACCAGCTAAAGGTACTGTTAATTTAGTATTGGCTTTACCTAACTTAATTCGTTTTGCTCCGGCTGCTACAGATACCGTTAATGGTGTTGATCTTAATTACCAGAAATTGTTAATTCCAAAAGATACCACGTTTGATGTTAACGGTTATGAGTTCGCAATCAGTAACGGTATTGAAATCCGTTATAACGAACGTACTGGTGTAGCCGTTGTATACGACTCGACAACCAATAACCCGTTTAACGTTATCGGTACTAACGTACTGCAAAAAGAAATCCGCAGTGTTCAAGGCACCGATTACATTATCATTAACGTTCCTGTGCAGCAATTGGCTACGGGTATTAAAGATAACGTTCCTTCTACACAAGGTTCGGGTTGTTCGGGCACTATTACCTATACCGATTTCCTTTACGGTATCCGTGCCTTTATTACGCAGAACGGTGTTAAGTCTGAATTGAACGTCGCTTATGATAAAGCGGTATTCGATCCAGGCATTGCTACGTTAACTGTTAATTTAAACACAACACAGTTAAGTTACGATTTTGCCATCCCGGATGTTTATATTGAAAACGGCTTAGGTGTGGGTACGGTTTCTATTTATACCTATACCACTAAAGGTACGTTGTCTAAAGACTTCCAGGACGTCGATACGCGTGAGTACAGTACAATCTATCGTGACTTCCGTTATTCGGCAGGTAACCTTAATGCGTATTCCGCTCCGTTAACAACAATGGGTGGGATTGTTTGGAAATTTAACTCTGCTGTTGAAGGGGGCTCTTTACCTACATCGTTTAGCAAAATTAAATACGGTGTGGTTACTGGGCGTCGTCAACAAAAGCAACCTATTACTTCTAATAACTTGGAAGGGAGTGTGTCTGCTGCCGGATATTCTGCGGTTAAAGCAATTGACTATGTTACTAGTCGCTTGTATTCATTAACTAAAGAACTCCCATTACAATCAAACAAAGACTTCTACAGTGGCGTTAACTGCATTGTTGGATCTAACTTGATCAGTGGGCAGCAATTGGTTAACTCGGGCGTTGTGTTCGATAACAAACTGCGCGTGACTATTCCTTCCGGTACAATGTTTGATGTAACCAGTGAAGTTCCTGTGCTGTTAACAAAGACCCAGGTCGACACTATCAAAGGTTGGTCGTATAACCGACTCGTAAGTAACATGGCTGATTTGACTTATTCTTATTTGCCGTATCATTACGTGTTCGATATGACGAACAACCAGGCTTCTATCCGTACGTACTACATGGATAACCCTTCAATGGGGGTACAGAGCTTCCAAGAAGAAAATATTAACTTGGGTATTGCTGTATCGGTCGATAGCTCTACGATCACGTATGAGAACAATGGTTACACTATCCGTATCCAAACATTATCAGACGATTCGTTCAAAACGTTGCTGCAAGAAAACATCGGTGTTCAGATGTCTATTGCTAATGCGAGTTCAACTACGTGGGCAAGTGTTAAAGGTGAATTAGAATACAAGACGGTTGACGGTGAATACGTTTATAAATTCCGTCTGGAAACTAATTTTGATTTGGATAACTCAGATCAATTACATTTAACCAACTTTAGTCAATACGGTGCAATCCAACCAGACACTATTATTAACTTAACGCAAGATTTCATCTTTGTGTTCTTGCAGAAAACAACAGCATGGAACACGGTGATTGAAGCCGACAGTTATATTGACCATAATCTGTTCCCTACGCCTTATAACGCGATTATTCAAACAATCATTACTGCTAACATCGGTAAACGTTTGAACTACGTGTATAACCGTTTACGTCCATTAATCGGTGAAGGCCAATACCAGGTTTACTTGCACGATATTCCTTCTGTGTATGCAGAAGACATCTACAAGCGTGTTAATGGTGAATTGGTGTTTGATGATAATAACCTAGCCGTTCTGTTACACAAGAAAGGTGAAGTTATTTATGATGATGCCGGGTTAATGCAATTGGAACATCGTGCCGGGGATTACGTTAAAGACATGAACGGTAATTTTGTTGAACTGTCCGCACGTAACCTAAGTTATCATTGGGACTTTGTTGGGTTTGATGCGGTATATGCATTGTCTCTTGATCAGTATGACATTTCTTTTGCTCAGAACATCAAAGACTATATTGCTAATGCCATCAGTGGCGATTTGGCATTGTTCTCTGACAGTGTTATTGACCAGACCAAATTGGTATTCCAACCACGTAACAAATTGGGTTACCGTAACGTTGTTATAAACAACAATGCGGAAATCACAATGAAACAAGATCTGTCATTTGAAGTGACGTATTACTTGACCAAAGCCGGTTACAATAATACCAACTTAAAAACATCATTGAAAACTAACACGCCTAAACTGATTAACAATTATTTATTACCGAATAACACTATCGGGGTAAGTAGTTTGGTGAAAGCATTGTTAAGTGACGTTACTGATGATGTTGTGGATGTTAAGATCAATGCGTTTAGTGGTAATGCTGCAATTGATGTCATTAGTAGTTTGAACGCACTGAGTGGATTTAGTATTCGTAAGAAACTGACCTTAGGTGATGACAAACGACCAAGCATTGAAGAAGCGTGTAGTGTTGATTTCCTTCAACATGCTCCTGAAACAATTGGCTTATAAGAAATATATACTACTCCTACCCGTGAGGGTAGGAGTAGTAGTATTATGTTTAGAACTTAGTTTCAAGAATTTCGTCAAACACTGAAACGATACGCGCTAACAAAATGAATTGTTTCTTAGCCGCAATCAAATCATGGTGGGAATTGATATAACGAATTTCCTGATTAATGACGTTGTTTTCTTTGCTTTCACGCAACTGTTCTTTACCAGTACGCATGACCACTTCAGACAACCCAGTCATTGCATCACCGCAACACCAGTTATGACCTTTACCCAGTTCCGCATAATTTTCAGGGTTAACATAGTTGACGTTAACATCGACATATGCACGGAAAGATTGCGCAAACGCACACACAACAGATTTTAAATAGCCGTAGCGAGTAGGTGGTAAACGGTCAGGGTCGTTGGTCAATGCAAACACTTTATCCGACAATTCAGTAATGGCCTGATAAAACAGATCATTCAGTGCAATGGAGAAAATGTAAGCTGGACCAAACTTGAGATTAAAGCTCATGATGCTCGAGATAACAATCCAACGCAGATCTTGATTGTCAGATGAATTATAACGTGTCATCAGTTTGTCTTTAATTTCAGTACGCAATGGGTCGTCGATACAGTGCAGCAAATCCAGAGCTTCATTAAACGTTAACTGATGTGGGATAGTAAACCCCAGGGATTCAGTAATAACGTTTTCAAAGTTGTCCGTCATTGTTTTCAATAACTTTAACGTGTCGCTCATAATTATCCTTAGGCCAATTTACCGAAGCCCAAACGACTTCCTATTTTGTTTAATGCGTCTTGAGCACCCAGCACATTAACTTCAATAAGTTCGTGTGTTGTAGTGCTTATTTTTTCCATCACGGTTTGTGCATCTGCTTCTTGCATGAATACCATTTTGGTAGGAAGACCACTAGCCGATAACGGAACATTAAAGTTAGGATTAGTTGCTTTAGCTTTTAGCATCAATTCCTTAATAACTTTAACATCATTGGCCAAACCAGCAAACATGAAACGCAATGCATTATCATACCAGCCAGTCAAATCTTTTAAGGTATTACGCGCATTCTTAACGATAGTTAAAGTCATGTTGGCAAAGTTAGTGAATTGGCTCACAACGTTTGTCATTTGCTGATAAGTAACCAGATAATCATTATTACCAGTAGCTTGTGTAATAGCGCGTACTTTGGCTAATTCACTTGCATCAGTTAAATCGTAAAGTTCTTTTAAGAACCCTTTGATTTCGTTCTGTTCACCAGTCTTCATATCACGGGTCGCAGAGAAACCAATCAACTGATTGATCTTATCCACAAATGCACTGTCAGCCAATACCTGCGCAGTCTTAATGGAAGCAGTCAATTGTTCATTGATAGTGACAAAGTTGTTTTGCAGGGTTTCTTCAGTTACTTTGATGCCAGAAGATTTATCCAGCATTTCTTTTAATGCACCAACAATTTCTGGAATGTTAAAAGCTTTAATAACTTCCAGCATGTCAGTCTGCAGGCCAGCCAGATCGCCGTCTAAATAATTTGCACGACTGTTGTTACGCAAAACAGTTTGAATGTGTCTGGTGACGCGTTGTTTAGCCGTTGTGGCTGCACGTGAAGAACGCCCAATGCTGTGCAGTACTTTGTCAGCCAAAGGAATAACTTCAGTCAGACTACCCAAGGCTTCTTTTTCATTAACCAATTTAGAGGTTAAGAATTTCAGCTGAGGGATACGGCGTTGGTTGGTAGGCAGATCTTCCAGGTAATGGTTGATATCCAACAAATGCGCCGGGAAACCTAATGCGGTCAGATAACCAGCCAGTTCTTCTTTTAGTTTAGGGAGTTCCGTAGCAATAACTTCTGCTTGGCGATCACTTGGTCCAAACCCAAAGATGAATTTAACTTTATCCACACACCACAACACAATTTTCTTAATGAAACGGATAACGGCAACAATGCCTTTTTCCAATCCATCCATAACCGTAGTGAAGAAACCTTCGCCACCAAACCGTGAATTATAAGAACCACCAGTTGGGTCAGCTTTGTTACTTGGCATCGGGACGTTATAAAAGTCAGCCAATGCTTTAGTAACGATGCCGGTCTTAACGTAGTGCTCAACACCAGCAACCATTGATTTTACTTTATTTTGTTTGTCGTAATGAATAACTTCGGTCAGATCAATTGTCTGATTTTCAGCATCATCAAAGGAGATGTTATCAATGTTGTCATCGCCGTTAATGCTGTCGACGGTAACCGTATTATTCATGGCAACCTCTCAGTTCCTGAAGTAAGTAACTTACCAGGTCTTTATATTCTTGAAGTTCACTGATGCATGGGAGCACAACAGTGCCTTCATTAGTAACCGGAGTAACTTTAACATAGTTACGACCCAATGAAGTCAGTGAAGATAAAGACAGGTTAATGAAAGACAACACGCCAGTCCAGATCAATTCATAACCGATTGGAGACACGGAGTTCCAGCAATCCAGTTTATCACGGTATTTGTCTTTTTCTTCATTTGGGACAAAATACGTTGGGTTATAAATAAAGTGGGCACGAACAATGGCGTCGACGTAAGCGTTATCAATCAGCTGACGGTGATATTTTGGACACGTTACTCCCAGTTCGTTCAATTTGGTTTTAACACGTACAATGTGATCTAAGTGAGACATAACGAATCCTTAAGCTGTAAGTTCATTTAATTTAACATCTAAAATAGCCATTTCATTATTTGCAATAGCTTGTGTGAAATGTTCGAATTCTTGTGCTTTGAAATCAGCACCTTGGATAATACGGCCAATCATGCGGTCAACAAAAGTACCTGAAATGATAGGACGGTATTTTTCACAATCACGTAGTAAGATAGCAGCACGTTCTGCAATCTCAGATTTATCTTTAGCGCTCATGTTAGGAACTTCTTTCATCTTAGCGATGAGTTGTCGGATGCCATCTTCGTAGCGACGGAAAGGACTGTTGTACGCGCCGGAATAAGAACTTACCCCATAGATTAATAGCATCAATGGTGCAGTTACGGCAATCCAACAAATAATGCCAGTTACGCCAGCAACTAAAATCAGTTGGAAGAACATAGACCCAATAAATAAAGCAGTCATGCCACAACCCCAAAGGATTGAACTAGTGCGCGTAGAGGACATTACAGCAATACCAGCGATCAACCCGCGATCAAAGCCCATACGAATAGCGTAAACGTCTGCCAGTACTTCAGAAGACATTGTAGCCACACCTAAAGATAATGCGCGTGCGGAGTTACGACGATTGATCAAAGCATTAAAATAAATCAATGTTTCTTCTGGAGATGATTCGGCAATCGTTTCAATATCGTCTTTATTATCAACGGTGGCTTCTAACAAACCCGCCACACTACGAATAACCATAACGCGTTTTTCAGATGTTGGTTGCGCACCTAATGCGTTAAGGGCGCCGCGAATAATAAAGTTATCGTTACTGGTAATATCCACCATGGCGCAGGCAAAGAACGCATGACCCAGTTCGTGCGCAATACAACCGGCGGTAACTTCAGGATGTTCAACTTTAAAACGTTCCAGTTTTTGCTTTTGGAATAACACATCGACCATTGTTCCCAGATAAAGTTTTAAAGGTACTTCAGCATACGCACCGTAAACTTTGCCCGTTTTATAATCGATACTACCTTTAAAGGCTTTACCTTTATTTTTGGTGTACCAGTTAGATAAATTAGTATCAGTAACGTCAAAGTATTTATCAATGCCGGGAATGTTCAAAATATTGGCAGGTGAAAAATATCCAACGTCAATTGCAAAGTTTGGTTGCTGCATCATTTCGACTGAAATGTTATTAAAGCCAGTGTATTTTTCGATGACTGGTAAGATCGAATCTTTAACTGTCCCTTTAAGAACACCATTAACAAGATGCGGGGTAATCGCTTCGGTTAGAGCAGAACGGAAATCATCATTTTGAAAGTTGATAAATTCTAACCCTGAGCGTTTCCCCTGTTTTAAAAAATCAATACCCAGCATACTTCCCGTCCTTATTTTATTACTATATAGGCAATTGAATAGATTCATTTTAAACATAAAATATCGAGGGTCGATTAGATGACCGAAATCGTTAGTTCACCGATCGTGGGACGTGTTTGTAAACATGTTCATCAAGGTTTTAGTCGTATTAATAAGTTTGATGACTTAACAGCCTTAAAAATAACTAACGTCCATGCTGATGGTTCACGTAGCGAAGAATTTAAACTCATTAAAAACTTCCAACAGCCATTGTGGATTGTCAAGCCAGAACATCGTAAATTTAAACAGCAAAAAGATTACATCGAGCAAAAGAAATGTCGTCCATTTAAAAGTAATGCGGCTAAGATGGCTTATACCATATCTAACGTATTACATGGTCAGCCCAATCCAAAAGCTGATTTACGTATGATGATGTCATCACCGTATGTGTTCGGTATCGACCAAAGCGTACCAGTATTCTTAAAACAAAAGTATTTTGATTTGTATGAAGAATACCAACAAACCGAACGTTATACCGTGGCGGGTTATGACGTTGAAACCGATATGGAAAAACCAGACCAGCCCGTAATGATGGCGTCTGTGACCTTTCGGGAACGTGTATACTTTGCAACGGTGCGTAGTTGGTGGGATGGTTTAACTGACGAGGAAATACTTGCAGGGTTAAAAGCGGAAGAAACAAAACGTTTTGCAGAAGAACTTAAAACGCGTAAATGTGTTATCGAATACGAAGTGGTCGATACACCGGCTGAAGTTGTTAAACGATGTATTGATAAATTCCATAGTTGGTCGCCTGACCTTGTAGCGTCATGGAATGCAACATACGATATGGAGAAAAACGAAGAAGCATTAAATGCAAATCGTTATCCTTTATCTCGTATTTATAGTGACCCCACTATACCTGACGAATATGCTTTTTATCGTTTAGATAAAGGTCGCACACACAAGATCAAAGAAAACGGTGACAAGTCCTCATTAGAACCACAAGAGAAGTTTCCTACTGTGCGTTGTATGGCTCGCTGGCAATGGTTGGACTTTATGTCTTTCTATGCTATCAAACGCGCGGCTGGCGGTAAGCTTGATAGTTATACGTTAAATGATTGTGCAAAGCGTGAAGGTGTTGAAGGTAAACTGTATACCGAAGAAGGTAGTCACTTAATTGAAGGTAAAGCTGACTGGCATCGGTACATGCAGAAACATCATAAATTCATTTATTCAATGTACAACATTAAAGATAACTGGATTATGGAAGACTTAAATGATAAGACATTAGACTTATCTATGTCATTCCCGTTGTTAATTAAGTCATCTGAATACTTTAACTATCCAAGCCAACCACGTATCATATCTGATGCATTGTCATTTATTGCGCGTGACAACGGTTATGTGTGGGGTTGTGTTGGTAACAACACCAAGAACGAATTCAATGACATGCTTCCTACGCTTAAGAACTGGATTGCATTGTTACAGACTGAGAAGAACGCAGACAAAGGCTATAAACTGTTCCAAGGTCTTATGGACGTTTACAGTACTGGTCGTTCTAGCGTATCAGACGTTGACGTTGAAGGTGCTTATCCTACAGCTACATTGACTGCTAACGTAAGTAACTTTACCACGCAAATTGAAGTGTGTCGTATGCAAGGTAAAGATCCACTTAAACAACGTGAAATCAGTATTAACTATGCGAGTAGTCCAGAAGCTAACGCGATTGGATTGTGTGAAGAACTTTATCACTTCCCATCTTACGATAATGTTCAAAACGTATTCGAAAGAATTTTGGCTGAAAACAATGTATTGACTAAGTTCAAATCATTTGTAGATAACAAAGAAGAAGTTGTGGATGTTGAAGAAGTATTTTAAACAAAAATAAATAAGTTTATATAACTCCTACCCTTGCGGGTAGGAGTTATAGTTATGTTTGTTAAATTTTGTAAGCGACTAATTTACGCATGAAGTAGTTGAGGTTATCCGCTGATGCTTGATTAAAAGTACGGGACAACGTTTCAACATCTTTAAGCTTAGCTGCTTTAGCACGAGTAGGCCAGGACTTCGCTAAACGTACCAGGTAAGTAATTAACAAACGATAGTTAGTTACAGATGCAGAAGGATAACCGTCTTTCTCAATGCCGTGTGTAAGGCGTAATACAGTGCCGTCATCCATAGCCGATTTACAGTTACGCAGAGTATTGATCAGATAAAGGATGCCTGTTTCAAAATCCATATAGATCTTGGTACCTAACAGGCGGCCAGTTAACTCAATAAAGTTAATCGCTTCATCACGACGTTCTTTATCAGTACGGAAACCAAGTTCACGGTTAATGTATTTGAAATGCTTGTCTACTGCTGCAGTATATAACGCTACAGTTTCGCTCATTTCAGTTACAGGGGTTTCAGGTTGAACCGTGGTAGATGCATCGTTAGTGGTTTTTGTATCAACCACAGTCGTTACAGGCTCTGTAGTGACGGTTTCTACTACAGGTGGAGTATAGGTACTTTTCATTATAATGACCTTTATGTAAAATGACGGAAACATAGAATCAGTAGGGTGTTACCCCTACTGATTTGAGTTATGTTTTCTTTGATATTTGATTAAAGGTATCGGCAGCAGCTCGTTTAGATTTCTCTAAGGCAGCAGCTTCTGTTTCTTCTTGTGCTTTACGAAGATCATAGTTGATACGATCTTCGATACCAATGGACAACCCTTCAATCAATCCTGCTACAACTTCTGTAGGTAATTTCAAGTATAATTCCAAAGGAATAATGTCTTGAAGTTTGTTTGCAGAATAGTGACGACCGACAGACACAATAGATAAGTCGTGGTCGTACACATGTTCAGCAGGATGGTACTCAATGGAATCATGGGCTTTTGGTTCAAATGGATTCGTGTAACCCATTTTAATACGATAAAGCATCATGTCGTAAAACATAAGTTTATCGGGGGGAATATCTTTTATCGATTTCCCCACCAAATTACCCATATACTGCAGATAGACAGGATCGTCTATTCGAGTATCCTTGAAAGGGCTTCTTCCATTGCATTCTCTCCAACCCTCGCTCGTCCAGTAAACGTCTGGCTGGTTAGGGTAAAAAAAGCATTGATGACGTTAATAGGTGTATAACCTAATTCTTCCATCCCTGCTGATTTACCTGAACAGTTTTCACACGTGTAGTTGGACATGCCCACAAATGTCTTGGACATATAAGGGTAGTGGCGCACGATGGTATCAATGAGGTCAGCACCCATTTCCTGGTTTTCCAGAATGATGTCGATAAGACCTTTGTTGAACTCATCAGGCGGTGATTCGCTGCGACGAACGATGGTAACGTTTTGTTCTGGGTCGTTATCTGACATGGTGTGGTATTCAGACACGTAATGCAGATAGTCGGTACCCACCAGACCATTCAACAGTTCGTCACGACGTTCAACGAATTGCTGTTCGGTAATACTGGTCTGTTGAATTTGGCTGATTTTTTCTTTGATGTGTTCGGCAAAGAATTCTTCTGCTTCAAACGATTCAGACAGTGTCGGTGCTTTCAACACAAACCAGCTGTTTTTCAGATGGTTATAAACCGGCTGAATGTCATGCTGATAATTAGTACCGCGTTGGAACGCAATTGATTCTTCACGGCTGTATTTACGACTGAAGTTAATCATGTTGCCATAAGCGGCAGCTTCTTCTTTCGTATCCAACCATTTGCGATTACGAACCAATACAGACGGGTCAACGACTTTTGTTCTAGTCCAGTCGCAGCTATCTTCACCTAAACACTGCAATTGGAAATTAACACCACGCGGATAAGCGTTATCCAGCAAAGCAGTAGCAATAGCTTGCATGTCAGTGATCAAAATAACGTCAGCCAATTCATCAAAATCATTGACATCTTTCATTGACGTACGAATGGTGCGATCTTTAATGAAATTCCAAATAACGCGAATAACAGCGATGTTAGATAATGCCGGAACGTTTTGCTGAACATGACGAACGTGACCAGTGACAGCTTTAGCGATATTGTTAATGAGATCAGCCAGATCAAGTTTGCCAGACTTCTTATAGCTAAGTGCAACATAAGAGTTACGCAGCAACAGATCGTACTGGTAAGCTTCGCCCGTAGAGTTTAACGAAGTACGGCGCATGAATTCAGACAATGAAAAACGTTTATCGTCTTTAGCACGACTAGGGACTACACCATTAACATCGGCTGTAGCAATTTTGGTAGTACGTTGGTTTTGGTTGGAGATACCCTGTTCGTTAAGAATCGGGAACTGCACCATAACCGGGTCAAAGATGTTTTGAATGAACCCATACAGCGCCAAGAAGCGAGTATTGAGAACTTCCATATCAATGCCAGGATAATGTTGATCACAGTACTCAGTCCATTTGGCAACCGCTGCTTGACATTCAGAAACCGTGATATCCAATTTATCACGTTCTTTATCGCTCATGCTCAAATAACCCAAAGAAGCACGATAGAGCGTCCAGTCAGTAACTGTTTCATTCAAACGGTTATAGTTGTCTTTATTCAAACCGATGAATGTTTTAAAGAACTCAACACCTTTACCGTTAGAATCGAAATCGCCTTTAGTGTCCGGCTTTGATGGAGTAGGGTCAGCCATCAATGTGGTTTCTGCTGTTTGAATATCAGCAATCTTTACCAAAGGTCTTTCAGCTGCAGGCTGCACATTTGGTGGAGTGACCGGCGCAGCTGGCTGTTGTTCAGCTGAGTGATTAATATCAGTGGCGATTTGTTCCAGATCTTTATCGTTCATTACACTTTACCTTATTGTGCTGGCTGGTTAACTTCGATTGGCGCGTCTTCTTCAGTAGCGTCAGAGCCGTATTCATCTGCTTCTGCAGCAGTAACTTCTTCACCAGTAACAGGCAAAGGAGTTGCATATTTAGGACGGATACGAGCCATACGTTCCATGGCGTAACCAAACACGGTTTGCTGATAGGTGGCGTCAGTTGCATTGTGCTCATGCATATAACCGTCGATCAGTTTACTGTGGTCATAGATAGCGGTCATGACTTCTTTTGCTATCATGTGCAGTTCTTGTGACTTGTCGGCTAAGTCAAACAACAATTCAGGCGGAACATCAGACAGCTTACCATCTTTGGTTAAGATCATGATGATGTCGGCGTTTTCATTAAACAACACGCTAATGCGGTCGAAGTTTACAATCGCTGATGTTTGATGATCATCAGGTGTTACTTTACCTTCGGTCACGATACGTTCAAACACTTCAACTGCACAACCGGTAGCCGCACTTACTTGGATGGTTTCACCAATCAAAGAATGCACATCGCTGATAGATGCCTGGCGACCAGTGATTTGCTGACCACGCATCAACAAATTAGTAACGTACTTACGATCAAATTGCTGAACCGGTTTACCCACGATTACTTTAGGCGCTTTGTTTTGACGTTTAGTACGATTTTTTAAATGTTTGGCCTGTGCTTTACTTGAATTATTTTTGGACATGTTATGACTCTCTTTATAGATTAAGGTATAATAATGGAAACTGTTAATGACGCTACGGCGCATAACCACGCGGTGGTTTTGAACTACATAGGTAACCTCTGGTTAGAATTCAGTTCCCAGGTACCTAGTGAACACATAGCGTTATATGAACGTGGTATCGCTACTGTTTTATTTGCTTACCCAGATTCACTGATGCCTTCTCAAATTATTGAACTGTTGAGCGACGAAACATTGGCGCCAGAAGATCGCGGCATGGCACTGCGTTATGTTTTACTCGACCAGTTAGTTGATATAATCAATAAGATGGGCGTTACGTTAAATAAAGATTTTGTTGAAGTTAAACACTTAACAGAATTTTTAAATATGGCTGAGTTCTTTTACGTGTGCTCAGAAATAGAAGATGCTTACAATACAATCTTACCGTTGCTGTTAGCGTCTGATAACGCACCTAAATATCGTTTAATCGGTTGTTTGGGTAAAGCCTTCTTTTTTGAAAATGAAGACCCTGATGTTTCAGAATACGAATGTCTTATTGATGACGTAGCGGAGTCAACGTTAAAAGCGTTAGCCGATGCAATTACCCAAGAAGACACTTCGGACGTCCCACCTGATTCCGTTATACTTCGCTTGAAAGCCAACCAAGCAATTTATGGCGAAACACTGGCGTATCAGTACGTTAGAAAAGGTGGGTCTTTGTGTAATGCCTTAGAAACGTATTTGAGCTATTTCCGTCAACAACTTAATGCACTGTTAAATGAAGACGGGATTGAATACACAGTTCAATACGGTAAAGACATTATTGCTTTACATCTCATTAGTGACCTTAATGATTCTCAAATTGTCGACAAACTGTTAACGTTCTTTGACGGTCGTGTAGACAACATTGCTGCTGTATTCCAAATTGAGAAATTAGTTAAGACATTGGTGTTGGGACAGGATTCTACTGATGAACAAGATTGATTTCTTAAAAGCATCATTTGCTAATCGCGCTTACAATAATAAGGAATACATGGTATCCCTTATTACGATTGGTTTTGATGACCCGGAAAATAAAGCAATCCTCTCACCTCTTCCTTATTGTGTATGGATTGAAGACAACAAGTATCATTTCAACGATGAGAACAAAGTAGAACACATCTTAGAAGGTTCTGTCACTGAACCTGTCTTTATGATGGATACCTTGTTATCGTTGCCTCATGAATTCCATCCGGTATTAGATGCGGATACTGAAACAACTTTTGGTATCTTCCTCTTTAACGTGGTGTTGTTCTATGAAACTGTAGGCAAACTGATTCCTTATTTAAATAAAGAATTAACTAAGGATAATATCAAGCCTTGGATTTCTGAATTAATGTGTGATGAATTACCAGGCATACCTATTCCAGAAGGTAAGGCGGGTATTAAGAAAGTCTTGCAGATATCGCGTAACGCTAACTATCTTGAAGGCATATTGGTTCATATCGTCAAGTGTGGTTCTCAAGACTCATTAACAATCAGTCCGGCTATTCTTAAACGTAAAGCGGAATTGATTAAAGAACACAAAGATCATTTGACCGACCCTATTGTATTCAACAACATTGTTGAAGAACTCGTTAATATGGACATGGAAATTCAAAAGAAAGGCGCATCTAATACTTTCTATATTTCCAAAGACTATATCAGTAACTGCCGTAAACGTATGTTCATGGTGTTTGGTATCGAGTTCAATAGCGAAACAGGCCAATGGGTTCCTTTATTAGATCCACTGACTGAAGGCTGGGATCCTAATCTCTTAACTGATTACATCAACACCACTATCGAAGGTTCTTATAACCGCGGTAAAGCAACAGGTGAAGGTGGTGCTCGCGTTAAAGATATTCTGCGTGTTATGGGTTCGAGTCATGTGTCAGAAGAAGACTGTGGGTCTATTGTCACAGAACAAATCGATATCCGCGAATACAACCGTAGTCAATGGGTGGGTGCGTTTATATTGTTGGCCAATAAGCCTACGTTGTTGACTAATGAACTCAGCAAGAAACTGCTAGGTAAAACAGTAGATGTACGTGTACCGCAGTTCTGCTTAACAACTGATGGTAACTACTGTAAGATTTGTTTAGGTTCCGGGTTAGGCAAGTACTCTACTCGTTTAGCATCTGACACGGTTAAGGTACCAACCACGTTCATGTTAACGAGAATGAAAGCGAGTCACATATCAGGTAGTAGTAACGCCAAAATGAATCTTGAATATGTGTTTAGAACATAAAAAATAAACAGCATTAATGCTTTTATAGGAATCTTTAAATGAGTGATACCGAACTTATTAGTACGGGCAGTATGGATTACGTATCAGGAACTGAATCCTACGCTATGCGTTATTTCCAAGGCGTACTGTTCAGTAATGGCATTATTAAATTATCCGATGTAAACGGCATGGAAGGATTGTTCAGTTCCGCTGCTGCCAAAATCAAACAATTTATTAGTTGGATTTATAAACAACTTAAATCTTTATGGAATATTTTCTTCGGTCCCAGAGCAACCGTTAAAGTAACTGGAGCCGATGCAGTAAACATGTGGGATACAAAGTTTACTCTAAAAGAAGGGGCAGCAGAAAAATTAAGCGGTCTACTTAAAGTTGAACATACTAAACTTGAATCTGCATTGGCGCGTTATTTTTCTAAACAAACCGAATGGAAAATTAACGTACTTAAATTAGGTGAAGAAATAGGGTTTAATCATTTAAAAGTTGATAAGGATGAGTTGGCTGCCAAATATTGGGAGTCTATCAGTAAAAGAATGCAAATCAATATTGAAAATATTGAAAAGTCTTCTACCTTACGAGGTTTCGTTAATAATTTTAATGATCATATCACGCTTACGGAAAACTTGTTTAAAAACATCATGCTGCACGCTCCAGGATACATTGATGATTTTAAGAATAACGAGTTTGCCGAATCTGATAAAGTAGAACAATCTGTTTTAAACGATTCAGAACGTATTAAAACTGAAGAGCTTTATAACAAGTTCGTGGCTTTGATGATAAGTGGTAACAACTTACGATTAGCAGTCATGAAAGATCTTAACCACTCGCTTAGTATGTTGGATCAACAAATAATGGCTTTCAACAGACGCGATTACTTTGTAACAAAAAAATAAATAAATTATACTAACTACTACTCCCGCAAGGGAGTAGTAGTTAAGTTATATGAATGCAAGTTATTTTTGAGATGTACGTAAATGGACATCTTCAGCTTTAATTTCTGGGCGCGCTCGTTGTTCCATTGGGATGTAACGATAACCAATAGTGCCATCTTCACGAGTATATTTTTCATGAGTACGGAACTGCTGTGTAAAAACAAACTCTTTCTTCATCGTCAATTTACTTAAAGACATTACAATTCCTTAGTGTTTACACGTGTAAATATAGGCGTCATTTTCTTTATCAAAAGAAACACTGAAATCTGGATGACGTTGGATAACGCGGAGAGCCACGTGGCCTTGGAAAGGTATTACTGACGGGCTTTCGGGAATGATTAATTTTGAAACCAATTCTTTTTCAACAATAACTTGATTTAACATTACCGTACTATGATCGACATGACGTTCACTGTGTAAAGTGAATTTAAAAGTATGATTGCGAATAGAATGATGGGTTGATTTTTCTTCCCAAGTTGCATTCTTTGCTTCTTCAACAATTAATTCAATGACACTATTAATTAAGTTGCTAAAGATTAAATGTTTGGGAGGAACTTCAAAAGCTTTCATTGGCTCTACCATACCCAGTAGTATCCTTTTTCATTACATTTGATTAATGTGTTAGTTAAACCGGAACGAGAATAAGCTGCATTAAAGATAAAGTCTTTAACATAATCTTTATTACGATCAAAATGTTTAGAATTGACTTTGATTGTTTGACAACATACTTCTCGCCCAAAATGATGGTCGTATTCTTTCCACACGTAAGCAGTAATTTCAATACGAGGGCTTATAACATAAAGATGAGTTAACACCTTTCCGTTCGTAAGTTCACCAGGCGATTGTCTATAACGTAGATAATTACTTAAAGCAATTTCATAAATCTGTTGAGTAATTTCTATTTCGACGTTACACTTTAATATTTCATTAAAATCGGCAACAGTCAATGCCGCTGTTGCTGGGTCATAAATAGTTGTTATATCGGGTAAAATGTTTTTAGACATATCGATTACCAGGTTAAATAGATACCATTATGATCACTACGTACAGTAACCCCTTTAAACTGATTCAAACACATCATAATGAATTCGTTTAAATAGTTGATACCATCGCCTCCCTTATTAGGAGAGGCTGTGATACCGCAACACACTTCGTCTGCCGTCAATGATTTCCATACATGACACGTCAAGCCAACATTACCCACTTGATATGTCTCAATAACGGAATCTTTACCTTTTTTACGTTCTAATGTTGCAACGCTGGGATATTCTTTTAACATGGAATAGTAAAGCTGAATCATTGTGGATGTAACGCTTTTGTCTCCCATGTTAATCCCACAACTTAATAAAGAGTTTGTTTTCAGTAATGATGGCGATTTCATAATAAGGCTTACTGACACGCGCTAATGAACTCAACGTTGCCATATAAGTTTTGCCATCTTCTACATCATCAAACATGGCATCAATAGTCGCTATTTCATTTTCTAAATAACGTTCTTCCATACCAAAATAACATTGCGGGATAGTGTAATTGTCTACTACTACCTTACGGACATCTCGATTAAATCCGTTACCCGTAATTACAGAATCAATACGATTTAACAAAAGCTCAAATAAGGCGTTTGATTGTTCGCCCGTAATATCTTCTGGGAAATCATACTTAACAATTTCCATTACTTGCTTAGGAACGATTTCAGTAACCACTTTTTCGTTGTCAGTGTTTTTAGTTCTATTTTCCATATTGGGAAACTCGCCAGTACGTTGATAGTTGCACGATTAAGTTCTAAGAATTCTTTAATAAATGAACGCGAACCTATTTCAAATTCATTAACGAAATCTAAGTAACTGGTTGATTGATAGTTCAACATTGACGACCAAGATTCTTCACCTAAGAATCTGTTCGCGAACTGTTGTTGTATAACCAAAGAATTCTTAGTTATGTGAGTATCCAACTGTTCAAAGAAGTAATCGTCATCAAATGTTGCTGCACATTCCCCACGCAATATACTGACCTGCAATACATCACAAGCAAAATTAGTGACATCGTCAGTATAACCTTCAGGAATGCGTAATACATCACTGTATATTTTTTCCACTTGACGCCTTAGTAATTTTAATTTTACCGCTGAGGGTTAATGTTACGTAAGTTCCGGTCAAGTACTTAACACGTATGTTAAAAGCTTGATCTTTATTAAGTGTTTCAAAATGGTCATTGATGTCGTGTTTTAAATGCACACGGCGAACTTCTGTCGACCAAAACAAAGGACACTGTTCTTCAATAACAAATTGAGCACGGAAGCTGACGAATTCTTCCCCAGAGAAAATAATATCAACAACGGGATCATTAGATATTCTTAACGAACCATTATAATGAGGATTAACTTTATAATATTTGAAATGATCTTTAACGATGGAATGAACGACATCGATCTTATTTAATCCAATTGTGCGATAATGATCGGCGTAATGATTACGTAATACACGTTTTGTTTTAAACATCATAACCCCTTTTAAAAAATAAATAGTTATCAATACTAATAAGTAATATAGTGTTAAAATATAATAACTTACTAACTGGTTGCCCAGTTAGTAAGGAGTGTTATTTTTTAGTAATGATGTAATCGCTACGGAACATGTCAGCTGGAGTTGGGTGCCATACGTCTTGATCAAGCACATTTGAAGATGTCCACATAATTAAAACATCCATAGTTCCAAAATCACTAACGGCATTTCTCTTTGTAACTTCATGTTCTTTATCAGTCCAACTCACAGATTTAATACTAATTGAACCCCTAGGGAAATCTAACAAGAAATTCAAAGCAGTACCAAAGGTTACATATTTCAATGTTCCTTTTGCTTCGAGTTCAGCAATGAGTTTCTTATCGATTTTGTCTTTTACAGTTTTTAATGAAGGTTTATAAGGACTAAGCATCAGCAAGCTCCAATACCCATTCAGTGTCAAAAAGATCTGCGGTAGACGGGTGCCACGGCAGCACTAAGCCATTAGAAAAAGTTATTACGGCCATTCGGAGTTTAAATTCTTCACTATACTGAATAGTGACGCGTGCTGTTTCATTACTCCAATGTTTGCACCACATACTTACTTTACCGGGCAATGCACTAACTAACATTCCCCATGCTTCACTAAATGTTTGTTTTTCTAAGAACTTTTCTTCTTCCAAATACATCATTGTTTCTAAAGCGGTCATTTAAACCTCGTCTACCGGTACATGATTCTTTAATACAATAACTAAAGCCTCTAATTCTTCCAGACTGTAGTCGCCATCAAGCGTTACCCGTTCAAGTGTCTGTTGATCCATCCATTTACCAGATTGCTTTATAGTGGCTCTGGCTTGATCGAGTGACATTTGTTTTATTTGCCTTTGCATACATAGTCCTTATAAGAAGTGAGGCGAACCCCACCCTTATTTTTAATACATAAATATGCCGCTATCTACGTTCTGATAACTTAAACTACTTTCTTCAAACAGTTCTTTACGATAGTGATGATAAGACACATGTTTATCAACATCGTCACACACGGTATAACCAAAGATTAAGTCAACACCGTTATGTAATGGGTTTTTGTTTTCACGAACACGACCACGCATCTGATAGTTACGTTGGACGGATTTAACGTTATGGAAACTGATACACGTAATTAACCCAGGAATGTCTTTACCTGTACCACAACTGCCAGGTGTACTAAAGACTATTTCGTGCTTACGGTATTCATCCTTGGTATCAGCTTTACCGCCTTGTTCACCAGTAAACGATATGGCGTCCAGTTCAGGATAACGTTTCTTAAGTTCTTCTACCATGAACTTGCAAGTTTCTACTTTAGTAAAGAAGAACAAACATTTGGATTCCGGTTTACGGCGATTAAGATAGTATTCTCTGAAACACCACAACATCAACTCGATATAGTGTGGACGTAACTTTTTGTTATCCATGATGGATGCTTCAAAAGTCGTGTCATTATAAACACCACGAGCAGTTGTTCGTATTTTGTTTTGCCTGGTATTAATACGATAATGGATTGCTTTGATGTGCATGTGTGCGGTATACACGGTATCTTTTAAACGAACGCTTTCAGGGAACAAGTACTTATAGATTTTGTTCGTGAAAGGATCTTCCGCTTTAAAGGTTGCTGTGTTACCGATTGTTTTCTTAATGTTACCAAACATCAAGGACAAATAAACCTGATGAATGGATTCATGCACTTCATCGTAAATACGTAAGCCAGGACGGAACAACTTATAAACATCATCCAGCGTTGGATAGGTTTCATCCAAACGTGACTTACGTACCATGACGTCAATTTTACTTAATGAAATAACTAAGATCTTGGGATTGATTACCCCAGATTTTAATTGATCCATTAATACGTCTAAACCGCCCGCATCTGCCACATGATAATCTTTGGGTTGTAAGTCTAAGAACTTACCACACTCGACATTCCAAATAGGAAGGAAGCGAGCATTACCAATAATGACCACACGTTCACCAGCAGCTACAGCAGCATATAAATCTAACCAACCTTTACCTACACCTGTGGCTGCATTATTTAACTTTAACGGCCCGTCGTCGGTCAGGTAAGGCATCCAGTCGTATTGCTCTGGTTTGTTAGGTTGATCGAATCCTACTTTAAACTTTAATTCAACTTTAATAGGTTCTATTAACGGTTCATCGTCAATTAAAATATCGTTGTCACTATAACCACGTTGGGTTATGAAATTCTTTAAGTCGGGTAATAACGTTGAGGTTATACGGAGTTCTGTTTTGTCTTTATTAAATCTTGCGAAACGATGCGTTACCCCATAAGTCTGAATCATTGGGTTAGATTCAGAAGGTATCATACCGAACTTAAATAAATGATGGTGACAAAACGGAAGAAGAATCTTTCGTGCAAATTCTTCGGCATAACCGTGTATTCTCAGGTAGCTATTAGCGACGCTTATCGTACACTTGTATCGCACGGTTTTGCTCCTAATTCATTATTTATGAATGCACCATAGTCTCATAACATCCAAAACCAGTTTATTTTTAATGATAAATACATAAATAATGATAAACCTCCTACCCTTGCAGGTAGGAGGTTACTCGTAAGTTAGTGGGCGGCACCAGACCAATAACAGGCTAGTGGGTTAGGTTGACGTTCTTTAATCAAGAAAGATTTAAAGTTATTTAAAATGATTTGTTGATGATCGTAAATCATTTCAGTACCAAAGTCACGATGGTAAATGGTGTTCTGGAACGAAGTGAAATAACGAGGAGCGTCACCGTTAACCAAAGCATAGTTTCCTTTATTAGGATTCTTCGCCATAACCGCGTGCAACAATATTTCACAATGGAGAATGTTAATACCCTTGAACTTATGGTTTAGCATTTCCCACATTTCTACCAGGACTTCACCAAAGCGTTCTGGAGTAACTGGAGTATCTTTCCACTGCTGGTTACGTTTAGACCAGGAGATAAATGATTCAACTTCACGGCGATAAATATCCATGTCTTCATGTGTATACGGTAAAGTAAACAATGGAGACGTTGGTGGCCACTCGGATAAATCAACAGAGATAAATTTCTTATCTACAGCTTCCCAACCATTGTCAAAGATGAACTCTAACAGATCTTTAGACATACGTGCAGCACGCGAAGGAATGGCAGTTTTGACTGAACGCTGGAAGACTGACTTGTTACCGATCATAATGTCTTCGATCAAACAACTTAATGTTGCTTCTTCGAAATACGATAACTTGTCAATTGTTACATCATCCAGACTATCCAGGGAACGAATGTCAGTAAGTTCTTTAATTACAGCAGAACTCACAATCAATTTAGTTCCTTCGACGCACAGTTCTTTATTCAAGAATATGTCATCGCCATTCGTATTGATTGCATCGCGGTCTTGCAAACGAACAGAGAACGGAGTCGCCACAGTATTACGCAAGATATGTTTAATAGATAACATACCCTGACCGATTGGACGACAAACGGCTGTACCGGAATAGATACCGATGTTACCGTCCATTTGCATCATCACGTTAAATGGAAACGCCGATTTTAATTGCCCAGCACACACACCACAAGGAATTGCGGGGTCATGTGATTTACAATAGGGAATCGAACGAATGTATAACGTGTCACCCACTTTAACTGATTTACTGAACGTTGGGGTGATCAGATGCTGAACACCTTCTTTGTCTACGTGATACTTGCCAAAACAAGCATGCAGGAACTCACGAGACGCGATCTTGATAGGAACCGGAAGATTACTATCACAATCTAAGAAATGATCAAACCCACGCACTACAGCCGCATACAGATGGTTTTTACGGTGGAACCATTCGGCACCCTGCAATGCTTTACCTGAGGTAACCAATGCTTTGGAGGCACTGTTACGTTCAGCTAAAGAATCCGCCAGGTTAACGATACCTTCCGCATAACCATTCATGATACCATTTGGGAAGATTGAGTTATTAATGTCAAATACAGCACCACGACAAATGATGGTTTGATACGCTTGGTTATAAGACGTACCGCCTGTACGACAAAGTAATGCTAATTTTGCATTATCTAAATCGACATCCGTTGCCATAACTTCAATGAACTCAGTTTCCCCTTCATCGATCGTAATAACTAAACGCATTACACGATCTTTGATATCTTTGATCTTTGGGTGGTCCATGATCTCGATAACATCATCCATTGTTACTGAGATAGCATAACGTTCAGTCATTGCTGTCAACAGGTTGTTCATCTTAGCATGCCAAAGATGAATTAACATTTTGATGTTATCGGTTTCTACTGGATCTTTCATATCGTGCATGACGATCGGCAAAAACACATTAATAGGTTTAGTTAATAATGTGTCGTTACTGACGACCAAGTTCTGGTTTGGAATCCATGCACTAATGACTTCATTAACTGAATATTTAAAGTCGTTATAAAGACGATGAATAGACAGACCTAAATGCGTCAACATTAAAGATTGTGTGTCGCTGATAACTGTCTTGCCGTGATCATCAGTAACTTCCACTGCTTTAAAGTATCCAATCCAACGCAACACCATTGATTCCGGCGTATTAGCAAATTCACGCAAATTAACTTTAATCATTATGAAGGATCTCGATCGTCTGGACGTTCATGTCGCAGTATATAACCAGAATCAGAAAGCATGTCTGCACCCATAATCAAAGCACGGTTTGTTTTGATCTCATCATCATTAACGATTACATCAATATCAAATGGATCTTCCGCAGCAATTAAACGACGCACTACGTTATTACGAACGATCTCACTATTCGCAATAGCCAATTGTTTAATTGTTTCACGTGGACCTTTTTGAGCCACCATCCAACGTGACTCCGCTTCACCTTGGTTACGACTACCTTTGTTAATATACGCTTCCGTATATTTGTCAGCTTGACTATTAGAAGTCGGCAGACCAAAGGCGTTGGCTTTAGGGAATGCTTGTGAACTGTCATCAGTACCAAACTTATCCAACAACAGATAATCCATTGTTGTAATTAGAATTGGATAATGAGATTCGCCTTCATGGCCGAATGAGTCACGGAACATAACCTTCTGCAGTTGATAGTCAAACTTCTTACGCAGTTCACGAACAACGTTAACACCGTACAATTCTGAGTCAGAACGCACTTGAGCAGAAATAATATCTTTACACACGTAATCGATATGCTCTGCTTTATCTAGGTCAGTCAAGAATTCACTTTTAACAATCTCAGCAAATTCTGGGAAACCAGAAGTATAGAAAGACATAACCAAATCCCAGGCAGCTTTATAATTACCTTGTTTCCGGAAGTCTTTCAGTTCTTGGTGGATCTGCATGTTGATAAAGTTAATCGTCGATGTATTCAGCATTGACATAATCTGACGACGGAATGCCGGCGTGTTGTTGATAATGATATCGCAGTGTTCACCATTAGCGTAACGCGGAGCATCTTGCCAAGGAATGACTTTAACCGCAACACCTTTGTCCCCATCCAGACCCGCTAATTTAAACTTAACGCGCCCGACAACTTCTTCTTTCAGCAAGATCTTAACTTTCCAATCTTTCTGACGAATGCCTTTGAACGAATAAGACAATTGGTTTAACGTATTGTTACGACGGCTGAAACAACCGTAAGCATTACGAATAAAGCGATCGAGTTCATAAGACATTTCTGGTTCAATACCACCGTTCTTGGTGATCTGACGTTCCCACCAGTTAATGATATCCAGATAGAAATTGTTCTGAACATTTTCATGTTCTTTCAGTGCATCGGTGTGTTGTTGACGAATTTGATCAGTAGAACGATTGTGGCTACGATCTTTCAGCTTTTCGCCTTCAACTTTAACATCCATCAAAATAGATGATGGTGGTGCACGGAATAGCTTGTCAAATGCATAGTCAGGTTGCATCAAACCTTTCTTGGTTAAAGACACCAAAGGATTGGACGCTGTACGACGCCGGAAGCCCATAACAATACCATCACTACGGATACGTTCACCAGGTTGTGCAAACGGCTGAGGATCGTCTATGGTTCCATATAAGTTCAATGGGATCCATTCTGATTCATTCCACTCAAACCCACGATCGTGTTTGAACATGCACATCATCTTTTCACGTGCATAACGGTCGGTGATGACAATACCATCTTCTTCGGTAGCATGAGATGACATCGCGCAAACAATCGTACGAGTAGAGAACATCCACTCACCAGACGGACTGATACGCGGGGTCTTGGCAAATACTTCACCTTTAGAAAACGTTGCGGTAGGACTCAAACGACGAATCATATCGCGGTCATAAACGTATTCAAACCCGACGTAAGTATTTTGTGCGTTGAAACGTGGTAACACTAATAAATCCAGATAGTTCTTATCTTCGTTTTTGAATGCTACAAAGATTTCTTTCCAGCCATCTGACAATATGCCATCGCCTTTGCTAGACTTTACGTTGAATACTTCTTCAACGGTCATGTCAGAAGGACACACTACAGAACGAGCAACATCACCATATTGCTTTTCAAAACCACTTGTCAACATACGAGTGGACGAACCGTTAGTGACAACGGATTTACCGACCATGTTACCTTCCATATATAAACGTGAAGCCGAGTCCATATATGGGAAGACGTTTAAATTCGTATTTACCCCAACAGTGTCTGGATAACACTGGTTTATTTTAATTTTGCCTGTAAGTTTCTTCATTAGTCTACCTTTATTCGAAACATTATTTGTTAGTAATCAGCAATCCCGCCTCTTACATCTAAATAATATAGGTCTGAATTTATCTTAGGGAATACTTATGCCAATCGCTTCTATCAGTTCGATACAATCTAACGATGCTTATTACACGGAAGACTTTAAAACATTAGTGCGCTCCAATAAAGAAAACATTATAGCTAATTCTTTTAAAGTGCCTATCGCCATTGCCGAATTTAAGTATGCCTTTAAAACTTCACAGTACCAGTTCCTACGTACTCAAAACGTAGACCCTAAATATTGGTGGGTGTGTTCTTATATCAATGGTTGGGATAAGCCTACTTTTGACATTCAACGTATTGACGGATGGTTAAGACCAAACGAAGATTACATTGATAACATGTTAGCACGTAATAATACCGAACGTAGTTAAATAAAAAAAGATATACTATTACTCCTACCCGTGAGGGTAGGAGTAATATGGTTATTTAATAATTGTTGCTTACCAGAAAGGCTGGATTGGCTCACCGGCTGTCAATGGAGACGGCAGTGGTTGTGACTGTTGTTGATAACCATACATCGGTTGTTGTGGTTGTTGGTAACCATAGACTGGTTGCTGCTGGCCATAGTTAACGTAACCACCCATAGGCTGCTGCATTTGTTGCATGCCACCTTGACGCTGAATGAAAGTACCCATACGAGTACAAACATAAATTGCCGGTTGGTTCATCGCATCTACAATAAAGTGCAGAACGCGCTGTTGGGTTTGGTCGACTTCTGAACGCTGGTAACGATCACCATTGGTCATCTGCGGGATAGTGAAGTCGTAATCGATACCATTGATATTACGAACATCACGCGCTTGGTTTGCAGTTGCAGCTTGAGTGTTATTACCCATATTGGTAACGTTAGCTACCATTTGTGACGGCTGAGTTGTTGTTGCACCAGAAATAGACAACAGTGATGACATACCAGAATTAATTGCCGCAGCAGATTCTTCAGGTTCGTTATACACATTGTGACTATTGTAATCGAGTTCTGGTACTTGACGATAGAACTCAGGCGCTTCTTCCATCATTTCATGCCAGCTGAGATCAATGGCAAATACAGATTGCTTATCGAAATCAGCACGGAACATGTTCTGCGCGTAGTTGATCTGTTCAGCCAGGTCTACATAGCAAGACATGAATGCGGTGAAACGAGCAGCTACTGGAATAACAGATTCGTATTCGGCAGTACGCAGTGTTTCGTCATCGAACAAAATAACGTCAAACAAATGAATCGCAATGCTCAAACCTTCCATTGAAATCGGAATGTTGTTCACTTCGATTTGTTTGGTAGCCGCTTCGCCTTCGTAACGTGTGCGCGCACGAACCATTGCATCATAGAACGGATATGATGGTTTGGCTTTGTAGTACACGCGCTGGGCGTGAGCTTTAGCAGTCTTGCCGCCTTTGGTTGTTTTGATGTGAATAAAACGGTTGTCAACGTTGTCTTCGATTTCAACAGACATTTTGGCAAACAGATTAAACACTTCGTCACGCACTGAACGTTTCACTTTCTTCAGCGGATAAACCACATCGCGTACTTTTTGGTTCCAAGATTTCTTTGGTTCCTTAGTGGCGATATCAAACAACGGAACAATCATGTCACGGAACAGCGACAGCAGACGGATAGAAACCAGGCGACGAACCAATTTAAATACTTCGGTTTCTTTAGAAAGAATGTTTTCGCACAGTGGGTGGAAATACACTTTCTTGTCACTATCTTTGTTCAGCGCTTCGGACGTAGGCAAATACAAATCTTTGCCATCGATACGCAGAGGATAATCAGTACCCGCCAAATTTAAAGACATACGGAAGTCTTTATCAATCTTACCATTCCAGGATTTGTGGATGGCTTCGTATAAACGATTTAGTTCATTCATTTCTTTTTATTCCTTAACTAACGAAAAATTCTTGCAAATTGGACACGTAGCTTTCAGCCATTGATTTCTGGTTTTCAGAAGAAGCAATGTTGGAACTGGTACGGTTGATGGTATAACTTGGGAACACCCAATTCATTTCAGTGGATGGATCGTTGTTATACGTCATCGAGATAACGATTTCTGACAGGATACTACATTTGACTTTCACGCCAATCAATGTTGCAGCACCCCATTGACGCGCAGCATATTTCTGGAAGAAGCTTTGTTCCAGATAATCTTTAAAACGTTCTGCACGAGCATTGACTGCGTTATCGTTATCCAAAATAGATTGTGGAATGCCTGGTTTAAAATAGATACCGCCGTTAACATTTAAATGGTTAACTGCATTGGACGCAACAAAGTCCAACCCCATTAAGCCGCAGTCGATTAACGCATGCATAGTAATGAATGCAAGTTCGTTAGCCGTTGTTTCGTTTTGGTTAGCCGTGCCCAACTCGTTAGACATCATACGATGGTCAACAGCTGCAACCGCAGTAGCTACACGCTTGTTACCAATGACAACATTATCGAAGCCAGAGAATACGGAACGCAATTCACCAAAGCTAAATCCAACAAAACCATTCCAAGTCGCCATGCCCAGTGCTGATGACATCATCGCTAAGAATGGATGCTCGTACACTTCCATATCAGAGATGCCATTCATAGACAATGCCATGTTTTCGCTCAACACGTTATTGCTGACTTGGTTACTTGATACGGATGCCGCATGACGAATAACAGTTTGTGCGTGTGCAACTGGGTTCAGGTTTTGTGCTTTAGAAACAACAACACCCTGGGAATTCAGATCGCTTGAACTCGACCCCATGTACTCACGTTCAGGAGTTGATTCTTGCATTTCTTGGAAACCAATACCGTGGTTAACGATATCAACCGGACGAATACTTTTAAGTTCCCGCGTTAAGGTTGGAGACGCTAACAGGAACTGGGAGTTTTCAGTGATTGCACGTTTGTTCAATGACAGTCCATTGATTCCCACGGCACTACTGGTTTCGCTAGTCCAACTACGCACCGGTTGAAAAATAACTTCATCTGGTACTTGGCCCAACATGACATCACCACCGCCAGTCAAATAACCCAATACTGACATTTTGGTTTCAGTCAAATTGTTTTCGATAACCGTGAGTTTCATGATACACAAACCACGACGAAGACTCCAACCGTCTTCCATATCAACTAAACCACCATGCTGCGCAGTAAGACCACCAGCAGCCGCACCCAAACGAGCAATGGTAGAACCCTGAATGCCACCATTGTAACGTTCGTTGTATGCCTGATCAACGATAGAAGGATCCATATCGATTCGGTTAGTACGATGGAACTGGTCGTGCAAGTTGTTACCGATTCCATAAAGAACTTGGTCTAAGCGCATCTCTGCCATTTTGTTTTGCCCTTTTGCTTTGTATTATTGGTTAATTTCTTGAACTAAACGAATCAGTTCATTTTTGATTTCTACTTCGATATCGATCGGGAACAGTTGTCCTTTTTTCACTTCACGATAGATATCCGGTTCGTCGAGTACGCCATATTCCAGATTACTTATCCAGTTATGGGATTCGAGTTCTTCCAACAACTCTTTAACGAACAACACTGCTTCGTTAAATGAACCTCCTTCATTGTTTTTCGCCTGCACGTCACACAACTCAGAAAGTATTACTCGATCTTCAGATGTTAATTGTAAGAACGAGTTACCCGATGTTTGATCTTTAGTACGATCAATTTGGGCACAACACAACGCTGGCAAATAAGTATAACCGCGTTCTGTTAACAGCACCTGTGCTAACGCAATAGCTGGAGTCAGCTGATTATAGTCACAGTAATCGTATAAACGTTCGGGCACTTCATATGCAAAAGCTAATTGCATAATGGTGATCATTGGCTTGGTTAATTGGAAATCCCAAACCTGAGGAAAACGATCGTAAACGTTATTTACCAATTCCTCATTTTTAATACCCAAACCAACACATTGATGTTTGAAACGATCTTTATAGCGCAGCTGGCCTTTTTCATCACGCAAACCAAAGCTAAAGTATTCCGCTGTTTGTGTAATCACAACCATTGGAGTTTCTTCTGTGATTTGGTGTTCATCCAGGTACGATGTATTATCTTCATCATCACCGAATGATTTCTTTTCACGATAACCACCCACATTGTTTTCGTACTGCTTAACCTCTGACGAAATGTGGTTGATGATTGATTTACCTGCCGGATCTGTTTCCGGAATGATTGCTACCGATAAACGATTAAACAAGATACGATACAAAATCATAATCATTGTGTATTCGCTGTTATCGATATCAATGTTAGCGGTGTGGTTAGATGGTTTCTGGAAGCTATGGTTTACATAACCTACCAAACGTTTCCAGCCATACGTTTCAGTAATCATTGCGATCTTGTGAATTGACTTGCCACAAATCAATTCCGCATAGTTAGAGCCAGTCATTGGTGTTAAACGTGCCAACAGACCATAGAACACTGGGAACAACATGCGAGATAAGAAAGTCATTTTGACTAACTCAATATAGTCATTAACCAGGAACGTTGTTTCTTCTGGATAATAACCATGGTCTTTTGTTTTCTTAAGATCTTTTGGTATGACCATGAACTTGGTGGAATACGCAAAGAAATTAAACAAATTGTTTGGTTTGATGATTTCGAGAATAGAATAAAGCAATGGCTCGATCAAAGACATTTCTTTTTCATAGTTGATGAAATCATTATTTTCAATGATATCAGCAGCTGTCTGATAAAGATGGAACAACTGAGTATGTTGTTTTTCGTCCAACGCCATGTTCAAATATTCATTCAAAGGATGGAACAGATTGACTTCTTCATCTGTTTCTTCTTTCTTTGGGTTGTTTAACTTAAGTGTTCCTTCACCGATGAACTCCACTACATCATCACCATTCCTAACAATGATTTTGTTGAAATTCTTTTTGGAATTACGCTTAATGGATATGTTAATCACATTAGTTCCTTTAATTATAGTGGGAATTATACACTCAGATAATATAGGCTTCAAAATTAATAGCTAGGTAGGGTTTCCCCTACCTAGTTGTATTAGGGTTATTGTTTACCAATCGATTTCGTCGAATGCTTCTTCAACTGGTTTGCTTGCGCCATTACCAGCATTTGCTGCGCCGCCGTTATTACGTGGCTGCCATTGTTGACCACCACCTGCGCCGCCTTGACCACCAGCACCACCAGCATTAGTTACACGCGGTGTCCATGCAGCACGTTCCATATCGTTAAGCAGTGATTCGTGGAAGTTACACCAGGTGCGGGCAGAAGCACGAGAAGGCAGACCGGCGTCATCTTTGATTTCACCAGTAACTGTTTTGATTTTCCAGGATGCGCAGTTCTTCAGACGGAACAGAACTTTAAAGCGGAAGTCAGCTTTAACGTATTCCAGCGATACACGACCATCGGGTTCACGACTAACAATCAGGTTACACATGTTGATTGGATCGTCGGTCAGTTTGTTACCTGTCGCGGTACGCATCCAGCCACGTTGGTTAATTGGAATATTAACTGATGCGAATGAACATTTTTCATCGGATGCCTGACGAACTGCTTCGAACAATGTACCGCGTTCGTTATAGTCCAGTTCCACTTCACGCGTGGTTTTCTTTTGATCACTCCACACGTTATCATAAACGCGCAGAACAATACGGCCATTTGCTTTCTGTTCGAAACGCAGGGCACCGTTGTGTTTTGCACCTTGTACGGGTTGTTCGGTTTCTGGGTGCGGTTGCATGTAATCGTTTAAGATTGTTTTAGCGCGCGGTGTACCCTTTTGATATTCAGCCATTTCGATGTTGCTCCGTAATTTGAGATTTTTTAAATTTGAGTTAGATTAGTCTACAATATAAAGGTAACGCAGTTTTAAAATAACATTTTTAATCCTGCTTTCTCGATACTTTGTGGTAATCGATTAATATCTGATCTGACTTTACTAAAAGAAGTTCCGGACGTCCAATTACTGGATTGGGCTAAATCTTCTACAAGTCGTTTTAATCCAATTTTGGAATTATAAAAGTTGGTAGCTTTGTCACCAAACACTTGAATGGTGAGCTTATTAAATGGCATGTAGAAAAGGTCTTTGCCTCCGGTTAATTTGGTGAACCATTGGGTGTATGGTTTTGCAGTGCCCGTGTAAGACTCCAATAAACGCAACCGTGTGGTTGATGGAGTTAAAGTCAGGTCTACTACATGATGCGTAATGATCAACCCCTTGCCTTGGAATACAGGTAATGTAGAATCATTACGTGTTACTTGTTTAGGAAAGTCTTTATAGAAACGATCACAGATTTTAGTAATCAATTCGTATTTGGCTTTCCCTTTAGCCGACATAGTTTCTAAAGTAACCAACTCGGCTTTATTGAATAAACTTTTTAATGATTTGTACGAAGGATAATAAACAGTAAATGCAATAGCCTTTGGACCAGTTGATTCTGCTAACCACTTAGCGATTTCAGTAAGGTCGGTTTTAGCCGCTACATATATTTCGTCTACTGTTGGGTCATCATCCTTAGCATATGCTTCAATGGTATTACGCACTAAAGTCCGCAGGTTAATTAAAAAAGTTCCTACACCTTTCAGTTCACCAAATGCATCTTTTTCAAATGCTAATGATGTTCCAACGGACATGTTGTAAGCACCTAATGCCCTCATAAGAATTCCTTTATTAACTCGTGGATTTCATCAGCGGTAATATCCGTACCTTTAATGTCGGGTTCAATGACAGGCATAACTAACTCAAAGATATTTTCTTTGGTTACAGAAACGCCCTCATATTCATCCATGGTAAACAGCTCATCGTCAACAATAGCTTCATCATTTTCAGAGTCTTCTGCAAAACCAAAGTCGGGATATTCTTTTTCAAGAGCATTGACAATTGGATTGACAACTGAACGATGGCCGCCTTGTAAACGGAATTGAGATGCTTTAGGAAACTTTTTACTTTGCAACAATGCCTTTACTTTATTAATTACGTGTTCTGGAAGATCTCCAATTTGAACTTTAATTGTAATATAAGGCAGAGCATTCTTGTTCACCCAAAATGTGGGTTTGAAATATTCTTTCTTTAAATCTAAATCAATTATCCACGCACCTTTATCATGTTCTTCACCGTGACGACAACGATCAAAAGAACCGTTACTGTAGATCTTGTTACCGTTGTGTGAAGGTACGTGGATGTGCCCTGAAAAGATCCCATACTTAACAATGGATTCCCAACGGGTTTCCATGTGCGCGTGACGTCTTCCTTTTTCAGGCAATTGGTAATAAAATCCGCCATGTAGAGCAATAAGATCTACTTGACTTAATCCGGCAGCAGACAATGTATTTAAAGCAAGTTCCCATATTTCGTCTGGTGTTTTAGACGCCATATTATCGGGAACATACATGACTGTTAATCCATCTAGATCGTCAAATGTTTCGATGGATATTTTATCAAAATGTTTGACGTCCATGTCTTCTTCTACGGTTAACATGATGTGTTGGATTTGATCCCAATCATGTAACGTAGTTCCTTCTACAAAACGTACCTTTCCTTTTGGATTAGCTTTCTTATACCGTTGGAAAAGGTCTTTGAAGTAATTTAACGTATACTTAAATTCTTCATCTTCTTTTTCTACACGACGATCAAATACATCCCCGGTGAAAAACAATATATCAATGGTACTTAAATCGACGTCAGTATATAGAAAGGTTGACAAGTTTCGTAAGACGTGTGCAGTGGGAGTGCGTCTATGAGAAGTGTGATGGTCTGAACTTGATATTAGACGCATTCCGTTTTATCCTTTTAACACGTCGGTTGGTCTTCGTCGGTTTCTCTATTATTGTCATTGTCGTTAATATTTACTGTTTCTTTTGCAGAAGCAGTTAACGTTTTGTCATTCAACAGATGTTCCGGAATAGTGTACCAGGCACCACAAATCAGTTTAACCAATTTGTAATCTTCCAGGGACGCCACACCGTCACGTTCTTCGGTTTCAAAAACCTTTTTAACAAAATCCAAAGTTTCCATATCGGCTTTACCTTCAAACACAACATCACGCACGTAGAAAGCTTTGCGTAATGCTTCAGGATAGACATTGTGTTTGTGGTAGAAATCAATAGGAATCAGATCATGCATAGGAATGCGTGCTTTTTCAGGATCCAGGAACGTGCTGGCTTTATCAACAATATCTTTGCCATCAAGTTGAGGGATTTGACCTTCCATGATTTCACGGGCAGAGTTAGCCATAGCCGCAGACGTTTGGCGCATGATGTCGCGTTCAATCGGTGTCATCTGATAACCGGAAATAGGTTTGATGACGAGCAAGATCTTTTTAGGATCATTGTCATCGATAACCAATACAGACATTGTGTGTTGGTTACTGATTTTACCCCATTCAATGAAGTTGAAATAATTGACGCCGGTAGTGTCGTTGACCGCAAAAGGCAACAACCACTTTTCAACGAATTCTGATTCGGTCATTTCAGTGTACGCGTTAAGCGGAACACCTTCGGTCGTCAGATATTGTTCGCCGTTAATTGGAGTCACGCCAACTGAATCAGCAAACTTAAAATCTTCCATCATTTTGGCATAGTTGCTTGCTGACATACCATTTAATTCAGGACTCATGTACCACTCCTATGTTTTTCTAACAGTTGGAAATTATTAGGGTTAACTTCGACAATCTTTGATAAAGAATAGGGAATGTTATTATCAGTTACAGTAACATTGACCGCCAAGTTATATAAAGATTGCGTGTTATCAACCTGAATAAATTGACAATCCACGTTAACAACTGGAAATTGTTCCTGCATATATAATTTCAGGAATTCTTTAACGGCTGCTTGTAATTCGTTTTGCTTTTCGCCATAACGTTTCCATAATGCATAGAAACTAGGGATGTTGCCAATCGATTTGGATTGAGATTCTTTTGCCACAAACCAATAATAGAAATGTAATTCCATTCCTTTATTTATCGATTTGGTTTCCCACCCGATACCTGATGACATAGTTGCAATGCAGTGAGTCATTTTGTTTCCTTTAAATTATTGTACCATCATAGATTTGAAACAAAAAAATAAAAAGAATTAAGTGAGGAGCCGAAGCTCCTCACATTTTACAACACTTTAACAATGCCTTTGATATAGCCATCGTTCATAAGGGCGTTTAACTGGTGCGCATAAATTACAGCGCCGACAGAACCCGTGTTCAAATACACTTGACCGTCTTCAACAGTTACTGGGTTTAAACATGTTGGATAAGAGCGGTGAACTGGACAAACGTGTAAGATACCACGATGTTGAAACAATGCAAACAACTGATAAGGATTCGGACCAGCTGTTTCATGTTTGTTGTGTCCGTCTTTATATAATGCATGAGCTGCTAATGCATCAAGGACTTGCTCGGTAGATTCGCTGAACTCAGTATAAGGAGAAACTCGAATGTCAAGTTTACCCGCATACTTTTCATCCAGGTCTTTGTGGTTTACAACAGGACCGGTGGATTTAACTTCTTGATTGAATACGAATGGATTTTGCATTTTTGTTACCCCAAATAGTTTAATAAGTTAAAAGAACAATTACATCCAGTTATTCATTTCGGATGTTTTCTTGCTTGCATTGATACCGACTTGAGTCAGACCATAACCCAGATCAATGCCAATAACCAGACCCAGTGCTTTGCCCAGGCCATTGTCTTGCATACCAAAGCATTCGGTGATCCACTTGGTAGCCAAATAAGAAGCACCCACGCCAGCAGCAGCACCTAACAATGCAGAACCGCTAACATTGTCAGAACCACCGATAGTGATACCAGCAGTCACAGTAGCCGCGATTGCAGCAACAACATCAGCTTTCAACCAGTTGTCTTCTTTACCTGTGAAGGTTTCAGTTACTGGTTCTGGTTGTTTTGGAACAGCGCTGAATGCAGCTTGGCCAGGAGCAGTTTTACCGTCAGCAGAACCGCACAGAGTAGCCATATTGATAACGTCAACAGAAGAAGCCAATTTGTTTTCCATGATAAATCCTTAATTAAGTGGGAGGTTAATAAACATTATTGTTTATTTATCTACCCAAGTAATATAGACTTGAAATCAACTGTAATCTAAAAAAATAAACATAGTCTAACTATCTTCCCCGTGAGGGGAAGATAGTTATTATTAATAGTAAGCGACTTCAACGTATTCAGGAACCAGGCGAGCGTAGGCTAATTCTTCAGTGCCATAAACAAAAACATTGGTAACCAGTAAGTTGGAAGGGATTTTGTTATCGTCTAAAGTCAAAGCTAATTCAACTTTAATATCCAACGTAGGAACACCCAAGTCAGCCAACAACTTATCCATGTAAGTGTTTACATTATAAGTGCTGCGAATTTGTGTAGCAAAGCTCTTTAAAGTGGAAGCACTACCGGTATCATTTAAACGTTGAGCAAAAGCCTTGTTCAGACCAGTCACTGTAAAACGGTAAGCGGTATCAAGATCCACAAAATAGATATTGCGGATTGATTCAATTGTAGAAACCCTTACATTAGACAATGAACTAAAATCAATTTCATTGTTGACAACAGGCAAAGTAGCGAGTCGTAAGGGCGCGGAATTTAAGATATCAGCGGCGGGCATGGCAAATCCTTATTAATTGGGAACTCATACGATTCTCATATAAAATAAAAAATACAGTAAATAACCCCTTACCGAAGTAAGGGGCATTGTTTAAATGGCGATATAGAAAGATTGATTGAAACGGTAGAATTTCGGATTGGCGTTGGTTTTGATTTCTTTACACGCGTTAGGGTACATGCGAATCAGATCATGAGTCAGCAACGTTGGGTTCGAGTCTAACAGTTTCATCAGAGTTCGGGCTTTAAGCGATAACGTCGGAGGGAGCGTAATCGTTTTCAATTTAACAACGGAGTCATCGGCATTGCCACGATCTTCAAAATCAAGCTTAACAGCAACAGGCTGAATACCTTCTTCAGTTTTTACTGATTTAGCAATTTCGTTAATGTTTTTGGCAAAAACGATTGTGTTGGTTAACGACGTGCTTTTATCATGATACGCCAAAATAGGGTCAATCAATGTTTCTTTGATTGTTTTCAGATACACGATTGTGTTTGGTGTATAACCTGCCAAAGACATTTCACACAAAGATTCATCAAGTATGGCATTAGCATACGGATAATGCTTTAACAAACGATCAGTATTAACATCGCCTAACACGCTCGCAAACCATGCTACTGCAAGAGGATTAGCAACCACGCTGAAACGTTCATCGAATTCACTTTGAGCGACGACTACTTCTTTTTTCTCAAGGCGGTCATGAATAACACGAACCAGCCAAGCAATGTTTTCTTTATGGTTATGCATAGAAAGTTCTTTGAGTGGTTTAAACCATTCGATGTTAACCAGTTTGTCCATGTCTAATGTGGAAGAAGCATATGGTTCTAATTTAAACATTGTTCTTTTACCCATGAAGTAAATATTTCCGCCTTTCGACGGAAATATTAATTAGTTAAAATTCTTTATCTTCAGTTTTGTAATCGCGTCTGTATTCGCCAGTTGGGCTGGTGATGTCCAGATATTGATTTGCCAGATGATCATTGACAGCTGCCCAAGTCTTGTGCACGTTAACACGTTCACGGAAACTCAGACGACCACCAATTGAATCATGGAAGTGCGTATGAAGCCAGCGATCTTTTTCATCACGTTCTTCTTTACGCGCTACACCATCATTAGCTTGACGGAAGAAATAGTTCTCACGCCCTATGCCATGGTTGTGCGGGCTAAGATCGCCACCATAACCTTCAATGATTTCATCATCATACAACTTACGAACATTTGGGTTCGCCATGATATATTCGCGCATCAAACCTTCGGCATTTTGCAAACCAGAGATTGTACCCAAATAACCTACTTCGAAACGACCCACGTATTCGCCCTGACTATCACCTAACAGACGCGCAGAATATTCCCATAACCGAGAACTTACAAATTGTGTAAATTCCTGATTAAGTTGCGTAGCTTTTTCAGCGATCCATCCAGTTAAACCAGAAGGAACATGTTCATTTTGATTTCCAACATATTGCTGATAAGCTCCAATACTTTGTTCTGTTTGGGAACCTGCTGCGGCGAAAGCGAATATATCACTACTGTTTAGCGACATCTTCATCCAACTCCTTTTTGATTGCATTCATAAACATGTTCAAGTTCATTAAATGCGTGGACGGTAGACCTGCTAGATTACTTACTTTGAATGGGATGTTCTTATCCAAAGTTTGATGATGCCCAAAGGAACCATATGCTTTTGCTTTTGATTCATTATCTAAATGAATACGGATAGGCATTTGGTCACCATCGAAGTCAGCATTATAAGACGCACAAGCCAATATGCTAATCTTCAACGACTCATCATCTAAACTACGGTTTACACTTACCCAGAAAGACTTAATGCTCAAATATTCGTTTGATGGGTTTCGATGTGATTCCCCTAAGATCTTTCTTTCTTTTTCCATGCGGGCTAAGAAGTCATCAATGATCGGATCTACCGTATACATTGACACGTTCAAATGACGCATAGCTTTTAATGGTGTAAACCCGCGACGATACAACATACTTGTCAAATGCACAGACAGCATCGAAACGGCTAACTTCCACGGGATAACAATTTCATTTGGATCTACCAGGCCAGTGATTGACGTAATAACACGACGACCAGTTACCGGTAAGTTACCCGAACAAATATGTTTACGACTGATAGCTTTTTTATGGAAGATGCTGCGCTTATTCAGTTTCTTCACATACATATCAGTCAACTCGATTAACTTACGACCTACAAGGCTTTGGTTAGAAGCAAGTTCACGAGGAGTCAACGGACTGAATTCAGTAGACTTCTTACAACCAGCAATGGTGTAATAAATCTGTTTGGTTTCGAGCTGACCTTCTACACCCCAAGTACCGCGTTCATTCGTTTCCAAGATGGTCGAATAACGACTCGGCACTTTGATGTAATGACAAAAAGCTTTATCTTTAAATTTGGTCCAAAATTCCCAAGCGTCAGCTGCTAGTTCTTTTAATCCTGTAAACTTAGAACCTGGGCCCATGATCAAATACTGCATGAGGCGATCAGCGTTCTGGTAAAAGCCATTAATACTGATGTCAGTGATATCCAAATCTTTTAACATGTTCAGTAAAATGATTTCTGTCATGGATCCTTTTTTCTTGAATTCACGACGATAAGTGGAATCAATGAAATAACGAGCAACGATTACTTTAGGCGAGCCTTGCTTGTTAATACTGATTGATGTAAAGAAAGTGTTATAAAAAGAATGACTAATAAAAGCATCCACACCTTCCGGACATTTAATCCACAAACCTACTTCATGTTGTTTATCGTAATGTACTTCTACGGTATTACCACAGTGACGACAAACAGTACCGCTATTGATGAGATGATTGCCGTGTAACTTACCACAGCTCGGACTACATTGCGCAACAGGCTTAAACGTATTACCCACAAATTCTAAACGCGTTAACTGTGACAAACGTTCACGGTCTTCTTCGATGTTAATATCAAAATCGTTTAAATAGATGGGCGTGTTGTTTGCGGTGTCATGCAAGAAATCATAGTCATCAAAATCAGGATAGAGTGGCCGTATAAGTTCCATGTCATCTTGCAGACGTCCAGGAATACGTGCAGCATATTCATGAAACTTTGCAATTGGGTTAGGGTCGACCAAATTCTCGGAGGTTAGAATAGAAATAACTTCTGATAGCTCTTTGGTAGGAGTAGGATAAATAGACATTAGCTCCACCTAATAAAAATAAAAAGCAGTAGTATAAAGGCTGGAGGATAACCCCCAGCCTTTACGGTTTTAACTACACTTAACGATTACTTAGATGCTGAAGAAATCGTAGTTACCGCCGCCTTGACCATTAACGTCAGAGCCCGCTGCGAAATCAACTGCCAGCGTTGCGCCAGGTGCAAAGATTGCCTGGTTGTTCATGAAGCTACCGATCAGTGAGCTGGTGTTCAGTGTACCGATACCAGAGAACACTTTACCGATAGTTGCCATGAAGCGAGGATCCATAACACCAACACGACCGAACCCTGTGATATTGACATCAGTCAGGTTCAGGTTTTCAACCAGCATTACGCGCAGACGCTGTTGACGTGAACGTTCGTTTTCACGGCTGTCTTGATGATAGATAGTACGCATGAAGTTCTCAGCGTGCAGGATACCATTAGGACCAGCCATGTGGCTAACTGCCATTTCGTCCAGTTCACGCAGGTTGAAGTATTCGCCGTTGAAGCAAGCGGTACCGTCAATGATGAGCTGAGGAATGGTGTGGTAAACCGGGTCAGTTGCTTTCCATACGGAATCAGCGCTTGATACATGAGCGGTGAAAGCGTTGGTGGTGATAGCATCAGCTGCAGTCAGAATGGTTTTGATTGCTGCTGCTTTACGGTCCGGTGTACCCAGGTCGACGATCAGTTTGGTCAGCGCAGAGTTGATGTTGCCTGGCAGAACCGGAACTGTGAAGATTGCTGATTGCATGATGTGGAAACGAATCCACTGGTTAACCGCATCAATGTCCAGGCTAGCTTTGCTATCCAGTTTGACGGAGTTAGTACCGACGATACGTTGAACGTTGTTGTCGCGAACGTATTTGTCCAGACGTGGTTCCAGAGAAGCCAGGCTACCACGAACACCGCATTTAGGACGACGCAGAACGTCACCGAATGCATAACGGTTGTTAGAACACATCAGGACAAACAGACCCATCAGCCATGGAACGATACCACCATTCGAGTTCATCTGCGGACCGGCTACTGCGCAATCCAGAGAGATCGATGGACGGTAAGGTTTCCAGCCATCCGGAGTCATACCTTCGTTAAACATTGGACGACCCTGGGTGCGACGCAGAACGTTAATGTGGTCCTGATAACCGTAAGGAATCAGAGACACGTTAGCGTAAACGCGGCAAACTTCGCGTGGCGCATTTTCAGGGTTGTTGCTGTTTTGGTTTTGACCGTTGGTGGTGATAACCTGAACTTCCATGTTGGACGGCAACAGAACACCATTGTCACCCAGCTTGGCAGTTACTGGCAGAATACGCGCATCTGCAGTTTGGTTAGGACCGTACGGAGATTTACCATGGAACACGTTCGGCAGTTGTTTGCCACGAGCACCGGCTTCAGCTGTCATCTGCGCCATGACGGAAGTTTCCCATTCACGGTCGATGTACTGAGTGATGCGTTCTACCAGTTGCTTTTCGTCGTTACGAACGTCGAAGTAGCTTTCCAGTGGAACGATGCCGTGGCCGATTTGAACGATGTTCAGATCATGACCTTGGTTCTGACGCAGGGAGTTTTCCAGCGCCAGTGTCAAATTACGACCGATGTACGCAGAAGGTGTACGAGGTACAGATACACGTTGCTGATTCGCGGCATACATCTGAACTTCTTCAAAGTCAACGATCTGATCTTTGGAGTGGAACAGGAATGGTGCGAAATAAATCGTACGACCGATTTTGGTCCAGAGCAGCAGGCCAGGCAGCACTGGTGAGATATTGGCATCGATAATATCCAGGTTCGGAACGATACCGGCTTTAGCGGTGTTGAGGCGATCTGCTTTACGACCTTCGAACAATTTCTTCAGACTTTCAGAAGCCAGGTTGATTTCACGGATATTACGGCCCGCGAAAGAACTTGAAGTCTGAGTCATCAGCTCCATCATTTCTAACAGATCATTTGAACCACCGGCAGCAGTTTTATTTGCATTGTTGCCTTTAGCTTGTTCGTCCGCGCCCCAAGAAGTGTTATCGCTATTTACGCCCATTTTAAACTCCATTGTTTTACAATTGTTTGATTATTTGATATTACATTCGAATGTATTACATATAGATACTATCGCAATTAAATAATATTTATTGTTTATACACTTAAGTAATATAGACTTGAAATATATTTGGGTTCAGCAAAAATACTATGTGAATGGTAAAAATTGCGTACGTCCCCAAATGTCAATGCAGATATCTGCATTAGTTTACATATAATTATACCATATAGTAAATAAATATTTATTTGTTTACAAGGATGCCTTTATGAAATCCCTGTTACTTGATTTGATTAATACTCCTACTCAAACTAAGTCGTATCCTTTAATGGGTAATATAAACCGGATTAGCCAATATAACATCGATAAGCAGTTCCGTTTTATTTTATCTATGCCTTATAATCAGGAAAACCAAAACGTCTTAGTTGGGTTGTTACAAAACCTCAGTATCGATCCTGAGTGGGAATTGGATTACGTGGTTGCTTATAGCCGTTTACGTTCTGGTTCGTTATGTTCAGCGTTTAATGTGAATAGTCAAAGTAAAAATGCGACTGCTACTAAAAACGTTGTCTATTATAATGGTTGTGACGAAACGTTATGTCTATTAGAAACAGATAAGGTTTACGACCCCGCAGTAACTTACAGTGACTTAAAACCACTTGTTCCTTTATACACCTCATTTGCGCTCTATACTTATAACCCTCCAGTAGAAAGATACAAACAAGAACAACTTAATTTAAAAGACCAATATGCTATCCTCGGATTAAATATCGTTGAACTCGCTATTGGTTGGTGGTTGTTCATGAAAGACCCTGCTTTTGAAGGACTGGGTATTCACGCATATATTGCTAAAGTCGTTACTCCACGGTTTGGAATACTGTCTAACGAATTAGCTTTGTTTAACGGCGTGTATGACTACTACGTCAATCAATCAAGTAACACTGACTTATTGCTTACCGAATCTGTTGTGTTCAACACCATGTCTTACATGGACGGTATTAGCAAGTATGTGAGTTATCTGATTGATACTTTAAAAGATGCTCCGTTAAAATCTCATCTGCATTTGTATCCTTACTTTGAAGGTCGTTTAATCCCTCATTTATCTTTTTTGTTTAATACTGATGCTTATAAAGGAAAGTATTACGAAAACGTTATTTGGTGTTTAGAAGCAAGTGCGATTAAGTATTTGTCTTTGTACTTTGCTATTATTAACGATCAAGGTAAGAAAGCAGGTGGTGAACGTTCTATGTGTTTACAAACGATTCCTTTAATCATTAATCGTTATAACCACATTAAGAATGTTAAATTACGCGAACATTTGCTGGTTCAATTGAAACAGTTACTTGACTTAGCTAAAATAAATTAACTACTAACTAAGGGGCTTGCGCCCCTTAGTTAGGTATTAGTGTTCATCTGACACTAAACGCGTTATGTTTTTGTTCATCATATAAAGACCAGCAGATTCCAATACCGCATACACCGATTTCAAGTTCTGTTTTACAATTCGTCTAATATCAGTACCCTTAATGATTTCAGAAGGGATAGTCTTGATACTTAACAAGTTATCGACAGGAACATAAAACGTGGTGAGCTTATCTTTGCCTAATGATTCTAAATGTGATTTTAAACGTTGTGATATTTCGGAATCGCCTAATAAAGCAAAGTAATCCGCTAAACGTGCTTTACTGGTTAAATCAGTTGATACCTTAACACCCACATAAGGAATAGGTGGAGCTGCACCGTATTTGTCAGCAAACACTTTTTCCCACAACACGTGGTATTGATAAACAGATATTTCTGGGTCACTATAAACGTCTGCAGCTTTAATAGTTGATTTGCTCAACCAACTCCAATCACCTACCGCAACACCATCAATGATTAATCTTTCCAGTTCTGCTATGTTGTGCAACAGAATAGAAGGATCCATTTTGGTTTTGTAATAAATAGCATCTAAGATATCACGCATGAGTTTGTGCGCAAAGTCTTTAATCATAATTGCTACTTTAGACGAACGTAAGTGAACACCTTTGATTTCCATCTTAGGTTTGGAGTTAATGACACCTTCTTGAATCAATTGAGTCGCATAATAGTGTTTTGACATCGGAGTAGTAACATATGAACCGAATAAGTATTCGTTCTTCATATTTAAGTTATACAAGTTCGCGTCAGACACGTTCATGTTTTTACTTAACTGCGCATGCTGATGTACTGCCATCATACGGATGAAGTAAGTCAATACACCGTTAAGTTTAATCATTTGATCTGGGTCGTTACCATAAAGGTCGGTAACATCATCCGCACTATAAATGGATGAGTCAGTATCAGATGTCAATACTGCTTCACGAACCATTTCAGTAACGCTATAAACATCATTGATAGCAGTCTTCGTTTTAAAGAACACTTCAATGAAATCGTACCATTTCTTTTCAACTTCTAAATGGATTGCGTTTAATGCGTTGATTTCTGCTTTAGATGGATCGTTACCCAGTTTGGTAATACACAACGTGTAATAGTCGCCATTGGCTGGCGCCGGATAATCTTCGGCTTTGGCATCTTTAGGCAACTTAGGCATTTGCATCCAGTCGTCTAAATACGCTTTAATAACCGGTCGGTTAGTTGAGAACAAACCAGTTAAGTCACCAATACACAAGATCGCAGTTAATTCATCAGGACGCAACATACCCACAAACGATTCAATCTTTTCGTATTGATCTTTGTTTGTAGAATAATAGTTAGTGCAACGTTTAACCATTGCCATAACGTGTTCAGCTGTTGCGTGAACCATGTTAAGTTTATTCATTACTTCATTTAACTTAACAAAGTTTGTCGATTTCAATACCGATATAAAGTGTTGTATTGTTTTCTTATAGTTGATAAACAATCGGTTACCATTAAGTAAACGTTCATTCATCAAGTTAACTGTGGACGTTACCGTGCGACAAATACTCGTTAACGATGTATGCCCGGACTTATTACGAATTGGTGTACCGTTTGACGACATTGCTCCTGATTGAGCATTGTTAAAGATCTTTAAAGCATTCTGTACTTCGTTAAAGGTTTTGTAACCGTAGTCGTCATGCGCGATACTGGCTTCTTTACGTAACCCTTTATACTTCTTGCGATCTCCAATCCATTTCTTGGTACCAATCGCATTTACAGAAGGTGTTTCGTCATAGTTGGTATATCCAACAAATGATGGTGATAAGTGCAGATTCTTTTCTTGCACTTCTTCGAAAAATTGGCTTGCCGGTTTAATTTCTACTACACGATCGCCATACTTGTTCTTTTCTAATACCTGAAATTTAATTTCTTTAAAGCCATTTTTGCCAGGTTCAAAAACTTTTCTCACCCAAGGTAAGAGTTCCGCTTCTGATTTATTATAAATCTTAGAAAAGTAAAATGCGATTTGCGAATGATAGAAATTTCTGAAGTCTCGGTTAGCTGTGTACTTTGCGTCAATAAAAGGATTAACAAGTGTAGACACGTTATACCTCAGAAATGAAAAAAAAAGAAATAAGTTAATGTACAGTTCCCTATTATGGGAACTGTAGCATTTTTATAATTAGGATGGGGAAGTATCTTTGCTAAAGAAGGAAGCGCCTAAGTTGTTCAGCGTGTTTTCGATAGTCGGACGCATGTATTCTTGGAAATTGGTGATCACATACGTTTCTTGTTTGTTCTGGATTGATTTCCAGGTGGAGTCCAACACCCACGGAATACCCACAACCCTTTGATTGCCATTTGCATCCGCATAAGCAAAGTAATCGTATTTGGCCGGGTTATCAATGTTGTCAACTTTATCTTTAAAGTACTGATAAAAGTTGGCGTGCTTGGAATTGATATCAGGTGATAATTGGACCGCTAACGCATAATCCATCACACCCGACGTCAGTGTTACTCCGGTGCGTTTACCGCCATCAATGGTATCGTTGACCAAAGAAAAGTCAACGGTATCACCTTTGGTAATCGTAATCGTCATACATTCATCTCATAGGTTATTAACGGCAACGTAAAATCAACACCGTTAAGATGGAAAACGAAAGGTGTGTTAAATGAAAGTCGAGCATGAACAGAATGTTTTTTGTTCAGCATGACTACTGCACCTTCCATGATAGTTTCGTAAAGCGGAGTCACGATACCTTCAGTTTCTGCCAGTTCAATAGATGTGTTTAATAACTCATAAGCGTTTTTGCCGTCGTAACACTGTAACGGCAAATCGTTTTCAGAAGCTAAGGAATCTAATTGTTGTATTAATTTGGCATACGTTGCTCGTGAAGTGTTTGTATAAGAAAGACCCCACACCATGTTTTATTTTCCTACTTTGAAATATACATGCGCCTTGTTACCCATGATTTTGATATCTTGAACTTCCAAATTGCCATGGTCGTTTTTCATGCGGTAAAGTTGCAAGTCCATGTTTTTAAAGTCCTGCTCCAGCATCTCCTGACACTTAGGAATGCCGTTGTGGAGCTTTTCGTATTTGCTGTTAGTATTATCAGGCAATACGTTTTTAATGCCGTGCGCGTTAAACAAAGCACGATAATGAAACACAAAGTTATCGAGATCAGTGTTCAACGGAAAATTGATAACGGTTGAAATAACGTTATTCATTGATATGTACTCCGGCAGTTGTTACGCGATAATTAATAACGTCAGTGGTTTTCAAAACAATTGCTATTTGATTTTTCAATGACATTAAATGAGGTTTGATGGCGAGTGTAACCATGGCGACGCCTAGATCATCCCCCATATAGTTTTTTAATGCTAAGTCAACATCGTCAGGCTTTTCACTTAACAATGCCGTCACAATAGATGTAGCCAATCCGGTAGACATTGCCATGCCGTCATGGTGTTGGGCATTTATTGCGTTAATAAGTTGGTGCATCGGTATAAATTGTTTCTTTATTTTATCCATAATAACAATCCTGTATTTGTCACGTCAAAGTCAATTAAATTAGGTTTGACATTTTGGACGTGATAATGTAAACTTTTAATTTCTTTATGTACGAGTAAATGCAACTTTCTTGTTGTTTCTGGATTACCGCATAATGCAGTCAATTTCGGCAAAGGGTCATCAATATTGTTTTCTATTAAATCACCTACGTAGGACCGTATAAACCATTGACCCCATTCGCACCATTCTCCATCTGGCACATTAGCATTAATCTTTTCAATTAATTTGTATGCAAACAGATATTGTAATTTCATAATGTTGCCTTAGGATACGACACAATCCATTGATTATGGGTAATAAAGGAAACACGTATTGGGCGATCAAAATAGTTTATACCTAGAAACCCCAATATGATATCGCGTATTTTTAATAAGATCTCGTCTACAATTTCTAAACGATCTTCTTCAAAATAAGCATGGCGAAAAGATTTGGTTGTGTATTGTTGTTTAACGTAAGTCTTATTACGATAATAACACAATTCATTTGCAACTGATTGATAAACCCCAGGAAGAAAGAAAGATGAAGATAATTCGTGATAATGCTGTGGCGTATGATTATTGACCAGGTCAGTTACGGTATAGTCAATTGACCGTAAATCTACCATGAAACTGATTAATGGTTCATTTTGATTTTGGGATTTGTTTATCATATTCAGCGAGTTCTTCAGACGAAGGGTTATCTATGATATCTTCGCCAGTAATAGTTGTGCCCTCATAAAGTTCTTCTTCTTCTTGAATGCTGGCAATTGTCTTATCAAGATCCATTGCGAATTCAAGGATTTGATAAACTTTACCAATAGAACGCACAGAAGCTTTTACTTTACAACGAGGGTCCCATCCTGACTTTAACATGGCTGCGATCATCTTATCGTATTCACGAGTCACATGTTCGATAGCCCCTTCCCAAAACGCATCGGACGTTACCATATCAATCAAAGCATCTTTGTGATACCCAGCAGAGTCGCCACTGTTATACATGTCTTCCAATAAACAAAACAATCGGACAGTCATGGAATCACTAAAATGCTCATTAATTTCCATACCAGGTTCTTTAACTTTGTTTTCAGCCTTATTATAAAACCAAAACATTTTACTGTAATATGCGAGATCAATACTGTGGATCGGTAACATTTACTTTGCCCTTATGTAAGCCTAATTAATAAAGAAACGTAACGCCAATTTGTGTTAAAGAAACTTTAACTTTGACGATTACATCACTTGGAATTCCCAAAGTTAACGTCTCGAGAACACTAACTATTCTATTTTTCTTAATGTGTTCTTCAGCAGTCAGCGGTCGGTGATTACTAAACTCGATAATTTCATAACCCAAATCTTCAATTGCATGACATACAATAAAAAGAGCTGTATCAAATTCTGAGGAGTGCATTGATGAAGACATACTTTTGTGTATACCCAATGTCTTTAAATCAATAGCAAAGCATTTAGCCACGTTAAAGCTCCTTAAAAATAAAAAGATTAATACTACTAGGGCGTTAGCCCTAGTAGTATATTTAATTTAGTTAACTTTAATTTTAGAAGCAGCTACCGTCTTCGTTAGCATCATCGCTGAAGTCGTCTTGCTTAACAAAAGTAGAACGAGAGTTCTGTGACGATTTTTCCAGTTCGTCCAGTTCATGTTTTACTTTTTCTACTGCTTCGCCGTGATCCAGGGTCAACACGATAGTACTGTCGGATGGTGGGTTGTTATCAAGGTTGATAATACCCGTTGCACGATAACCTGCGCCTTCAAAAATGGTCTTCACGTTTTCACGGCTGTCATGCAGCGAGCAATACGCTACTGGCGGTTTGCCGGTAAAATCGGCCAGATACTTTTCGTTGAAGAAATTGATTTCAGACAGCGCTGGCGGCAGGCCGGTAACTTTTGAGTATTGAAGCAAATTAACGATGTCTTCAAAGTCCAGACCTTCGTTTGATTCGGTCAGGAACAGAGAAAGGTAATTGATTTCGTTGACGGCTTCTTTGTTTACTTCGCCCCAGGTTTTATCAGACGTGTTGTTAACGCGAATGAACGGGATGACTTTGCCCAGGTAGCGTTGTTGAGTTTGGTTAGCGTAAGACTGCAACACTTTAACCGAGTTACGACGTTCTACCAGTGAGCTGAAATCAGATACCAGAACCAGAACAGCCGGAACACCTTTGCTGATCAGATAACGCATTGTTGCTAACGTCAGACCAGAACCAGAACCGCCCGCACCAGAACCAATGACAATAACAAATTTGCCAGGTTTATGTTTACGGAAAGTTTCGCCGATGAATGGAGACATATGCTCGTAGTTGAGCGTGATATCTTTACCACTACCCTGCGCTTTTTCGCCAGGAGCGCGAGTTGAATTCATGTGTTCCAGTGGGAACATATTATCGGTCGGGTTGGAATCAGAAGTATCCAGTGCCAGATAAGATGCTTCTTTAATGATTTTAGTACCAGGCATAGCCAGCAGATCTTTACCAATGTTAATACCAGTACCGCCGCAAAGTACGATCTGTAATTCTGACATGTTACTACTCCATTGTTGTTTAAAGGACTTACTTATACAATTAAGAAAAGATTATGAATACAACTAACACCTAAGTAATATAGGTCTGAAATTATAACGCTTACTTAAAAATACAAAAAAATAAATAGGTGTTAGTCTAACCGCCTCAGCGGTTAGACTATTAAATCCCCAGAAGGTTCATTGTATTCGGAATCCTAGGATGGCGCAATGCCAATCAATATATTTCTTACGGCGTAGCGGCCGAGGATGCGCTGGTTTTAATACTTCCGAACTGGGGATGAGTTCATTGGAAGATTCGGTATATGTTAAACCTTTAATGGTAGCTACCACAAGATTAAACATCGTAAGTTGGGTTAGAAAGAATTTACCGGTTGAGGGTAAACGTAATATAAGAAACATTGTTACCCTCCATTTGGAATATCATTTAGAGTGAAGCATTGTGTACAAGTCAAGAGCATATCACATCGGAGGCTGCCCGATGTACGCTTCATTGGCTTACTGTTATAGCCCGTTAATCTTCCATAACGCGACGCGTCGCAACAAGAAGTTCTTTAACCGGCATGTGTGGCTCTTATTGGTACCGGATATACCGGCGGTGGTGTCCACGAGCTACCAACGTGTCTCGTCGGTGTGCTTACACAATACCCACTCTAAATGATACTAAAGCAGGTCAACTATCCTTGTTGACCTTTACTTTTATTACAGGCTGTTTACGACAAGGCAAAAGAACGCTCACGCTGACAGGGATGAGGTTCGGTAAGTATTTGATTTACTTAACGAACATCACTTTACATAAAGGTTGATATTGCAGTGAGAAATTATTAGTGTCTGCTAGGGGCATAGGGGTGAAAGTCCCGTTCCCATTTTCTATTCTTGTTGTTCCCACACAGACCGATGGGCAAGCAGTTTTCACTTCGGGAGAAGCAAACTTTTATCGTTGCAACGCGATAAATCTTTAATAAGGTGTAAGGTATTCAATAACTTTATCGAGTTTGGTTGTCAATAGACGTTTCAATTAAAAACTGAGTTTCAGTTACTGGTACCTTACATAAAGAGTATTTGCAAAACAGATCGACGGTTAACAATGCGAGGTGACACCCTTAATGATCTGTTTCACAAATTTGGTAGGAAGTGAAGGATTCGAACCTCCGCGCTGTCCAGTATAGCCGTGGCCATACCTTCAAGCGACAACACTTATTATGTTGGGGCTTCGGCCTCTCGCCCAACTTCCTATAATAGTGACCAAGGTTGGAGTCGAACCAACGTACACACTTTGGTGTAACTCTATTTAAGAGTAAGATGAGCCGTTCTCTTTTCTTGATCTGAATTAGTATTATGACTCGACAAGTGAACTAATAAACAAAAGTTGTTTACCAATTAACTTCACTTCTGACCAGCCTTTTTCAATAGCAAGTTTAATAACCAAATTAATAAGTTCTGGTTTAATGGCTTCTTTGTTGCAGTCCATTAAAGGGGTTACATTTCCCAACTTATCATACACTGGCCAGTCTGGTTTATAATAAGACTTAATAAGTTTTAAAACACCATCGCTACTCATTAAATAAGTAGGATCGTTTTTAGTTCTTTCCCCAGCATCCGGCAAACTAACTATTTTTTGTTTAAAATAGTTAAATGGAGTGGGATCACCTGGACCCGCTAAATGTTCATTAACGCGTGGAGGTTCGGCTGGATAAGGCTGATTTAATATTAACTCGTCTTTCATTTTTTACTTCCTCATGGATTGTGCATCAAAAACCAAAATGGTAGATGCGGATCTTCATGACTTTATGAAGTTGGTACGAGGGATGGGAATCGAACCCACATGATCGAAATCGAGGGATTTTAAATCCCTTGCGTCTACCTATTTCGCCACCCTCGCGTTTATTAGACACCGGCTCGCTCTGTGATGAACTCACGTCACTTAAAATACTCCCTGCCGGAATGGGGAATCGCGTTGGTCACAGATATAGTCGCGTACTAAACCGTTCTCAACGTTCTTGTATAAGGTGACGCCCCTACGAATCCCACGTAGCTTATAAGCGCCCATAAGTCAAAATCAACACTTCGCACAATGGCCTGGTTGGTTCCTACTCATTTAGGGCTTACGGTCGTCTTCTGGTTCCCAATGGAACACTGCGACAGGCATCATAATTTGGCGACCCTAGCAGGACTCGAACCTGCGACATATGGATTAACAGTCCACCGTTCTACCAACTGAACTATAAGGTCTTAATTCTTATTTCGGTTCTGTCTTACTATCCAGCTCTGGACGCTTTTGAGCTAAAACATAATATGCAAATGTGGATTTAACCCATCCGCCTTCACCGATTTCACGAACGTAGTAATCCAAGGTCGGATCTTCTGCTTCCGCTTTGTTTAATTCTGCAACCAGCTGATCATAACCACCGATATGTTTATCATCGATATAGATCTGCGGGACTGTCGTTACTGGTTTGCCGGCAAGTAAAGATAATTCTTCTTTACCCATCTTAGCTTGAACGATGTCAATATAATCGAATTCCATTGACAACTCTAGCATCAGAGCTTTGGCTTTGTCACAGTAAGGACAATTGGGTTTACCATAAATCACAACTTTCATGTTAAACTCTTTTTGTTGGTTACCACGGAGAAACATAATATATTTAACCATGGTAATAAATTATTAAAAAAACAGGCGAGACGCAAGCACAGGGTTACACGTCTCGCCTTATCAACCCAAGTTGGGATGCAAGACAATGGAGATAACTTACAAGTAAGATGGAAGGGCGATTCCAAATTACTACATAGAATGTAATGCCCATTTTAAGAAGTCCGGCAAAGTCAAATAAATATAGTGTTCTTTACTTTGGTATTCAATCAATATTTTGTTTTTCTTTAGATCAACAAACATTTGATTATGCATCTTACGGTATGCTTCTGGTTTGATGAAACCCAACGTTACTGATTTTGCGGCTGTGGAGAAGAAAGAAGGTTTGGGATCTTCAAAGTATTGATGTACTGTAATGGCGCATTCTTGAACACCAATGTTGCGTGATTCATGCGCACCAATTGTTTTATTTGAAACTTCTCCATTGATCTTGAATATGGAAACAGCCTTTGGAAGTTTTAAAGTAATCATGCTGGCAATGTGGGTATAGATCAAAGATCGTTTAATCAATGCAGCATGACTGGGAGTAATTTCAAACTCTTTACAATCCGTAATAAACTTTTTGAATGTAGGTAATTCAACCTTTACACGAATTGCTGTAATCAGACGCATGCTGTCTGGGCACATTGGGTCAATGTCCATATCTTGCATGTCGTAAATAATTTGACCATTAGAAATGGTGTATTCGGGAATATAGTCAAAGAACTTATCTTCTTTTGGAGTAATAGGTCTTTGAGCACGCAGAATAGCCAGATCAACGATACGTGCTACGTCGTCATCGAATTCTTCAGTCATGGTAGTCACCTAAAAAATAAACATAAAAAAGAATCAGAAGGGGTTACCTTCTGACTCATAATATTTACAGGTATTTAATTTCTTCAAGGTAAGAATTAGCAATAGCTACCGGTGTCAATACTTTCACCGTGTAACCCGCTGATGTATGCGTCAAGAACGTATTACGGGTGTAATCACTCTTTTCTTTGATGATATAACAGATCATGTGGAACAATGCATTTAACCAAGCATCGTCTTTTACTTTGCTAGGAATAATGCGGCAACCGTGCGTAACGCCAAATTTATTACGGGTAATGACGTCAATAGACTTATCGCGCAGCAGAACAATCGTGCTGGTGTTTAATTCTTCTTCACGGGTAAATGCATAGATTTCTTTTACGTCGGGCAGTGGAGCGTCTTCACGCACTTTAATCATGCTGGCAACGAAATCAAATCCACCTGGGAAATTATTACTGTTCATTGCTAGAATAGGGGCTACGTTATTCGTAGCAATGCAGTTGTTCATAAATACTTCAATGAACATATTAACTTGTTGACGATGCGCTTTAGTGTCAGCTGGTGACATATCTTTAACCCTTATTAAAAATAATTAAAATAAACGATACAACTTATAAGTGTTTTGGTAAAAAATTAAATACTGCTAACTACCGTACCCTAGGGTACGGTAGTTATACGCCGATCAGATATTACGCTGTTTGTTTAGCGATTTCATCAGTTGCATGCTTGAGCGCAGCTTTGACGATGCTATCCAGGTTTTTGTTGGCTTTTTCGATCAGATCTTTTTGGGATTGAGTTTGTTCTACAGGCTTGATGTCAGCCGGCACAACTTCAGGGAATGCCCAGGTCTGAATTTCACCGCCGGTCCATGGATCGAGTTTGATGCACAGTTTGAGAACGTCTTCTGCTTTCTTACCGATAGCCAGGTAAGCATTAGCGATTGATGAACCGCTGCCGATGCTGAACAGAGTTTCGCCAGGCAGGTTGGTGAATTGGGTATTTGCTTTATCGCCGCGGCCATCAACATAGAAGATCGTGTTGTCGTCAGCAATGGCGATACAATCAGTCCACGCAGACCATTTACCTTTGGTTTCAAAATCGATGCCTTTTTCCAGATGCATTTTCAGCTCAGCCAAACCAGCCAGATCGCCAGCGATGCCGATAGCCAAAATACGTTTGCCATAGATGGACCAACGTTTGCCTTCTTCCGGAGTATACAGCTTTTGAATTGGGTTCGGATTGATCGCGTCACCCAGAGTCATCTGAGAATCGGAAGCCAGAACGCCTTTAGCCCAAACAATTGTAGTCATCTTTTATATCCTGTGATTTGTTAAATTTACGGTTTATATTACAAAAGTATTATACTGCAGTTAAAAAATCATTGCAGCAACTGGAACGAGGTCTAATGCTTTGGAATCTAAAGCATTATCTAAACGGTATATAATACCTGTTGCAGTCAACACGGCTAACTGCGTTTTTGTTTCGCTTAAAGGTTTGCTTTTAGGAACACGAACAAGTGTGCCCACATAACCTAATCCCATTAAACGTTCGATACCTGGATATTCTTTTTTATCAATTTCTGTTACAAACCAGGTACGCATCTTTTTGTTATCGCCTAGCAGAACATTGCCAGGTTCATCCAAATCAGATTGGTCGAACTGATAAGTAATGCCTCGGGTCGCCAATTGATCGTGCAGGTCTAAACACGTTTGCAAATCAATAGCCGTTTGCAGGCCAAAGTTACTTGCAGCGTAAGTAGTGCCTATAACTTCGTTAGGACGCGTCTTAATAGCGCCAAGAGCGCGCGTATGCATTGCGACTTCGATACCTTTGCCATGTAAGTTAACAAATGGCGTGAAAGGCCGCAGACGACGTTTTAGGTACAACTCATTGGTAACGATAATACGGCCCGCGTAGTTGTTATAACGTTCATCGTGCTTCAATACCGTATCGAAATCGGAATGAGTCAATTGAAACGTATCATCCAATTTAGCGCCGACTGGAACTAATGATCCCATCTGAAGCATGGATTTACGTATTTGCATTGCGAAGTTTCCTTTTGGTTTAATATGATTGAGGTTATACAACTGAGTAATATAGTGTTGAGATCTATTTGACGATGCTGATACCGAGGTAATCAAAAGACTTATCGATACTTAAACGATTAAGTATTTGAATTTCTTTATTAAACAAATGCGCTTTAACGTATTCAGAAGCTGTTGGTCCCAAGCGTTCTAAACGTGACGTCCATTTACCGCATTCGTAATCAAAGATTTTAACTTTGTCTGTACTGAGTTCTGTACCGCGATCCAGCATTTCTTTATTAATGGCGTTAAAATACAAATCGTATTCTTCATCATTAAAAGCGTGCTTGGGGGTAAGGTCAGTAATTAAAACAAACTTATTGCCTGTGTGGTTATTAATAAATGTAAACGTGTAGCAACTTAAAGCGTAATTGTAAAATTGATAGATTAAGCGTTCATCCGTGCAAGCCTTGGTAGCTATCATGACTAACTCCAAAAAATAAAAGATTGATATACTACCTTAAAGAACGGTTAGGCTCTTTAAGGTAGTTGTAGTAAAGAAAGACTCGTAAATTCCGATAAGCTTACGACTCGTCCTTCTGGACATGTCGTGTTCTTAGTTTGTCACTACCGTTACCAGACATAACCCCATCACCCATTGATAAAGACGAGTAATGAAATCAGCTTTGGTTTTAGCTTCTTTGACTTTAACAGATTCTAAATAACGTTCAGCTGCAAGTAAAGTTGTGACTGTGCGACGACTTAACAATTTAGCTTCAACCAAACTTAAGTGTACTTGATCGTGTTCTTTGATTAAAGATTTTAATTCCTTAATCAAACCTTCAGCACGAATGTCATTACGTTGTTCTAATTCTAATACTACGCTGATCATGTTAATAACAATTACAGTATGTGAAGTCATGATATATATTCCTGGTTTAAAATAATTCAAAAGGTTAAACATTATTGTTTATACTCTTAGGTAATATAGGTCTGAAAGTAATTGTAATGTAAATGAGAAAACAAAAAAATAAATAAGTTATATTACTCCTACCCGCAAGGGTAGGAGTAAGTATTAATTAACGGATGACGACTTTATTCAAATTACTGGAGACGTCTTCATTTGTTTGCAAAAGAAACAAACGATTGGCAGTATGGATATTAGTCCAATATGTTTCTGGATCCCCAAAGTGTTTTGAAAGTTTTAAACAAAAGATTAAAACATCATCGATTAACACATCACTTTTGAGAAAATAATTTAAACTGCTTGCCGTACTTCGAAGAATATTGTTTTCTAAAAGATATGCTTTTAAATCACTGACTTCTGGTAGGCGTGCCATTAATGCTTCTTCAAGAGAAAGAGGAACCTGCGACTGTAAAGATTTTTGACAAATCTTTAATATGTCCGCGGAACTGGTAACTAAATGAATCCCTGGATGGAAAACAGCAATCCATTTTTCTAATGAATCTACATTGCCGTCCAGACATCCTTTACGTGGTGCTACGGCTGAACGCGTTTGAATCATAGATTCCTTTACCCAGATGTCCGGATAGTTCATTAAAACGCTGCGGGTTTTAGAAACCTGATCATCACCAAAATCAATGAAAAAGATGTGGTTCTGATTTTTTTCATCGGTGTGGAAATATCCGACCATTAATTTCTTTACGCCAAAACGCTGTTTAATCTGTTGAGCGCTTAGTGCGGGGATATAAAAATCATTAGAGTTTAATGCAGTCATTACACTTCCTTATTTAAATGTTGCGCGTAATTGATTATAACGCGGTGTATCAATGAGACTGAGGGATTTAACCTCAAGGTTGTAACGCAGCGCTACCGAGTAGCCTACGTCGTTTAAAGCGTCAGGATATCGTTCACTCACAGCTTTCAATGCTGTATCACACAAAAACGATTTAGTATAACGGGTTGTCAATGCTTTTTCGAATTTAACAACTAAGATTACCCCGTGTTCATTCATCACTTCTAACTTTGAAGTCATCAATGATCTAATGTTAAAATGCCACATAACTCATTCCTTTTAAACGTTATTAAGCTTACGTAAAACTACGGAATACTTTTAAGTAAAATCAATAATGCTACCTTACCCCTTTTCGGAGGTAAGGTATTATGTTGTCGTCATACAGCCACCCTTTTTAGTTCCTTAAAAAGAGTTTAATTTAGTAACCAAGTGACAATGCGGATAAACCCACCAGCCGCATTACCAATGAAAGCAACAAACACTAACCCAAGTCCGATGGAGTTATATTTGTCCCAGCGCATTTCAACTTTGAGCTTTTCTTCAACCAATTCCGTTAACACGCGTAAATCAATCGTGTCACGTTCGTCTTGGTGGTTAACAACCCAGATCAAATGGTTGCTTAACTTATGACATGCGTCGCGCTTAGTGCGGCTAAAGCTGTTATAGGCGATATCACTTAATGCTACTTGAGCTTTAGCTAAACGATCAAACAATTCAGTACGCTCTACGTTTATTTCTACGTTCTTTACTTCAGTGATCACGGTCGTCATTCTAAGGTTCCTTTTATTAAACAGACATCAACACTTAAAACATTAACATACATTGTTAACTCGTTCTAATAATGTAGATCTATTTTTAAATGTATTTTAATATCGCCAAAGGGTATTACCCCCTCAGCGCATACCTTAGTTTGCGTTACCAAAATCAATGGTTTTATAAACAACATCGGTTCCTGGTTTAAATACGTAACCTAAACCTTTTAACCAGTCAGCAAATTCAACGAAGAACATTTCAGTGGCTTCGTATTCTTCCGGAGTGTGTCGGCGCATCCACCACGTTGTTTCCCCGAGCTTAAAGCTGAAACTATTGTCGTCACGGATATTACCGACGAAGTTATATCCTGCGTTTTCCAATGGCCAACCTACCGCAGTGATCTCTCTTTCGAAATCCCAGGCAATATCAAAGAACAACTCAAACCCCATACCGATCTTGTTCTTCAACTTAACAGCATACGCCGTACGCTTATTAAGATCAATCATCATTGCTGAAGCGTCACTGGTCAGTACTAACAAGTAATCAATCACTAACCCATTAGCAATCTCTGCTTTCAACGTTGTTTCAGTACCGTCGCGGTAACCGTCCTCATTACGAATGGATACGCTCGTCATCTTGCTGGCTTCCCATTCCCCCCGTTGTACGCCGTAACGTAACCCTACAATAGTCATTTCTTTCCCCTTGGTTAATAAAGACTTTATTTACTATCACACATAAAACCCTACCCCTTACTCCCTTATGGAAGTAAGTAGGCTTATATTATTTTGTTTTAACTATAGTTAAGCGTATCCCACCGTATTGATGCTGTGCAAGCTATCGTCCGTTGCACTCCCTATAGCAACAGCATCTTAACCGTTCACTCCTTACAGTCATTCACTCTATTGATGGTGTATATACTTAGTATATTAATAAGTATTCAAAACCCCCTTACTTTCCATTCCAACCAAGGCTTACTATCCGAAGACAGTAAACATAATATACTAATACCGAGTGAAAAAATAATAAACAGTAAATACTCCTACCCATTATGGGTAGGAGTGCGGTTAAGTTAAACGATTGATAATGTACGTGTAGTCAGTACCCAGATTGCATGTACGTCTTTAGCTGTGACCGATTCAGGATCAAAGTCTTTCAAGATGTTTTTAATACGATCGATTTCGGCATTGACTGCATACACTTGAATCATGTCAGGCATTGAACAATCTTCTTTACCCAGCAGTTTATCGCGTAGCGCAGTTAGTGCGGCCAGGTATGTTTCGTATCTGACCTGATAACGCTCTTGTCTGAACTGAATGTTTATATTGCAAAGATGCAGAATGTTGTATACCCGAACCAAATAATCACCAACTGTAGGTTGTCCATCCGTTATTGGTGAGGCTTTCCATTCCGCAATTTCATTCTTTAAGCTAACGGCATCATTTACGATGTCAAGATAGCCGGTTTGAATGATATCATGCGCAATAGCTTTATCTAATTGAATAAGCAGATTATCGATACGCACTTCCAATGATGCCACTTTCCAATCATCAACGATCTGATTTACCGTTTTCAATTCTTCAATCTTAGAAACAGTTAAAGCCATTTTTTTAATTCCTTAAAGTTTAATTAATGAAAGGTATAGTAAGCGATGTTGGCAATAATAAATAACACCATTATAACCATACTTGCATAGATCTCGCGCCTTAATTCACGCCGAGGTATTATGTAGTGCGAAGGGCATTTCTTCATACGTTTATAAAGGCTTAATATATCCGCAGCAGTCATGCCCATCCAGAAATTACCAAAACATAGCAGAATGAAATCAATTAAGTTCATGATTCAACTGCTGCTTTTTGTTCAGACAATGCCGAGTATTCGTTCACCAGGAAATCAACCAGTTCATCTAAGCTAAAGATGAAACGCTTTCTTTCACCATGCACAACTTTCCATTTGTCGAAGGTATCCATTACACCGTCTTCAACGCCTTCACGCGCAACACAATTACCGTTTGCACCAAAGCTACATGCTACAAAATCAGACGGCAACACTTTATACCCAAACAAATGATTACGACTAAAGAACATTACTTCGTCATAATCAGGATGGTCGATATAACGGAAACTGAATGAATGCGACGTAATAGTGGCGTGACTACGAATTGAGCCATACATATTAAAAAAGTCAATCACTTCAGTTTCAGTCAGCACTTCACCTCGCTGATGTGTTTTAGCCGGGTTACGCAGATCATGGTGATAGTGCGCACTTAACATCGCAATATCCAATGGTGAAACTTGGTTGTTCATTTTTGAATGGCCTTGTTTTCAATTTTGTTATTGGTATTAGGAAACATCTGAGTCAGATCTTGATCGCGCTGCGCGTTTTGTTCTTTAGCGATCTTTTGATCCACATTCCATTTGGTGTGATTGTGGTGAATGTTCCACCAAAAATCAGAAGTGGTCCCAAAATGGATACCCAGTCTTGCGCAGACATAATACGTCCACAGATCGTCATTGATCATGCGATGTAACAATGCTGGAATCATTCCCATTTTAACAGCCAGGTCATCCACTTCTTCTTTAGTCTTGATTCCGTATTCTTCACGGAGTATTTCAGACAAAGAAGTCGGGCAACGTGTTTCATCTGGTTGAATAACTTCCACTGGGTTCCTGCGGATATTCAGCATGAAATGTGCCAGTGCCAGTTTTTCTTGACCCAAAGGTAGCACTTCAAGTATACCACCGGAGCCTTCACCATCATACTGGTACTTCACTTGCAAGCTGGAGTCGTCTGCCGTTTCATATTTAACATGCGCAATAATGTCCATTGCATCACCATCATCTACAGGATGATTGTCAGCATTGACGACGTCAATAACAATGGTTTGTTTGGTGGTTTCGTTATGCAAACAAATCGCATTATCACGTACAGCAAACTTAGAAACCTTAATCATGATTATTCCTTACCCTTTCCAATAATGTATGGATCGATATGACTTCCACCGACAATAGTGATATCAGACAAATAAACACGCCCGACCAAATAGAATTTACCACGCACAGTGACATTATCCAAATACCAATTTTTGCCTGAATCTGATTGTGGGAAATCTTTTTCTAAGCAACTACAATCGATAACCGAAACACCTTTCAACGTTAAAGATTTGAGTTTGCTGAGTTCACCAATCATGAAAGCAATATTTTCTTTATTATTGCCTACTAGTTTTAGTACGCCACCATTAACCAAGTCGGTGACTTCGTAACCTTTTTGGCCTTGTGGGTTAGTAAAGAACTTGGTACGATAGTTCTTGGAAGTATAAGGCTGTGTTTTTCCAGCGCCTTCAACAACATAGAAGCTAAACCCTTTTTGTCTAAAATCCTTTTGTGGCGGAATAGGTTGATCGCTCAATGGAATAAATCCAGCACTTGATAAATGAAGGCCGTGCGATTTTACCCAGTTTTCAATTTGTTCTTCCGTCCAAATATCGCTATCTCGTTTAGCGCTGATAGGTTCTACGTTATTTCCCATCAAAGGAATACGATCGATGGAATTCAAAATGATTTTTTGCATCGGTTGTTCACATACACCAGCAAGATTACCATTATCAGCGCTCCGCTGTTTTAATGCTTCTAGATCACCATCAAACAACCAGAATGTTTTAATTGGAAGATGGTTATCTAAATTTGATAATCCCCCATTCTTTACATCTTTAAAATATTTGTAAAAATTGACCAGTTGGTTTTCGTCAATATTAGAAACGTCCAGATTATCAAACGCTATTTCGACTGTGTCATTAAACCTACACAACAAAGTTTTGTGTTTACCAGAATAACGGTAAATGCGGCAATGAATAAATCCCAAATCCATTACCTCTTTAAAAATAGCCATGGCAAATTCCGTGTTAACACGCTGAAAATCAAATGACATTGGACCGTTTAAATGAATAATGCCAGCAGTTTCAGTTTTGATAATAAAAGTACGAATCATTTTCTTTACCCTTTTAAATTAAAATTAAATTACATGTTTAGACGATCTTCGTAATCTTCTAAATCGGAATCATTGTCATATTCAGATAAACTCGAACGTTCTTCTTCAGCCTCGAAATCCATTCGAGCCTCTTCGTTATCATTAGCAATACGCGCCAAATGTTTTTCACCTTTTGCACATATATCACAGATGATAAATGACTCATCACCTTGCAAAGGATTAAATCCATACCACGTATATTCGTGGGTTTCTTTTGCTAACTTAGTTTGGCGGCAATCACGACAAACCACCTCTTCGTTATCTTCAGCTTCATTTTGAGTAGCTACACAAGCAGCACAAAGAATAGTGCGCTCACAACCAAAGCTGTCGTTCTCAGCAACCCAACCACGTGCTAATGACGGATCTGATTCAACGTGTTCACAACATCCAGCGTCTTGATGTGTTTCGACATATTTAACTGCTGAATTAGGTTGAATCATTCCTTTAGTAAACCAGTTCATATATTAACCCTCTAATACAAAACGTTTATAAATAAAGCCAAGCTATTTGACACAAGGCGATAATACCCACACAAACCAAAATAACCCAAAGCGGACCTTTTAGTTCTTCAGGAATTTTCATTCAGTTCCCCGAACGTTTCTTTGAAATCAGGACGAGCAGAATACCACGCAGCTTTAGTTGCGGTACAAGCCGTTGTATAAATTTCATAGAAAGGGTTAGTTCCTTCATGTTTGATTAAATGAACATTGTCCGGGGAAGCTTTAAATTCTTTATCTAATGAATCAAAGAATGTTCTGATTTTTAACCAGTGGCCAAGTTCAAGCCCTGTGTCTTTGATAAGCGATAAATTGTAATTCGTTAAAGAGTTTGTATCTCCATTTGCTTCCGCAAATACAAATTGACCAACAATAACAAAATTAGGTTCTGGCAAACTTTGAACCTGATCCAATAATTGTTTAACCATATTAACTTGTTTTAATGCAGTCAGTTGAATGATAGTGCTTAAAAACTGTTTCTGCGATTCAAGTGTTCTGTAAATAAATTCTTTATTATCTTCCTCGATATGTCGTCCATTTAAATGAACCCATATTTTTTCTAAAGCAAGTTGCAGGCCACCTAATTCTGTATTATTAAAATTTTTATTAGCCATAAGCCCAGTAACAGCTTCTTTTGCATTATTGATAATTTCAACAATATAACTCATCGGTCTTTTACTGCTAAGTTCCATTTGATTAAAATAAAATGAGAAAACTTCAGCGTAAGCAAGATAGCCTTTATTGGCATCATAAGTCAATCGACCATTGATAAAATCAATAACGTAAATATCTCCTTTGGCATTTAAAATAGTGTCATGATCAAACGGGAGATCGGCTTTATCACCAGTAGGTGAATTTTCAGCTTTAATTAATCTTAACCAATTACCATTTAGAAAGGACAAACTATGATAATTTGCGTTTGAGGCGGACACTGCACGTTTGAATACACGCTTAACTGCAATAACTTCACCTAAAGAATTTGACATTTCATTTACTCCAATTGTTTAATAAAAGATTAGTTTAACACTTAGATAATGTAGAGCTGAAATTTATTACATTACTCTTATTAAAAAATATAAAATCCTATGAAGCGTATAAACTGAGGATAATGTAATGAGTTGTGTTGACCACGCCATTAACATGGTAGAGAACTCTGACATCGATCAGTATTTATTGGAACTGGCATTCCACAATCCTAACGCCAATTTCTTAGGTAACTGGTACGATACGGTAGATCAAAATACAGTAGCACAAGGTATTCGTGAAAAAGTAATTCATGGGTTGGTCTTACCTTCTTGTAAGATCAATGGTGGTAAAACAGAAATGATCGACTTGTACGGTTCGCGTACACGCGATATGGGTAATGGCTGTATCGAAGTTAAGGTTCCTACATTCGTTACAGGCGGGCGACACATTGTCTTAGTACAAGAAGTCTACTTAGGTTCTTTAAACTCCATATCGGGTGTCCTGGGACTTAACTCGACGAATGCTGCATGCGGACAAGGTATCATGAATGAAATGATGATGAACTTGACCGATACCATGCAATCATCCCGCGCCATCCCACAAACGTATACCAATATTCATATGAACGGCAATAACTCATTTGTTATTTTTGGTATGACTAATCCATTGTTCTCCATGTGCGCTAAAATGATTTTAGAATACGATGATAACTTAACTGCTATTCACCCACGCTGCTGGGATGCATTTGGTGACCTTTGTATCTTAGCCACTAAGAACTATATTTGGCGTACATGTAAACGTCCTGCTGAAGAAGCGGTTCGTCGTTCAGGTGTTCCATTAGAAGGTATCCGCGATGATATCTCTGAATACCGCGATGCGTGGAAAGAGTACCGTGAATTGTTTTCTGGGCTGTGGACTAAGTTAATGTCTCACTCCGACACTCAGAAGAAAATGAACGCCATTCAGTCTATCACACAACGAAGAATGTAATCATAGGTTGTTAGCTGATCAATGATTTTTATATAAAAATCTTAATTACATTGAGGTGGGGATAACCTGCCTCAATGAGTTTATTTCTTAAAGAGGTTATGATGAATCAAGTTAACACCATGCACGTCGATCGTATCCTTTTGGGGTTCAGTGATTATTTTTTAGATAACACAAGTTTTGAAGCACGACACGCCGCTAGCCAATTATTCTTACATGGAAATGCTAATCCTTTAGACGTCTCTTATAGTCGAGGGTTCGGTGGTAGTTTTGAAACGCGGTTAAACTATTTCTTTAATTGGTTCGAACACTTCTTTAAGAAATATACTGTTCCATTTAAAGTTGATAATAAACAAGTGATTAATATTAAACATCCTTTACGTGGAATACGCAATCTCATCACCATGAGTGACTACACTGGACACGTTAATAATTTGGTTGGGGTTAATTCTTTCTTTTCACCCAAACATGATGATTACATAACTGTGCAAAAATCTTTAAGTACATTATCCTTTAATGGGGTAGAAACAATATTCATTAATAATTCCTTTACTTGCCTAGATAATTTTAAAGAAGATTTAACGTACTTTATTAATTTATTACGTAAAGAAATCAATGGTGCTTTGTTATCACCCACAGCTACGTTGACATTCAGTTCTAATTATGAACAATTGATTGGTTTAATTAAACAAACCAACAACGTTAAAGAATGGCCTAAATTATCTGTAAATGAAAAAGAATTAACGTTGGCAAATCTTCCAGACATCATTGTCAAATGGAAAGACGCATACAGTTCAAATTTAATGACGTTTAAAAATGAACTCTTACCTTTCTTGGTTAGCTATATTGAATTACTGGGTTTCATTCACCACGTTAGCCAATCATTAATAAATAAGCAAATCAATTGCTTAAATATCTTCGAGAAACTTTATTATGAACAAAGCGTTTGAACCAGAACACAGTTTATTTATTGAACCTGTAAGTGGGTTCGAAGCATTCTTAGATCAATACTCCGGGTTGGAAGCTTATAACGTCCCTAACTCTGGTATCTTATTTCAAATCTTCTTTGAACAAGACGATGGAGAATACGACGCTAAGTGGGCGCGTGCTTTAAACCATTACGTGTTTAACTTTACCACACGTAAACAAGGTATGACCGATTACATGGAGTTCTTTGGTTCGCCTTATTTAGGTTTGCAAAAGATCGTCTTTACTACAGCAGACCGCAACCAATGGTTTACTGAAATCTTTGATGCTGACGAAGATACGATCTATGACAAAATGCTGGCTTCTAAAGTGGTTAAGAAAGAATGGAACACAGTGTCTGACGTATTCAATATGTCAATCTGTTATCTGATGTGCCAAGCGTACAATTCCAAGAAACTCAACCCTAAGGAAAAACATCAAGCATTAAAAGACTTAGTGTGTATGTATCACTACAAATGCTTGACCAGTATTTTGTCTAATGACTATCCATTCCTGGCGCGTAAAGAAGTGGCTATTGAGACGTATAACCGCTTGTCATTGAAATACGACATTAAGCGTTATGAATCATGGATGGCATTGATTGAAGCCCGTGCTGAGTTCATCATTGATCCTAAAACGGGTATCCACTTTGATACGTTCACAACCATGCGTAACGATGCTAAAGTCGTATACATGATCGGTGACATACAAGACCGTTTGCGTGGTGTCATTAATGACATTAACAAAGTGTTCCATGACGTTAAGAACAAAATTGATATCATTAGTATCGAAGGTTCGACCGTAAAAATGGAAGACGGCATCACTATCAAGAACGTGGCCAAAGAAGTCCCTCAATATAAAAACTATATTGAACAAGTACTGACTTCTGAAAACGCTTTCTACAAAAACGAATTGATTCAATACGCGTGCAAAATTGCTGAATTTGGCGCAGAAGATAAATTGTCTTATATCGTCCGTGCTTTCCCTGGGATTTATAATTCCAAGAAAGGTAATGAACCAGCAGTTAAGTTTGTTGAAGAATTAACGATTCACCTGTTTGAGTACATACGTTTAAACAATATCAACAAGACTCATATTGTCGATATGGCCCGCAAAATGAAAGGCGCGTATAATTCTCCGCGTTCTGTTAACGAAACTGTGTTGTATCTGCGTGCTTTTGGTGATGAGCTTGTTACTTCCCAAACTGGCATCAAAACACCAAGCAGCATTATTTCACTGCGTACAGCATTCCTTGTGTATATGTGCCTCCGAATTATCGCGAGGGACTACTATCAATAGGGGAATGTAATGACCACAGAAACTAAACTTGATCTGTTCATCAAAGATGTAATGGGTGATGTGAAAAAAGAATCAATTGATGAACTGAAAGACTTCTTTATCAATACAGACATTGAAAACTTAAGTGCGCTGTATTGGATCCGCAAACTGCATATTGATCAACCGTATTATAATGTCGTTGAACTGTTCCGAGCATTAATGGCCAAAGAAGTCCGGCACGTGCAACAGTTTACCGATGCGGGGGCAAGGCGACGCGTCTATTCGCATATCTCGAAGTCTGAGATCAGTGATGAAAAGGAAGTGTCGCTTTACGTCAAAAGTGCAAACGGGGAAGAAGAAGAATGGATTCCTACTGCAGTAGTCATTAACCAAGGGAAGTGGGTATCGATACCACGACCAGATCAGTACGTTGGTTATGGTATTGCGTTGGAAGCTTTACAAGCTGGTTTCTGTGATTACATACGTTGTGAAGACTGGGCTGATCAAACTCTTTATCTTGAAATAGATAAACGTACTGACAGTACCATGGAACAACGCTTGGTTACCTTAAATGACCAAACTATCTTTACTCCTTCGATGACCTCTATGTTTAGTCGTCGTTGGATTATGATTAATTTAAAATAAAAGGACTCACACACATGAAAAAGGGTATTACCAAAAGACGCATGACCGCGCAAAAGGTCAAAGGTATTAACTTGTTCAAACGTTTGCTGGTTAAGAACAATGTTAATCTGAATCGTTCTGATAGTCCCGTGACTGAGGTGGCTAAAGATGGGGAGTAACTATAACCCGCGTAACCGTAAACGCCGTTACGAGTCCATCGAAGAACGCGCTGCGCGTACATGGCTTAAACTTCTGAAAAGGAGTGGCAAATGTATATCGTCGTAGAAGGTCATGACCTGGCAGGAAAGGGTGTGTTTATCAATAAGCTTAAAACGCTTTACGGTAGACACAAAGGCGAACCTTTAATTGTTACTGAACCGTATATGGGTCATCCTACCGGCGTCGCCATACGTCAGTTCCTAGCAGAAAAACATACTAACAGCGAAGAACTTTATCGCCTGTATCGTGAAAACCGTAACTACCTGTGGTTAGACGTCATACGCCCGGCGTTACAACAAGGTAAAATGGTTATTAGCGATCGTAACTATTTAAGCTCAATGGTGTATCAGGAAAAGATGGGCATGATGAATGTCATGAACCACAATACCGAAAACATTCCTGATATGCTTTACCTCATCACTACCGACCATGAAACTTATCTTGAACGTTTAAAGAAAAAGAAAGGTTTGGAAGTCATTGAAAAAGCATTGGCTAAGAAAGAAAACTTCGACCATTTAGTTCGTCGTTATTCTGAAGCAGCTAAACTCATTGATCGTTTAACCCGTACGATGGTTATTAACGTTAAAGGGTAATAATGGATACGTCTTTTTATGCAGACCCGACTTTAAATATTTATGGTCAAATAGCAGCAAGAACTTTAATCATTAGCCGTTTAGCTGGTGTTCTTTTTCAGATAGAAGCTGATTTAAAATTGCACCGCATAACGGAAAATAAAGAATCGCATAATCCAGTTATTACTCAAATTGGTGATGTCGATTATGTTACCGGTTATTTTGTTGACACCGAATTTTACCCATCTTTAAATCATCCTTTATTTGAAAAGTGGGCAACTGAACAATTAATGGTTGAATCGTCTCGTTTGAAAACACCGTTCGAGCATATCGATATCATGTTCATGCCGGGCAACATTCGTTTAGCGATAGTGTTAAAAGAACCTGTTCATAAATCTTTAATCAAAGCATAATACCAACTACTACTACTCCCTTGCGGGAGTAGTAGTAGTTATATGGTTTTATTAGTTTTTAGGAGCGCGAATAAAATAAACGCCATCACAAATGTCTTTCTTGATATTTGCCAGCCAATCACTGATATCTAACAAACACCAACAATTGTAATCCGAACGCAATAACCGCATTAATATTTTGGTGCATTCAGTTTGTTTATCTTCACTAATACTGGAAATTTTTGATTGGAACACACTATTCAGCGTTTCTTTAGTTGCACCATTTTCTATATTAACTTTAGGAAATGTCCGCGTTTTAACAATGGCTTCCTCAACCAATTTACAAATATGTGTAATTTGATTGTTCGCTAGATCTTTTAAGTTTTCAATAGTAACGTTATCAAAGTTAGGTGCAGCATTAAATTTCTCTACCGCTTTGTTTATTGGTTCCAAAGCAGTAGTCATTGCATCAGTACTAATTACTTTAATACCGGCCCAATGTTTGATTTCCTCAAACCCATCTATTAACTTAACGGTAGGAACATAAGAAGAAGTGATCGACTCTATACGTGTTCCAAACTCAATATTACATTTACGCAATCTTCTATAAAGATCATCTAAACGATGTGGGACTAAAACCATTTCGACTTCTTTTTCAGGCTCCTGTTTATCAGGTTCAGCAATCCGCTTAATTGATTTAATTTTCAGTTTACCTGATTTCTTTTGCTCGGCCGTAGGCTCATGCACTTTAGGCGCGGCAGCTTCTGGTTTCAATTCACTTACCACAACCGAAGTTATTTTTGTTTCTTCTGGTTTAATGATCGGAATAGTTTTAATGCCTTTTTCTTTAGTTGCTTTACCCGTGCTTTCTTTGCCGGAAAATAAGCCAGCAAACCAAGCGCAAAATTGTTTAATTTTTTCCATAATAGAAGCAATTAAACCTTCCGATCCATTAATATCTTTCAGATTACATGCACCGTTAGAAAACATGAGTCCTTGAACATAACGCATCGAGTAAGACTCATTACCTTCAATAAGGTCATCCATGCCCTTATTAATTTGTAACTCATTCATCAATAACCTCTTTAAATAATACGTTGGGTGGCATAAAATTTACCACCCACGTTGTTTATGCCGCTCTACGTTGTTTACCTAACCGCTGACTACGTTCAACCTTAGCTTGTTCAATGATACTGTCCACCGTTCTTACACGTTTATTATCCTTAGGCAACAAGCGCGTCAGCTTATTGATTTCGTATTCTAAACGAGAAGCAAGCAAGTTGTCATTTGTCTTCACGTATTCTTCAGTTAACTTAATAACACGTAAACGAATCGCATCAATGAATTCAATAACTTTAGGATTATCAAATACCGTTGTTGCGTTTTCTGCAACCAAGTTACGAGTACGCGTCAATTCAATCCCAGAAGGAATACCAAAGATTGATTTGTTAACACGTTTAATAAACCAGAACGTTAACAGCCAACTAATGACTAAGTCATCGTGTCCATCAGTGTCATGGTCAATACGGTCGTGTTTGATTTTCAATGCAATAAGTTCATCAATTAACTTATCGTAGTGAATACCAGCACCCGTTACTCCTACAGCTTCTTTAACTAAACCATAAAGATCTTTACGTGTTTGAGCATTGGTAACAAAACCAAACATCTCTTTAAAGCGCAGATAAAACTCTTTAGTACGACTGCCTGGACGAACTCGTTTAACTTCTTCGAATTCTTTTGCATAACGGACTGGGTCATAATAAATGCGGTTAAACATTTTCTTAAACGGATCCATACCTCTGGACCACATAGTCGTCAACAGGTTGTCAACCATATGGTGCGCATAGTTACGCTCAATAACCAAAATACTGTTATTGATAGAAGTCAGCAAGTCCATAATAATGCTTTCAACGTCATCCAAGAAGGCTAAAGGATAACGACCTACCGCAATGGTATCACCGGACACCATAGAACGCACCACAACGGTACAGGCATCTTTATTGATCGCAGACGATGTATCACATCCAATTAAGAAGTAGTCGTTGTGTTCAGGCTTACAGGCTTCCATGAGTTGTTCTTTGGTAATAAAGAAATCCATGTACAAATTGGAATCTTTATATTCCTTAGACCACAATGCATCGCTTTTGTTTTCACTGAGCTTTTCACGGGTTAAGTCATCGAACAGACGATCTTCACCGTCTTCCACCCACATTAACAGCAAGTCAATCTTAGCCTTACTTAAAGACAAACCTAATTCGTTAATGATCTTAGCAACCCAGTTTTTATTCTTACCTAATTTCAGATAGTTATAAATCATGGATATGGAAGGAGATGCGGTGTTAATATCTTTCACACCCATTGGAGCACGCTTAATGACTTTGTAAACCAAATGAGATTCACTGTAACAGTCAAAGAAAGTTTCACGCCATTCAGTTGCATCCATAACCTTTTTATACATATACGCACCGCTTGGATGCTTAATGGTATTTGGGGTTGTGATGTAGTTGATGCCGTAAGGTAATCCTTTCTTACGCATGTTCTCCATTTCAGTCAGTGCAGAAGGCGTACAACCATCGACGATAGCCATGATATAACTGATATAACCAGGTTCGTCAAAGTTAGTAGTACCAACGGTTAAACCACGACCCAAGTCACCCGCAGCGGCTTCTGATTGCTGTGGAACGGATATGGTTAATACGTTAGCTTTACCTTCACCAAAAGCTCGATAGGTTAAGTAAGTCCCTGAGTCTTTGTCTTTGTATGTGGTGTTAACCAAATACTTAGGCATTTGTGTGCGAATGTTTTTGATGGCTTCAATGAACTGTGCCCGGTTATCTGATTTCAGTGTAATCAGATGCGTCTTATAAGAACGCCCCATGATGTACGTTAACCAGAAGTCAATAACTTGAACACTTACTGTGTTGTGTGTAACGATAAAGTCATCGGTCACATAAGTCGAGTCATCGTTATTTACTTCAATACAAACACATTCACGATCACCCGAATATAATACCGACTCAACAAACAGTTTGTTAGGGTAAGCAGGAATATCCTTCACATCTTTAAAAGCAAAGTAAGGAATAGCTTCCGGTAAAGTAATAACGAGTTTATTAATCTTTTCAATAAACTTAGCGGTACCACCTAATGAACGTACCAAGTATTGAACTTGACGCATAAACGGAGTGTTCTTGGTTTTAACAATAACACCGTCAGTTCCTAACGCACCTTGCGCATCCAGAATACCGTGCAGTAATTCCATGCGCGTACTGATACTAGAATCCAGTAAGTTTAATGGAACGCCAACGTCATTGTTGATAACAAATGCACTGTTATCTTTCTTAACAATCCCTAATCCATTTGACATTACCACAACGTTATAAGTATCAGGAGAATCCCGGTCTAATAACGCCTGTAAAGCTTCCAGAGACGATTCATTTACACCAGGCAAGCAAATACACACGGATTCATTTAAAGCGCCTGACAGAGCCCCAAACAAGTAAGCATTTTTATCGTTAACTTTATTAGTGTTATCGACATTTTGGATTAGCGGTATTTGGATTGGGTCTTTAGTGTAGTCTTCACGTTTAAGTAAATCCAGGAAATAAGCTGTTGTTGTTTCACTCCATGATTCAACACCACAATCTCGGTTAGTGCGATAACGCCACATATGTTCAGGACAAGCACGCGTCTTACGACCATCACTCATCTTAACTTCATATGTACGTTTAAAGCCTTGATAATGTAAGCCGTTAATTAATGCTTCTTTACCGTGTGGATCGATAATCGTGTCACCTGTTTTAAGGTCACCAATTTCTTTCCATATTGGGTCGTAAGGCTTTAAAGGTTTAACACGAACCTTGGCACGTTTATCTTGTGCTTTTCCTTGCTGACGAGGCATGATGTTGTACGTAGTAATGTGGTTTAAATAAGTCCAAATAAAAGACACATTACCGCGGTTAGCCATAAAGGGTTGGTCTTCTTTCAGATGAACCACTTCACGTAAATGATACCAGAAGTTTTCACGGTTCTCTTTAGTAATCCAAATCTTTTGTTCGTTGGTTAAATTCGCTTCATCTCGAGGATTGACACCCATCAGCATTGGGTTATTCAATTGCAAAATAAACGCGTAGTTTTTAATACCCTGTAAACGAAACAATTCCGCTGTACGTTTAAAGCTCATGTTCTTTGTGGTGATATCAGGCTGAGCTTGATAACGATAAAAGTCTTTTAAGAAACGTACCGTCTTAATACCACTTAAAGAATCTTCCCGGAAGTGCTGTAGAATTACCTCATCTTGGGACTTTTTGCTGGTATCGATTTCTTCCTTTAAGTCATCAACAAAGTATTTAGGCAGTTCTTCAATACCTAAGAAGCGTTGCAAATCCTTAGCAACTTTAAGTTCATCAAGTAGTGCTGGTTCCATACGTCACCCATATAGATAAAAGAGCTATGGCGTACGCCATAGCTCTGGGTTTTTATGCAGTTGTGTCAATAACAACACCTGTCATAGCGAGTTGTGCTTCATTACCTGTACCGTCTTCTTTAACCCAGCACAAGAACCCTGTTTGACCATTAACTAAGTTAATACCCACGTTCAAGTTCTTATTCCAGTTAGCCAAAGTAATCGGCCACTTACGTCCATCAGCCAACATAAAGTAGAGCTTAGTAGGCGTAGGTGCTTTTTCTTCATTCCATTTATCGAATGAAGGAATGACAGACCAGTACAATGCAGTCAACCAATCAGCTTGATTCGTAAAGCCGTTAGTTAAATTAATTGTAGTGCCGGTATTGTTATTAACCGTTTTGGCAAACAGTGAATCATAAACCGCAGAAGCACCTTCGTACTGCACACCCCAACGACGACCCGGACCGTTCACGTTATTGTAAAGTACAATCGTGGTGGTTTGTTTATAGATCGTTGAGTTGTAAGACGAACTCACATCTCTTAACGTCAAGAGGAACGTTAATGTTTGGAGCGTGTTATAGGTGCTTGGTTTGAATACCGGAGAACTTTCACTGATACGTACTTTGCCAGTGACGTCTACGAATTCTTTACGGTCTAAGTTATAGAAGAAATGTTTTAATGACCAAATACTACCTTGTGATTCCCAATACGGGAAGGTATAGATCTTCGGCGCATAAGCACCTTGAACGTTACCCGCAACGATATCGTAAACGCGTGTCTTACGACCGTTCACACCTGGGTTAGCGATATAGAACTGTTCATCATCAGCCAGTGTATAAACCAACGTCAATTCCGCACGTTGCCCTGGATAAGAAGGACGGAATTCATCTGTGCCGAGTAATTGGAATTGATCACCATTAACCACACGCTCATCAATGTCACCGTTACTGTAGTGAACAGCAGCGCTAAACACAATACCTGATAAAGGTGTAGTGATAGGGAGAACAATTTTGTCCGGAGCATTCGCATCAGTAAACCATGGGCTTACTAACTCAATGTCTTTCACATAACGAACACCCAATTCACGATTACGTAAATAAGAGTTCTGTTGAATGACAATACGCTGAGAAGGTAAAATAGGCTGTTCGCCATTAAAGAATACCAGTGTCGCACGTGTACCGTTAACCAGCATGTCACTACCCAACGTTACGCTGAATTCACTCGTAACATAAATCATTTTGTTGGTGTAGTTATTAATGGCAGCAAGTTCTACCGGGATCTTGTTAGAGATCAAATTACTGGATGCATCGTAAACCGCACTAATGATTTTAGCGCCATTATCGATATCCAGGTTTTCACCCAAGAACAAATACGCGTGTGTTGCACCGGGACGCATGATGGTCGAATCGATAGAGGCACGAGGAGGACGAACTGAATAGTCAATCCCCATAATACCTTCACCCGCCAATGGCCCGCCTTTTGTACCAAAAATAACATCTTGGTCTTCCGTGGTATCTGATTCTTCAGTTACCAATGCGCACGGTTTTAATTCTGATTTGTTCTGGTAAACTTTATAAACGTAATACCATTGCAATTCAGAATCGTTCAAACTCCAAACCAGCCAACCTTCTTTAGGTACGACATATTTAGAGATGTCATCAGCAGGCATGGTATCTGGATCCCACACGTCACCGATAAACACAATGTTACGACGCAAACCTTGCCCGATGGTAGTAATATCATTAGCACCGGCAGCAAGTATGTTGCTTGTACTAGGAGAGTCATCAAACATGTTGAGCAACCTCGAAATAACCTTCAATACTTAACACATTATTGAGGTAAAGTTTATTAACTTGTTTTAAGAAAGTAAATTGGTCACTGGTGACAGTCAACTTACCGATGTTCGCGAAAGGCAAGATACCGAAATAACGTAAATCAAACTTTAACGTAATCGGGTCGTATGGTAACCACCATTTATACAACTGCACCAATTCACTGACTGTTTGGTCGGGGTATAATTCATCAGTAGAAGGTTTAGTCGGTACCGTCAATACACCGTTTACAATTGCATTAGCAACCACATTCATAAACGGACTATACATCAGATATTTTTCACGCATGTTAAAGTCAACACTAATCGTCGGCTTAACCGCATACAGTGTTAGATAATCCGACACACGTTTATCTGTTGCACGACCGGCATCATACAAATAATGTTGGTCGTAGTCTTTGGCATAGTTTACCGGAGCATAGGTATGTTTAACCATGTACGGAAAACCATTTAACGGATTGTTGTAATCGTTAGGATCATTTAATTCAGATGTATTAAGTTCACCGGGTAACATCAAACGGCCATTAATAACGATGCGCGTAACACGGTCTTCACGGACATTATAACGTTTACCGTTTCCGATTACCCCACCTTCCATATAACCAAGTTCGACTTCGGTCTTAGGTTGAGTAGGATCGCTCCATTGGCCATAACAACGAACCACAACAGTTTGCGCGCCTTCGACAATGTGTTGACGGTTGTTAATAAAGATACGGCGGTCTTTAAATAACCAATCCACTTTATCAATCAATGTTTTACCATTCATGATAACATCAATTTGCGCAAAGCTAATGGCTAGGTTCCCAGTAACTTTGGCATAAAGATCATCAAGACTAAAAGCCAGAGAGTGATCGATATGATCGATAGACAAAGTATGGCAGAGATACACGTCGTTATAAACGATAACACCGCGTTGGTTAACTTTGTCGAGTTTATCCCAAACCAATAAGCCAGACGCATCAATATGGTATACATCAGTTCCAGTAACATCTTTTAATGCCCCCGTAAGTTGATTAAGGACAATGCTGTAAGAACTGGTATAAACCCGGAACTCAGCTTTGTTAGTGAGTTGCAGATTTAAATTCGTTACATCATAATGAATGTTACGTGATGGTTGACCATAAATAAATTCAACCTTTGCACAACCAGTATACTTAGGCGTGATAGTTGGTTTATTTAAGATACCGTAGAAACCTAACAAATAACCATCAGCGTCGTATTCCCACACTGTACTGTCCCCGACAAATGTAACAGGAACGTCAATAGTGGTACGACCTTCGGCGACGACTCCGCTAATTGGAGATGCCGACATAGCCAATGTTTCGGCATTATAACCTAATGCTTGGTTAACGAGTTCTGTATTAATGCCATCGTGTTTGGCACGTACATACGTCATTACCGGGCCGCCTTCTAATTCGTTAGCAGTCCATTCAGGCATAACCGAACGATCACCCGTCATTGCTTTAACAATGTTGGTATCATCCATACGGTAAAGATATTTAATACGCTGTGATTCCCACGGCCATTGTAACGTCCACTTTGTATCACGTTCTAAAACCATGACACGCAATGTTTGATCGTCACTAAGTTCAGGCAAACTACCGCGCTGCACTTCGATTTGATCAATAGCAATGGCCACATCAACATGAGTTAATTGACGAATTGCCTTAACGCTATTACGGTGGAAGTAAACCCCTTTACCGTTACCGTCGACCAAGTAATAATCATTGTCGTCAAAATAACGGAAAGTAAAGTCACCATCTTTAGGGGGATGTAAAATGAATTTACGCTTAGCATCTAAATCACTGTAAAAATCATTCAGTGTTTTATAGCTGTAATAAAGAACGCGTTTAATGGTAGGGTCATGCCATATTTCAACCACATCCCCTGTGACTAATTGACTAGTAGGAGGGATAGCAGGAACCTTATAACCGTTAACAAACACACCCGTATAACCTGGACGAGATTTAATCACACTGAGACGGGTAGCGAACACGCCCAGTTCAGTTGGGTTTTCATACGTCATCGATTCAAAGACATAGGGGTTGCCAGTGTCTGCCATTGCGTTAGTTGACTTGGTAATATCCAAATCAGTCGAATAACAACGGAAGTGCATATCGTCAACAGGTAACACGTCAAAGTTATTAATGTGTTCAAACGCAATTAACACTAACCCATCTTGTGTGCACAAGATCCAAGTCTTGGTACGCGGGTATTGACGACCTAATGTATTATAGAAGTCAACTTGAACACCACGGCGCTTTGCCATAACAGAAGCATTAATCCATTTGTTGATTGGATTACGCGTTTTAAACAAATAGGCAAAGTTCCACATACCTGGATGAGTACCACCGGCAGTAAAGACATGAAAGCGGCGATTCCATAACGGAGTCATACGCCAAGCACCCATGTAATTAAAGTTACCGATAGCGCCTACGTCAGTAGTAATACGTTTAATACTGACTTGGAATTGTTTATCGTTTTCGGGATTACCCCACAAAGCTTTACCCGCATAATTAACCAACGGGTTGTCATCACTTACACCACGTACGATTTCAGTTGGCATAACACACCTTTAAATGACAGGTGAAAGATCGTAGTTGTAGGAAATGTTACGAATGAAATCATCAACCAGATCGCGGTTATATTTAGGATCTAATTGAAGACCTAATGCTGTTTTGTTATATGCTTTGTTGGTTACCGCAGCATAAATAAAACCACACATCAAGAATGGACTTTCAAGCATAACACTGACTACTTTACCACCTACACCGATATAGGTTAAACGACTGGTCATCGCAATGAAATCAGCCAAGAACAAGTTCTTTAATTTGAATAAGGTAGGTTCTTCTTTGATCGCATTTACTAACGCAACGACATCTTTCAGATAACCAATATCATCAATAATCATCTGACTTGTATCGCGATTAATGCCAAACGCAGATTTGATGGCATTAGAAGAAACAAATGAATGCTCATCACTGTCGTGTTCAAACACACAGTTAACGTAATGCCCGAGCACAATACGCAATGTTAAAGCTTCATTAGTATCCAGTCCATAACGGGTAGATAACAATTGAGCTAATGCTCCGCCCACACCTTTAACACAAATAAACTTACTTGAGTTGAGTGTGGATGTCTGACCCATCGCGTAGTCTTGTTGCATATAAGCTGTCAAACGAATAATGTTTAATTCAGTCTCGTTAACAACTTTATCTTTAGTATTACGGAACTGACGTTCATCATAAACTGTTTGAGTGGTGTTGTCATAACCTTTAAAAGTAATTGGAAGCGGAAAACGAGGAAGTCCCGTATCGTTACTATTAGTGATAGTAAACACCCCGGCTTTGGTTGTCGGCAACAAGTCACGACGTAAAGCCAGCGTTTTTATGATTTCTTCAACATGATCTTTTACTTTTAAAGGCTTTCCGATTAGGGTATCGTAACCGTTAATAATCATTGCCAAAACTCCTTAATTAATTCTATGAGCCGAAAACAGTACGATAGAAGGGCTGGTATAGCTTTCACATACGATTGTGACGGCACGTCGACGCTAAATTTTGATCAAATCCTCATGAGGAATTTTACATGGTAAGTACGGTAGCTATCGTCCCCGGCAAAGTTGAGCTGAACGGTATCCGTGATATTAGTATCCCGGATTATCAACCAGTTGCACCTTCCACGCCGATATCTTTGCCTGTCATCCATATGGTGACACCAAAAGGCGAATTAGGGACTCAGTTCATTCCAACGTCTCAGTTCAAACTTCGCTTCGGCGATGTGTTTGACGATACAACTCTTTATTATAACCCTAACTCAGTTCTGCTGAAACAGCTGACTCTGGGTGGACAAGCGCGTACTGGTATCCGTCGTCTGACTGCCAACACCGTTGTTTCTCGTATTCCATTGAGCGCATATGTTCAACAGCGCCCAGTGACTTCTTACGAGCGCGATTCAACTGGCAAGTTTAAGATTGATGCTAACGGCGACCGCATTCCTACTGGTACCGTAGATGGCCTTTATATCACCATCAAAGTCGATGACTCTGCTGTCGGTAAAGCGCCAGGCGAATTGACTGTACGTGAAATTGCAGGCGCTAACGAAGGTGATCCGTCAACTCACGTTTACCCGCTGTTTGAATTGCCAGCAGGTATTGGTGATGCGTATAACAAAAATGGTATCCAGTTCGGTAGCCGTTCTAACGCAATAAACCAGCAGAACGTTGCAGCATTCGTCCGCGCAACAGGCGTTTATCCGTTTACCCTGCGCATGTTCGAATCTTCTAATGCTGGCGTTCGTAGCTACGCATCTACCATTAATCAGGGTGATACTGCTTCATTGACGTTGTTTGAAACAACTTACAACAACACCAAGTATTCCCTGAAACGTGGTGTTCAGCAGTTTACTGACCGTAAGACCAGCAATCTGGTTGACACGATCCCTACTCCGTTTACCGCACCGATTGTTTATCAGGACAACTTAGACCTGATCGCACAGCTGCTGTATTCAGTAGAAAAACCTCTGAACACTAATCTGGTTGATACCGGTATTTATTCGTATCGTCAGATGAACCCGTTCACTTGCGTCGACCACACCGGTGTTCCTTATTACGGTATCGCAACAGATGATATCGTGACCTGGGATATGACCTATGCGGTAATGTCTCAATTTGGTATTTCTCCATTCTTAACTGAAACCGGCGAAATGCCTGACTTCGTAACCAAGACTGTGCTGAACGACCCGTTTGGTATTTTGACTGGCGTTGAAGTTCCGATGACTGCTAAACAAGCCTGGCAGATCAATGACCAACTGACCCTGGCCGATATGGTAACTTATACCGCTTCTGCAGAAATGCAAAACGTTATGGTTAACCGTCAGTCTATGTGGTGGGACGTTGGTTACTCCATGGACACCAAAGAAAAAGCAGCTGAGCTGTTGAGTGCACGTAAAGATATCTACGTTCATTTCTGCGCAACTGTATTTGAACCGGGTGTACCTAACCTGATCGAAGACATTTATTCTCGTCTGTCACTGATCACTTCCAATGCTCGTCTGTATCCTGAGTCCGATGTTTGGGGTACTGCTGCTCTGCGTTTCTCTGTCAACAAAATTGAAGCGATTCCGAACAGCGAAGACAACGATTGGCCAATGTCCGGTAACCTGGATCTGGCAATGAAGTGGGCTCAAGCAGGCGGTAATGATACCGGTATCTTCCGTGTGTCTATGTCTCCTGACCATGGCGATTATCGTATCCTCGATACCATGCATTCTCCAAACATCACGTTTGAAGAAGATTTGATCGGTGCTGTTGGTCTGGAACTCGGTGGTATCACACTGCGTCCATACGACACTGGCGTTTACTTCCGTCCAGCGTTACCAACTGGTTATGCTACTTCAGTTGACTCTGTGCTGAAAGATCAGGTTCCTGCAATCATCTGTATTGCCATCGAAAAGATTGCGCAATCCAAATGGGGCCTGGTGTGTGGCGATTCTACTATCACTTCTGATAACTACGCGTCTATTGTTAAAGATGCAATCGAAATCGATGTGCGTGATAATTTGGGCGGCTATGTGAAAGTTAACGTAGTGACTTCTTACAACGAAACAGAAGTAGGTGGTCTGGCTAAGTTGAAAGTCATTGCGTATTGCTATTTCAATAAAGCTAAATACATGATGGAATTCGATCTGTTCGCGGATAACATCAATAACTACACTGCGGCTTAATTAAGGAATCGTAATGGCTGATAGTAACTATATCCACCGTACGAACGAGACACTGCTCGGTAAAAGTGATCCGTTTGTACAGGGCATGGGACTGGAAAACCGTCCTGTTGTTAACCCCGCTTTAGGCGGGGTAGGTTCTTACACGCACAACGTGTTCGAATACCTGAACGTGCAACCGCACATCCAGCAGCAAGCTTATTGCATCGTGTTGTCAACGCCTAACCTGTTCAGCAAATTGCCGGCGGGTACTCGTTTACACTCAATGTGTAAAGCATTCTTCGAAAACCGTTCTCTGAAATTCGAAGGCTTGTCAGATCGTACTGAATTCGAATACGCTGACGTTACCTGGACTGGTCACAAGTTGTCCTTCCCTACTGGTGCAACGCGTACGCTGGGTGCTGTTACGCACTCTACCTATGATATCGAAGGTGAAGCATTCCGCTTCCTGTTCGAAGCATGGGGTAACTGGTGTATCATCAACTCTGATACTCAGATGGCAAACGCTGTAACACTGGCTGACCCAGGCGACATGCTGCTCGATGACATTTCCGTGTCTTGTATCTATTTCGATACTACACGTAACGGTCGTGACATTTCTTCTGCCCAGTTAATGGTCGGTATGATGCCACGTTCTAAAGTGAACATCGAAATGCGTCGTGACAAAAACGAAGCTGGCAACATGCGTAATATCGATATGGAGTTCACCGGTCTGGTTGAATCCAATACGTACGCTGTTAAACAGATCGCGCGTTCGTTCCTGGCACGTATGCCTTGGTTCAACCCATCTGGTCAGCAAGCTCCATCTGCGTTTATGAACCGTACCGCAATCCTGGAATCTATCACTGATACCGGCTTGCTGGAAACCATGTCTCTGCAGAAAGCTAAAATTGTTTCTCCAACATACATCGGTTAAACAAAAAAAAATAAAGATAACAATAACTCCTACCCGTGAGGGTAGGAGTTATATATTGTTTATGTATTTATTAATTACAGAACTTATTGACGAATTTTCTAACATAATAAACAATGACCGCTGCCAAAATTAATATCAAAATTATTTTCATTTAACACCTTTCTTATTATAGGGTAAGAGTAAATTACACGCTGCGATATAGCGGAGCTTTTAAAGGCAAGTATTTCGCAGTGGGCATGTTTTCGTGGATATACATAATACTTTTTAATGCATATCTATTATTGCGCATACAACGTAAAATAGCACGATGATGAGCAGGTACTTTAAACAAGGGAACTTCTTCCAAGTCTAATGTGTAGTAATACAACAAAGTAGCGCGTAATAATTCTAACGCCTCTTTGCCTTTTGCCGCATAGTGTTTAGAAATCTCCACACTGTGTAGCCAATTCAATATTTGATTCGTTGTCATCTCAACAGGAACCACAAAACTAAAGTGATCGAAATTCTTTAGGATGGTAGGTTTCTTAATAGAATCAGAACGCCTCAGTACAGCACGACGTTTACTGAATCCATGTTGATAGTGTAAAACAATGGATGCATTTAAGTAAGTAACACTGACGCGGAAAGGTTTCCACACAATCATAACAACAGTGTACAATACCAAAAATGTGTAAATACCGATCAAACACAGATTGATAACATCATCGTAATACATGGCACATATCCTTATAAAGTTTAACAGCTAAGTTTACTACTCCTAAGTAATATAGATTTAAAACGTTATGTAATCTAAATTCCCCACCCTCTCAGGCAGGGAATCAGTTACTTAGGTAAGTGAGCAAGTGCGTGTCCCAACAATGATAATACGTCATCTAGATCTGCATAAGCCGAATTAATAGAGATCTTAGAATGAGGAGAAATCAAATCACTATTGATGACTGTGGTGTAACCAATACCGTTAGGTGTTTTAAGAAGACCCACGTAGGTATTAGCTTCTTTGATTTGAACAGCCGCATTAAAGTAATTGGTACCCACTAATAAGTCTTGATCAATACCAACGTGAATATAGTGATTCTTTTCCAAATTAGGATTATCGATAATAACACGAACTAATTTTTGTAAAGCATTTTGAACTGAAATTAAGAACTCTTCCAGTAATGCTGAACGTTGACGGTCATATGGGTGGCTACCATCTATTAGGTCCCGAACCATTAAACGATGCCAACCAAAACGTAACACTAAAACGTGTTCGCGTTGCTCTTTGTAATCCCGAGCTTTCAGGTTAACACTGATAGGGGTAAATGACGACTCTAAGGTACCTACATTTGTTTTATTTACCATACCGCGATAATACGCCGACGATAGTTGTAAATCACGAGCATAGTCCTTAGGTTCAACAATCGCACCATGGAACTGCCAGTTTTCAATTGTCTCTTTAATTGAATCTAACCAATTCAAGAAACGCATGACTTCACTAAGCGACCGCGTGTTCATTAAGAACATCTTGGTATTTTTGTATACTAATGTAACTTGAGTACGACTAATTTCAAAACGCAATGAAGCAAAGCCAGTTTCACCAATAACACGCACCCATTTTTTAGCTCGAGGGTTTGATTGTTTGATGTCTTGCAGTGAACCAATGATATTGCTCATTTCGCCCAGTACGTTAATGTCTGGGTTAATGAACGAATTATCACGATAGTTACGAATAACCATTTTAACTTGATGGAAAGGAATGGCTGTTTCGCCAACAGGCGTTACACGTTCGAGCAGTAAACTGAATACTGTTTCTGCGTCGTTATCTATGAGATATCTGTATTCCGCATGCGGAACAATATCTGGATAATCGTTATAGTCCATACATTCATCCATTACAAAAAAATAAATAAATATTACAGGGATCCTAAGACCCCTGTAATTCATTATTAAAGTTTACTTAACCGAACAGCTTGGCAGCGGCTTCGCTGTTAGAATTTGACATTTGTTCACGGTAGTTGTTCAGGTCATCGGAATAGTTATAATCGATTGACGTGATTGCTTGACCGTACAGTGTGTTATCGCCGACTTCCTGTTTCAGGAAATGCTGGCTCTGAATTTGTGCGTACCCCAAATCGAGCGTTGAATCGAAACTGATATTTTCATTATTTTCATCGAAAGCTGAGCGCGCCAATTGCGCGGTAGCTTGTTCAGACTGCGCCACCAGGTTGTTCAGGAAATTAAGGTGAACACCCAGAGAATCCTGAGTCACTTCTTCATTGAAGATTTCTGGTCCGGCCTGGAAAGTCGCATGCGAAGTAACATTGTTAACGTCTGCACCAGCAACTAATGCAGTAACGCCATTTTCCATAATTTCATCAAAATTGGTATTCAAAGACATGAGGATTTCCTTTAGATTAACGGTTGAATTAATAAAGACAAAACAGAGGTAGCAGTCGCATCCTCTTGAACTCTTGTTCGTTGTGTCACCTAAGTAATATAGGTTTGAAATTAGTTTAGACTAACAAATATATTGTCAAGTTAAAAAATAAATATAAAAGAATATATACTACTCCTACCCGCAAGGGTAGGAGTAGTAGGATTACTGTAGTTTAAGGACGGAAAATGCCTTTAGTCAAACGTTTACTATTCAGATGATTGACTACAGAAGTAGGATCACATAAATAAGCATGTTTGGCTGTATCGCTAAAAACAACAAACGATGAAACATTAGCCAACCCATTGTGTTCCACGATAACCGAATATTGTACAGTATCGTTTAGCACGTCAAGTGAATCAATGCTACCGCCTTTATCCTTTTCGATGTTAGCCAAACCCGTTTCAGTAATTGGGTTACTGACATCGGCAATAATGACATTACTACTGTCAACAGCTTTTACGTTCACATCAGTACCAGAACGCGCTGCGACTACAGTGCCACCATCTGCCAGTTTACATTGAAAAAGAATACCCTCTGCAGCATTAGCACTAAAAACTGTCAACATGTACAGCGCTACAACGCTAACTAATGTACAAAGGAATTGCTTTACCATGTGATACTCCATTTTAAATCATGAAAGGAAAAAGATTAAAGCGATAAAATCTACCAACGCACCAAACTTACGTTCTTTATTGGATATTGGCGGCATCGCTTTCGGTAAGCGTTCTGATAACGGTTTGCAAGGCATCGAAGAAATCGGTTCCGTCTTCGTAGCCGGTGTGGATGTGGTTGAGGCATGCATTAACAAGCTCCTCACGCTTTTCGAGATACGGATATCCGCTTAAAGCTAACACCGTATCTTCGCAGGTAAATGACCAGTCTTCAGGAGTAACAATGTCACCCGTCATACTGCCTAAGAACCATGTTAAAGCTTCTGCGCGAGTTTCGAGATCTTGTGCAGGCAGCAATGCAAAGTCTACCAAGTACGGATCAAAACAGACCAGTTCGGTCATAACCGCTTTGAAAAGATTTGCATTGTTATCGTACTGTCGATGTGACAACAGTGAAATAACAGCTTTGCGATGGTCGACGCTCAAAGTGAAAGCACGCTTAGCAAAGAGGCTAAGGTTAGGATGCTTGCTTTCAATAAACATTTGAACGACTTGCAGTGCATAGTCCGAGATAGCGGTGAGCTTCCCGGCGTCATTACCCAGCTTCCGTGCGATCATGTGTCCTTCGGATTGGAGATCAATAGCGCGATCCCAAATCTTTTCGGATTCATCAAAAATTGAACGAATCAGATTACCGTTACCAATGGCGTTACCCAAACCAATGAAATACCCGGCCATCAATTGTTTGTTCAAGTTCAGATCTTGCATATATTGTCCTTTACCTAAGTTGATTAAATTGACTAAGTTAATTGTCCACAATATACTTAATCGTGTAACATTTCATTCACATAGAAATAAATGTTGGACACTCTTAAGTAATATAGACTTATAATTATTTATAATCTAAAAGAGAAGTTAAGTTGCGGGCTACCGCAACTTAACCATTATTTAAAAGATACTCAGCGGGTTAGCACGCACTAATGTGTGTTTGGTATTACGGGTAGCAGCCAAACGTTGCATCATTGCTTCTAAGCCAGTAAATGATTCCATACCGGCGTAGCGCTCCATTACTTTAGGGTTAGAACGAATACGTTCCCAGCTGTCCAACAGATCTTCGGTTTCTACAACAAATTCAGATTCTTTATCGTAGATATCCATACCGTTGTTTGCTGCTGCTAAGAATTGTTCACAACCCGCAGTAAGGTGTTTACACGCAGTATGTTCGCCAGGTTCCCAAACCAAATCAACACCAGTGAAGTATTCGATTTGACGGTCTTTCCCTTTTACCTGAGGAGCAGTAACAGTACGCATACTTAACGCAGTATTGATATCAGGATTCGTTAATGAGTCCTGAGCAATTTGCTTATGAGTACCAAACGGAATAACTTCTGCTTGTAACTGCACCGGGTCATAACGACCGCCCATCATGTTGAAGTGGATCTTACGGATGTGTAATGCGACGTTATCATCCATAATAGTACGGAGACGCATAATCCATTCGAATTCTTCAGTAATAGGTGTACGGCAAACTACACCATTAACCTTTTCAAAATAGAAAGGTTTAGGGTGCCCCAGTTCTGCATAAACTTCGCCACGTGCAACACGACGGTGTAAATCAGAATTAGGATTCATACATTCCATTACATAATCATTGACCACGTAACGGTGACCTAAACGTAACGGAGCATTTAACATCCCCGCATTCATAAGGTAATACCCGGTATCATCCATGGGTGACAAAGCACCCTTCTTACCAGTTTGGGCTAACAAGGTATTACCGAATGTTAAAGTATTAGTCGACATCAGTCGGTATCCCTCTAATCAGACGGTCTAAATTAGACACTTTATCGGCAGGCTTAATAATTGCTGATAACAGGTTGTCCGCTAAATAACCACCCATGATCTTACTGAACGAATCATTAATCAACATGGATGGGTTATTCAGACCTACGATAACTGGCTCTCTGCCTTCTTTCATCGCTTTACTACCACGATAAGGTTTTTCCAAGTCATCCGGGTCACGGTAAATAATGGATGCCAATACACGCATAACGTGAGGACTGGAACCCACTGCTTTACCTATTTCAGAGCGCGCTGAATCGAAAAGAGAACTGTGTGCTTTATAATCCATATACCAAGGTATTTTGGCATAGTTCACAAATTCCATGAAATAGAAATAAGGAACGTTTGGATCTATAGATGCTTGAATGTTTTCAAAGACAATATCGCCTTCACGAAACACCATGCAAATATATTTGTCGCCTTTAACACTAACATCACGCATTTCACTTGGGAACATACGCATTGGAAGCATAGACGTCCAGCACATATAACACTCATCAGGAATAACAAAACCTAATACCGGCAATACCGAAACGTAGTCAATAACTTCCGCCATTTTGTTTTGTATAAACCGTTGAGGGAAATATACATTCAATTCACGATTGGCAACTACTGAACCGTCATCCAGAACAGTAATTGCCTTACGCACTTTATTCGGGTCTTTCACCAAATCAGTGAGTTCCATAATTGGTCCGCGTTATTTATTGGTAAACAGCATGTTAACTAAATAGTTAATTACTGCAACGTGTAGGACTTTACGCTGGTCAACTTCAGTTGCCGTGTGGTGACTGTGAACGCCGACTTCACGCAAGATCTGACTAGCGTCTTTACAGCCAATGCCATCTAAGAAATTGTTAACTAAACCGCATTCTTCAATAGCAACAGAAACGTGTTTGTTTTCACGCGCTACAGTGTAATTGATGCTTTCGCCGTAATTAACAGGTAACACTTTTGTAATCAATGCATCAATGTTACCCGCGTAAACAGTTTTAACAACTTCATCCAGTTCCGGAGAATGTTCAACAAAATGGATAATGGCTTTACGAATCGCGTCGTTCAAAACGGAAGAACGTTCTTTTCCGACAACTTCGTTAAGAGCATTAACAATATTGTTATAACCTTTACGAGCAGAACTAAAATCAGCAAAATAACCACGAGCTTCTGCACCATTCAGACCCACATATTTAGTCCAGAAATACGCAGTAACAATTTCAGACATAGTGATCTTTGATTCGACACACATGTCAACACCAGTTGTGTTATAGAACACATTGGCTTTTGCTTTAACGCGTTTGAATGGACGAACACCAGCAACAGGAGCAACTTCACGAATGCTACCGTCAGTCAGTTCAACAACACGTAATGGAGAATCAGCCAGCGTAGAAGCGGCGACCTTCAATTCAATCAATGCTTCGGTATAGGCGTCAAACAAAGTACCCACTAAAGCACGATACGCTTCCAGAGAACCTGCAGTCAGACCTTCGAACGGTTCATCTGTCTTTGCCATTTTAGCTAAGAAAATGTACTGAACGAAAATGGTATCCATGCGTGTAATACGTGGCTGAGTAAAGTCAATAGATTCTTTCTCGTAATCGACTGCAAACGGTAAAGAATAGAAATTTGACATACTGGACAGCGCGTCTGTCAAATCAACGTTTGATGACATCAACAGCTTTTTGATTTCTGGATTATCAATATCCAACCAATCAATGATCTTACGCGAATCCCAACGTGCAAATGTAACTTTCGGGAAATTCGTTTTGCGGTAATCTGCAAAGCTTAAAGATGGGTTAGACTTTGCAGTCGGGTAATACAGTGAGCTAAAGAATGGATGATCGGTTTTAACAAATTCCAGTTCCAGGTCATCTGATAAGAAGTTATTCAGACTGCCACAGAAATCGTTTTCAAACACCGGATATAAACGTTCTTCGAGCAACGTCGCAAAAGGTTTGGCGTAAGCGCGAATTTGGTCAAAGATAGTACGAACTTTTTCTGATAAAATATCTGTTACGTTCTCAAACGTATTCAGATAATCACCATTGGTCGCAGAGTTCTGTGTTACGACCGCACGATAGTTGTCGCTAGTGATTGGAAGAGCGCCACCTAATTGATCGTTTAACGCAATAACCACCGGACTAAGACGTGGGGTGATATCTTTATCAGTTGATACTGCCAATGTTTCAGCAATAGCAAGGTTTGTTGTATTGATCATTATCAGCCCTTATTCTTCAGCAGTTAAATGACGGTTGATAGCCTTGCTGATCTTTTCATCTTTGATCGCAGGTTCCAAAGGCGCCATGAATTCAAGGCCGATTTTCTTAATGGTGGCGTTGACTACGGCTTCAATGTTTGCAATGCTGATGACATTACCAACGAATACATCATTGTCCATTATTTAGTTCTCCGGTTAACGAGTTGCATACCTTCAAAATAAGACGCGTAAATACGCTGACTGATTTCGCCAATGGTGATGAGGTTATCTTTATTGACGTCAAGCCCGGCGTTCTGAGTATAACCCGTTTGACCTTTAGTAAAGATCACTTCATTTGGATTATGCCCAATAGCTTTAGGATAGAAGACGCTCAGATAGAAATCATCAAGACGAGTAAATTTACCGTACTGTTTCATACGCATTTCAAAATACTTGAATACGTATTGCAATTGGTCACGTTGGCTCAGACCTTTCAGGAAGGCCAAGGTTACGCCCATGTCAGAAGCAGCACCTTTCATGAACTGAATCAGGCCGTAAGCTTCAGCACCCGCCATATTTTGTTTAGCAGGGTCAAACGTACCAGCCGACTCAAAGCCCATAATACCCATACAACAATGAGCGCCACGCCAACCTAAACCAACTGTCGGTTTATCAGCCCAGTCTTTAACGTCCTGAGTAAATTCAACAGGAACACGTTTAGACCAACAAATATCCCATTCCGGTAATTTGTTATCTGCACGGTATTCTTTGTTGATAGTGTAGAAGGCAAAGGATGTACCGTCGCCATAAAGACCATCGGCTGTACCAGAGTAAAGACCCAATACTTTTAACGCTGTTTGTAAGTCTTTCAAAATGCCGTCTGGAGTAAGGGTGCCGAACAGGCCACCCGGAACAGTTACATTACGTTTCTTAGCGGCTAACGCTAATAACATGTTAGCCGCTTTAATGCTACCGCCACCCCAAACGCCATCAATGGCACCTGCATATAAACGTGATTCGCTCAAGCCTACTTGCAGATCTTTAATTGCATTGATGCCGCTGTTAATCATAAATTACTTCCCTCTATAAATGCTAATAAATTTATCTTTAACCGCATAACTAAATTCAGTAACAACGGCTTTGTTACGTAAACTTATTACCATACGTTTAAACATGGATTTGAAACTGAACTTTAATGGTACAGGACGACCGTCTTCGGTAAACATTTGTTTGTCAGTAATGTGACCTAACGTACCTTTCATCTGGTTACCAAATACATATTTATTTGAAATCGCCCCAGTGCCTGTAGTTTCGATAACGATATTGATGCGGACGCTGCCATATGGAATACTGGCTTTCTTAACGTTGATACCTGTACCGATACGTACGCTGTCAGGTCCTTTGCCCAGTAACTTACTTAAGCCACGTTGCTTCTTATCATGTTCACGAACCAATGCCTTAATTGATTCAGACATATCTTCTTCCGCTGCATTATAAGCAACTTCGATTGCAATGACTTTACCATGATAATGAGACTTGATTTGTTTGATGCCGTACTTATTAGCTTCACTCAGGATATCGTCTTCCGTCATATATTCATCAATATAGGCTTCGGAGATTTCGCATAAAATCGAGTCGTACTCAACACTATCCCCAATTTTGCGTTTAAAGCGAACAGATTTGTCTGAATCAACAAGGAATTCATTGTCCTTAGGTAATGGTGTAATGAATTCCTCAGCCAGACCACGATAGAACTCCATGGAGTCTTCATAGACTGTCTGGTCTTCAATAAACAACGCGCGTGTCATACGACCCGTTTTAAGGGACACCTGGCCAGGGTTGTAAATATCAGGAGCAAACCATTCTTCATCGTACGCCAATACACGACCTACAGGGAATTTATCCCCAGCAGACAATGACGTAACTAATGTGTGACGATAAAGATCACCGTCAGCTTTACCTAAACGCAAACCTAATTGACAACTATCGGTGGTACCGTCTTCATAAGTGACCGTAATACCATCTTTAGTTATCGCCGTAACCGTACCCGCTTTCTTAGCAACCTTAGAATAGATATCATCTAAACGGTGAGCTGCTGTAACATCACCACCTGTACGGATAATGTTGGGGGTATAGTTCTTTGCAGATATTGCATGACTTGACTGTATGGAAGAGAACGATGAACGTTTAGGGTCATCAAGCAAACCACCATAACGTAAACTACCGATAGAACTTAAAAGCTGAGCACCTTTACTTTGTTCTTTGGTGTCAATACCACCACGGAAGTCTTCGATGCGTGGGTCCGATGTTAAGAAAGCACTAAAGCCAACTTTACCGGAGTCTTTGTTAGCCTCAGATATTACGCCTTTGTAAGACTTAAGTTGTCCACGTGTGCGTTTCAACATCGTTTGTTCGTCACGACCTTTGAACCCACCAAAGGTTACATCTTCCTGACTTTTCAAAGCATGGAACGGAGACATTTCTTTGACATCACCTTTGGACGAGTCCGTAATGATATTAGTAATGACCGCCTCAGGGTTTAAATCAAATGTCTGATTACCCGTCTTAGGCTTGCTTTGGAATTGCCTATTAGACTTACACAGCTCAGAATAGATGTGACTAACAAAACGCTCGTAACCGATAACTAATTGTTCTTCAATTTCTACTTCATGGCGAGTATGGTCATTAACCAACATCTTAACCGCATCAATCAAAAGGTAATGGAACGTTGTACTGTAACCCATCCCCTTTAAACGTTCTTTGGTGATTGGGTCAATAAACAGATCGAACATGTTTTTCATTTCGTTGAAATGATTAGGCCGCACTTTAGGGTCACCCATTAAAGGAACCCAAATGCCACGCTTGTTCAAATCTGCACGACTGAAGTTAATCATGTTGTTTAACTTAGTCATCCCACCAAAGACTAATGCTGTCAAACGATCGCGTTTGTTAAAGATTAAACGCTCGTCATTAAAGTCTAACGAATACTCGTCTTTATCCAGTTTATAACGTTGACCAGAAGGAATAGTGCGATAGCGTGCTTTCAGAACTTTTAACAGTTCATCAATACCGAAGTAATAACACAACACAACACCAGCAGGGAAACGATAACCGCCAATATTAATTACAGAATACTCGACTGGCATCTTAGCCATATCGATACCTAACAGGTCTTCAAAAGCACCTAAGGTTTCTGTACCCACACTGATGTTACCGTATTCATCAACACACATGGCTTTGCCACGATATGTCCCCACAACCCAGTTATCCGGCTTATTCAAGTTCTTCCATTCAGGATGTTGCTCGATTAAACCGTGGGTATCGAAATCAAAATCTAATGTGCTTTCTTTATAAGGAACCACAATGGTTTTAAATTTGCGACTTAACATGGTGACGTAACGAGGACTGACGACAGAACGATCGACCAAGTTACCGATAGAGATAAACAATTTCTTTTGACGTGCTAACAACTGAATACGTTTAATCAATTCATTACCGTAATTATCAGCAACAAATTCACTACGTGTAATGTTAACTTTCTTATCGTAATAAGAAGTCAATACCACACGGTCTTCAGCGATCTTACGAATGGGCTTTTCGATACGTTGGAATTGGAAATAAGATTTCACACCATCGACCAAAAACATCCCATTGTCGTCAACTGTAGGGAAACGGAATACACGCACAGCGGCTTTACCATTAACCGGCATCAGCTGGACTTTAATAACTTGGTAAGAGCCTTCGATATCTTCTACTTGGTCAATTTGGTAATCGGCCAAAATAATGCCTGTATTCTGAATGTTCAGAACAGCAGCAGCGATATCTTTATGCATGAACTTTTTAGGGTAATCGTTACGTAACGAAACAACACGTTGACGTAATAAGGTTTCATCCAATATGGTAGTAAAATCACCACGAATGTCACCACCAATGTCTTTCAGTTCTTCCGGAGTAATCTTAATGAAGTCTTCCAACGATTGACCATTAGGCATTCCGATGGTTTTATAAGACTCTGCTTTCTTTTCGTAATACTGTTGTTGTTTAACAGTAAGTGAACCTTCTTTAGCCAGTTCACGCAAAGCAAGCTTAATACCGGATTCAGGAGTATCAAAGATATCACGTTGAGTTGCAATAGCTTCGCTCACTAACATAGGTTCTAACAACGCATCATCAATTGGACTTAACCAGTTTAATGCGTCTTCATCACCTAAGGTATCTGCTGTTCCTTCTCCTTCTCCAGTTTTTGGAATAACAGGGTTTCCTGTTCCCTCAGTTCCATTGCTTGTCGGAACAGATGTGCTTCCTTTACTGCTACTGGTTCCGGTGTCAGTCCGAGGAACCTCTTTAGGCTTGCTGAAAAGATCAGTAATAGAACGAGGACTAGTATCGTCCTCCCCATTGACATCTTCGCCAGCTTCGACTTCGTCAGATGGTATTTGTACTTGTCCTTCTCCTCCAGCTGAGTCTTCAGTCTTTTCCGTTCCTCCAGCCAGTCCTCTATTATCTTGTTCTTGGTCATCGGTAATTTCCGGGGTATTGACATGTTGCGTGTTATTAACAAAGTTAATCAATAACAAATAGAAACGTTTAACCGCAACAGTAATTTTGGCTTCAGTGTCTTGTAGTGGTTTATACCACGACATCAACATACCTAAGTTAATGATTATTGTACGACTACCTGTTACAAACATAAGGTGAACTTTATCTAAGACGTTAGGATCCAGTTTACCAAACAATGATTGTTCAGTGTTACCAGATAAATACATCCACAAGTCCATCAGCCAATAACAGTTCTCAGCTTTAGTAGCGTGCAAGAAACTATTATCAGGAACAGGTAATCCTTCAACAAAGCTCTTTTCATAACGCACAATGTCAGCTGTTAATAATTTCCAGCCTGGCATGTTCAATGGTAAATCAATACGAATAAATTGATTACGCATTGGGTGGTTGTGCCCGGTTTCATTAACGCAGCTAAACAACATGTTCCAGTCGTTATAAGCTTTAAAGAAGTTAATGTATTTATTCGGACTGTATTTCCACCCACGTTGTGCCAAGGCATGGTTTTGTACAACTAACCGCGAATCTTTATTATAAACAGCAGAAAGATCACGCATCCATTTATAGTTGTAATGTTTGTTACGATAGAACTTAATTACCGGCGTACTGTTAAAAGTAACAGGATGACCTTTACCCAAAATGGGAGTGAACCCGAATTGGAAGTCAATATACGTTTCACCTGGGTAATTACTGATAAAGGTTTCTTTAACGCCAGGACCTTCGTCTTGTTCATGCTTAGGCATATAGTGAATCAAACTACCACGCGGTAAAATGATATCACTAACAGGATGATTGCGTGGAGCCATAATGTCTTGCTTTTTACGTAAGACGTAGGCTTTGAAGAATTCAGCGTAAGTATAAAGTCTCATTTATTTAACCCACTGGTCGCCGCTTTCAATAAGAACGAAACTGGTTCACTGAAAGGATCATATAAGAAATCGCCTGAACCACTGATGTAGTATTCACGTTTGTTGAAAAGTTCTCTGATTTCATCTTTAGAGTCTTCACTACAAATAGAGTTAGTTGTTAACTGGTCACCATCATGGTCGGCATCGAGCGGAGCTGTACGGGTCGGGTCTACACTCAGTGAATCGAAGTAATCTGGCTTATCTGTTTTGTGCGGGTAATGTAACAGTGTGTCAGTGGGTTCCCAATACTCGTTTAATACAACGCGCTGCTTAGCATTTAACATTGTTTTTAAGTTTACCATCGACGGGTAAATAGAACCAATCCCGATGATAGGGTAACGCGTTTGTTGGATAAAGGATTCCATGATAGGACGCGCACAATAAATATAAAACATTTCAATGTATGTCAAAGGTGTAACGTATTTACGGTCACGTCCTTCTGGCAAGTCGTTAATATCAAACAATACACTGACTTCTTTACCGTCATCATAAACTAAACCTAAGTAACAACCATTTACGGTAATTACGCGGTTACGCACACTGGGTTCTTTAAACCCGTTAAACATTTTAATCAAGCCTTCGGTGGTTGTCCATTTGTCCAACACACTTGGATTCAATTCTTCATAGGTATAGCTTAACGTTTTAGGGTCAATCAATTTCACGTTTGCAGAACCCATGGTGAAAACTTGTTCAATAAAGTTTTTCATTAAAGCATGGATACACACATACTGGAAATTCATTAATCCTTGGTACAACCCGATATCTGAAGAATTTGGGTTTACGCCATCATCATCATCTAAACGTTGACGACTGACTTTACGTGCTGTGATGATATTACGAACACCACCAATAATACCACGCGTACCAATCTTACGTTGAATGAAACCACCTTTACCATCTAACAGATCAAAGACATAATCGTCGATGGTGTTCATTGCAGATTGTAATCCCCAGCGAACATTGTCATATAAAGGGTTAGCTTCATCACCAGGCGAGATATTTTGTACTGCGCGGGTTTTAAACATTAACTTACGATACAGTTCATTGATCTCGGGTTCAGTCACTTTACCAGAAGGTGAGAACTCGATGTCGCGTAAGCCAGCTGGCGGAACGATGATGCGATGATGTAGGGCAATGTCCTTATAATCGTTTACAACCTGTATACGCTGTTTACGACGCGAGGATTGATTAAGTTTAGGATCGATCACACCGAAGTATTGCATAAAGAATGAAAAACCGGTTTGACCATCCAAAACGTTGGATTTTATGAAATCCTTTTCGACAGGATCCCACACAGCATATACTGCGCCTTTAATAATTCCGGCGTATAGTGCTTTTAGTTTGATCAAGGAATCAAAGTAAGTGGGGTTAAAGATAGGAAGGTAAGTGCGAATAAACGCTTCCGTAGTATCACGCGTATCAGTGCCGACGCGACCAAAGATTTCAACAGAAAACAATCCATCTGGATTAAAGTTTTGGGTCATGCCCTCAAAACTGTCTGTAGAAGAAACCTCTTTATACAGTCCTGGTACAACAGTATTGGGATCCAATAAAGAAATTTTAGTGGGTTTCATTTGATATTCCTGAAAGAGGGTTCACATGAGTGACAATTGGAATGACGATCCTTTTAATGGCGATATCGATTTTGATTCTGATTTTGATTCCGACAAGAAAGGATCGAAGTTAAAATCATTCGCTATAGGATTTCTAGGAGGTGCAAAAGACGCCCTCGTAGGATCAACCGACGCCAAGATTAAAACAGTTAAAATGGCCCTTCCGGCATCGTTCCACGGGACATTTGAATTCATTAACGATACACGTCGTTTAGTCAGTCAAGTCACTGACGAATTCAAAAAGAACACCGCTGGTTCAATGCAAGATATCCAGCAGATTATGGAAGGCCGCAAAGGACGCATTAATGATTCGACTGGTGGTGTCATTTCTAGCCAGTTGGATAAGTTCAGCCAATACGACTTTAGTACTTGGAATACAGGAGGGACAACCACTTCTGAATCCACAGGTCAGCAAGACACGACTGATGAAGAAGTTAATGAGCTAATTGGTGTAACAAAACAAACATCATTACTTACACTCGGCGGATTAAAACAATTAGGCGGTGATCTCACTAACGCCATTGTATCAGCTGGCGCAGCACAATCATCTGCATTAACCGGTATTAACGTTGGATTAGTCAAGTCTAACGCTTATTTGAAAAACTTAGTCGACTATCAAATTAAAGTTCAAGCTAAGAACGATGCGATGAAAATTAATTTGTTAGCTCGCATGCATTTAACTAATGCTAAGTTCTACAAATTCGTTGAAGCTTCCAACCACATGATGATGAAAGAATTCAGAGACATCGCTAAGTTTAGCAAAATGCCTGACTTCCAGAAAATGTCAATGACTGATGAAGTCAAGAAACGTATTCGTGGTACGTTCTTTGACACCGTCCGTGGCGGCATGGGTGGTATCGGTGGACTGGTTAATGACCGTGTAGGTAAATACGCACGTGACAACGGTTATAACGCGTTAAGTAACATAACCTCATCTCTTGCTATGGCTAAGGATATGACCGGCGGTATGTCGTCTCAGGACCTCATGCAGATGTTCGGTGGCATGGTAGGTGGTGGCGCTATTGATATGCTTCCACGTATGATGAACGGACCTATGGCTGCTAAGTTGAAACAACGCTTTAGTAAAGCCAATCCGGCCATGGCCAGACGCATGGGTAAGAACTGGGGCAAATTGACAACTCGTGGCAATCAGCTCAGCTATGGTTTACAAAACATGGAAGGGATGTTTAATACGCTGTCACAAAACTACCAGGGCGGTCACTTCTTTGATGAGGACGAAGGAACTTACGAGGACTATGTTGCAGCTTTACCTCCAGACCAAACACCAATGTCTAAACGCAAATGGTCTATGTCTAAGTGGGGCAAATCTGCGGCTAATAAAGGGTTAGGTGCTATTTTAGATCAAACTTACGGTTCTGGTAAAACCAAATACGAACTCAAGAAACGTACACTGTCTGATAACCCGGAACAACACATCTGGACTCGTCAGTCCGATCGTACGTTAAATGAAATCATTCCTGCATTGATTACCCAAACAAACTTGTCTTTAGAGATGATGCGTACGGGTAATAACAATTTAAAACCAATGCGTTATGATTGGACTAAAGGCCAGTTTATTAACCCTAATCAGGCTAAGGCTTTAGTTACTCGCGACATCTATGGTGAGAACGCTTTAGGCTCTGCAGTTTATAGTGCGAAGTCTGCGGCAGGCACCATCGATAAAGAAAACCAATTATCTAAAAGTGCGAAAGATACTTTAGCGTTACAACTTGCTAAGAACTCGCATGCTAAATTAGATTTCTCTCCTTACCATTTATTGAACTTAGAAAAAGACGGTATTGATCCAAAGATCGCTAAAGAAATCCGTGAGATGACTTTAAAGAACTTTGGTATTACGACCGATAATCTTAATCAGTTCACAAATGGCACTGACCGTGACCGTGCTAAGTTATTAGCCTTCATGCCAGGCAAAGGTGCCGCATTAGCAAACGAAGCGTTACCGATGGTTAAGGACATCCGTCGTGGACTTTCTGATTCTAGCGCGATGATCGACCAATACCGTAATTCTGGTCATTATGACACATTACGCGAAGCAGGTATTATTACTACTGATAAAAATGGTCGTGAAGAAATCGATGAACAGAAAATGTGGGATATGTTCAAGCTTCAACAGAACGATCCTAACTTTAATAAAAAGCTTACACAGCAGTACGCCAAGAAAGGTCGTAAACCAGGTGCGACTGTTAACCGTCCAGGAGTATTAGGCGGAGACGCTGGTGAAGCCCCAGACTTTGGTGAATTGACCGAAACAGTAAGTCAACTGAATACCAACATCAAAGGGTTAGGCGCAGGCGGTTTAGGCGGTTCTGCTAACAGTGACACCGGAGCTTATTTTAATAAGTTATCTGGGCAAATGGACACACTGATTGGGATCCAAACTAGCCACACTGAAATTTTCCAAAAGCTTTTAGAAAAACAACCAACTATTATCCGCTCTAAACGTGCGAAAGCCGAAGAAGAGCAAGGTAAGAAAACACTGATGGATCGTATTAAAAGTATTTCACCACGAAATATCTTTAATAAAGGTGTTGAGACGTTGTTAAACAATGAACCACTTATTTTGGGTGGGTTAATTGGTGGTCTGGGTGCGTACGCTTTACATGACCCTAAGACTGCCGCATTGTTAGGCGCCGGTGCATTAGCCATGGGTGCTTATTCTAAAGTCCGTTCACTAAACGCAGCTCGCTTTGCAGAACAAGAAGATCTGTATGAGAACCCGGGTGACGAAGAACCATTGTTACGGGGTGAGCGTTTAAAACGCGGGGATTACTTTGACAGCGCTACACGTAAAGTATTAAAGACTTGGAGTGACGTAACTGGCGCCATCATTGATCGTACCGGCAATATCGTTGCTTCTGTTAAACAGTTAGGTGGTAAGCTGTTTGGTAAAGACGGTCGTGCAGTTATGTTGAAAGGGTTAAACAAACTTAAAGCTTTAGGCTTGAAAGTGTTTAATGCCTTTGACCCGATTGGTCGTACCAAGAAAGCCTTTAATAAACTGGCTACTCGCTTTAATCAAATGGATGTATATAAAGCGGGTGAAAAGACACCTATCTTGATCGGTAAGAAATTCGATACAGGTTTTTACTACAAGCATGATGCTGACGGTAAACCTGTGATGTTAAAAGGTTGGAACGAAATTGATGGCCCTGTCTATACCAAAGACGGTGAATGTATTGTTACTCAAGATGATTTTGATCGTGGGTTGCGTACATCTATTGGGGTATCGATTAACCGCTTGGGTTCTATGTCTAAAACAGCCGGTATCTTTGGTATGGATCTCTTAGGGAAACTTAAAGATAAAACCATTGCTGGCGGTAAGAAAGCATACGACAAAGGTAAGGAATTCGTTAAAGCCGATTATACACCAATCGTAAGTTCTGTTGACCGTATCTATTACCTGTTGTGCTCTAAGTTTGGTATCGAGCCCGCAACATTAACTAACGAAGAAAAACTCCAAGTTGTTAATGCAGCAGGTAGCGGTAAGAAACTCTTTGAACATCCGAAAGATCCTGCTGAACGTTTGAATTCATTGGAAGATGAAAAACGTCAGAAAGCCGCTAAGAAGGAAGAAAAGGTTAAGGACTCTATCATTAATATCGCTGATTCATTAGGTGGTATGAATAAGGGTGAGAAAAAGAAAGAGAAGAAAACAGGATTCCTTGGCTTGCTCATGGGCGGACTTGGAATGATTAAAGGCTTAGCTGAAAAGATCTTTGGTAAAACAATCATTAATGGTTTCACCACGCTCTTTAAGTTTGCCGGCATGGGTCTGTCTGTGTTACCAAAAATCGGTGGCGGCATCATGTCCATCGCTAAGTTCTTTACGGGTGGTAAGGAAGAAGCTAACCCGCTCGAAGAACTGTTAGGCGGTTTAGGCGGCGGAGATGACGAAGAAGAAGAAGGTAATGGACGCCGTCGTAATCGTCGTGACCGTAACCGTGGCGGTGAAGAAGGAGATGAGGACACCCGCACTGGTCGTCGCAGGAATAGGCGCCGTAACAGACGTCGCAATGGTCGAGGTGGACGCGGAGGGAATGGACCGACTCCAGGTAATCCGCCACCAGCACCAGATGAAATAAATGATCGTGCCAACCCAAATAGACGTAACCGTAACAGACGTCGTCGTCGTGGACCAGGCCCGGGGCCTACACCTCCTCCATCTCCACCACCATCAAGAGGTCGTCGTTTATTAAACCGCTTTAAGAAAGTCCCTAAAAAGATTGGTATTGGTGGTTTATTAACGTCAGGTGCTTTAATGGCAGGCGGTGCATTGGCCGGTAACCTCATGGACAGTGAAACGCTGGAAACTGCAGGTAACGTGGCTGGTCTGTATTCGTTAGCTTCTACAGTAGCGGGTGCGGCTGGCATTGATATCGGTATCGGTGCGTTGGCCTCAGGCGCAATGACGGGTCTTGGTATGGCCGGTTCTGGCTTAGCAGCCGCAGGTACCGCAATAGCGGGTATTATCTCGGCTCCAGTATTAATTGGTGCTGCGGTAATAGGTGGTTTAGGTTTAGCGGGTTATGGTTTGTACAAATGGTACACCAAAGGAAAATACCGCCAAGTTGATATTCGTTTTGCACAATACGGTATTAAAGATGTAGATAGTGACTTAGGTAAGAAAATCTTTGCTATTGAAAGTATGCTTACCAAACACGTCATTGTTAATAATGGTGGTGCGTCATTTACAACCGATACACCTATCCAAGAAATCTTTAAAGCGTTGTCTGTAGACTCAGAAGGAAAACAGTCTGCAGAAATTGGTAACGTGTTCAGTTGGTTTAACGGACGTTTCAAACCCGTCTTCTTAACGTATATGTCTTGTTTAGACACCTTGAAAATTAAGTCACTTGAGGAATACGATAAGTTAACCGACAAGCGCGCGTATGATATCGCTTACCAAGCAACGCAGGCTATCGTGGGCATGCCTTCTCAGCCGTACACCATTACTCCAAACATTGATTCTAAAATTGAATTGATGGGTAAAGATGAAACGACTGCGGAAGTAGGTCAGTACTTGGAAGAACTGAAGAAATACACATTAAAAGACAAAGAAGGTGCTAAGGTCCGAGATGTGATGGTTCAAACCGAGTCGATGAGTAAGTTGGCCAGTGAAAAATCAATGCTCGAAGAAAAGCTTAAACATAAGTCTTTCTGGGGCGGCGGTGGCACAACATCTTACCTTGAATCCCAAGATGCTGAAAACCGTATTAAAGAAATCGATAAAGAAACCAAAGCTTTGTCTGACGCCTATGGTCCAGGTAAAGTAGCTGGTAACGTCGATGTTAAAGACCTTATTCCTGAAACCGGAATATTGGAAGCTTTCACTGCAGTACGTATGAACGCCTATGGTACGTCTTTAACATCAGGGGCAGAATACGGCGCAGCAGTAAATGCGGGATGGAAGTTTGAAGCATTAGCACGATTAGAAAGACGTTGTGAATCCTTAATCCAAGTGATTGGTAAAGATGTTCGGTTTGTCGGTAAGACCGGTGAATTGTTCCAGGAATTCAAAGCAGCTTTCCGTGTTAAAGACAGCAAAGCAAATGATTGGTGTTTGTGGTTCCGTGACCGTTTCTTACCGGTCCTGATGACTTACATGCGTCAGTACAATGCTTATGGCCATGGACGTCCTGGCGCTAACTGGAAGGCTTTGACAGCTACAGCTAAGTACCAGATCGCACTAGCCATTGTTGACTCACGTTCGCAAACTGATAAGAAACAATTTATTCCAGTTTGGAACGTAGCAGTCAGTCCGTTTGAAGGTGGTTACTCTATACCTAAGACGGGCGAAGTCGACAAGCTAATGAACTCCATGGAGGAATTGTCTAATCAGGCAAAACTCCGTAACCCTGTATTGGAAGCAAGCAAAACCAGCTCATTGCAAGGCGTTAATGCAAACACTGCTCACGCAGTTGGTGGTGGTGTTACTGACAAGCTATCTGGAAGTGGGGCACCAGGTACTCGTTTAGATCTAGCTTCTCAACAAAGCTTCTACATTAACCCTCCGACGACCAACTATGCACCGCTAGGCGGCAACACTGATCTTAACCAAGTGGATCTGTCTGGTGTTAAACCTTCTGCTGCGGGTAACGATACAGGTGTTACTGTACCGCGTGCTGCTGCCGAACAGTTAATCATTAAGGAAATGATTGCTGAAGGATTTACGGATCCTCGGGCTATTGCAGAAATGTTGGCGTTAACTAACTACGAATCACAAGGTTATACCCAAACCACTGAGAACATGCGTTACCGTGACCCTGCTCGTTTAATGTCTTTGTTTAAGAACGTAACGAACATGGGTACTGCACAACAGTTAGTACAAGCCGGCCCTCAGGCAATTGCTAACTTTGTTTATGGTGGCGCCAAAGGTGCTTCATTAGGGAACGTCAATCCTAATGATGGTTGGGATTTCCGTGGTCGTGGTTTGGTGCAATTAACGGGTCGTGCTAACTATCGTAAATACGGACAAATGATCGGTGTTGATCTGGAGAAAAACCCAGGCTTAGCATCTAGTGATCCTAAGGTAATGGCTAAGTTGGCTGTGGCGTTCTTTAAAGCCAACAAACAGCTTCAGTCCATTACTAATAACAATAACTTCGGTTATAGTGCATTGGGATTAAATGGCGGTAATGCGTTACCAGGAATGGAAAAACGTTTTGCTCTGTACAAAGATTATTTGTCACGTCTCTCTAGCGGTCAATTAAAACCAGACGGTAAAGCGACTGATACGACGGCAACACCTAATGCTCCGGCAACTCCAACGCCTCCGGCTGCTTCATCTCCAGCAGGTAACCCGGCAAGTGTTGGTCCTGTTGGTGGTGCTAACGTCCCTCTTACACCAGTTAGTGGAAGTGGGTTAGATGGCGGTGCTCGTAATGGAGGCGGTGTTAACGATGCGTTCCAAAAGGTTATCGACACGACCAGTGTTGCTTCTGGTTCAGGTTCTGTTGATTTCAAAGATCTGAAAGTTAAGTCTGCGGAAACAACAGCGGGCGGTCCTTCACATCCAGGTATCATTCGTTTAGCGAAAGAAGTTCAGCAACGTGTATCCGACTTCAATCGCTTTACTGCGTTAAATGATGCTTACCATCATCGTGCTAACCCAAGGTCTAAACATGCTCAAGGTCTGGCTTTTGACTTTACTACAAATGGTGGTGTCGGTACTTCTGATGCAGCTATTGGCGTATTGAACAAAATCCTTTCTGATGCAGGTATGACTCCGGGCGACTTCAAAATTATTAATGAATACAAAACTCCGTCAGGTCATGCGACGGGTGGTCATGTTCACTTTAACTTTGAAAGTACTACGGCTGCTGACAAGTATATGCGTACTGCAGGTAATAATACTGCGGTCACTGCACGTACAGCAACTGAAGAAGCGATGAATGAAGCGCCTCCGGTATCACCAACTACTGGTGTTCCAACGGGCGTTCCTACTGCGCCAGTGCGCCAGACCAACCCTGATCTTCCTCAGCAATCAAATGAGGGTCCGGATTACTTGCAACAAGCCAAAGATCAGAAAATGGCTGAACGTGTTGCTGCAATGTCTCCGGAAGAAATGGCTAAGGTGATGGCTGACGCTAACGCTAACAATGATAAATTGTTAAAAGCAATTTTGGAACAATTGAAACAAAATGGGCAAAAACCTACGCCTGTAGTTCATCCTGTTTAATAATACGTAAGAGTCAAGGACGACTCTTTTATTAAGGAATTTATTATGGTTACCACTGTACGTGATAAAGACATTATCACGAAATCATTTCGCATGTTAGCGTCTGAAGGGAATACCGTAGCACTTTTAGATAATTACAATTGGAGTAATTACTTTAACGTGTTCAGTTCCGCTACTGGCGATAATCGTTTTGTTAACCCAGTCACTCAATTTTCGCCCGCTACAGATCCACGTTACGATCGTTTTATGAAAAGTTCTGAAGGCGGCATGGGACCAATGTATAAAACGTTGTATGACAACAATGCTACTTTGTTAACCATTATACCAGGCCAACCAGAATTTGCAGGGTTATTAAGTTTTATTACCAATATGTTCGACCCCGTCTCGGCTATTATGGCTAACAAAGGGCGTCGTCCGTATCTGACTTTCTATATAGGACAAGCGGCTTCCAGTATCGCGTTCTGGCCTATGCAGTTGTTCAGTGTGTCTTTACAGTTCTTGCAGTTTTTGATGGACTCACCTAAGAACAAGTTCTATACCGTTAAAGCTAACATGCCTGATTACATTATGATGGCATCCGGCGTATTAAACGATATCATGACTCGCTTAGGTTATATCGATCCAGTATTGCCTAATAATCAACAACAGCAAACAGATCCTTTATACGGTATCAACCCGTCAAGTACGTCATCCAGTAAAGTTGCTTTGCTAAACAAAATGTACAGCGACGTTATTTATGAAGATGGCACTATCGACTTATTCCGCTTAGTGGCTCGTGGTGCTCGTAAACACCGTTTCCAATTAAAAGCATTATCCGATTATGATAATAATTTGGCTAATGGCAGTACGATGTCGGTTAAACAAAAGTATACGTTAATCCGATCTTTAATGGAACAAACCACAATGGAGTTGGGGACTTCTACCGCGGTTACCCAGGGTTCTCCTACTGCTCCACAAATTGAGAAATACGTTAAAACAGTTGGTGCATACCGTACAGGCGAGGGCTTATACCCAGAAGGTCAATCAGCTTATCTTAATGAAAAGATATATGCTGACCCCAATGTAACAGCTACGGGAGCAACAGGTTTAGGGAATGACGAAACGGGTACTAACGCAATTCAATCCGTTCAGAACCAGTTAATGCAATCCCCTCCTGCTGCTAACAACCCTCAGGCTATTCAAGCAGCTTCCACACAAGGAACGTTTAGCAGTGCCACTGCAGCTCAAACGAATCCTAATGAAGGTGGTAAGGCGGATATCCCAGACGCTAATGCATTGTTGACCGATTACAAAACTCCACCGAGTACAGCTTACGCCGATAACACGATTGACAGTAGCTGGGCAGGTGGCGTTTATGATTATCTGAAGACAGCATTAAACGGCGGCTTGGATGCATTGACTTTCCGTGTAGAAGGTGGGAGTTCTCCGGTTTCTGATACGTTCAGTAACTCAGCAGGACCGTCACCTATTGCTGATAAGTTTAACTCCATTGTACGTCAAGCTCACGATTTCAACTTTGATATTGCGGGCGGTGCAACAGGGTTCGGTATTATCGATGCTGTAGTTGACCGTGTTAAAGACTTAGGTTCCGGTTTATTAGCAGGTTCGGTACTGGGGAACATTCCTTTAGCGCTGGCTAATAACTCGTACATTAAAGTTCCCGACCACTGGCAATCGGCTTCTGTTAACTTGCACCGTGAATCATACGAAATCGCAAGTTATTGTAACTACGCACATCCGTATGAACAAGTCATGAAAATCTGGGTTATCTTTTCATTACTTCTGCCTCTGGTGGCGCCAGTCAGTTCTGGTGGTAGTTCATATACGTCACCTCCACTAGTTAAAGTGTTCTGCCAATCCCGTCAGTTGATTCGTGTCGGTATGGTTGAATCCATGAACTTTGTGTTTGGTGAAGGTGAATGTGGTTGGACTCGTGACCGTAAACCATTGAACTTTAAAGCCCAATTAAACTTTGTGGACTTGGAGCCTTTGGTGTCCGTTCCGATTAACCGTGCATTGACTGTGTTGGATGTGACTAACCCGGCCGCAGTAGTTAAACGATTAAGCGATGATTCGGCGTATAACGACTACCTGGGACGTTTAACTGGTATGTCTTACTTGGATACTGTTTTACGTTATAGTCGCTTAAACCGCATGCTGACCACTGCAGGATTGGACTTTAAGTCTAGCTTCCGTGCTGACGCTGTAGGTGCTATGTTAAGTGACAACTTAGTGGGTGATGTTCTGCGTATGTTTGCTAAACCAATTGCTCGTTAATTTTTTACTATGAAAGAATGATATACGCTGCTACTCCTTCGGGAGTAGTGGCTATATTTAATTATGCTGGAAGAAGATATTATGTATTCAAATGAATACACTAAGTGAATCAAATGATTTGCTTTATCTTATTTAAATTAATGAGGTTTAAAATGTCAAACACAAATGCTGTTGAACCAACCACTATCCCGCTGTATGAAAAAGATGAACTGACTGTTGTTGGCTATCCGACTCATAACTCTAAAAATGTAAAAATCTATTGGGCTGGTGGGTTACTTGCAAGTGCTCCAGATTTGGTAGGTGCTGTAAGTAACGCTTATATTGGCATTCGTTTAATGTCACCTAAACACAACGCGTGGTTAAAAACCGTTGAGTTAAGAAATAAGATCTTAAAACACTTGATGGACATGGATTGGTTAATTGCTGATTCATTGAGTCGAAATAAAGACGGCATTGCAAAGAACCTGGGCTTGGGCATTACGTGGCATTTAGGTGAAGACGCAAAAGATCAAAAATCTGATCCTCTTTATGGCTATATCCATGAAAAGCACCAGCTTGATAATGTTGAGCGTATTAAATCAAAAGATATTTTAAATTACGAACATGATCTCTTAACGGTAAGCATTGATTTTAAAGATATGTGCTTCCCGCATGATAGTTTTACTTCTGTTCGTGGTTTAGCGATTGATGAATCTTTTGATGACCAAATTACTTTGTTGTTACAATCAGTAGCAGGTAATACCGTTATTCGTCATCGTAATGCTTGGCGTGGTGACACTAAGTTAACCCGTCATCAACTCTACGCCATCGATGGTTCATATCCGTCTTGTGGTTATTACACCACAAGAGAAGACTTTATTAATGTTTTGGCATCAATCCCGGAATGCTGGAAAAAGGCAAATGTTATTGCTGAAACCGAAGAACAAAAAACTTTACTGACTGTCCACGATGCTTCACCAGAAGACATCGAGCGTTGTAAAACTGAGTTCCTTAAACAGAATTCAGATAATGGCGAAGTGATTGTTGGCCGGCTTGAAAATACTACCATGCAATTTAATCCTGATATAAAAGGAATGGTCGTCAATAACGGTAACGGAAGTACTGTTCATATCGACGTAAGTAATGGTGAGATAACAGCTTCTTGTGGTCATGAAGGATCTTTAACTATTTCTCCTGGTGTGACTACAATCAAAACTGATCGTTTGTTTATTTCATCTGATTTCATTCGTAATATCCCGCCATACGTTCATAGTGCTTTTGAAATTATGGCAAAACAATTGTGTGCAGTGCGTCCATCTTTAAATATTGTACAATATTTAGAAAATACACTTTTGTGGGATTACCAAACAGTCCCATTTAATGAATACGTTATGTCTTCTCAATTCTTTACGGTAACTAATGATCCAATTGATAAACAGTTTTTAGAGACTGTTGCTTCCGAATACCGGAAACATGGAAAAGGATGTAAGTTACTTGCAGAAACAATGAAAGATATGTACAAAAAATAAATAACTAATACTAGCTACTACTCCCTTGCGGGAGTAGTAGCTATATGTTTGCTTTTATTCTGATTGGTCTAACATAGGAACATTTGGAAAGTTTTGCTGGAAAGCACTAATAGCATTCATAGATGCAAACATGCCGGAAGTACAAATCAAAGGAATCAATTCAGGATACGTTTCATTACACAACATAACCTTTTTAATATCCGTACTGATTGACCCTAGCATCCCCATATCGTAAGTTTGCCCAAAAGCATTATTACGCAGATACCAGGTCGTCCCTACTACTTTACCACACACATCCATCAGCTGTTGTTTAATGGCAGGATATTGATCAATAGTGGTATTGGGGTCTAAAGTAAAGTTACCAAAGATTTGACTGATCAATTGTGGATACTTGGCATTTAATACCGCGTATTGATAAGGATCAATTAATTCCAATACTTTAGCAATACTGACCAGGTCACCATTACGCAACATATAACTTACAGCATTGATTAAAGCAGTCTTTGCATCTTCTTTATCAGTGTATGCATTAACTATTTGTGCATAAGAGTCAGACATCCCATAATCGGCTGCTGTGTACAACATGGAGTTGTTATAAGCAGTAGCTATCGTGTTATCAAACAAAGAAGTGGAAATGCCTGTGGTGCGTTGTAGCGCGTTTAAGAAGCCATTACCAAATTGATCACGCCAGTTCTTTGTAATACGGAACGAACCATTATCAGACGTAACCATATTACCAAAATAACCACCCGTCAAATCACCAAATTCTTGGTTCATGGTGTTGGTAATTTGATTCATTAACGCAGCGTTACTGGATAAGTCAAAACCAATCTTCGCGCCTAGAGCAGCAGTAATGCCCGCTTTATCAAGGGAAACACCATTTGCCCCAATTTTGATATAGCGTGATAAATCTTTGGTGTCTATCAACCCGCCCGTTAATGAATTAACAATGGAGTTAAGTTTTTCAACAACTGAGCTTTTATAAGCTGTAATGGTTCCAGTAACTTGGGACTCAGTTGATTTAAATAAAGCAACACCATCTTTCAATTTGTTTTTAACAGGGTCAATGGCTTTAACAGCATCACCAGAGTACTTCTTTAACCCTTGTGTAACATTTTTACTAAAGTCGCTAATGTTGTTAGCGGGGTTTAAATTGTCAAATACGGAAGTACTGTCAAATGCCATAAAAATCTCCAAAAAATAAAAGACACCTATAAACTTGCCTAAGGTTTCCCTTAGACAAGTCATAGTTTAAATTTTAGTCATCTGAATTGTCAACAGGGATGTCATCTACAGTGCTATTCTTAGCATGTTTAATCATTCCCGATTCAGTTACCACGTAAACTTCGCCTTTTGCATTCTTTACTTCCAACGTTATTTTGTACTCAGCCATTTGCATAACTGATAACCCTTCAAATAGCTTCGCTGCCGATAATCTAGGTTTGTGGAAGAACGCATCTCTGATATTGCCGGTTTTAGTCAATCTGTCAGTTCTCGCTTTGTCTGGATCCTTACTGGTTACTACCCAGTCTAAATAGTCGTTTAAGAACTTAGTCCACTTATAGGGGTTCATATTCATTTTGTTTAATAAACCCCTAAATAGTTTAGCCGGTGGATCTATAAGTTCCTCATCTGGAATATATCTTTTAGATATAGTTTCCATTTGGTGCTTATTAGATTTTGTTCCCACCTAAACCCCGTATAGTCAATTCGTACAAAGTAATCAGCACAGTCAATGCTTCATTTATTAGTGTAACAAAATCTTTACGCCCAACAAATGATTCTGCACCTGGGTACTGTTTCTTTGTGCGTTCAAATAGACCTTCAACTTTAACGTAATCTGAATGTGTGCAATTCATATCAGCTAATGGCTCCGAAGGGATGTAATCGTTCTCATCAATAACTGGATGCTTGAGTGTATAATTGTAAACACTTAGCAATGAGGGTAAAAATAGTTCGAACACTTCGTTAATACTTTCTTCGTTGTCATACCAGTCCCCAAAAAACTTCATTTGTGAATCACCGAAAAAGGTCGGGATATTGTTGTACTTAGCATCGTAATGTATTTGACCTAGGTGTAAACCATCATACACGAGGTCGTTAAAATCAGTGGACGTTTTACAGTAAGTCGTAAGTTTAACCCCGGTAATAACATCAAATTTTTTTAAACTAAAAGACTTATAATCGTTTATAAGGAAATTGTATAGGGAACTAGAAACATATACCAATCCTTTTTTAGGCGAAAACAATTGATCTTTTAAATCAATTAGGTAATCATGCTGTTCATTTAATACTTTTAAAGACTTACCAGAAGTATTAAAGAAACGTTTAAACAACAGTGAAAGAAGCATTGCTTATCTCCAAAAAAGAATTAGGTTATCCGTATACATCCAGATAATATAGGTTTGAAAAGATTATGGCTAATGAAAATACAACAGATAGTTTCACACCTGTAGAGCGTTTGGATCCATTAGATGATCTTAATGCAGCAGGTAAAGAAGTCGATACAATGTTACTGGAAATTATTGGTAACTTGAATCGTAATGAAGATGACGTCGAACAAGACCATTTAACCACGTCTTTGCAAAAGCATCGTGCGTTGTTGTTAAAGTTTGCAACATTGGCTTATATGAAAAAGCCGACCAGTGCAATGTTGTTAAGTTCTTTAATCTCCTTAGTGGGTTCTTTAGAAAAGTCAGTACGTGATGACCGTAAAGAACGTTCCAAGAAAGAAGAAGGTGAATCTAATCAAATTAGCTTTAACCAGATTATTGAATCTTTAAATGCGATATCGCAAGGTGCTGTGGTTACACCAACGTTTAACTTGACAAGCTTTATTCTCGACCCTACTAAGTCATTGGTAGACATTGAAAACGAGTTTAAACCAATACGTGCTGAAGAACTACAACAAGGTAATGCCTTAGTTGATATCGACGGAAATCTCATCTAACAAACATATAATAGGTAAAGGGCTTGCGCCCTTTACCTAGTTAGTTGGTATGGTCATAAGACCAATGCGGAATTGGTTCAAATGAGAAAATAGCTGCTAACGTCAAGCCCATAGCACGCAATACATCGGCCGGTTTACCTGTAATGTTCTCAACAGGTTTTAACAGTACGTCAGGTACGAAAAACACCGTTTCAGTAATAGGTTCTGTTTTGATGTTGTCCATAAATGCTTTATTATCATTTAAGAACAGATCGTACTTATAAACGTAGTTAAACGAACGATAAAAAGAAGGTGTAGCCAAATGAGCGTCTTTATGTATTAACTTTATTTCGTGACGACCTTTAAAGCGAGCACGTAACGAACGAACCAGTTCTTGGCTTTGTTCATTAGTTAATACATAAGGGAACGTGTTGACGATAATTGAAAACGACTTAATGTTTGTCAATTGATCGTACGACGCTTCAGTTTCCATAACAGTCTTCAGTAGCACATTGCCTAAATTAGACGGCATGTAATATAAGAAGTCATTAATAGAACGATTGTCGTAAGCTTCTTTAAAGTTCTCGGGGGTAACGTTCAGCCCAGGAAAATTAAATATTTCATAACGACGACCCTCGTACATTTTCTTGGCAAACTTAGCCCACTTATTATCCGCATCTTCCAGACGTTGTTGAGTTGGTAAAGATTGGTCTGCAATGATTTTAAAGATCAACCCTTTGCGGTAATCAAACCAACTGTCTAATTCCGTATAGACACTTATTTCTTTATTCATTATTTAGCCCCTTTCTTCGTTTCCATAGGAACAATCAAATCAATTTGATCAATGAAGAAACGCAACGCAAACAACACACAACCTGTATAGTCGCGGTGGTCTAAACGAATGTCTAAAGATTCTTTAACCGGATAATAAGTAACTATTGTTTTGAATTCAGTCAATAGCTTTTTAAAGTAAGCTTCAGGAGTAACCAAATCTGCAATAACCGCCATCACAAACATTAATGTGTCATTATACATTAACCCGTCACGGCTTATTAAAGTTTTAAATTCTTCATACGTGTCGTTAAACTTAGCAACAGGTGCCTCGTAGAAAGATTTTTCAACTGCAGGAATAAAGTTCAGGTAACCCGACTTATTGGTATAACGCAATTGAGCGTACATCCAGTGCTTACAGATGATTTCGCCCAGCACCATTAAGTCAGGGGTATCTGGATGTGAAAATTTAGAATCAGCATTAACCATAACGTTTATCCAAATTGTTTTCCAGCAGGCGAGCACGGAACCAATAGTGCGCTGTACGCAATGACTTAGCAATGTCGCCACGTTTTAAACACGCATTGGTATTAGTCTTGCCTGTTTCGATCAAGTCAGTACGATAGTTTTTAGCTGCACCTACGTCACCGCCTTTAACGTTATAGATTTCATTGGTAGTATTGAGTAACCCCAATGCCCCACCCATTACGCTGACCTCTGGAATAGAAAGACCTGTTGCACGTGAGTCCATCATTACTTGACCAGTTAAGTCATCAACTTTGGAGTCATCTTTAGCGGCATTAACTTTCTTGATCCACATTTGTGCTTGCTGAATTAATTCAGCCGTACCCACAAAGTGTTTATGAGGAGACATCGATTTTAAACCAGTATCGTGGTCGTAAGAAATAATACGCTGATATACTGGGCGACCCAAACGTTCACAACGCTTGACCATGTCTTCAAAATCAATGTCTTCTTTACGATCGGTATTACTTAACCAGATCGCTAAGTCGCCACCGTTTTCCAACCAAACAACAAAGTCATCGAATTCTTTATCGTTCATCATAGATAAACGTTTCTTATAAATAATACCATTACCCCCACCGGGGGTAATAGCTTGCATCTCCTTGATTAAAAATTCTTCCGCAGCTTTGCGATTACCCATCTTGTCATTTCCTTACGTATCCATAAACGTAGATTGGTTTCCCCAGACTGGTAACACATTGATAAGCGCTACTTAAGAAAGGATCGTCCGAGTTTTTGATAATTAACATCTCATCAAATAACAAAGTCGAATTTTCTAAAGACTGCACGAAGGTAGTTTTGTTCTTTGCATCCATGTCTAATGCCGGAATAGTGACGTCCAAATCACAAATACCACGGTTAGTGGTAATAGACACAACTTCAATGTCACGAGTAGTAGATAAAGCCAATTTAGCTTTAAGATCACTTACGTACTGTTTTGCATCGGTGCACTGTTTTTCGAATACACCATCAGTGATAACTAATGTACGAGCATTAATTCTTGGGATTGCTTCGCTCATTTATTTTTTAGCCTTAAAGTCTGGACTACCTTCGCCAATCGCAATGCGCATCAGTTCAAAAGTAGAAATAGTTGTTTTCTTAATATCTGGGTTTAAGAACCAGAAATCGACAGTTTCGTTTAATACCCATTCCCAATCCATCACTTTATTAAGACGTTCAAAGAATTCTTCGATGGATAAGCGATAACGCATAGGAAGGTTAAGGTCGTACTTAATTTTGTTCATGTACTGGTAAGTAATACACAGCGCGCGACGCAGACGTTGATCTTCATTTATTTGTCCACGAATAGTAGTACGTCCCAGTTTTAAATCAGGCAACAGAACCAATGAATGGCTACGTGTGTTATCAGAATCATAACCAAAGAACTTATGCTTTTTCAAGTTATGATAAGCAGTAAGGTCTTCTTGGATGCCCAGGTATTGGCTACCTATAAAGGTAGTATGACCGCCAGACAAACCATTCTTGTTACGATACGGACTAACGAAGTATTCCATCAGATCCGGAGAAGCTTTACCATCATCGGTAACAAATTCATCTTTACCGTATGGGTCTGGGTACAACCATTCTTGACCGTTCTTCAACGGAGCACCACGAATGATCTCAATACCCAACGCAGGTAAGTTCTTCATGGTCTTAGGACCAGCGATCTTTTTACCTTGACGCAGGAAGGTGGTTTGTTTTTCCAGCGGTTGACCGGTCATGTTAATAATGTCTTGAACTTGTGCAGTCCAGGACTGATACATGCCTACTTCGCCACCGAGCTGGTCTGCATCACTGTGTACGATACGTTTAAGGTTACCGAACACCATGTCACGGGTTTTCTTCGCACCGCCTTCATCAACGTCACCTTCACGGAAATCTTTGGCTGCTTTAGCAAAGTTCATTTCGGTGCCGGAGTCGATATGAGGAATCAATGGCGGTAACATCATTAAAGGAGACTTACCATCGTTAGAAAGGAATGGTGTAGCAACTTTAAGGTTTTTGTTTTTCTTCATTTCATCTTTAATGAGTTGGTTTTTCTCAATAAAGAATTTATGAACATCGGTACCGTCGTATTCGTTACCGTTAAAATAGAAGAAACGCTTATCCAACAGATTATGTTGGAAGTAACTAGGGATGCCGATCTCACGGTCAATCATCGCAGCTAAGCGACTCACCCCAAAGGTCTTCTCAATATCAAAGAAGAAACCCGCAGAACAGTTTATACGCGCTAATGCACGACCCATTAATAAAACCAACAAACCTGATTTCTGAGTATTCGAGCCACCCACAATAGCGTTGTTAGGAGTCATACCGCCGTTTAAATAATAACGGCCATCGGTGCCTAAGAGATCTTCCCCGTTTAACTGATCGAAAATATAAGAATAAGGAATAAACGGTGTAATGATTTCAGAAGATTTTATACCTTCTAAAAAAGAAAAGGGTGAACTCATTGTTTGGCCTCAGATTTTATGAATCAATTAAATTATTTATCTTCTATATATAGGGTGTCCAGTGATGAATTACAATTTCGTTTCCCAAGTTAAAAATTCTAATTTGTTAGAGATATCGGGTGTCGAATCGCTGGGTGTGGGTGAAGCACTTCATTTATTTTTCGAAGAGTTCTTTACTGGCACCGACCGTAAATTAGCCCAATTTCAAACAAGCCTACATACTATTAATTGGCAGGGCACTGAAAAATTACTGAAAGATCGCAACATTAATTTCATTAATAATGCCAATCAACGTATTACTGTCCCGACATATTTCCAGGCGGGTGAAGGCGAGATGTTGTATTATGTTTCTAACATCGTAAGCGCTATCACCGTGGTCGAAGGCTTTAAGACTGAAATCCAACGTTTCTACGATTGGATGAAAAACGTCATTAAGAAAGGACGTGCCGACAAAGCTTACCAGTGGACCATCACGAACTACGATTCTAAGGTGGGCGAGGTTGTCGCTTTCATCAAAGAACTGCGTGAAGGGCCTAAGACGGCTACCATGAACAAGGTATACGTTAACTTCCCGGAAGCCTTTGGTTTAATGTCACGTTATTCTTTAGCAGTGGAAGCAATCAAAGCGCGTGATGCCGAAGTCATGGCTCGTGATCTTAAAAACGTCTATGAAGTGGGTAATCTGTTAGTTGCTAAGATCAAAGCAAATGATCTGGTGATTGATGCGTACACATTGAAAGGGATCCAAGACAAAGTATCTCAATTCAATGAACTCACTAATGTGGTGGGCGGAGCTTTAGGTTTAATTAATGAACTGACTGCAGTATTTAACAGCCAGTTAAAAGAATTCCAAGCTTTTAAATAAAAAAAAATAAAGATAGTTATAACTCCTACCCGCAAGGGTAGGAGTTATATATTGTTTATGTGTTTATTAACGTTCTAATAAACTAAAATGATATTTGGCGGTAATATCTGTCGTGTTCATATTCGTATAAACTTCAATACGAACTTCATTACCTTCACTGCGTGCCCAATCTTTTAATTCTTTTAACTCCGTATGAACATCTAAGACAGTATTTGCAAATCTAACATAAGGCTCATCTTCCCACCCGGTAGGCCAAGTGCAATATGTGATTGCAAGACCATAAAACATATCTTCCGGCCAAAGCTTATCGTGTAACACAATGACTTTGGGAATAAGAGTAGGTTTTTCTTCTACGGGGTTACCTTGCATTTGAACAGCTATTTTCTTAGCTGACGCGAATAACTCTTGAATGAGATCATTTGTTTTAAACCAATTCACATTGGCATCATCGTCAGGAAATAAAGTAGATAAACGATCTAGATCGTCCAACTTAGCTTTTATCTGAGCCATAATTTTACTATGCTCTTTTTCTAAAGCAACAATATCTAATTTGACTTCAGTCATTTCATTTCCTTAAGAAAAACTTTCATTGATGTAACTAGGAAAAAGAACCATGGTGTCATATTCGTTTTGCATACGTAATGGAAGGTCTTGACTGACTTTGCCAGTAGAAGACTTACGCATGCGATGCTGATGACGACGTTTACCTTCTACATCATAAGACGCAGGGATAGGTAATTTGCCAGAACCTAATTGCCCAGTACGGAATGCATAATCAAGTGTATGTTTCGGTACACGAATATCAAAGCCATTCAGTGTATCGTACATGCTGTACCTAATCATGTCACGGAACTGGAACCCAAACGGTCCATAATCGGCCATATTGTAATAAGTAAATGGCACTCCGTCACCGTACCCCGTGTTACGCTCATAGTGTCGGATTTCTGTAATCTGATAAACGTCTAACGGATAAAGAAAATAACCTTCTGAATTCTTAGCTTTTGCAGGTGGCTCACCGATGGAATAAAGTGAGTGCATGTGTTCCCGCATTAATAAAGAACGAAATAGTCTTCCCGATGGAACGCCAAACACGTGCGGTATGTTCCACGGATCGCTGAATGATTTAGCACGATTGTTTAAAACATTATTGACAACAACACTTAGAATAGAAGATCTCATAACAACCCCTTAATTAATAAACAATACATTAACTATCTACCTAAGTAATATAGGTCTAATAAAAAATACATTATAAAGATGAAGAGCCGAAGCCCCTCATCTTTTTTTTATAAAGTGTTACTCACCAATTTTATTTTTAATGCATGCTAACATGGAATGATAGAGTATTGCAGTAATATTTTCGCTCATCCATATCTTCATGTCGGCAACACTACCGTAAGGATTTTTAAACCATTCGGTATCGACATGTTTATGTTCCAACAGTCTTGCAGGGTCAGTGATAACAGCTAACTTATTTGGCATCGCTACTTTCCGGTTTAAGCTCGTAAAGATCTTCACGACCGTGTTGTATGATGATGCGCGCATAATTTTCAGGTAATTCATTGAAGGGGGCGTATAATCCCCAACCATGCGGCCAACATTTATATTTGGCGAGCAAGTCGTCAAATAAAGATTGCCAGTCAGTAATGCCAGGATACATGCGTTCTAAATTCTTCCGCGCAATATCGCCTTCAGTTGCAGTTGCAAATTCATCATTAATGGTCTTAGCGAGAATGGAGTTTAAAACCCAATCGTCATTGTAAGAACATAAACTGATTTCTTGCGACCAATCGCCGACCAATTCGTGCAAAATAATGTCATTGTTTTGATCGCCGGGCGCTTCAGCTATCTTAATTTCTTTAATAACATAGCCTTGTTCATCTAAATACTCAAGACAATTAGAAAGAGAAACAGATAGTTTATTGCTCTTAATTGCTTGAATAACTTGTTTGACGTCAACTGGAGTCACATTACGTGATTCAGGATCTTCCTCATCCAAATAATTAACCCACGCTTGTAATAAACGTAATTCTGGATGTGTGCAATTGATAACTGTAATCATTTAGCGTCCTTATTTTCGGAGTCATACATGTGGGTGAGAAAATTTAACATCCCGCCAAATGCACGTTTAGAATCATCAGCCGAAGGAATACTAAATTGTTCATCAACTGGTAACAAAAAGCCAATTGCAGCTTCTAGTGAAACAGTATTATCTCGTTTATCAGAAATCATTTCTTAACCTCCGCTTTCTTTGGTGGTTCTTGGCCTAATTCTTTGATGCTGAGTACGCGTAAGTTGGCTACCGCGCTAGTCTGAATATAAACCCAATCAGGCGCTTCAATAACACAATAATAACGAATAGCTTTATCGTTCTGTGTGTCGGCAGCAACCCAAATCTTAACATCTTCAGCTAAGACAGCATTAATGTTATTTCGTTCTGGTAAATCATAACCTAATGACAAATTCAGCTTAACAGGCTTAGCAGCATTACGATGCACAACTGGAACTGGAATAACGGTCATATTAGCTTTAAAGTCTGGATGCAACTTTCTTTTTACCACACCTTTCTTATTTGTTTCTTCGACAATAAATAAAGAGGTGATATCGTGAAATTGTGTCCAACCTTTCTTATTTGTTTCATCACGCTCAATAAACAAATCAAATAAGTGACTTACTTTAGCAATGTTGTTACGAATATGGTAAGACAACAACGGAGGGTCAATCATTTCAATCAGTGTAGGTTCTTCACGACCTGCTGATTCAAATGGGATATTAATATCTTTACCTGCTTTAATACCAGGAAAAGTATCAATAATCCTTGCAACATCCTTTGACACAACAGCTTTTAAAATACCCGCACTCAAGTATTCATTTGGGTTGGGGATATTTTTCTTTGTATATTCAAAAAGCTTGTCTAACATTTCAACAGGCTTCTTACTAAACAAAGTACTGAAGGTCACATCGGGTGTTAGTTTGCCGTAATACTTTTTATCAGGCTCAACCCGTCCGAAGTTATAACCGCGGTAACCATGGTAATCGTCATAAAAATGAGAACCAGGACCTGTATTAAAATACCAGCGGCCAGCTGTGACGATCTTATTAAAATCCGTTTCAGGCTCTTCATACTCTTTCTTCGTTAATACTTCAAAAATAATACGTTTCTTACCAGTAGGTGTGGTTTCAATCTTTGCCAACCCTGCCTGCTTAGAACTTAATTTGTTACCCAATCCACCTTCTACACTGGAATCCACATCGAATAAGATTTTCTTACCGAGTGCTTTCCATTCAGCGTATTGCAGTTGTAGTTTTTCTAACAATGTCACTTCATTAGCCGACAATGTTGTTTTACCTACAACGTATTCTTTCTCTGCCAGTTTACGTAAATCAGCGTTAATCAGTTTCTCAAATATCGGATGCTGACAAATAAAACAGACATTATTAAAACGTGTCTTGTTTTCTTCTTTAGTCACATAATCCAGCATGCTCGTAAGAAGTGTCAATCCTGCATCGATAAGTGTAGCTCCATTTGTAACTGTAGTAAGGCAGTACTCCTTAATGTTGATTGCCGTACCTTGTTGTTTAGCGTTACCGAGATAATATCCTAAAGTCGTCGGTACCCCACGTTGTAACTGCTTTTTCCCTGCTTCGGCGATCTTGTACGTGTAAGCATGATTACCGGCCGTGAATTTTGATTGTTTATTGAACGACACTTCTTGTATCGCCATGTAAACGATCATGTTTTCCAATTCTTCGATCATGGACAATAAACCTTAAATAAGGAGGACACAATATCCTCCTTATAGTTAATATTTACGCGACGCGCAATTACATTTTAACGGTCTTTAGGTTTCGGACATTGCTCCAACTGAACCCGCAGTTGCTGGTTATCTTGATAAAGAATGATAACTTTCCCAACTAGCGTTTGATTGTCCGCGTATAATGAAGTTGTCACCCGCTCCAGAGACGACATACGTTGATTTAAAAGCTCGTAGGTGTCACCGTTACGTAGGTAAGCAACATTGAGCTGTGTGTAATCTTTTTTTAAGTTATTATAGTCTAAATAACCATTCACAACTTGGAATATAATCAGGGAGTTGGCTAGGGCCAATAAAGCAACCATAGTCGCCAAGTGACGCGCAATAATAAACATTCTAATATTGTCTATCACCGTGGTACTCGGGAGCATTAATTCTATGAACCTTTCTAACCATTCCCTGATAATCAGATACATGATTACCCCCTTTATATAGGCCAGATTATGACAACGACATATTTATCGTTTGCCAGCATTGCAAAATTGCACAATAACCAAAATGCGACGGTGTCTCCTATAGGGGAGCTGTCTTTGAATTCCAAAACATTTGAAAAAGATCCAGCCGTTTATAGCGTCACGGGATCGTCAGAAATTGTACTGTATAATTTCTTATCCCGTAAAGATAACACAACTACAACTTTAAGTCAAGCGCTGGCAGAAAGACAAATACAAATCGCAGATTGGCTTTATCAACAGGCGTTAGCAGGTAATATCACTGACTCATCAATTGCCACACTAAATGCATTGAAAACAACATTTACTGATGCAATTGAATTTGAAGACGTCGGTGAAATGGCGACGAATAATTCCATTTATTTACCCTCCGTAGTACGTGGATTCCATTTAGTAAGCACCACTGTTAACAACATTACCACTACAGACAAACAAGAGTTTTATCTGTGGTTTGCCGATTCCTATTTTAACGTGCAATATACACACGCGACGTACGGAATTGTACATCCGGTACCGCTAACGGAAATTGATTCGCTGTATGAAATGAATTACCAACAACTGGAAGCGCGTTTAGCACTCGAAACGCCAGATGTCATCGTCGACCGTGAAACTGCCATTACGGACGGGGCGGCGTACACATCACGCAAAGTATCAAAGTTTGCTATATTGGATTTAATCAATACACCAAACAGCGTCTTTGGGTTTTGGCGAATCTTGACCAATGGTAATTATAATGAGGATGACGCGTTAGATCAAACTCGTAAAGAAATATTGGCTAACAGTAAATATACTGAAACCCAATGGGGAGAGAAAATACCTGACCTTTTTAATCCTAACGAGTACTATGTCATCCCGCGATATGATCGTTTAGGGTTAGTAAACAAAACAAATAACACTTCTGGTTTGTCTCCAATCGTTGATTTTGAAACCGAGTTAGATTTTGTTAATGTTTACCTGACACCTAATATGTCAAGTGATCATGTCATAAAATCCACTCAATCAATTCCGATGGTATACAAATCGTTCCAGGCAACGATAACGGCCAAAGCTAACAACCGCACTGGGTTCTTGAAAATCTATGATAGTTATAAAGATTATTCATTAATTCCATCAACAGATTCCGATTATGGTTTGATGGCTGCAAGTACTCGTGCATTTATCGAAACATTGTCTCGTTTAGTATCTGCTGCTGAAGTCACCACTGAATTCTCTATTCCTAAGCCTGGCACCGCAACAGTAACGCGCTTTGGTAAATTGTGGGTCACAGCCAAAGTAAACGGTATGCGCTTTATGGTGCTGGCTCGTTCACAAATGGTTGATGATGGTTTAGTCGAGGCGTAAGATGGCATCAAACACTTTAAACGTAATACCGGCATGGAAAGCAGCAGGGTCGTTCGAAGCCAATAACCCTTTTGATGCCGTAGTAAATAAAGATACTTATTACACGATTGAATCAACAAGCACTATCAGTGAAATGCAGGGACGTAATACCGACCTGTACACTGTAATCTTTAAACCAGCTGGTATTGCTCAAGAAGATTACCAATCGATTGTTGATAGTATTAATGCGGCAGGTGGCGGTATCTTAACACTGATTGCCAAAGACGGTACTCGTGTTTACTTACCTACTACTTATTTGAAGTCATTCCCATTAACAGATGGTATTTCTTACGAGCGTCTGTGTTTGGTTGCTGACTTGGGAGCAGTTCCTCCAACATTGAAAACGAAAATTGATGACGTATTAACACACGTTAAAAATTATATCGAGTTACATGTTGGTATTGAATCGGCTACCGTCCAGTTAGGTACAGTGCCTTTAGTTGGGTATGTGACAGCAGAACAAGCAGCAGTATTTGAAGCTACTCGTCAAACCGCTATTGCTAATGTTAAAAATGATGTATTGACCATTGCTGATCAAGCAACTCAAATTGCATCACAAGCTGCATACATTGCACAACTCGAAGCAAAAGTTATTGCATTAACAAATGCAAATACAACAACGCCTTAAAAAAGAAAGAAGTGAATTACTCCTACCCGCAGGGGTAGGAGTAATAGTTTAAGATTATTTATTTGTTACTTAAAAGCTTTCGGTACGCACATCGCCAATTGGACGGGCAGCGATTTCTTTAGGATCGGTTACCAGTTTCATTACCGCGTGTGGACGGCACAGTGGATGACGCATTACAGCCAAACGGTTGGTGATCAGTTTCACGAATTCAGGACGGAACTGCAGCATATAACCCGCACCGATATCTTCAACCATGGTTGGGTTTTTGTCATCGGTATAATCCCAAACTTTCAGGGATGACATATCCAGGCCAGGCTGTGCAGATACAGTTTTGATGTGTTGCAACAGTGCTTCGACTTCGGTATCGAGTTCTTTAACCATAGAGTCGGCACGCATGTCGTACACTTGTTCGCTCATCGGCATGATCTGTGACCACATACGTTTGAACAACAGATCTTCAATCAGTGTCAGCGCTGGGTGCTGTTCGACATTTTTAGGGAAATACTTTTCAGCGTATTCGTTAAAGCTATTGAAAGCCGTGGTCAGACGTTTCAGACATTGACGACCCAGTTCACCCGTGATAACGTCATCCAGATCACCTTCTTTATATGGTGCCGGAGTCAGTTGGAACTCTTCTTCGTTGTTTGGATCAACTTTGTATTCCAGACGGGAAAGTGAAACGGCCAACTGGCGCTTATCAAAGTCAATGAAGTGACTGAAGAACAGATTGTGGTTACGAACGATCGTAGTGTCGTTGATCAGCGTTACGATATTTGCTTTTACGCGTTTAGCAGAGTCATGGTACGTACCGGCCAGTTTATCGAAGCGAGCTTCCAGTTCTGCAAAGTCACCATCGGTAACACCTTTCCAGTATTCTTCCGCTTCTGGCGAATACAGAACGCTAATCGGATAATCGCAGCCCAGGTCTTGCATGGCAAACGCTTGACCATAATGATTAGCTGCATTAGTTGGTTTGATTTCCCAGAAGCGCGGATCTTGGATTTCTGTTTGCAGAGTCGCCACGTCAAGTCCAGGTGTTGACATTTCTTTAACTAGCGCGACAACTTTAGACCAGTGTTGCTGGAACACGCGGAAGGTGCGGTATTTGCCATTGCTAAATACGAAGTTAACGTCGTAAGCTTTCACGTGGTTTATAACACGTGCTTTTTCGCCAACATAAGTGAATTCACGAATCAGAGAATCGGTAATAATAACATCCAGTACTGAACGGTCATCATGAGTCCCAATGCAGCTGTCGAAGAAACGAGCGAATGCGAGCTGAGCGGGTTGATGATCTACTGCTGCTTTCAATGTGATAACGTTTGACATTACGTAAATATCCTTTGGTTAATGTAATTAAAAATCTTGTTTATTTTCTAACAAAACAACCAGCGCCTTTAACTCTTGCAAAGTAAAGGTGCCATCTAAAACTGTCTCTTGTTCTTCAGCACGCATTTCTACGTAACCAAAGTCTTGAGCGTCCGAAGCTTTTTGTAAATATTCTTTAGCTTCCTTTACCGAAAGGAAATTAATTACGACAGGTACACCCATAAGAAAATCCTTAGTATGTGACAATAAAAACATATTACAGTTAAAATTAATTATGATTACTACTCTTTAATGATATAGGTCTGAAATTATAACGTACGGAGCTATTATGTTTGATTTTCTCTTCGATCCATCTATTGAACAAATTAATGACTACTATATTTTCAAAGGCATTCCGTATTACCCTTTATATATGGATTTCCAAAATGCTTATGGAACAACTTATTTACCTAAAGCCATATTAGAAAAAATAAACCGTTATAGCTTTAGAGTGCATAAGTTTTTCTTAGTGGAATTTCATTACACGTTAGTACGCATTATTAACCAACGTCGTTTAAAAACACCACTTGATAAGTTACTTAAGTTACAACTAATGATCGAAACCGAAACTTGGTTTGAACGTACGATTAACTTAAAGAACTTAGATGACTTCAATAAAGTAAAAGACCAATTTCACACCAAACCCGAACCGCTACAAGATTTGTTCCTTCGTTCTTACAAATCTGTTAAATATGCGTATTATTTAAAGGGTTGGTTATTAGATGGTAAAGTAGGGTCAGGTAAAACACTGGCTGCTATTATGTGGTCTGTCATGGTTAATAACTTACCCACAATAGTAGTCGCTCCCGACATCGTAGTGAACAGTGTGTGGGTTAAAGAATTTATTAAGCATTTTAAACGACCTCCTAAAGTCTGGACGTCATTAGATGAATCTTTACCATTAGACTTTGGTTATGACTATTATGTAATCCATTATTCCGCCTTAACGTCTAACCAAGGTGAATCATTCAGTTATTTCTTAAAAGATATTACTAAACATTATAAAAGCCCAATTAAATTAATCATTGATGAATCACATAACTTTAATGATGAAACCTCTAAACGTTCTCAGTTAATGACAGCGTGGGCCGATTCTAATTTCTTTAGTGATACTCTGTGTTTGTCCGGTACACCTTTAAAAGCACAAGGTCGTGAAACCTTTACACTGTTTACTATGATCGATGCGTTGTTTGTAGGTAAAGCGCGTAAAGCATTCTTTGAACTTTACGGTAAGTCACGTGAAAATCTAAATGAATTACTCAACCACCGTATTGGTCGTAGCAAGTTTACCATTCCAGAAGTAACCGGATTAGGGCGAGCGGCTCCAGTAGAAACCATTGACATTGAAATTCCTAATGGTGAACGGTTTACTTTAAAGAATGTTCGTTCAGAAATGATGTTGTATATAGAAGAACGTATTAAGTTTTACTATGAACATCTTCCTGTATATACGGCTTTCTTTTGGAAGTGTGTAGACGATTACGGTCATAACGTAAAGTCAAGTAAAAATGATTATGCTGATTATGAACGTTATGTTACTATTGTTAAACGTTTCCGTGATAAAGGTTACCGTACGTTTGATGAAAAGGATAACGCGGACAATCTTTTCTGTAAAAAGATCGAAGAAGAGATTATGGATTTCTTACCGCGTGATATCCGTAAGGAATTCAAGAACGTACGCTCCGCAGTGAAGTACCTGGGACTTAAAATACGTGGTGAGGCATTGGGCAACGTATTAGGTAAGATGCGCATAGAAGCCGCTACAGCGCTTATTAGACACGCCGGAATACCTACCTTAATTAAAGCAGTTAAGAAGAAAACGTTAATCTTTAGTTCTTATGTTGATACGGTTAAATATACTGTTGAATACCTTAAAGAAAACGGATTCAAACCAATTGCTATTTATGGCGAAGTGTCTTCTGAACGCGATGCGTCTTTAACTTATTTAGCTGATGACCCTACTGCTAACCCAGGTGTCACTACCTTCAAATCTTTAAAAGAAGGCGTGCCTTGTATCTTTGCAAACCAGGTCATTATGACTGATTCACCTTATCGTGAATATATCTTGACACAAGTTATCGCTCGTGTATGGCGTAAAGGCCAAGACGAAGAATGTTTCTTCTGGTTATTGAACTTAGACACCGGTAATGAAATTAACATTGCTAGTCGTTCTATTGACATTATGAAATGGTCAGCAGAACAAGTCGATCAGTTAATCAGTAAAGCGGCAGGTTATGGTGGTATGGATGAGTTGAAAGGTGTTATGGGAGCCGAGTGCTTAGCCTGTGATATATGGGAAGAAGAACAAAGCTATCCAATCATGAAACGTCAAACCACATTTAGCATATTCTAAAAAGCAAACATAAATAACTACTACTCCCTTGCGGGAGTAGTAGTTAGCATTATTCAACTTACCGTATTACATGGTAGCTTGGTAAGCAGTTGCGTCCAGATGACCGTAGTCAGTTGCTGGGATGTCGAGGTATGCTACGCCGACCGGTGCATGATAAACTGCATCTTTGATGTAGTTATCAGCAAACACGTAAGTGTTGCCGGAAGTGGTAGTAGTTACAGAATCATCGAAATCATAGATGATAGCCGCTTTGATTGAAGCCAGTACAGCAGCCTGAGTCGCAGATTCGATTTGACCAGTTGGCGTGCCGCCCGCGATTGGTGCGTGAACTACCAGCAGTGCAGTTGCGTTGCTCAGTTCAGGAACAGCTACCTGATAAACACCTGCTTCTTCGATGTGGGTAATTGCATCGAGGAAAGAAGCCTGGTCAGTTACGCCGTCAAGTGTTTTGACAGTATAAGGCAGGATCTTTTGGTTTTGCAGAGTAGCACGAGTCCATGACTGTGCATCGCCGCGGAAGTTTTTGGTGGTGGAAACAACGTTAGCAGAAATAACGCCGGTGCCTTCATCTTCAGTGATTGCACTGATTTGAAGATCAGCTTCAACCAAGCCATCAAACAGAGCGGCTTCGGCAGGAGTGGCGGAATAACGATCTTTGTTAAAAACGCTAAATGCGTTAATAAACAACTCTAGGGACTTTTTAGTAGCCATGGCAATGAATATCCTTTAGTGGACGGAGGTTGTTGTATTTCGTGTGTACGTACAAATACATAAAATTATATCACCCAGTAGATAATAGCACCGAGTGTTGTGATCCAAAATAAATCAATATCAACAAATTCATTACTTCGGAGTATGGAATAAATTATGTACAGTAAATGGAAAGCAATTATCCAAATTAAATAAGTGACTACATACATAAAACTAAATGCATTATGTATTTTTGTTTCATGATAAACACATAGTGAAAACAACAACATTTGGTATATAAATAAGAAAAATTTCCATTGTGGTGTTAAAACGTATCGGATATGTTTTCTTACGTTAGAGATAACATGAATAACCGGTTTAAACATAATTGTCTGTCCATCAAAATTAAAAGACGTTATAACTATTATATTTATTACTGTGGCACAAAATTGAAACAAAAAAATAAAGAACAACTGGTAGAGCGCAATGCGCTCTACCAATATGTCATTTTTGATTTAAGTAAATAAATGAATAGACTTTGTTCAAAAATGTAAATGATTTTTCGCACTGGGCTTTTTCTTCCTTTGTAGCCGCAGCGATGTCCAAAATTTCATAATTGTTAATGAGTGTGTACAATCCCGCTTTAGAATAGTTGCATTGCATTATTTTCTTTAATTCGCGACGCGCTGTGACGCCCAATGGTTTCTTTTCAATTATCTTAATTAAACCATTCGTTAATTTTTCATTGCGAGTGAATTTAGTTAAGAATAAACTACGGCGGGTTTCTTCTGGTGTGGTAGTATCGTTATTACGTTCATCAACTAACCGGCAATCCACAATGTGTTCAATGGACGGAGATTTACTGCGAAAGAAATTTTGAATTATTTTAAACATGACAATTGGTCCTTATAATTACCTGGGGTTTACCACCCCAGGCTAAGGCGTTAATTAAAAACTTACAGCGCCAGATTTATTACCTAGCATGATGCTAGACGTATTAGCTAAAATCTTAGCGGTGGCAAATGCGCCTTTCAAAGCAGTAATTGATGCATAGGCGGTATCGTACACGCCCAGGTATTCAGGTGTTCCTTGTTTGGTTGTTGCTAAGTTGACGATTTCCTTATAGGCAAGCATGGCAGGGAAGTTCTGACCAAAATCAATTGTTGAATCATAAATGCCCATGTCTTTGGTCAGATGCAACCATTGTTCAAAACAGACTTTTACGAAATCAGCAATCAGTGGTTCGCGTTCATATTGTAACGCTACAGTAAATGCGGCTTTACGAAGTGCAGTACCACAGCCAGGCAAGATGCCGTTTTCCAATGCGGACCTGACAGCCAACACAACGTCATCATAACGGTCTTTACGCTCTTTGATTTCGTTTGGTGTTTCACCGCCCACATACACGGTTACGATCTCACTACGAAGCGCATAGAGACGTTTCTGAGTAGCACGACCATACGGACTATAACGACGCTGCGCACCTAAAGACTCTAATGAATCTTCGATATGTTTAGCCCGCTCTTCAATCCGTAATTGTGTTTCTTCGTTCATGCTTTTGATAATGGTTTGGTTTAGACTACTGATAATAGTTTCTTTACAAACCGTTAAGGTTGTAGATTCCAAATCAGTGAAAGCCGGAACTGTTTCAGCGCCTAACACGGTGGCCACGTCACCCAGAATTGCAGTGCCGATAGAACCGCCAGTCGAAGTACGGAATACTACAAACTTTTTATCGCCATGTGACTCAGACAATGCCTGGTTGGTACTCAGAACCAAACCGACAAAACGATTGTCAACATTAGGCGCAACTAACCCGATACGATTGTTTGGATAGGTTTTAGCCAGCAAACGTAATTGCGTGAAGACTACTGAATCAGTAAGAGAACCATCAATAATTAAATTACGGTTAATGACGGCAAATACCATATCGGTAAATTCCGTATCAGCACCATTACCAAACGTACTAAACACACCATCAGCCAGAGTCATATGAACTGAATGACCTTGGGACTCCATGATCTTATCCTGCGCGCTGGAAGATTCATAAATTTCAACCATCGGGAAACGATCTTTGTTACGATAGATATCCAGAACGTTTTTGGTAATCCCGTCGTCCTGATTAGCTGTGGTCAACGCCATGTCATACAGACGTGCGTCGTCACGAGTCAGATCGATAGTATCCTTCTTCAGTTGCTCGATGGTTTGATGTACCAAATCTTCAATACGCTTAGTGCTAACAAAGCCAGGGTATTTCAACAACAGATCGTAAAAGTATTTCATAAGAAACACAGTTGTGGTTGTACCATCACCACATTCGTTTTCAGTTTTACGAGCCGCTTCTTCAATGATGCGGTTAATGCGTTCAGCGTGAGCGTCGTCCATTTCTAGACAACCTGCTACTGTTGCACCATCTTTAGTGGTTTGAGTTGCTGTACCTTCGGCATACACTACCACATTACCATTGGGACCCATGGTAGAAGTCACAATTTCAAAAACAGTATTCACTGTATCGGTAATTACTTTGCGCGTTTCATCTTTACCCAAAGCTTTAGGGCGTGTAGTTAAAGTCATTTTTAAATCCTTGTTAGTGTGTTATAGAAAATAGCTAATACATTACACTTAAGTAATATAGGTTCAAATTTAATTGGTCATTAAAACCAAAGTATTACCCAGTGGTTGTGCGGTGAAAAAGAAACATTCATTGCCAATTGATAAATCGGTAATCTTTAATCCTTTATTAATAAGTTCATCCGTTGATGTATATTCTGGACAAATGTCCCTGTTCAAAAACGTCATGTTACAAACTGATACCCGAAGCTGAAGACTGGTAGGGTTACGACCACTTGCTTCGATAATTGTTAAGATTTTCTTTTCACACAAAGTAAACGCTTTTGTATGAGGAATCATCTTAGAATTGCCCATGTAGTTTTTTACAAAATCATGGACTTCTTCATTTTGAAGTAAGTCAAGTGCAATTGCATCTATGCGCTTTATCACTTGATCAACACATTTGCGATTAGCATTAACGTCGCGTTTGTTAATCAAATGTTTAATGAATTTTTTAATCATTTTCATAATCCAAAAAAATAAGGGGAATAGTCCGTTTCCCCTTATATAAAAGTCCTCGTTAAAGGACGGCCAAAAAACACATTGTAGTTAGAGTGCGATCAATAAACCTAATTCTGAAACACGAACAAAATACTGTTCCGCTAAAGTTTCAACAAAATACGGGTTATGATAAAAACTCGGTATTGCTTGTTTTGCTTTTTGCACAGGCGGGACATTCATATTAGGCTTAGCCGCCAATGCATCTGCCGCTGCCAAAACTTTATCATTATCCGCCCCTAGCATTTCTTGAAGCTTATTTAATACACTTTGAGAATGTCTTTCTAAGCTAACTTCAACACCAGCAACGAGATCAGTTATTTCTTTTGGTACTAAGTTACCATAAAGACCTGCCATTCGTTTATCTACGAGATCTTGCGTCGCTTTGTCATCACGCACAAAACGTAAATAAGATCGGCCATCAACGACAATTAAATCAAAACGATACACTGTGCTGTTATCGGTAAAATCATCAAACCGATGAAATACGTCATAGCCCAAATCATAATTATTTTGTATTTCTTTTGAAACAATATGAGGATATTCTGGAACTTGGTGATTAGTAAATAAATCACTTAGTAAGCGTATAATACGACCCCCCATATCTCGACCAGCATGAGGGCTTATTTCGTCGTGCTGACGACAATAATCATTTTGTACTACATCGCAAACACGACGATGATGTTCGGTATAATAACCCGGAATACCGTCAACATTAACTTTTTTTGGTTCTTTATAAAAATTCTGATCACTTAAATCTCTTACACTCATTTCTAACTCCTTAATTTACCAGTTGAATACGAAGGCATAACTTTTGCTTGCTCTTTCTTAATACGACGAGCAGACATTTTACGCTTCTGATTTTTAGTTAACGCTTCACGTACCAAGCGCGTTTTAAAACGAATACCACAGTTTACTTCAGGAGATAATTTACTAATAGGTACAACGTCTGGTTTAGTATGAAATAAATTACTGCGTTTCGCATACCCCATCAAAATATTTCCGATAGGTAACTCGCGCGAACTAATTAATACAACATCTTTATCGTTAGACATTACGCACCTTTAAATAATGATTACAGGTTTATCTACTCTAATAATGTAGGTCTGAAATATTAACAGTGAAAATAAAAATAACGTAATATTACTCCTACCTCACGGTAGGAGTAATAGATTAGATCACTTACTCGCGATTTTTACGACGAGCTTTCATGTGTTTAATAACAACATCTTGCAAACTACTTTTTGATGCTGGTGTTGCAGCCATAAGAACATCGATTTCACCACGACGTAACCCGCCTTCTGGCATACGGCCTGTTTGTTGGATAGTACGACAATGGCTCGTTAATGAAGAATGTACAGATTTATCTGCATTTGATTGGCAATGGCATTGTGCGCATTTACCGTCATCTTTTGCTTTAATACGACCGGCCTTTTGAATATCGTGCTCTAAAGGCAAAATTGGCGTGAGATATGCACACTGAACGTCAGTGTCAGTGACCTGCTCTTTACGACTGATGTTCATTTCGGCGTCAGTACAAGGCAGAACCGGAACTGGAAGACCTTTTGCTGCTAACAGTATACGTTGAGCGGTTTTACCGCTAAAATACAAACGAGCCGGAGCACCAATAGCAACCATTGGTTTCAGTTCACTATTACCCAGGATATCTTTTACTTTGTTTTCTTTAGACATAACTTATTTCCTTTTAAACGTTTGTGTGACTAAGTGGGGTTAACGTAATATTAAGAATTTCATATAACCCCTTACCCCACTTAGCCGTTGTTTAGTATTTAATATGTTTAACAGTTAAAAATTAATTAACTGTACCGAAAGTAAAATTACCTTTGTTTGTTTGTACAACAAACCCAGTATAATTGCAATCGTTATAGATACGATATACTGCGACCGCACCACGTTCTAACACAGCAGGTGTAGCAAACTTACCCTTACACTCTGCACCAGCAAAAGCAATGTTAGTGATTGTCAGTTCGTCACTGACGTTAGTAATGATCATATCTTTAAAATGATACGCTTTATCACCAGAACGAATATCGCCAAAAGAACTGTAGATCTGAAGCACATTATCAGCAGGGAAAGACTGAGCATTTGCAATACCACACACAAACAAACCTAACCCTACAACAGCTGATTTTAACATGTTCATTTAATTACCTTATTTTTCACGAGAATCTTCAATGAGTACAAACATAACTTCATCGCCGCCACGCTTTTGGTTAAAGTTTTCCAATGTACGAGCAAAGGCCCGCAATTCGTCAGAGTCTTTACCAAAAATATCGTCCAGGAAACTAAAGGTCAATTCTTCATGAATACCAAACCCATACAGATGTTCGGTTAATGGGAGTTGCCAATTTGTTTCCTCTTCTTCAACCAGTTCACGACGCGTCGCCAATAAAAGATCTAAAGTCAACTCATCGATACCGACAACCTTTTTACAATCATCAGTTACACTGCTGTCGATTTCATTATAATCTTTGGTAATTTCACCAGAGTTCAAGAAATCAAAAGCATCGTCAACACTTCCATCACAAATAGTACTCAACACTTCTTCATTCAAAATATACAAACGTGCAATAATTGGAGAAGACATATTAAACCCCTTTTAATTAAAAGAAAAACTTTGATTACCTTTGTTAGTCAAGATAACCATATTTTTGACAGTACAATCTTTACCTTTTTGAATAATGGGCATACGGTAAATAAGAACATATCCGTCACCTATCACGCTAAGATTAGGATTACCCATGAACCCAGTACACGTTGTGTCATCAGCAATCACATCCATAACCAAAAGGTTATTTGTCATTGATGTGATGATATAATCCATGACCTGTATTTCTGACCCGTCTTTTGCGGGTAATGTAGTCAGGACAGGACTAACAACTAAAAGCCAGTTATCTTGCTTAGGCGGAACACTTGCAAAACAACTTACGGAAAACATTACAATAAAAACAAGCAAATATTTAAATGTGTTCATGGGGATCCCTAATTAATGATTATTTGTTTTTCTTAGCATGCTTTTTGATTTGACGAGAAGTCATGCGTGATTTTTGTTTGGCGGTAAGAGTAATCGATCTCGCCCATTTCTTAACATCAATTGTTCCTTCAGTGTCGTAAAACACATCTGGAGTGGATTGTTTAGCTTTGGCGATAATGCTATCCAGGCAAGGAATTGAGTGAGAAAGAATCCCCCCAATGACACCAGCCGAATGTGTGAGTAAAGAACCGTCAAGAAACGATTTATCGCTTCGAATCGATAACCTTACATTTGAATCACGTGATAATAATTTATCAACCAAATCAAGTTCACCGGGTTTAATAGTTATGGTTCCTTCAGTTAACGGATTATAGTGCATCGAGTCCAACAAATCTTTTAACTTTGAAATCGATTCAGCGTTCCAAATGCTACCGTTAGCTTTAAAGATTTCATCCATTTGTCTACGAAGTATGATGAGATCTTCAACATCATTTTCATCTTTACCCAAATCGGACTTATGGAATTCAATAGCATCATTGATTGTTGCAAACACAATCCCCGATTCAAAGCGTGACACTACCTTTACACCAATGAATGGGTGGCGCTCACCCATTTCTACCTTGCGACGCAGAAGCCCTTCACTTTTACCGAAAGCCTCTTTACGTGCTTTTAATTCTTGTTCCGCAGTTTCAGCAATATTTAAACCATCGGGGGAAAGAAAAACGGGAGTTTCCAAACTGCTTTTATTAGAGCGCTCACGCATGCGCTCTGATAGACCATAATAGCGACTACTTTGTAAATTGGCGAGTGTTACCATTTCATCTGGAATGGTAAATCCATCCGATTCCGGAGTATCAAAGATATCGTTCTTCAAACCTTTCTTATAATTGGGGTCACGCTTTAAGCTTACAGTCATGGAATAATTCCTCAAAAAATATAAAGAAATACTAAGGGCTCAAACGAGCCCTTAGCTTATTACTTATTCAAGATAGCCTGACGACCACGGTTATCTTCTTTGCAATGCTTAACAAAACTTTTAGCAGCGGCGAATACAACAACAACTGCGATAGGAGTAATAAATGCAACGATAATAGCCATGGTAATATCCTTAATAAGTATGTTTAAATTAAATTACAGACGATGTTGGTTGAGCTTCAACATTTGTTCAAAAGTATCACGTTTCAACAAACGTTCCAATTTAGGATCGTAGGTCTTGTGATCGATTTCCATTTTAACCAGTTCACCTGATGCGTTGTTAATCATGGTGACCGTATAATCCATTCCTATTTTGACCATGACATCGATCAAGCGAGGAAGTGACACATGTACAAGACGCATGTTCTTAATACCCAACAGCGTGCCGTACGGGACGCGTGAGTCACGGGATAACTGCTTAATAGTCCCATGATTCAAATGACGATGCAGATAAGAAGACACCTGAGCATAAGCGAACACACGTACTCGTTCGGTAGATCCTTGGCGTACTGTAGACATAACAAATACCCTTCTTATTTGGTTTTAAAAACGTCGTGGAAAAAATGAGCATAATCTTTATTCAGTATTTCCAAGATTTCTGTTTTGTCGCAATCTTCGGAAACATAAGCTAATCCGGCTTCCTCTTCATAGGTAAAGACAATTTGATTATTCTTTACATACAAAATATAGTCATACCAGACATTCCCATCAAGCCCATAAATGTGCAATGACCCAGTATAACCCTCAGGACTTTTGATGGCAATTGTAAGCTCATTACCATCATCAGCCGCTTGCGCGTATTCATTACCAGTACTCACAAAACCCAATTTACCATCAACATCAATAGCAAATTGGGCCAGTGTGCAGCCGAATTGTTTAGACTGATAATTATCAGAAAGATAAACAATTTTAACTTTGTTATCCTTCGCTACTTTAAAATCATCAAACATACCCATAATTTTAATTACCTTTTAAAAAGAATCAAATAAAAGTTTTAGTTAGGCTATCGGCCAAAATAGGATAACGATCATAGATTAAGCAGCCAGGAAATCCTCTGCTAATACTTTGAACTCTTCTTCTACTTTAGACGCAGTGTTATAAACACCAGTGACTACCCACAGTTTTTCCAAGCCTTTAACTGTGATGAACTGACGATAAGCAGCCCATGCTTTGTTCAGGTCGTTTGCAAAGCTTTTAACTACAGTAGCGTTAGCACGCAACCAAGTATAAACGCTAGCCAAACGGTCGTAACGGCTTTCTTCGTTACGAATAATAGATACAGCGCGATCAACGTCTTCTTCTAAGATGGTGATTTCTTCACCTTTAGGATTGGACCAGATATAACGACGTTCAGCAATACGAATGATTGTTGCTTTAGATGCAGTGATGTTAGCACGCACTAATTCGATAAACTCTTTAGATAATACAAATGAAAGTTTCATGGTAATACTCCTAGGTTGGCCGATCAATAAACATAATTGTTTATTTATATACCCAAGTAATATAGGTCTGAAACCTTCTGTATTATAAATTATTGCTTATCGATACTTACCGCAAAATCAGGTAGTAATGCTTTGATTGCATTAAGTACAATCGTAGCATGCATGAGTTCGTCAATATAAATATTAACCAAATAATGCATGTGTTTATCTATGCCAACTAAACGTAAAGTGATGTATTGATCGGCATCAGTAAGTTTTTCATCATCAGCGATTAAAGCTAACGTTCTTTGTTCCTGGCCAGGACGATTAAACATGTGGCGTGGAGCATTACTACTGGATGTCACGTAGCTAATATGACCCTTACAACTTAATCCTAGTGGGGCCGCTCTAGCCAATTCATGATACAGCTCCCAGGTATTAAAACGATGATCGGTGAGTTCAGATAATTGACGTTCATTAATAATCGTTTCGGAATAGCCTTCATCAAACAAAGACATAAAGTTTATGCTTTCTTTAATTTCCCTGATACTTTTCCGTGTAGCTTTATTGGATTCAATACCAGCTAGTCGGTCGATAATTGTTTTTAATTGGTTAATTAAAAATTCTGATTCTTTCATGTTAGCTCCTTTTACTTTGGCGTAGAAATTGTTTGAACATCGTGCTGTAGTTTAGTTAACAAATCAACAGCATCAGAATTATGTTCAGCTCCCAATAAAAGTTTTACCATCCCTAATACATCCGCTTTAGAATAGACAATGTATAAATTATTATCGTCGAATAATCCTTCTCTCCCGGATTCGTCAAATCCCAATGGATAGTCTTTTTGATCCAAGTTATTTTTAAGATTATGCAAAATTTCTTCGTACGCTAATGCGGTAACCGTAAAACAGTCTTCGTTATATGCTGGATGGTCTTCTGGGATGTCGGTATTAATGCAATTTACGGGCTGATAAACAAAATCGATTTGTTCTTCTCCGTTTGACAATTTACAATGTATTGGGTTTGAACCAATGTCACAATAAGTTTTATCAAAATAAGAAAAAATAGTTCCAGCGGGCAGTTTCTTAAAATCTTGATATTTATAAATTTTCATGTTAAATTCCTTAAATAAATATATCCTTACCTTACGGTAAGGATATAGAGTTAATCAATTTCTTTATGAGAACAATGGGGTTTGTTTATTACGCAAGATAATGTCATTGTTAATGATCTTGCGGTAATCTTTAGTATGGTCTTCGCCATACAGTAAGATCTTGTGCATTATTTCCACCCCTTAGATAGTAGGTATATCCCGACAAAAGCAATAACCAAACCAACCATTACTACGGTAACAGATTTATAACTTTTACGATACCAACCAGGTTTAAAGTCAGTATGATCTTCATCGTAAATAAAGAAAGATATAAACATTAACCCTGCTGCTACATATAAAAGAATGTTGCCAATTTTGTCAGCCATTGGTATCGTCCGCGGTGGTTAAATCATTAGGAGTGTTTTCGGGCGTTGTTTGTGGGTGGTTTTTGTCATAATAGTCAATGGCTAAACAAATTCTTTCATGCAATTCCATACACTTTTTGTATTCCTGAAGAAGTGTATCCGAGTCAACAACAGTTTTATTTTTTAGATATGCATTTAAATTTAAAAATTTACTTAATAAAAATTCTTCTGGATGTTGCAAATCAGAAGGTTTTGCATAAGAGAACTTATCTGAATCAGCAAAACATCTCCCGTAATCATTAACAAACAATTGTCTGTTTTCATCCCAATCATTTAAATAATTAGGTAACGGGATATCAGCCGCTTTGTATTCTTCAAGTTTAGCGGGACTGACATTTGGACCAATCATGTTTAAAACCAAATAATCTCTTAACCCAGGATTTATTCTTTCATAAACAATACGTTTGGTTAAATTCCACAATGGCGTGATAATCGGTATCGGATGAACAGATAAACGAGACAACGGATTAACTGTAATTGGATAATGTTTTAATTCATCGTATTGTTTTTCAGTTAAGTCAGAATAATTAAGAGACGTTTCATAAGCATCTTCTTTTAACCATCCAGCGACAAAAACCACACTATTGTAAAATTCACGGCCTTGTGCGTCAGTTAACATACATGCAGTGCGAAACTGTTGGTTTACACGCAGAGATTTATTTTCACCTCTATGCGTGCCAAAAAACGACTTAGGAGAATAAACTAACCAAATACTCGCTTTTGGATAAAGTTCTGTTAATCGTTTATAAGCTCGATAAATTAATGACGCCTCATAAACTTCAGCTGCGCGACCATTAACACAACCATAAGTCAATTCAACGGCATAACCTTGTTCAATATACATTTGTGCTAAGTACATTGATTCAACACCGCCACTAAAGGCAACAATAGCCGTTTTCATATTACTTATCCTCTAAGTCTTTATTAAGTTTCTTTTCAGCAAAATCGATACAACTAAATATTTGTTTCTTTTCCAAACGTAAATTGGCAACAGTAGTATTTAATCGATTGCCGTTATTAACAGTTTCCCAGTAAATGGGAGATTCTATTTCAGTTACGTTTAGGTTTTCTAACTTTTCATTATTGCGAATGATGTCTTGTAATAATACGATAAGCTCACTATTAACCTTAACAAGATTTTTCTTCATTCGGTCAATATCGGCAATACGTTTAAGATGCTCTTGTTTGGTCATTATAACCACCAACAATGAATGTGATTAAAAGGGCGCAGTTACCCACGCCCATTAAAATTACTGATGAGAGACTTAACTCTTTAAACTAAAGAAAATTTCTTTGCTTTAGTTGGGTTGGTCAGTAAAACGTAACCCGTCTTGACTGGGTTTTCGAAGTCTGTGTTATCACCTTCGAATACCATTACACGGCCTGTAGCCGTAATTACATAGTACGATACGTCTTCCTTCTTTTCTTTGTTGTAGTAGACATTAGCACGACGAACAATCAAACCACAATTGATCACCTTTTTAATATTGTCGTTAGTTGTTGTCTTGACCAAAGTGTAAGTAGTTTCTTTATGGACACCTTGTTTGATAGAGATCTTTTCTTTCTCTAACAGTTCTTTGACGAAGTCAGGTGTCAAAATAGGTGACATCGGACTAGTACCATGTGCAATCATTGTGTTAGTCGCATAGTACGTTTGCATAACGCGATGCTTCATGCTTTCCAAGAACTGGTGACCGAATAACAACGGACGGTCAACACTGTGGTAATTGTCTTTCTTAAACAGTTGGGTGAAGGACACATTCCCGAAATCCATTTTTAACAGGATCTCTTTATTATCATTAGGAATAATGATAGAAGGCACCAGCAGTTTGTCAGTGATACCTTTCAACATCATAGAAGAAAGACGAGGCTTGCCGATAAAGCCAGTGTTATTACGGACCAGCTGGGTTGTTACTTGGATACGCATAATGCCATCAGTCGCAGTTACTACGGACAATGAATCTGCGATCTTACCATCATCAAAGAAACCACCCACGTTATGCAGGTTATGATGGAAACAGACCAGATGCGCAACACCAGTTTTTGTTGTCATTGTTTTATTGCCTTTTGTTGTGGGATTAAGAAACTTTACAAGACTTAATATCATCATAAGTCATGACACGAGCATGTATTTTAGTACGACCGTTTAACGACGCTTTCATGATACGATTAAATCCATCTAATACTCTCCAACGTCCGTTGTGTCGGATAACTAAAATAGGGTATACTGTTTTTGCTGCCTCCACTTTTTCTTTAGTAATTGATGAAAATAACAAAGCGTGCATGACGTCCATAAGTGGGAAATCCACAATAGGTTTAACACTACCAGCGGCTCTTAATAATAGCGGTGAATATTTGTCGCCCAAAAACAAAACATTATCTTCAAGATTAAAGAATGTTTCACTTTTTGTTGGGTCAGACAACAGTGACATATGCAATTGGGCGAGTTCTTGAAGAGACATATTCTTTTCAGGTTCAATACCCAACCAAGTTACTTTGGAAATAATGTTACCATTACCTCTAACAATGTGACGAGCTTGATCTACTTTCTTTTCTTCTTGCATGGATTGCCTCTGCGTTTACTGGAACATGTTGCTAATTTAGGTGGACGTAATGAAACAGGTTTACGGTAATAATGTTTTCTTTGAAGTCGAACTATTCCTTTAATGGCTTTACGAAATGAATTACCAATGTTTTTAACCGCCTGTTCTAAATCGGTTAGACCTTCATCGACACTTGCAATACATTCTGCAATATAGGTATCGTCCCAATTTGCCTCTTCAACAATTATAAACTCTTCATCGAAATTAGTAACTTCGCCCATAATGCCTCCACTACCAACGTTTAGTTTTATTATTACCCATTTTAAAACGAGTAGGATGTAATTGACCCGTGTGTTGATCGAAATGCTTTCTTTTACCAGGCGCGTATGATTGTAAACTTTGGCTGGTAGGTAAATTGATTTCCATAAGCTTAGCGCGCTCTTGGATATCACGATAGGTTTGTCGACCCATATGCTGGATTGTCTGGAGACTAGGTCCTGCGCCCAACACAACCGTTCTGGTAACATGTGGTTGTGAATGATGATATTGGAAATCTTTGAGTTCAGATTCTTTTACGCATACCACATTAACCCGGATTTCGTTATCCAAACATTCTTTAAAGAAAGCTTCAGTGTTTGGAATTTGAACACCTTGTTCGTCAAACAAAACAACTTCATTAGTTATTTCACTGGACGCCATAGTCACATTAACACTTTTGCACATATTACCACCGTTTAGTTTTGCGATTAACATCTTTAAAGTATGTTTCATGAACCCACACTTTAGCTTGACGCTTGGCTGTTTTTTCAATGACTCGCTGACGTGGTTCCCACACAATAACAATGTCACTGTTATTCACAACGATCAACGTAAAGTTATCATCAACATCATGATCGTCGATAAAGTCATTAACATCTTCAACTAACGCATCCAGGTCAATACGTTCTTTATGTGATATGTTAACTACGTTACCTGTTTTACGTTTGGTCATATCACCAGCAGACCATTCTTTTGAATGATAATTGAATACCATTCCACCAAATCCCACTGTACCAATTAGTGTGCTAAAATACACTGGAGATTCATCAGTCAAAAAATTATTGATGAAGTCTTTAAGCTTTTCACCTGGAGTCATTTCAATTACCCTTTAAAGTTGGTCGCAACATGATCTTTGACTGTTGACATTAACAATGGTTTGTTATCTACAACTGAGATAATATTTTTAATAATATCTTTGTTTAATTCAAAACCAAATTCAGGATAAGAACTCCACATGTATCCTGTCTTTTCTGACAACTTGTCAACCAAATGATCAACAATTTCATTGACCAAATCTTCTTTACTAATAACTCCCCATGCAACTCTTGCTTTCATGCAGCGATCGATAAGGTCAGTAAGGTCTAATTTACCACGATCTGCTAAAGCTACGTATTCTGAATAGACAGAAGAGTGTACGCCTTTATAACTAGCACGGTGTTCATAACACGTTTTAGCGATCAACATGGTTTCTTGTTCATTAAACATTTTTGGTGCGTGAATGTCTAAATAACGGAAAGCTAAACCAAAAGAAATCTGGTGATGTGTTTCACGATCATAACGGCAACCCAAATCGTGCATTAAACAACCTGCTAAAATAATACTAATTTCTTTTTTAGTAAACTTACCTGCAGCTAATTCCAAACCATACGCGCATACATTATAAACATGGTCTACATTATGCGCGGGATCATTACACTTCACGCTAACATAACACGCTTCAATTAAACCCGCTGGTAAATAAGTACCTAATAAATCATGATAGTTTTTTGACGATTTCATTCTATTCTCTTCTTAAAAATATAAAGGTTACCAATACTAATTGATAATATAGATTTAAAATATTTTGTATTTTGATGATTTTATGTCTCCAATCTTTCAAAAGGAACATTAAGTGAGCAAGTTGATTAATCTTTTAACGGATCCCGTGCTGTACAACGGTAAAACATTATACCCTTCTCAAAAGAGCAAATTGGATGCTCTGACTGGTGATGATTTTACTGTTTCTAATTTACAAAATATAGATTATTACAATAATGGTTATCAAGCGGATTTAATTACAACCGACGGGTTCGTTAGAGCTTCCGCTCAAAAGTGGAATTCCGCCATTCCTGTTAATTTAAAGAATGTGCAAACAAATGGTGTTGCGGGTAACTTATTGGATTGTATCCAACAACCGTCAAATGCTATTACTTACACTATTGACGGCAATGTAAAGAACGTATATATTTGTGTGGTTGATGGTGCCGATGACGCTCAAGTATTAGCAGGGTTACAAACAGGATTGGGGATCGCATTAACTACAGATGATTATACATTATCTACCCCAGCAGCTAATACACCTAATTATCGTAAAGTTGTTTTTAAATCACCATATTTAGTTGGAAATGTGTATGTTGTTTCTACACGTTTTGAAAGCGCCATATTTGTTACTTTACCAAATCTTAATATTGGGCGGGTCACGTACACCGCCACGCAACAAACTCCTTCAGTAGATAAACTTACTGTAGCCTCGGCATTAGCTTGGAATGCTTATTATGCGTCATGGAATTCAACTGTCAGTTTAGAAGACATGACTAACCGTTTATCTGGCAATATGTACAACCAATTAGTATTCTTTAATGAACTATATACGTTATATAGTGGCGGCACAGGCAATACTTATTTTAATTGTAAAAACGGTTTAATTGACGGCTCCAATACTTGGGGTTATAATAAGTTGACTTACACTGTTTCATTATTTGCTGATTCTGATTGGTTTGATTTTATTCCTTTAAGCAATTTAGACGACCTAGCGACTATGGATAAAGAAGGTTTTTATTCGGTAGCCGATCAATCCACATTTAAGTTTTGGTTAATGGTTGATGCAAATTCTGGTGCAATTAACACCATGTTGAACAAACATAGTGAAAAGATTTATTTCATGCCAGAAGACTACGATTTTAGTATTAGTGGCTCTGGTGATAATGGAATTCCGCAACCAACTTATAAGTATCGTGGTCGCTTTACAATGACCAATGCAATTATGCAAGACGGTTCAATATATGTAAGATGGATTGGTGAATAATAAACATTAAAATATATACTCTCAGCGTAAGCTGAGAGTATATAGAGTTATAGTTGTAATTCAAATACAACACAAGTCATTGTATTTGTTGTTGTTGTCATGTTCCATGTGCCGCCAACATTATTATTATTTGCTATTGCCGACATAGCCAATGGTGTGCTAGCTGCTTTATAATTTCCTGCAATTATCCATGGGCTTCCTGATGGCAATGACAATACCAAATCTGAACATTTTGGAATATCAAATTGTAAAGAACGTAATCCCGACATGGTTGCAAATAACGCTGCCATTTCTGATTTTGCATAAGTATCGTCAAAATTAGTTAGCAGACCGTTACTTCCGGTAATGAATTCACCAAAGGGATTTATTTCGGTGGTGAACTTATTGGTGACGTAAGGAAATCTGGCAAGGTAATTAAAGTCATTTAAAGAAACAATTACCCCGTTCGTCACCCTGTCTGTTCCAGCGGCAGGAAATAACTTACTCATCACATTAACGGCGTAACCCTGACAATAATAAGAATTAGCAAAATAAATAATACGTCCGTTTATAATCCATTTAAACCATTTAAGTGGGTTTGTGTAGGGCGGAGGTCCCGCTATCGCTCTTACATCGGTATACGATGGAAGTAATGAAGCATCTACCTCACCAAAATACCCAACTTCCCAATCACCCCTAATTGGAACGGCGTTACCGGGTCCTGCATTTGGGAAGTTAGCCAGCGGGATAACAATAGAAGATCCGGTACTTTCATTCAGTGTATTTAATACTTTATAAAAATATACCGTATTATCCAAAGCCGAGGTGTCTATATATGAAGTTGTTCCGTGCTCGATAGTTGCTAATGTATTAAACGTGCCATTTCTTGTATCGCTTCGCTGTACGATGACTACCTCTTCAGGGTCAAAAACATGCTCAAGCCAATTAACAATAATAGACATAATTAACTCGCTGGTAAAAGTTCCACAATAGGTAAAATAACACCAGCTGAAAGAGTATTTGTTGACAACATCATACTGTCAACCCATTGTCCGCCAGTAACTTGTAAAGTTATTACTTTAGCATTGCTTTCCACAAAAGTATTAGTAAAATAGTTTTGTGCAGCAAAAGTACTCAAAGCAAAATCATGAAAACGCATGTGGTCGCTAACACTTAATGCGTCGACACCTTGTTGTATCGTTTTAATGAAAGCCATAAGCTCAGCTTTAGCAAATGTACTGCCTGGATTAATGATAACACCTGTTGATGTATTCGCAGTGATATCATTATTAGGGTTTTGTTCCGTGGTAACTAATGTAGAAGCGTAAGGTAAACGTGCTAAGAAATTGTAACTACCAACAGTTACCTTGGCTCCATTTGCAATACGATCAGCACCAGCAGCAACAAATAATTTCCCAGAAGATATTCCCGGATTACTGGTTACAATACCCGCTGTCATTGATGTCCCAAAGACATTGTTTGGAATAAAAACAATTCTTCCCCCAATAATCCATTTAGCCCAAGTAGTCGGAGAAGCTACAGGGGTAGGGGTAATATTGGCAGCAGTTTTGATTTGCGCCCACGTAGGTAATAAAGCGGCAGCTACTTCACCGAATAACCCGAATTCCCAATCCCCACGCAGTATTGTAGTTGGGCCCGGCCCAATGTTTGTCACGTTACGCATTGGTATTACGTTAGAATAAGCAACGTCTGTTCCAATAGCGGCATCAACACGATAAAAATAAAGAGTATCGTTAAGCGCGGTATTATCGGTGATTGACGTTACGCTGCCCGCTACTGAGTCTATTAATGTAGTGGGTCCGTTTCTTGTAGTGCTTCGATATATTCTGATGTTGTCTAAAGCAGCAGAATTACGATTTGACCATTTGATTGTAATAGCCATATGTTACCTTAAAGTAATAATTCGTATACCGGTAAAAACGAACAAGGATCGCCCGACAAAATGCGCTGAGCGTATACTTCTTGAATGCTTTGACTGTTGCTGCCACCAGGCATTGCTGTTTTGTACTGGTCCACGTAAGTGTTTGTTAACCAATAAGTCACGTTATTTCGAAAATTAAATGCAGTGTCATTAACTTTATAACCTTTACTTAATTTTGGTGTAGTGACGGATTGGCCAGAAAACGTGTTTTGTATGGCTTGTATTTCAGATTTGGTGATTGTATCATCATTGACGTCTAGATAAGTTCCCGACCCCGTTACAAATTCACCATTTGGGTTTAATTCCGTTGTGAATTTATTTGTAGCATATGGGCATCTAATTAAAAAATTAAATCCATTTAAAGGAATTGTAACGCCATTAGCAATACGATCACTACCTGCCGGATAAATAAACATTTTACCCAAAGTGTTATATGCGCCAGACACATCATAATTATAAAACGTAAAGGGGAAGAAAATAATTCTTCCGTTTACTATCCACTTAAACCACGTACTGGCGTTGTTTGTAGTACCGTCTGAACTTACACCAGTAGCATTTTTTATCATGGTAAAGGTGGGTAAGTCAGCAGGCAATACTGGACCAAAATAACCGAATTCCCAGTCCCCACGAATAATACTAGCGGGACCAGGACCACTGTTTGGAAAATTAGCAGCGGGCACTATTAACGATTGACCGGTATCATTGCCTACGATGTTTTCTATTTGATAAAAATAAACTTTATTATTGACCGCCGTAGTGTCTTCATAAGTTAACAAAGTCCCGTCTAAAGTAGCTAGTAAGATATAAGTTCCCTTACGTTGATCACTACGCCACACTTTAATGCTATCGGGTGTGGCTGTTCGTAACGGCAACCAATTAATAGTAATAGACATAATTACGCCTTAAATAAGCAATTCAAGAATAGGCCAAAACATTGATCCGGAATCCATAGCTAGTGCAAATCCAACAGTAAACCCAGACCCATTACGAAGAGTATTCATAGGTCCAACACCCAGTATTCGTGTTGAATCGTACCACGTGTTGGTCATGAGGTATTGCGCAATGCCTCCGGAAGACATATCACCCATTCGATTAGGTAAAAAAATACCTGTTTGATCTTCAATGGTAGAACTTGCTATTAAAGCTCCGACTTCGGATTTTGCTATGGTCGGCTCTAATTTATCGAGCGTAATATCGTTATCTGGATTTACCCCCGTAGTCGTTTTAATGCTGGCATAAGGGCAACGCACCCCATAATAAAACCCATTCTTTTCAACTCGCACCATAGAAGTAGGATCCGAGTTAGCAGAGAGTAAAATTCCTTTAGTATTACCGGGAGTGAAATTGGTATAATAGAAATTATCTGGAATAAATATAATCTTCCCATTAACAACCCATTTATACCATTTCGTGGGGTTAAGTCCGGTTGCCGTAATTGTACCAGCTGCCGCAATATCACCAAAGGTTGGTAGATTATCTAAAATAACCTCACCAAACGTTCCAAACTCCCAATCTCCTCGCTTTATACGGTTATCTCCAGGACCTTGAAACGGATAGTTAGCCATCGGTATAATGTTGGATAAAGATTCGTCAGAACCAATTACAGAACCTACACGATAAAAATAAATTTTGTAATTATCCGCGGTGTTATCAGTGTATGTTAACAAATTACCAGCAATTGTGTCAATAAGAGTTAAAGGACCATTACGGGTATTACTGCGATAAATTTTAATAGCATCTAAAACTGCGGTATTATTATTCAGCCACTTTATTGTAACGGTCATTTAAATATCCCTTATGACATCATTTAAAATTGCAATTCAAGAATAGGCCACCAAATAAAACGAGTCGTTACGCCATTGGTTGCAATAACGGTAGTTCCTGGACTAACCAAATCTTCTGTTTTAAATAACAGAGTGTCTGTAATATAAGTATTAGAAATGATACCTTGACTTACGCTAGTCACGTCATAGTCAGAAAACTTTTGTCCGTTAAGTTCAGCTATCAGAGCCATGTTCCGAACAATTGATGCAAGAATAGCACCCATTTCGGTTTTAGTCATGTCAGTGTCATATTGAGTAATAACATTATTTTCGTCTACCGCAAACAATCCTCCCGCATTAACAGCGGTCGTGAATTTATTTGTAGCATATGGGGAACGGATTAAGAATTGATAATCCCCCTTATTTACAATATTTGCGGATGTTGCAGGGTCGGCTCCAGCTGGAAGAACAGCCGTACCAATGCCCGAACTTCCAGACCCAAATAAACTATTATAAGAATAGTAGTTATTTGGAATAAAAATAATGCGACCGTTAACAACCCATTTCAGCCATGTATCCATTGTACCGATTTGGTTTATA